CAAGTATACAACCCATTATCAGATGTTCTAATTCATATAGATGAAGATGATGACATTGAATATGTAAATAATAATTATTTTAAAATCTGTTAATATTTTTTAGTAAACTGCGAATAAATATATAGGACAGGAGAATACCATGACTAATGAACAAATTGAAACCCGATTGACCACTCTAGAAAAGATGATGGCTACCGCTAACCCAAAAGATTTACCAGCGTTAAATGCTAGTTATCAAAAGCTTATGGAAAAACTTGCGGATTCAGATGCCTCAGTTGCCTTCATAAAGGGAAAATAACATGAAGATTAAAGTATCAGATCGGGCGATGTATGGATATATACCTACAGAAAATCCAGATGTATTTAATAGAAAAAGCGTAGTATTTATAAAGGGCAAAGGTTATTACTTCCAAGAAATTTTAGTAAAGATCATTAAACAAACATTGGACGGCATAGTATATGAAATAGAAGAATCAGCACCATATAACAATGTAATAACTATTAACTTGGAAAACCCAAGAAGGTTTAGCAAGAAAAGGTTAGGCGAACTTTTTGACATTCATGTTAAATGGATTAAATAAGGGAGTTAATCAATGAAGGAAATTAAATATACCTATGTAGTTGTAACAACTACTGTTTGTATATCTAGCTATGAAGACGATCAAGAAAATTCTATTCGTGGACTTAAACCAGATTTTGTTTCTACAGTTGGTGATTGTTTGGAAGAACTTATGGAGTTTTTGATTTCTTTAGAAAAACAAGTGTGTACAAAGTAAAGGAGTTAATAATGAATCGGCTAAAAGAAAAGTTTGCATCGTCTAAAGTAAAACTTACCAAGCAAGAGACAAGAATATTATCTCTCCTGCTGTACTACTGTAATAGCCGTATAGGCGATGTTTATGAGACATTTGAGGATAAGATCAGAGAAGAAGACATAGCTGTAATAGCGAAAAAATTAGGGGCAGAAATACCAAAATAACTGAAAGGAAAGATAATGTATGTATATGAGCTAATAGAAAAACTCAAAAAATATCCACAAGATATGTATTTGGAATTTAATGGGGCATATGTCTTTGGTTATATCAAAGATGAGGTAATAAACATATGTTACAACCATGATGATAAAGGATGGATTTCTCCAGAAGAAATAAGCGAAAAAATAAAATAAAAAAATTTTGTAAATAAAAAGTGGTTACTTACGAATAAGTATATAGAGAAGGCAATAACACTATTCAAAGGAGGTTGGTCATGGGTTTGGATAACTACTGGAAAGATCAGCATGGCAAAGAAGGATATGTAGAAGGATATTTTCGAGTTGTAGGCGGTCTTTGTTCTGGCAATGGCAATGATTCATTCCGTGGAAAAGTTTACAACGAAATAGTTCATGAACTTACAGGAGAGTCTTTATACCAAGACAAAATCTCAAGCGAGACTGTTAAGGAAATGAACGAAGCTATTCAAGAATGTGAATTTGAAAGAATGAGAAAGCTTACCTGTTGGGAAATAGAAGAAAATGAGTGGACAGACTTTAAGAGAATGTGGCAAGCACATTCAAACGCACATCATCATTTAGTTAGTTGGTGGTGTGGATGGCTTTTAATTAATTGCTGGTTTCAATGAAATAAAAATAGTTTTAAAACGAATAAGAATATATAAGGAGGACAAGATGAAAACTGTAACAGTAAAGTTTGTAGTTAATGATAATGACGAAGCTGGATTTTTGCTTAATGAAGTAGCAGAAAGTATTGGTAATGGTACTGGTTATCCTTTTATTTTTAGTCTTATTGAAAATAGTACCGAAGATGAGATTAAATTTTTTACAGAGGTAAACTCATGAAAATAACAATGGAAGAATATACGCTATTGGCTCAAATTTTATTTTATGCCCATGATGACACAAACAGAATGAATGAAGAACTAGGACTTAACTATACAACTGAGCAAGTAAATGATCTTGGTAAAAAACTTGGAATTCATATAAATAAAAACTAACTATCTACGAATAAGAGTACATGAGCATGAAAGTTTATGATATGTTTTCTGGGATTGGTGGCTTCTCTCTTGCATTTCAGCAAGAAGGATATGAAGTAACTGCCCAAGCTGAGATAGATAAATATCCATCTTTGGTTCTACAAAAGAACTTTCCGAACATACCAAACTATGGAGATGTTACTAAGATCAACTATGAAGAAGGTCAGTTTGATGTAATCATCGGTGGGTTTCCTTGTACAGATATATCCATAGCGAGCAAGACAAAGAAAGGCATTTATGGCGAACGATCTATCTTGTGGAAAGAATTTTTACGGGCAATCAAAGAAGTCAAGCCAAAATACTGTGTCGTTGAAAATGTCCAAATGCTCGTTAGAAGGGGGCTTAACACAATTCTCGCAGACCTTGCCGAAGTCGGGTACGATGCGTCTTACACGACCCTTGATGCCCAATTCTGCGGAACCCCACAACGAAGACGCAGAATTTATATTCTGGGAGTGCGTGACGGAATCCCCGCAGAAGCCGATCCCTTCCACTTTGCAGAGCGTAGTACAGATGAATGTGGACGAGAAGTACAATCTGTCAAACAGAGCTTTGATTGGAATTTTAAAGCGGAACACGAAGGGCAAAAAGACTTTGCCTACTTTACTAGACAACGCTCTGATGAATTTACTGGGTGCGGAGTATCATCTACATTGATGAAAAGAGACTATAAAGATTTTACCGATGTCATTCTAATAGATGGAAAAGTAAGAAGGGTAACGCCAACAGAAAGACTTCGCCTCATGGGCTTTCCAGATCATTGGCATTTGGATAACGCCAAAGATACAGACAAGTACAAATATTGTGGAATGGATGTTCATTCAGTTAGATATGTAGCTAGATGTTTAAAGGAATATGACCAATGTTTCAGTTTGAAAAAATAGCCGATCAGTTTGACGACCATTTAAAAGGCCAATTGTTTTGGCACAAAGATTTTGTCAACCACTTCTTGCCAGAGATTGCATCTGTATACATGGAGAAAGATTCTTATGTATATGATTTTGGTGCTAGTACAGGCAATGTAGAAATTGCTTTATCAAACATGATTGAAGAAAGGTGTGTAAACTTTACACCAATCGAAAAATGTGTTGAGATGGCAGACAGGTACAAGGGTAATCAAGAAAGACTTATTATTGGAGACTTTTTACATATACCAATTCAAGAGTATTCTTTTGCTACAAGTATTTTAGCTTTATGTTTTGTTCATCCATCTAAAAGAAAAGGCTTTATTGAAAAGATCAAATCTAAATGCAAAGTTGGTGGGGCGTTTATCATCCTAGAAAAGATGATTAATTTTGAAGGATATCTTGGTACTGCACTCAGTAGAGTAACTTGGCGAAATAAACTTGAGCAAGGAGAATCTATTAAACAAGTTGTGAACAAAGAACTTTCCTTGAGCGGTGTTCAATATCCACTACAAGAGAGTGAACTAGAAGGATTTAGACTTGTATGGGCATATGGTAACTTCAGATCATATATTTACACAAACGGATTTTAATTCAGTAAATATTTTTTAACTTTCAACGAATAAGATTATATAGAAAAGGAGTTAATCATGCTTGAAGAATTTAAATGTGAAAATGGTCATTTTGTTATGAATGATAATGTGATGTACATGGTGTTGGACGAAAACATATCGCTTGGAGATTTGATTTGGAATAATGACGGAGATGTTTTTGAAGTTGGTGAAGATGATGATCTGGTTTATGTAAATGAATACTATTTGAAAGTAAAAAAACTTTAGAAAAGGAATTAATCATGAAGACTGTAAACTGCTATGACTATTGCACAACTGAAGATAAGAAGTTTATTTGCATGGCTAATGATATGCTTGAACTTCAATCAAGTATGGAGAAAGGCGATTACGAATTTGCCTATTCTGTTTTAAGTGGTAACGGATTTGAACAATACAAATCACTTTCTAGCAAAGAAGTTGATGAACAATACGATGCAATCTCGGACTCTATAGATTTTGAAGTAGTGATTAGCATTGCAGAAAATCTAAAAGACAATCTAATAACTCCTCTGCTATATCAAGACAGGGCTATGCAATCAATGTTTGAGGATTTGGTAAACAAACAACCATTTGTAAAATCTGAAAGGCGAATTAAAAACGCAAGGCAAGAAGTTGCTAGAAGGTTTGGCGAGTACGACAACGATTAATACAAGGGCTACTAGCTTAAATAGTAAAGCTCCGAACTCATAATTCGGTGAGTGAAAGTGCAAGTCTTTCGTAGCCCACTAATTTAGAGGCAATGATGATTACTGTAATAGATTCTTCAAATCAGTATACTCATAACGAATTTAAAAAAGTAATTATCAATCTATCTAATGATGATGGAAAGGAAGATGTTCTTATAACTATACTTCCAGACGAATGTTCTATTACGATTGAACACTATTCTTCTGGACAGGAAGAACCATACGAAAAAAGAAAAATAAATTGGTAAACAAAACGAATAAGAATATAGACCTGTCAAGAAAAGGAGTTGCTATGGTAGATGTTTTTATTGTTCGATTGAAGAATCGTGACCATTTTACGATGATGTCGAAAATGGACAAGGCAGACTTTTGGGATGGCATTCGTCAGTATTCTAAGAAACTAATATTTGACACTAAAGAAGAAGCATTGCGAATTAGCAAGTATCTTGCAGAAAGAACTTGGCTTGATTGGGAAGTTTGCAGTGTTCTTGAGTCTAACTATTGGGAGCAATAATGATTGACATGGGCGATGGATGGATTGTTACTTTATCAGATAAATCTTTCCTTAATGATATGGGTATTAAAGAAAGATATGACTGGTGGAATGATATAAAGAAGGTTACTCGTCTTGAGTTTACCGATAAGGCTAGGGCAGAAGAAACTTGTTCTATGCTAAATAAAAGAACTGGAATGAAGTGGAAGATTGAAAATAGTTTGTTTACTGGCTTTTATCATGAAAAGAGGCAGCGATCATGAAGATAGACCAAGCAATCAATATGCTTCAAGAAGCAAAAGCTAATGGATCAAAGAATATTATCTTTGCCTTTTGGGAAGCTAATGTCTTTGAAAGAAAGGCTGGCAAGACTTTTAAAGATAATGAAACATGGGCAAACATAGCTAACTTTATTGATGAGAATATGGATTGGGCTTATGTTCATGAAAGCTTACAGGAAATTATCAGCGAAAACTATGTAAAGGATTAGCAATGAGCAAAGACGATATACTTCATTATCTAAATGCCAAGAGTGAGTATACTGCAAATGTCAATCTTCGTAATTATACAGATCAACAATGGTCTATATCATTTGATGAAGATAGTGTAACTATTAGTACGAAAGCTATAAAGAAAAAGCTTAAGTATAATTCTTTTACTAAAAAAGATTTTGATGAAATTTTTGAAACATCAAACGAATAATAAATAGAGGATGTTATGACAACATTTGAAGAACAGCCAAAAACAAAGAAGCCAAGGATGAGCGAAGATAAAATCTTAAATGAAGTTTTTATTCAAATGGGAAAACCAGATAATATTAATATTATCAAGGCAACTGCCGTTAATGTATTTGCTAATAGATATAGAGTTAATATTTGGCAAAGCATTAACAATCCTTTTTTGCCTAAAGCTGGCAAGATTGTCGCTAGTTATTTTGTAATTGTTTACGATAGTGGAGAGGTGGTTATCAATAATGATTGAGTCTTACAGAATGCTTTTAAATTATTTTGCAGCAGAAAATACCCAATCAAAAAATGGCGAAGTACAAATAAACTGTAATAACTTTGATAGTGGATTAATTATAAAAAATATTGATGATAGAAGCGTACTTATAAAAGTAAAAGATAGAACAGAACCTCAAAATATGAGAGTTCTTTTTTATCCAATCAAGTATAATGTATTGGAGAAGGCTTTAAGTTCTTTAGAAAAGGAAATTAAAAATGGTATGGTGGGAAATCAAATCTAATACCCTATCTTTAGCTAGATGGCTTAAAGAAGAAGGCGAATGGGATAACGCAGGAAACACAGAACTTCCAAGCGGAGAAGTTGTTGACGATGATCCAATCGCAAGACTTATTTATTATTTTGAAAAGCCTTGGAAGTATGAAAGTGAATGGAATAAATATCAAAATTTTTTAAATAAAAAATCTTTACAAACGAATAAGATTATATAGAAAGGAGAAACAAATGATTATTCGCACTCATAAGAAATTTGAACTGTGGACAAAAGTTGGTGATAGCTTTGTGAAAGCTAACTATCTTGTTACAGATATGAACTCACAAATTGTAGGTGCTTATATCACTAAGCGAGAAGCAGAAGCACAACAAAGGATTGTCAATGATGAAATTCTTGCTAATGATCTTACCGCTCCTCGTGATTAGTAGTGGATGCGGAACTGTAGAGCAAACTGTATCAACAAGTATATCTCCTTATGATTCTAGGGAGATAGACAAAATAAATGTAAGTTTAAGATATACATATACATTTCCAAAATAGGAGGAATAAAAATGAAGATGTACCTTGTTAAAGGTTACAAAGACAATACTCTTAGGGCTGGTTTTCTTGAAAGAGAGTGGGTTTCTAAGAGTGGCAAACCACTTGTAACGCTAAAGATTGTAGATCACTACAAAGAACATAAAACAGTTTTTAGGACTTATCATCGTGATAAGCTGGCTGTAATGAAGGTTCTTAATGTTGATGATGAATTGTTGGCATAACTTAGAAAGGAAGATTTTAAAATGGCTACTAAAGGACAGACTTGGAAGCAAAATAGAGACATTACTCCGGAGGAATTCGTAAAAGTATTTACCGAAAAAGACTCTGTTGAAGAAGTCGCTGAACACTTTAAAATTAGTGTTTCTTCTGTAAGAAATAGGGCTTATTCATTAAAGCGTTCTGGAGTCAATCTTAACACTAAAAAGAAGAATTCTAATTCTTTCTTTGGCACTTCTAAATTTGATGTAGATGCCCTAAATAAAATTGTGCAGAAAGCGAATAAGTAGTCATGCCACTAAAACCTACAGCTGGATTTGATTGGTTTGTCTTTTTGTCTTGTTTGCTTGGATTCATTGGTGGTTTTATAAGGAGATAATTATGTACAGAAGGTTTTTTCTAACTACTGGGCTTTCACTCTTAACAGTTGGATTTGCTTTTGCAAAAAAGAAAGTTCGCAATACTGTGACTGGCTTTGGTAAAACTTTGTCAGAAGCTATGAACGACTGTTATCGTAATGCCAGACTTATTTCAACTTCATATCAAACTATTAGTCGTAGTTCTTCTGGAAGCGGTTCTTCTTGGACTTACACTATGGTAATTGAATATGAAGACTAAGTATGAAAAATGGGTACTTCCTAGATCAGACTGGACAAGATATGTTATCCATGTTTGTTCTAGGAAGATGCCTGAACAAATCTGGGTTGAGCGTACAGGAAAAGAAATTAGATTAATGTTTGGTCAAGGCAACGCAGGAAAAAGAGGTGATTTATTAACGGAATCCAGTCTTACGAGTATGGGATACAAAATATTAAAAAAATGAAAGTTGTTGTTTTTAATGAACACAACGAAGTTTTTTCTAAAGTTGATAATACTCAGTTTTCTCCAGACTTTAAAAAAGCTTTTATTTTTAATTGCTTAAATACAGAACACGCCAATATAGTAGTCGAGAAGACTAGAGAGTTTACAGGAAGTCAGAACTTGCGATGGAGAGCATATGAATCGCCAAAAGAAAGCCGAAAGAACAGCGATCAAAATAGCCAAAGCAATGGCTAGAGAATTGGGCGAAAAAACTAGAAATATAAATCTAGAACAAGCCGATGATATAAGAGAGTTGTACTCTCAAGTATATGGAAATGATAGACTTACAAGAAGATATGATTTGGTTAGTATTGTGGCTTGAAATTTTTTTTGTGATTTGTACAATAATTAAAACTTTAACCGAAGGAGAATATCATGGATAATCTTAAGAAGTTTTTTGGAGTAGCTCTTTTCTTTTCTTTCACTTACATTTTCTTTTCTACTGCATACATTGTTTATCAAAACTATAGATATGGATTTATGATTAGTGTTTTCAATGCTGAATCACGCATTCTGAGAGATGAATTACAGGAACAGCGTTATAAGCCATCTTACGATGATGGATATCGTGATGCTATTATTAGAATGGGAACTCCATCAACTCCGGGTGCTTATACAGATGGATTTATGGCAGCAGCAAAAGTCTATCAAAATTCTAGTTATGCAGAAGGATATCACAATGCTATTAAGCAATTTGGCTATCACGAAATTCCAAATGCTAACACTAAACTTCCTTTAGATGATGTAAAAACATCTAGCATTAAGACTAAAGAAGTTCCTATTAGACTAGCAGAAGAAAAATAATTTATGCAATCAAATTTAACACACAAAACCATTATCTATAATAGATATTGGTTTTTTGTTTTATAGGACATAAAAATGAATTTAAAGCATTTTGTAATTACTAGATTTTTAAATCAAAAAAATATGAGATTTAGAAAGTTTTTATTAGATGAAATCGTTATTGAATACAGAATGAAATTAATGACTAAGTATTTATATCCATCTTTAAATAATCAATCAAATTTAAATTTTACACATATAATATTAATACATGAAAAATTACCTAAAAAATATATAGATCAAATTAATAAAATTGATTGCAATTTTAAAAAAATAATTATGACTTCAGAACAGTTAAAAGATTTTATAAAAAATGAATATACTAAATGTGATTTTTTAATAACATCCAGAATAGATGATGATGATATGATATATTATAATGCAATTGATGATATACAAAAGTCTATCAATGACAATACAATTATAAATGTATATGGTTATAAAAAAGGTTGCACAATGATAGATGGGGAAACTAAAAAATTTAAATATAAAACAAACATTAATCATGGAATGATAGCTATATTATTAACATTAATAATAAATACAAAAAAAGTAACAAATCCAATAACTATATACGATTTAGGAAATCATACCAAAATTAAAGATCAACTGATTAAAAACCATAAGATGTTAGGAATTGATAATTTACCGGATGATTTCTGGAAACCAAATGTTACAGTTGATCCAGCTTGGATATACATTAGACATGAAAAATCTGATAGCGGAACAAAACACAGAAGTGATAAAATAGTTAAATTTGGTAAATTTAAAACAAATAAATTTTTTGGCTTAGAATAAATATGTACACAGTAATAATACCAACAATGTGGGTTAATGTTACTTTATTAGAAAAAATGATATGTATATATAATCAGTCTAACTACATCAATGAAATTATAATAATAGACAATAATCCAATCGATAAAATAAAACTTGATTTTAAAAAAGTAAAAATACTTACAAAAAATAAAAATATATATGTTAATCCAGCATGGAATTGGGGCGTGTCTGAATCTAACAACGAAAAAATTATAATAGCCAATGATGATATTTTAATAGAAAATTTTGAAAACATAATTATAAAAATTGATGAATTTTTAAAAGATAAAATTGTAATAGGTTTAAAAACCAAATTATTAGAAAATGAAAAGCAACAAGTCTCTATAATAAAATGCCAAAAAAGACCTTATGGATGGGGTACTTTTATGGCTATGAATAAAAAATCATATATTTATGTTCCAGAATATTTAAAAATTTGGGCTGGAGATGATATTCAGTTTAATAATAATGATCCTTATATAATTTTAGGAGCAGATATAAAAACAAAAATGTCTGAAACTGTAAAAAAATATAATCTTAGAGTTATGGCAAAAAGAGATTCTCGTCTTTACAGAACAAAATGTAATCCAGACGGATCTCTTAAACAATTGTAACTGCAAATCGAAAAAGTTAATGTAACAACAAAAGGAGTTAATAATGAATATTAAAATTGATAATGATAACTATATCATGTTTGCAAGTGAATCTGTTAAGAGATGTTTATTGCGTAATAAGATTTCTGCTATTGATCTTTTAACTCCATACACGAAAAAGATTTTTAGCAAAAAAGGAAATTGCAGTATTAAAAAGATAGGCGAAGAAAATATAAGCATTACAAATATATCTGTTTATGATTTTGACGAAGAAAAAATTACTAAGTGTTTTATTTTGCACAGTGTTGGTAATTATACAGAACTCAAGCCTGTTCTTGATAATAAATGGTCTGTAAAATTAGAGTGTGGACACAACGCCATTATTGATGATACTGTAGATACAATCTGTAAGGATCATAAAGTTAAATGTTTTTTGTGCGAGAAAGCAAATGCTTAAAAGACTTGTAGACATTGTTTTTATAATAGCTGATTTTTCAATTTGGTTTCTTGGTATTGGATGTTTATTTATACTCAAAGCCACTTATTTAAAAATATGTGACAATGACGATTGGAAATTTACTGGAATGATAGGCGTTGGACTTTGTTCTGCTTCAACATTCTTTTCTTTACTAGGTTTATATTTAGCAGAAAAAGAAAGGATTAAGACAAAAAAACTAAGCACTATAGATTTTTATTCAATATTTTTTAGATGGTCAGATGCTCCAACATTACAAAAATGGAATTGTGCTAGAGTTAAAGATGGTTGGGAAATATTCATATATCACAATGGAGAAAGAAAGCGTTTAATGTTTATTGATCATACAGAAGAATATGGCGAAAATTTAGCTAAGTTTATTGTTGAATGTCCTGTAGATGTAATTAGATTATTAGATTCATATCGTTCTGAATGTGAATGTGAGTATCCAGATGAAAAACAAAGAAAGTGAAGTAATAGCTAAACTTCTAGCTGCTTGCAAACGAGCTTTTGATTTTGTAGATGATGAGTTCAATAATAAGACTGTTGTAGAAATGAATGGATCATTCGGATTGTGGCTCGATTTAAAACAAGCGATAGATTTTGCTGAAAAAAATAAAACATGAAAACATTAGTAAAGACTTCTTTACTAGCAATAGAAGTTAGTAAAGTTTTCTTTACTAGCAATAAAAAAGAAATTGAAAATGACTAGAGAAGAAGTTGAACAAATCTGTAAAGAGACTGGCATAACTGTTTTATTTGCAGATGGATTTGATGATGCAATTATGGGAATTGGAAGATCATTTCAAGATTATAAAGTCGTATATAGTAGAGATAAAGTTATTGAGATATTAATGGAAGAACACGATATGGACATTACAGAAGCCGAAGAATATTATGAATATAATATAGCCGGAGCATATGTGGGCGACAGCACTCCTGTATTTATGGAGTTTTAAATGAATGCCAAAGAAGCTGATTTTAAAGGAAAAACAAAACTAAATCAAATTAGAGTTGGAACGAAAGAGAATATAGGGGTTTCCGTAAGTCCAAGAAACGATAATATGTTTCTTTGGTTAAACGGAGACTTGTATTATCAAAACAATGAAGGTCGATTGTTTATTATTGATTTTATAGAAGTGCCTATTAAGAGAAAAGAGAGCGAAGAGTAGTATGTTTCAGTGTCATAAGAAAGATGGAAATGGTTTTAGGATCGGTTTTAGAAATGGATATCAAGTATCAGTAAGATTTGGTGGACAAAATTATTGTGAAAACAGCGGTCTAGATAAAAAATTTATGGCAAGCAAAGACGCTGAAATAGCAATCGTTAACCCTAAAGGCGAACTTGTTCAACTATCGGAAAGCGATACAGTTCTTGCTAATCAATCAGCTGAAGATTTAGTGGAACTTATGTATAAATATGTCAGGATGAAAAATGCATCCAATTAAAGTTTTTATATTGGTAATGTTGGCTTTAATAGGAAGTCATTATAAAAATTATGTTTCTCATAAAGAAACTGGCGAAAAAATAATGGCTAGACTTTACGATTTAGAACTAAGAATTTTGCCAGAAAGTTTAGAAAATGGAGTTCCAATTTATTCAGAGCGTGGATATGCAAAAATTAGAGGTATACATGATTGTCAACAAATAATATATGAGGAGTTTGAACTATGGAAATGACAGAAGACGAACTTTTGCAAATAGAAAACGACATGAAGTCTAATAATGGCTCTTGGGTTAGCAACGAAAGTGTTATTAAATTAATCAAAGAAATTAGATACTTGAAAGAAATTATCAAGGAAATAAAACCATGTCGATCAGTATGTCAGAAGAAGAACTTAGAGAAATAGAAAATAGATTTTACAGAGCAACGCCTGGACCTTGGGTGTCTTCAAGCTGTGATAAGGGCGGTTCATTTATATATTCAGAAAGTCCAGAAAGGGCGTATTTTTATCACGGAGAATGGGTTGCACATATAGCTACAAGTGAAGACACAAGATTTATTGCACACGCAATAGAAGATATACCAAAACTATTGACTGAAGTAAAAAGACTTAGAAAACTCTTAGATAAAAGTATGTATAATGAAATTATGAATGCATATTGTAAAAAATTTGGAGTAGAAGTTGACAAAGAACGAAATATTTAAAAGGCTAGAATCTTTAAATGTCTCTAAAATATATATAACATTCTTTTGCGAAAAAGATAAAATAGATATTATAAGCAATATAGTTATTATGACAGATGGAAGATATTCTGTTGATTGGAATGATGATATTTATAAAGACAAATCTTATATAACAGAACCAATTTTTCATTATGATAAAAAAGATTGGATTAATATAGATGGTCTATTAACTTGGGATGTTGTTAATAAAAAATTAATTATTTCTGGCGAAAAAGAAAAATGTCTAAAAGAGAAGTTCTCCGAAGAAATATAATGGCGTATTTATATACGCTATGGAAATAAACATAATTGATAATGCTAGGCCGTATATTGAATTATTTTTTTGGTTTCTTATATATAATTTGATAATCTTTACTATGAAAGAAGTTTTGAAAGATTCTGATTAATTTTTTGACGATTGTGACGAATAAGATGATATACAACTCAAGGAGGTAAGTATGATTAGTTTTTTCAAAAAGTTTTTTGTTAAGTCTGAAGATCAATTGAAAGTTTTAGAACTTCAAAATGAAATAAGTTCATTAAAAAGAATAGTTCAAGATTTAGAAATTGAAAATTCTGATTTTGAAATAGCAAAATTTAATCTTATTGATGAAAATAAGGAACTAGAAAGACAGATTAGAGAACTAAATAAAAAGATAGATTCTATAAAAATTATACTGGAATATAAATGATAAAAGGGCGGTATTGCAATTTTCATAGTTCGGTGGGATGAAGTTGCATTTTTGGCTTGTTGTCAAAACCGCCCCTCTTATTTTGGAGATGAAATGGAAAACGGAAATTTAGTTTTTACTAGGAATTTTGGCGAATCTTTTACTGTTTATACGCCAAATGGAAATGTAGTAATAACACTATTATCAAATAAATTTAGTACTAATCAGGTTAAAGTATCTGTTAGTGCTCCTAAAAACTTTAAGATAATGAGAAATGAGATAATTAATACCACAAGAGACAAAAGCCATGAATAGAAGACATTTTTTACAGCATACTACTGAGTTTGCTTCTCTTGCACTATTATCAAATCTTCATGCTCAGCAAGAAACAATAAAGAAAAAGGGCAAAAGATTAATAGTTCTTTGGATGAGCGGTGGCCCAAGTCATATGGACTTGTGGGATCTAAAGCAGGGAGAATCTACTGGTGGAGATTTTAAGCCAATCAACACTTCGGCAAACGGAGTGCAGATTAGTGAAGTTCTTCCAACGATTGCTTCACAATTCCACAACTTGGTGGCTATTCGATCTTTGGTTACTAATGAAGGTAGCCATGAGCGTGGCACATACTTAATGAATACGGCTAAACAGCCTAATCCAGTAGTACAGTATCCAGCTATGGGTGCTGTAGTTTCTTCTTTGATTGGTTCTAAAGAGTTAGCTTTACCAAACTTTATAGGGATTGGTGGTACTGCTCAAAGAGTTGGCCCAGGTTTTCTTGGAGCTATGTACACACCATTTGTTGTGCAGAATCCTGGTGTTCCACCAGAAAACATTAAAGCACCAGCATCGCTTGGAGATGACGATGAAAGACTACGCAGAAGACAAAGATTGTTCTATGGAATAGAAGATGAATTTGCCCAAAAAGTAATGCCTCATATTAAAAAGGCTAAAGATAGAGAAAATTTAGGCAATGTGGCTGAATCTCACTCGTCTATTTATGGTAAAGCCTTTGATCTTACCATATCGCCACTTAGGACAGTATTTGAGATTAAAAACGAAAACACCGCCACTATTGAAGCTTATGGCGGTAGAATGAACCAATTTGGCATGGGATGCCTTCTTGCTAGAAAACTTGTCGAGAAGGGAGTTAGTTGTGTTCAAGTCGATCTCGGCGGATGGGATAATCATAATAATATCTTTTCTACTATTAGGAATGGTAATGGCCCTCGGCTTGATAAAGGTTTTGGAAACTTGGTAAAAGAACTTAATGATATTGGTTTATGGAAAGATACAGTAGTTCTTTGGATGGGCGAATTTGGTCGTACTCCTAAGATTAATCAAAATGGTGGGCGTGACCATTGGGCTAGATGTTGGTCTGTTGTCGTTGGCGGTGGTGCAATTAAGGGCGGTCAAGCGTATGGATCAACAAGTAAAGATGGGTTAGATATTAAAGATAAGCCATGTACCATTGGCGATATTTACGCAACTGTTTATAAAGCTTTAGACATGGATCTTTCTGCTCAAATTAGAGATAACATCGGAAGACCTATGAATATTGCAGAAGGAAAACCTTTAGATATTTTTTAAAAGGAGTTTTTGTGCTTAAAAAATACGCAGGAAAAGTAAAATGTTTGGGATGGTGCAATAAAGAATTTATATCTCCAAACAAAGTTTATGTTCGTTTGTGTCATGAGTGTAAAGAGAAAAGCAATAATCTCAGAGCAAGAAGAAATTCTAAATATCTAGAAGTTAAAGATTGATAAAATAATTTAAATTGTTATGTTAAGTTTTCGTCAGCGTTGACGAATAAGTGAGTAGGAAGTTGGTGTGTTGCCAACTTAGTTTTTGTTGAAGGAGGATAGTTATGTTGAGTTTCATTATGGCGATTGCCATTGCTACCAGTTCTGAATCTGTGGACGGAATCAGACTGCGTGGTGGTTCTTCTTGTTCTAATGGTTCATGCAGTGTTGCTGCTGCACCAGTAGCAGAGAAGAAAGTTGAAGCTCCAGCAAAGCAGGAAGCAGTAGCTACTTGCGGATCTGGAAACTGCGGAAGTGCTAAATCTCATCATAGATTTGGTATTATTCGTGGTCGATGCCGTTAATAATGCGGTATATAAAGAAGGGGGGCTTTATGCTCCCCTTTTCTTTTTGAGGTTAATATCAAAATGAAATTTTGTCAGTCATGTGATTGTGAACTACCAGATTATTTAGAATCAGAAATAGATCTTTGTTTTAGCTGTATGTTTAATAACTCAAATTGTTGCGAAGTCTGTAGTGAAGTTATTAATATAAATGATATAGATAAAGCAAATTTCATGCTTGGTGATGACTGGATTGAAATGTGCGATAAATGTGCGAAAGAATTTTATGAGAATAGGAAGACTAACGATATTAGAAGAAGTTGAACCAAAAGTAATGCCTTCTGGTCAAATCTGTAAAAGAGTCAAGGTTAAATGCGATTGCGGTAAAGAAAAAATTGTTTATTTAAATAATATACATAACGGAAGAACTATTAGTTGCGGGTGTTTTAAAAAAGACTTTATAATAAAATGGAATAAGCAAGATTTAGACACAAATCTTTTAATAGAATATAAAAATGAAATAATGACATTGGCTGAATTTTGCAGAAGAACTAATTTAGATTATAGTTTTGCTAGAAATAGATATATAATGGGATGGGAGCCAGAAGATATTGTAAACAAACCAAAAAGACATAAAAAATGACAACTGAGTTATTGTTTTTTAATGTTTGGCTTGAATACATAGGTGCTGATAAGAAAAAAAAGAGAAAGCTCGTTTTTAAAACAAACGATTTTAATGAAGCTGCCACAAAATTAATAACGAATGAATATTTAAAAGAATATCTTTTTATGCCAAAATGCGTTGTAATACTTGAAGACACATTTGGTAATGATTTGAGAACAAAACCAGTTTTTAAAAATGACAAATTCTTTTTATTACCAGAAAAATGAAAAAAGTATTTTTTACATACAATGATGAGAAATATTATATAATTGCTGGGAAAACAGCAAAAAAACAAAAAGATTTACTTCGGTGCGGATGGAAAACACTACTCAGTGTTTTATGTAGAGAATCATTTCCAAATATAGAAAAAGTAACAGAAAAAACAAACAATAATCATATAATAACAGTTCCAAATTTTGAAGAATTAGTTTTTTTTGTTATAAATCTAAAGATAGATGGTAAAAAAGTATTTGTAGTTACATCTAATGAAAAAGTATTATCTATAAAAATGAAAAAATTTGGTAAATGGATTGCCAAATTAGAATGTGGTCATGTTTTTTTAATGGATAGCTCTGTAGATGATTATAGGTTTGTAAAAAGAGTATTTTGTCCAACATGCATGGAGCAAACAGATGATTCAATTTTTGAACAACCTTAAAAAATTCTTAGAAAATAAAGATAGTTGCTGTGAGTTAAATCCAGTATTAAATATTAACAACGAAAGAGTTGTTTTTATAACATCTAACAATTATTTAATTTCAAAGTATTTTTTTAATATAGTTAAAACTTATGCCATAGAACAAGATATGGATATACTAGAAAATTCAAAAAATTTTATGAGTATGGAAAAGTCATTAGATAATTTAATGGCACTAATAAAAGAGTCATGCAATAACAATAAAAAACATATAATTATGTTGAACAACTTTGATGTTTTTTTTGATGACGAGACTTGTTTGGGTGTTGCAAAAGAACTTATTGACTATATTAAAAATCCATCTGATGATTTTTGTGGTATAGTTTTTTTAACGAATAGGTCAAAATCAATAGAACCATTTTTAATGGAATCTCCTTCTCATTTAAAAATCAATCAAGTTTGGTGTCTTGGTGAATATGTTTGTCGCAAAATCGAAGAAAAGAGTATGGAGAAGTTATTGGCTGAGTCAATTGATGCTGTTAATAAAACTCTTGCTTGTAAATATTTTTAAGGGAATTTTTATAGGCATTACTATTTATATCCTTATAAAAACTTTTAAGTTGAGGAATTTTTTATGAAGTCTGTTCGTTCTGATCTAAACAGTGAGATGTATTGTAAAAGCGGTTGCCTTATAGTTATGCCTTTGGAAAACTTTCAAGAACTTGTTGGTTACTCAGATGATGAAGATCCAGAAATTGTATCTACAATTATTAATAATGGTGGCGATATCGTTACTATAGATGGATATGTAAATATAGAAATAAGAAAAAAATTCACATTGAATGAAGACGGAACAAATAATACCATAGTTCAAATTGCTCCAAAAACAGAACATAAAGAATTTGTAAGAATGTTAAACAAGAATGAAAAGACTCTAGAGGAATATGCATTACAACGAAAGAAAGAGCATAATCTTTCTACTGAAGAAATGATAAGCACTTTTACTGATATTAAAAATCAATACATAGAAGAGATGAACTTAAATGATTAAGACAGAAAACATAAAAGATCGAATTGAAAAAGGCAATTTATTAGCAGATCAAGTTGCAAAATATTTAAATCATAGATTTGGATATAACTTTCAAAAATGCAGCTTAGAAGAAGATAGAAATCTAATGATAGATTATAAATGTTTAAAGCACAATAAAACCGCTCAATTTAAGTGTCGTGATAATCAATCCGATATTATATATGAATACATGAAATTTATTCCTAGAAATGAAAGTTTTGAAACTGTTCATGGTAGAGATGTAAGAACCAAGTCAGATTTTTATGTATGTTTGTCTTCAGATAAACAAACCATAGTTGTTTCTAGTACTGAAAAAATCAAAGAAATCGCTAATAAATCTGTTAATCAAGAAATTATTAATGATGTGCAAAAAATATATAATGAAGCAAAAAAGAAAAATAACAAAAGCAAATTTTTAAAATCTAATTCAAAACATTCAGAGATATGTTTTAAAATAGACGAAGGTAGAGACACTAAAGAATATGGAAAGTTATTAATTTTTATTCCTTATAAATCCATACCAAATGCTATAGTAATTGAATTACAAGACGGCGAAAACATCTTAGAAGAAAGCAGTTGGAAATAATGCCATACTTTTCTATAACAACACCAACAAACAATGGCCAGTATTTACCTAGATTGTCTAGGTCTTTAGCAGAACAAACATTTAAAGATTTTGAATGGATTGTTTTGCCAAATGGAAATGCAAAAATAGATATGGAATCTTTGGCTGTTAAGCCAAGAATAATAAAATCTTCTAAGCCAGATTCAAAGTTAATAGGTTTATTTAAAAAAGAAGCTTCTATGGCTGGAAATTGCCATGTAGTCGTTGAAGTTGATCATGACGATGAGTTAACGCCTGATTGTTTGCAAGAACTTTATAACGCATTTAATAAAGACCAAGACATTGATTTTGCATACTCTAATTGTGCTGAAATTGATTTTAACGACAGACCATTTGTATATTCTGACTATTTTGGCTGGAGGAACAGACCATTTAATTATAAAGGCAGAGAAATATTAGAACTAATATCATTTGAGCCTTCAGCAGCTTCTTTTTCTAAGATTTGGTTTTCTCCAAACCATGTTAGGGCATGGAAAAAATCATTTTATGAAAAGATAGGCGGTCATAATGACAAGATGGAAGTTTTAGACGACCATGAAATCCTTTGCAGAACATATATTCAAGGAAAAGTGCATTTTATAGACAAGTGTTTATATATTTATTACAGACATAAAGATAATACATGCTACGGAGAAAAGAATGCATTTATTCAGGAAGAAACGCTAAACATTCATGATAAGTATATTTATCAACTAGCTGAAAAGTGGTGCGATTTAAACGGATTATTAAAAATAGATTTGTGTGGAGGTTTTAGCAAACCAAATGGGTATAAGTCTATCGATCTTTTAAATGGTGATATTATTCATGACCTTAATTCTCCGTGGCCTTTTAAAAATGAAGAAGTTGGTCTTATAAGAGCACATGATGCACTAGAACATCTTAAAGACCCAATTCATGTTATGAAAGAGGCTTATAGATGTTTAAAGCCACTGGGATGGTTTTTAACGCAAACTCCATCAACTGACGGAAGAGGTGCTTTTCAAGATCCAACACATATTAGTTTTTGGAACAGTAATAGCTTTTGGTATTACACTAAAGCAGAAACAGCTAAATACATTGGAACTCCAGTAAGATTTCAATTAAATAGAATTAAAAACTTCTTTCCAAATGAATATTGCAAAACACATAATATTCTTTATGTAAAAGCCGATCTTGTTAAAGTTTCAAATGATATTAGAATACCAGGAGAAGTTTCTATTTAGCTATTTTTAAAAATTTCTCTTGTTGATCTTTTGGACCAGCAAACTTAATTGAGTTTGATCCAAATTTTCTTATTAATACCAACATATGTTTTGCTATGTAATTAATTACTGATCTTCCTAGTTCAGAGTCAGAAGCATTTTCCCAAACTTCTTGACCAAGCATATGGGCAAATCCTAAATCATTTTGTTTAGGTGCTGGATAAAACATTAATCCTAAATTATTTGGTCTTATGCTTTCATCGCCAGGGAGTATTCCAAGAACCCATGAGCAAGACCATTTTCTACAAATATCTGGCCTTGTATCATAAATCATACATCCTTTGTTTTGATGATGACAACTTGTATATTCTGGTTTATTTAATTCTTGAACAATCAAAATTGTGCAACAAACATCGCATTCTCCACAGTGTCTATCTGCCAAAGGCAAGTTAATCATCTTATTCTCCTGACCATATTTTTTCTTCTGGGCCTAATAATCTAGCTAAAGTAAATAAAAAATCGCTTAATCTATTTATGTATATAACAATGTTTTTAAGATATTGGTGAACTTCCATTAATTTAACTAAATCAATTTCAACCCTACGACATACTGCTCTAGCAAGATGAATTTCGCAATGATTAAATGGTATAATAAAATTTTTAAGTGGCTTTAAATGTTTTGTCATCTCATCAATTTTTTGCTCAAGTTGTTTAATGTGATCTTCTTTAATTCTTTCTTTTCCGGTAGCTATTTCAGCACCTATATCAAATAAATGTTTCTGTGTTTCAACAATAAAATCGTAAATGTTTTGAACTTTAAGTTCTAATATATATCTTTGATTTACAAGACCTATTGAAGCATTAAGCTCATCCACGCTTCCAAGAAGTTGAATATGTGGATCGGTTTTTGGAACACGCCCAACTTTTGGCAAAAGAGTTGTTCCATCATCTCCAGTTTTAGTATAAACCTTCATTTTTGCTCCAATCTAAGATTTTTATCTTTGATTCCATACCTATTTTTGTAAAAGGAAATCCATGAAAGCCAAATGGTTTTTCATTATATTCTTCTGTTTTATGTTCTATTGAAAATTCAAAAGCCGTTCTTAAATCTGGAAATTTAAACTCGTTTTTTATTAATTCATCATAAGAGTGATAACATATTTCTAAATCTTCATTAAATATGATTGGTTTATTTTGATATTTATTTGATATATGTTCCATTAATTTTTTTGACCTTAGACTAAAACCGCCATTGCCAACTTTATTTACATGATCATGATTTTTCCAAGGAGCACCAATATAATCATACTGTAAAAATTTTTCTGACCAAGAATCTGGATTAATTACAAATCCATCATATTGAATTAATAAAACATATTCTGTATTTATATATTTCACTAAATCACGCAAAATAAAAGCACTATATTCTTCCTTGCTATTTATTTTTTTTACTTGTATGAATTCTATTCTGTCTGTTTTTAGTTCATTTTTATCAGATATAAATATACATCTTTTAAAATTTATACTTTGCATACTATATAACATGGCAGAAATTGCTTTTTTATGATTTAAGCAATCAACAGCACACAAAGTAATATTATTTAGTGAAATCATAAAGACATATTAATCTTTTTGTATTAGAGTCAATAGCTATTTTTTCTAATATTGGTATTTCTTCAAACCATTCAAATAAAGTTTCCTCACTTATATTATGATGACAATCATTTGGTCTATTCCACTTGTATGGAACTGATACTATGAGTTTATTAACTATTTTTTTAAGTTCATTAAATACATTTTTTTGTCTTCCTTCAAAATGTTCAAATGCTTGTAAGCATATAGCTAAATCAAACTTATGATTGAATGTCCAAGGTGTAATTGTACAATCAAATACATAATTTATATGTTTGTTATGTTGTTTTTCTATTCTTACGGAATTTAAACACAACGGAAAATATGAACATCCTAATTCTAAAATAGACAGTGGATTTAAATTTTTTGCAATTTCTATTACTTCTTTATAATAATTCCATCTTTTAACAAAATATTTGTCTTCTTTACATTTTTTATCATAATCTTCTTTTGTAACAAATTTCATTTTTTAGGACTTTTTGTTTTTATTCCTAATTGCTTATATACATTTCTTGCTTTTGGATTGTCATCTATTGCTAATATAACTTTGTCCTTAATGCTTTCTGCGTGTTTCTTTTTTGATTCTAATTGTTGTTCTTTATTGTTTCCAATATTATTCATCATTAGTCTATTATATTTAATTCCTGATTTTTTTAAAACTTTTGTTGTTTCTGATCTATCTGATTCTGGTCTTCCTGTAACTATATAAATTTTATTTGTTTTTGCTAATTCATTAACATAATCAATCATTTTTTTAATTGGATATATACCATTACGAATAATAGTGTTATCTATATCAACAATAACTACTGTTGATTTGCTAAAGAATTTCTCAACTTGTTGGTAAAGGTTCAGCATTGTATCGCCCCATTGTAATATTCTTTGTTGCAACAACATCCTTATTAGTAAATTCCCATATTAATCCATTATTAAGAATAACAGTAAATACTTTCTCTATTTCAGTGCCATATTCAGTAACTAACCAAATTCTTCCCCTACCTTTTGGAGTTTCTACTTCTAATTCTTGTCTTGGTTCATATATCACAATTGGCATTTTTAATCTCTATCGCAGAATCTCTTCTGCATAAATCTTGATATAATTTTTTATCTTTCGACCATTCTTTGCCTGTCCACCACTCAAATCCATTCAATTCACTTTTATAAATACAGCATTCTTCGTAACCACCCATCATATAATAATAAATACACCCAGATTTTTTAGCTAAAGTAGTTTCAATTAGCGTACTAACATTTCCTAAAGAAAGTTGTGGTTTTTTATAATCCCACGCAAATTGAACTCCGACAAAAGATTTTTTAAAAAGCTTATAACAAACAAACCCTATCAATTCTGATTCATAAAAATATTGAATTGAATTTTCTAACATAAGCTCATTATCAAAAACATGTTCGCTAAGAAAACCTCTTTTTGTTTGATAACACTTTGATATTCTTTCAACATCTTCCTTAGATGGTTTTCCTAATTGATATTCTATCTTTTTGCTTATTTTTTTTGTTTTTTTATGGCATTCTAGTTCTGACAAGTTATACCTTATTGATCTTGCTTGAAACCAATAATCGTTCCAAGGTAACCAACCATTTTCTAATAAATTATCTAAATCGTCATTAATTTCTGGGTATCCAAAAACACCACAGTGAATTAAATCTTGATTAGATATTTTTCCAAAACCATTTATATGATCAAAAAATATTTTCATGTAAATATTTACACTTAATTAACGAATAAGTATAAAAAACAGGAGTTTATATGAATATTTTTGCATTAGATTTAAACACCAAACAAGCTGCTGAATGGCATGTAGATAAACATGTAGTCAAAATGCCATTAGAAAGTGCCCAAATGCTTTGTACAGTTCTTAATCAACTTGGAGTTAAAACACCATATAAATCAGCTTATGCAAAACATCCATGCACTATTTGGGCAGGAGAAAGCATGGATAATTTTATTTGGTTATGTGAACTTGGATTAGAACTTTGTAAAGAGTATACTTATCGTTATGAAAAAGAACATAAGTGTGAAGCTATTATTAAAGAGTGTTTAACATATTCTTGTAAAGTTCCAAATAAAGGACTTACAAAATTTGCTCAAGCTATGCCAGAAGAATTAAAAAAAGACAATCCAATAGATGGTTATAGAGAATATTACATAAGGTGTAAATATCATATAGCATCTTGGAAAAAAAGAAATATTCCTTTTTGGTTTATAAAATATGAAACTTAACATCGTTACTGTTCTATGGAGAAAAAACTATATATTAGAACAGTATAAAACAATACCTAAAAAACCAGACATTAATTGGATTTTATGTAAAACAAATTTGTGGGGAAAGATACCAAATCAAATTTTATTTAATACAGAATTAAATACAATTGTTTTAGAAACTAAAATTAAAACTAAAAATAAAACAGAGCATATAACAGATTTTGTTTTAAAAATTAACCATGGATTAAAAAATGTAGAACATGGTTTTTTTTATATTTTAGATGATGATAATTCATTTAATAATGAAATTTATAATGTATTTAATGAATATAAAAATTCTAATTATAAAATGATAATAGGAAATCAAATAAGAAATAAAAGAGGAAAAATTCTTTCGGCTCAATATCCAAAGCATGGATGTATAGATATGGGAAATGTTATTTGTTCAACAGATATTTTTAATAAAGTAGATTATTTTAATAACATAAACAAAAAAAATCGTTTATATGATTGGCAATTTTGGTTAGAATGTTTTAATTCTATATCAAAAGATGATGTTTTGCTTTTACATAAAAATATTTTTAATTATAATGGATTAAGATAATGTCAGCTATAGGTGCTCACAAAATAACTGAAGATTTTGAAAAAAAACTATGTGATTATACTGGTTCTCCATACGCAGTTGCTCTTGATAATATGAGCAATGCTTTATTTTTATCTCTTTATTTTGAAAAAAATATAAAAAAATCAATAAAAGAAGATTATATAATTATTCCATCAAGAACATATCCTTCTGTTCCTTGTGAAATAATTCATGCTGGACTTAAAGTTAAATTTGAAAATACTAATGAAAAAATGTTAAAAGGTGCTTACCAATTAAAAAATTCTAATGTTTGGGATTCGGCATTAAGATTTACAGCTGATATGTATATACCTAATTCTTATATGTGCATATCTTTTACTGGTCCATATAAAATATTAAAATTAAGTAAGGGTGGTGCTATTTTAACAGATGATATAGAAGCTGTTAAATGGTTTAAAAGGGCTAGGTTTAGCGGAAGAAGAGAATGTTCTTATCATGAAGATAATTTTGATATGCTTGGTTGGAATTTTTATATGATGCCAGAATTAGCAGCAAGAGGATTATTACTTATGTCTGGCTTTTATAATAGTGATAATACAAAAAAACATATTGAAGATTTAGAATTGCCGTATCCAGATTTAAGCAATTTTAAAATATATAGCGAAAAATAAAATGATACATATTTATGGTTTATGTTATAGGATATTAAAATATCCAGATGAAACTATAAAAAGACTAAGGGAAACTGCATCAGAAGACTTTCATTTAACATGTATTGAATCACGATCTTGTAACTCTGATAAATTTTTTGAATGGGGAATGGAATGTTTAAAAAATAAAAAAATTCAAAGATTTATAACATCGAGCACAAATTCTAGAGGATATGGATTTAATTGGTCTATAAAAAATTTTCCGCCAGATAATTCTGAAGATTTTTTTATTATTACAGATTTAGATTTGCTAGTTCCAAAAGATTTTGACTGGATAAAAGAAATAAGAGAAAAAATGAAAGAAAATGTTATATGCGGTTTTACATTAAGCAATGAAAACTATATAAGTCCTAATTCTGGATGGCATGAAAAATATGTTAAAAAACATAAACTTTTTGGAATGTGGTTAACATCAGTTAAAACACTGTGTTTTATGGAAATATTATCTAAAACAAGTTGTAATATACAAGATGTTATTTTAATAAAAGATATGGAAAAATATGGAAAAAGAGATATAATAGACAAAAAATTATATCATTTTGGATGGGATTCATATAAAGATGATCCAGATTATTGGAAAGATAAAAAACCATTAGCTTGGCAACAAAAATCAGATAAAAATGATTTAGACAAAATTCCTGTATTTAAGGTTTATGAATAATGATTACTGAAAATTCTTTAAATATAGTAAAAAAAATAACTGAAAAAATTCCAAGTTTTCATCATCATTATCATATTCTATACGATATTGCAAATAATATAAAAAAAGATACTATAAATTATGTTGAAATTGGTGCTTATGCTGGAGCTTCGGCAATATTAATGCTTCACAATAAAAATGTTAAAGTTATATCTATAGACATAGGAAAACCAATAGGAAAACAAAAAGTATTAAACAATATAAACATTTTTTTTAGTGAAGAAAGATTTAAATATATACAAGGAAATTCACAAAATCAAAAAACTATAGATGAATTATTGAAAATAACAAATGAAATAGATATTTTATTTATAGATGGAGATCATTCATTTGAAGGCGTAATCAAGGATTTTGAAAACTATTCAAATTTTGTATCAAAAAATGGTTTTATAGTTTTTGATGATTATAGGTGTCCTATATGCGTACAAGTAAAACCAGCAGTTGATAAAATAGTTAAAGATTTAGACAAAAATAAATTTGAAGTGATTGGTGCAATGGAAAATATATATGGAGCACATCCTAAAAAAAATAAAGGAAATTGTTTTATAGTTAAAAAAATATGAATAAAATAAATATACTTATATTTCCATGCGGATCAGAAATAGGATTAGAAATTTTTGAATCTTTAAAATTTTTAAAAAACATAAATATTATTGGTGGAAGCAGTATTGATGATCATGGAAAATTTGTTTTTAAAAATTATTATAAAAATTTTCCTTTTATAAATAAAAAAAACTTTATTCCGTTTGTAAAAAAATTTGTTAAAAATAAAAAAATAGATTTTATTTACCCTTGTATGGATTCGGTTTTATTTATATTAAAAAAATATGAAAAAAAAATTGGCTGTAAAGTATTGACATCTGATTTTAAAACAACAGAAATTTGTTTGTCAAAAGAAAAAACATATTTAAAATTAAAAAATGTAATAGATGTTCCAAAAATTTACAAAAACATAAATGATGTTAAAAAGTATCCTGTATATTTAAAGCCAAAAATAGGATATGGATCAAGAAATCATTTTATAGCATATTCAAAAAAAGAAGCAAAAATTTTCTTAAAAAAAAGAAAAAATTATTTAATTTTAGAATTTTTAAACGGAAAAGAATATACAATAGACTGTTTTACAGATAAAAATAAAAATTTAATTTTTGTAAACGCAAGACAAAGAGCAAGAATTTCAAATGGTATTAGCACAAATATAAAATTAATTAATAAAAAAATATTTTATAGTATAGCGAAAAAAATAAACAAAACAATAAATTTAAATGGATCTTGGTTTTTTCAATTAAAAGAAGATTATAATAAAAAATTAAAACTTTTAGAAGTAGCACCGAGAATAGCAGGGTCTTCTGCAATATGTAGATATTTAGGAATAAATCTTTCAGAATTAACAATAATGAATGAAATTTATGACAATTTAAAAATTATAAAAAATAATTTAAAAATAGAAACAGACAGATCTTTACAAACAAAACAAAAAGTAAATATAAAATTTAAATATGTTTACATAGATTTAGATGATACAATAATTTTAAATAATAAAATAAATGAAAATATAATTGAATTGATATTTAATTTTATAAACAGAAACAAAAAAATAATTTTAATTTCAAGACATAAAAAAAATATAAATAAAACATTAAAAAAATTTAAAATAAATCATCTTTTTGATAAAATTATACATATTAAAAACAATGAAAAAAAAAGTAAATATATAAAAAACAAAAATTCTGTTTTTATAGATGATTCTTTTTCAGAAAGACTGGATGTAAGTATCAATAAAAAAATAAATGTTTTTTGTGTTAATAGTTGTATGTGTTTAAAAGAATAACATTTAAAAATTTTTTTTAATTCCGTAAAAATATAAATCTTTTGAATTGTAATTTGTTTCAAAACAATACTCTTTAAACATCAAATTTATATCAATTTGTTCTAAAAAATCTTTTTCTTCTAAATTTTTATAATAATCCCAATTTGCCAATGGAGAAGCTGCTTTATCATTTCTTTTTGTTCCATGTTCTGGTCTTCCTATTGTTGCACATGTAAAAAATAAAAGCCCATTAGGTTTTGTCATTCTGTACATATTAACAAATGTTTCTAACCAAAATGGATTGTGTTCAAAGCATTCACAAGAAGCTGTTGTATCAAAAATATTGTCTAAATAATTTAACTTTTGCCCCTCACAAACTACATCAACACATTTTCCTTCTCCAACATCAACTCCAGTATAATCGCATTTTTCAAAAAAAACTCTTATTGTTCCATTTATATTTAAACTTCCTATTTCTAATACTTTTGAATGGATGAAATAATTAGGAAATTTATTTTTTATTTTTTTAACAAAGCTCATTTGTTCTGAATGAGACATAATTCTCTTTCGCAAAAATATTAGTTCATGGGGTATTTACTTTTTAGTTACTTTAATTAGGTAATGCAACATGAAAAATAATGCAGAAACAAAAATTGCACTAAAACGCAATATAAAAGACTTAATAAGAATAGAAAGTGATTCAAATCTTATAGAAGATCCAGACTTTGGGGTTTTAAAAACAGATATTGGCTGGAAAGAAGAAGACTTTGTTGCATATGTAAGAAAAAAGAACACATCTATATACATATGTCAAATAAGTAATAGTATAATTGGATATATAGCTTTCTCAAAAGAAAACGACATTTTAACAATAGATAAATTAGTTATTGATCCAGTTTTAAGAAAAAATGGATTTGGATCAACTTTATTGAACTTTGTTGAAAATTTAAACTTTTCAAAAATAATTGCTTATGTTAGAGAAAATGATGATGAAAGCATTTTGTTTTTTAAAAACAGAGGTTTTATTGCAAGACTACAAAAAAATCATTATGGTTCTTCTATAGACGCTATAGTTTTTGAGAGAAATAAAAATGAAGAAAAAAAATATAAACCAACCAAAAGGAAAACTCGTTAATTGTCTTGGTTGGTGCAATAAAACATTTATTTCTCCAGACCCAACATCAATAAGGTTTTGTCCTAAGTGCAAAGACAAAAAAAGAGATATGTGTTTATCTAAATTTGAAACAAAAGAATTAAAAGTGAATTATGATTAGTTTTTTTAAAAATTTATTTTTTGGAGAACCAAGGTCAAATAAATGGCCAGCACTTAGAGATAAAATAATAAAAGAAAACTGTGAATGTTTAGCCTGTGGAACAAAAAAAGAATTAACTTGTCACCATATAATACCTTTTAGCAAAAATAAAAAGTTAGAACTTGAAGAATCTAACTTAGTAGTATTATGTAATACATGTCATTTTGTTTTTGGGCATTTGAAAAGCTGGAATTCATATAATAAAAATGTTATAAAAGACTGTAGAGAATATAGATTAAAAGTGGAGTATAGACCATGAGCGACCCTGTTCCTGGAATATTTCAAAAAGCTGTAAATTTTACCAAAGCAGTTGTAAAACATGCTGCTACTGGTTTTCAGCGTGTTCCATTAAATGTATTCCATGACAGAATGAATACTTGCAATACATGTGAAAACAAAACAAACGAAGGCACATGCAAATTGTGTGGTTGTTTTTTAAACATTAAAAATACTTGGGCTTCTGAAAAATGTCCTGCCGGAAAATGGGATATATTTGTAAGTCCAACTCAGCCAGAAAATATTAATCCAAGTCAACCAAATACCATAACTTTTGATCAAGTTAGAAATAGCCCACAAAATCAACAAGGTGGTTGTGGGTGTGGCAAAAAAAATAATCCCACATGATAGAAAAGTCATCAAATTTTAAAAATCTATTAAATATGAAATTTGGAAGATTAAAAGTTATAAAATTATCTAATAAAAAAAGTACAAATAGATCATATATATGGGAATGTAAATGTTCTTGCGGAAAAATTACTAATGTTATTACATATTCTTTGCTTTCAAAACGAACAAGAAGCTGTGGTTGCTTAAGAAATAAAGCTGCTCATAATAGAAATTATTTAGGTCAAATAACCGGAACAATTTGGAGCAATATTTTAAGGGGAGCCAGACAAAGAGGTATAAAGTTTTTTTTAACAAGGGAAGAAGCTTGGGAATTATTTATAAAACAGAAAAAAAGGTGTGCTTTAACAAACCAAAGACTTAGATTTAGAAGATATGTTAAAAAACAAAACGGAAAAGATATTTATTCAACTGGAACAGCTTCGTTAGATCGAATAAATAGTAAACTTCCGTATCAAAAAGACAATGTTCAATGGGTACATAAAGATATAAATTGGTTGAAAAACAAATTTTCGCAGGATAAATTCATAAATATGTGTCGATTAGTATATACTAATTCTAGGAGAAATAAAAATGCCACTAAAAGAATGTCAAAATAATGGTGTCAATGGTTGGAAATGGGGAGATCAAGGACATTGCTACACCGGTAAAGACGGTAAAAAACAAGCTATTAGACAAGGAGTGGCGATTGAAGGTCCAAAGAAATTTGCCGAAATAATGAAAACTGAATCGAATGAATGGGCTGGTAAATCTTTATATGATCAATTATCAAGCGATGAAAAATCTTTAGCCGATTCTTTGCTTGAACTGACTAAAAAAATTGGCCCTTTAGATAAATCAGAAGGAATTTGGGTTGGATATGAAAATTCAGAAAAAAATGAAAACAAAGATATTGGTGTTAAGTGTGCTAATTGTGCATTGCATGTTTCAGAAAATGTCTGTTCTATTTTAGACAACGCAATCGAGTCAGAAGGTGCTTGCAGATTTGCCGTAATTCCAGATGGATATGTATCTGCTAAAGTTAAAAAAGATATAAAGGATTTTTATTCTTAATGAAAATAGACAACACAAATAATTTAATTAGAACTCATTGCAATAAAGTGTCTCTTGATTATGGTAGAAAGATTGCAAGAAGAATGGTATCTTTTTTGCAAAATTATAATAAAAAACATAATTTAAGAGCAGCTGGATTAGCAGCTAATCAGTTAGGAATTAATGCTTCTGTTGCTGTTTTATTAATTAAATCAAAACCATTGATTTTAATTAATCCTGAAATATTAGACTTTTCAAAATCAAAATTTGCTCATACAGAACAATGCTTGAGTTTTCCAGATGAGTCATTAACTGTACATAGACATGATTGGATTGTTATAAGATCTGACTACTCAAAAGAAGAAATGTTTTTTGGGCAAAAACAAAATTCAGATTTAAATCAAAATAGTTTATTTGAATCAGCTTTAGTACAACATGAAATTTCACATCTATTTGGCAAAACAATTCATGATTTTCAGTGGGAAAATTCTCCATCTCCAAAGGATTGGTAATGATTAATTTTAATGTTCAAGCAGAAGAAAACAGCGATAGTGTTTTAATTTTTATAAATAAACACAAATTTAAATTTAATCTTTCTGATTTATATGAACTTATAACAGACTTAAATAAAGTAAAGTTTCAAATAATGAAGAAAAAACAAAACAACGAAATAGACAACTCTCACTAAATTTTTATATAATGTCGTTATCCATAAGGAGATCGACATGAAAACGCATTACGCAAAAAGAAATGGAAAACCAGGACAAAGGTTTGAAACTTCTATAGAAAGTATTGTTTATCAAATATTTCCAGACGATTGTTTGTTAACGAAAAACGAAATACAAGAAAAAATAGCTTCGTATATAAAACAGAAGCCTTTTGAAGTTAATGGAAGAGTTGGCTCAAAAGAAATAGATTCTTGTATAGTCAATCTATGTCAAAAAGGTTATTTAAAGGAAATATTTGGAGTTAAACTAGAAAAGTTCATTAAAACTCTACCTTAAAAAATAGTGTATTTAATAGCAGTAACTCTCTCAAAGGTGCTGCTATGGCAATATATTATGAGATATGGGGAATACTCCCTGATAAAAAGAAACGATCTCTCATAATGACTTATGAGGAAGATAAATGGCAACGAGCAGAGAAAAAAGCTGCCAGACTGATTGAAATGCAAATGTCTGGCGTTGTTCTCTTAGAAAAGCACTCTGGAAATGAATAAATTAAATGTAGTTGCACCGATTAATCAACTTGGTTATGGAATAGTTTCAATAAATATAATTAAAGAACTAAACAAAAAATTAGATCTTTATTTATGGACTATTGGTGGAATAAATTGCAAACAAGAAGATATAAAACTTTTTAATCATCTCGTTAAAAAAAATCAATTTTATGATCATACAATACCAAGTTTAAAAATTTGGCATCAAAATGATCTATCTATGCATCCTTCAGTTCAAAATAGATGTGCTTTTCCTATATTTGAACTTGAACCATTAACTAAACAAGAAGTCCATCATATGAATTCGATGGATAAAATTTTCCTAGCTACAGATTGGGCTGTTGACATAGCCATTAAATCCGGTATTGATAAAGAAAAAATATACAAAACACCTTTAGGAGTTGATCAAAAAATCTTTTTTGCAAAACCAAAACAAGCTAAGGAAAAAATAACTTTCTTAAATATAGGAAAATGGGAAATAAGAAAAGGTCATGACATATTAATTAAAGCTTTTCAAAAGGCTTTTCCGTCAGATGATCAAGTTGAATTAATAATGCATTGCGAAAACCCTTTTTTAACACCTCAAGAAAAAAATAATTGGGAATCTTATTATGCATCTGATAAAAGAGTAAAAATTAGTAATAGATTTGAAACGCAAGAAGAATTATCTAATTTAATGAGTTATGCAGATTGTGGAGTTTTTCCTGCTAGAGCAGAAGGTTGGAATATGGAATTGGCAGAAATGCTTTCCATGGGCAAGTTTTGCATAGCAACAAATGCAACTGCTCATAAAGAATTTATAAATAAAGATATTTGCGAATTAGTCGAAGTTGGTCAGCTTGTAAGAGCATATGATAATAAATGGTTTCATGGACAAGGATATTGGCCTAACTTAGATGAAAAAACAATAAATCAAATTGCACAAAAGATGATAGTGATAAAAAACAAAATAGTGTCTGGCGAAAAAGGAAATCAAAAAGCTTCAGAGCATATGAAAAATTATACTTGGGAAAAAACAGCCGATTTAATTGTAAAGGCTATTTATGCAAATTAAATCTTTGGAAGAACAGGATATTTTCAATGGTTATTCGGAATGCCTTAAAGAAATTGGTGTTTTTTTTATTTCAAGAGTAGAAGTCTTAAGATATGTCGAAAGCCAATTAAAAACAGGTAATAAAATATTTTGTGCCATAGAAAATAAATCTGTTGTTGGAACAATAACAATTAATATTTACACTCAAAAAGAACTTAAAAAAGGATATATAACAAATCTAGGTGTTGTTAAAAAATTTAGAGGTTATGGAATAGCATCTAATTTAATAGAACATGTTTATAATTACGCAAAAGAAAATTCATGTATTGAAATATCATTAAATTGTGAATCAGATATGATTTCTTTTTATGAAAAATTTGGATTTAATATTAGCGGTACATGCATGAGGAGAAAGATAGATGTCTGATAAATTGTCTTCAATAACATTTTTTTTAGAAAATGACGAAGTGTTTTGTAAGGTCGATTTAGAACAAACGGCTAATAACAATGAAGACATTGATTTATCAAAAAGACTTGGAGATTTTTTAGCATTACTAAGTTTAGGCAGTCTTTCTCCGGTTATTACACATGGAATTGCTGAGTATGGAGTTTTATCTAACAGAAAAAGACTTACGGAAATGATATTGATAATTTGGGAGCAATCATTAAAAAATCTTTCTGGAAATAAAGAAAAGAAAGAAAGACCAGTTATAACTCCTACTGAAGCATTTTTAATAAAGGAAAAACAATGATTTCTGCTGAAATAGTAGCTGACTCTGTAAGTCCCTCAAATCAAAGAATTACAAGTTTTGTTTGTACTTTTCCAAGATTTATTTTGGCTGAATTCAATACTCATAGAATGTTATCAAGAAATGCTGCTAGTAGTCGTGCAATACCTACTAAAAAATTTATAGATCAAGTTTTAAATAATCCTGCTATGCCTATTTATTGGGGAAAAAATCAATCTGGAATGCAATCATTCTCTGAACTTTCTCCTTCAGATATTCCTGTGGCAGAGGAAATATGGATTCAAGCAAGAAACAAAATGATTGATTGTGTAAAGGAAATGATGTCTATTGGAGTTCATAAACAAATAGTTAATAGATTATTAGAACCTTGGTTTAATGTTACAGTAATTGTAACAGCAACTGATTATGAAAACTTTTTTAAACTTAGAATTAGCAAAAATGCCCAGCCAGAAATATTTGAATTAGCAAGTTTAATGAAAAAAGAAATGGATAAATCAATACCAAAAAAAATAGACATTGGTTGTTGGCATATACCATTTGCAGACAAACATATAAACAATGTTGCAGAAGAAGACAAGTTGTTAAAAATAGGCGTTGCAAGATGTGCTAGAGTAAGCTATTTAACTTTTGAAGGTGTAATAGATTATGAAAAAGATTATGCTCTGCATGATCAATTAAAAGCAGATGGTCATTGGAGTCCTTTTGAACATTGTGCAACTCCATGTTCTTCCGCTGACAGATCATACGGAAACTTTACTGGCTGGAAACAATATAGAAAGTTCTTTAAAGAAGAAAACGGTAAATGCGAAAAATCCAATGGTTAAAGTGGGAAGATCCACTAGAACCTAAAAAAAGATTAAAAGCTGAATTCTCTGAAGAGCAAGAACAAAAAGACAGCTTTGATTATGAAGAAGACGAAAACGCAAAGCATGTGCGTTTAATATCTGGACCATATGGTCTTATACCACTAAATGAACATGGCTTATCTAATAAACTATATAAACTATGGGTTGGTCATACAAACTTTGACATAACGCCTAAAATTGTTTCTGCTATAGAACAAATAAATGGAGTTGAAATTTTAAGGGTTTGGACTAGATATAGATTTTGGATTGGTATAGGAAACATGTTTGATGTTGAAATAGTACAAAAACAAATAGAAGATAAAATTTGTAATAAAAACAAAAAATCAAATTTATTAGTTATAAAAAATTTAACAGATACAATTAAAACAAAAAATAATTCTTGGGCTATTTGTTGCAATAAAAAAGGTGTGCTTGAAACTTTTATAGGTAATAGTGATCTAGATGTTAAAAAACAAATCATAAAGAAAAATTTACATATATTAAAATCTAGTTGGATTATTGAATAATTGCTTGATATTGAAAATCTTTCTGATAGAATTTCTTTAGTCTTTTTAGGAGAAAGTCATGTCTGACATTGCAAAAACGGTTAGTCCAGAACAAGTAGAAAAGTCTGTTCGCTTAATTGTATCTACTTTAAAGTGGGTTACTGCAATTATTCCTGGCGAAACAGATGACAAGATTGTAACTTCTTTGGTCAAATTGACTGAAGAGCCTTGGTTTGTTTCTGCTATCACTTTCCTAATTAATAAATTTGATGGCGATACGAACAAGATTACAGCTGAAGATTTTATTCTTGCTGTAAAGAAGGCTCAAGGCCAAGCTTAATGAAAAAAGCTTTGCTTAATATTCTATTTGATTTTTTAACTGTAGCTGCTTTTATGGCAGCTATAGTTGCGTTAATGTATATATCAAATAAAATGCAACCGCATAAACATACCGATAAGTGCTTAATTGAGGAAAAATTAAAATGAAAATTATATATTCTTTGATTATTTTTTTAGCCTTTAGCTTAAATGTTTTTGCAGAAAAATTTGTAATCCCAGATCAAAAAATTGTTGGTGCTGAAACACCTATTCCTTTGGGTGAACTTGTAGATTTATCTGTAAGTCCAATTAAAAGTCCACCACAGTATTTAGTAGAAACTACTTATACTTGGAAAGTATTGGATGGATATACAGAAAAAAGAGTTCGCCCATATGATGGCGGGGTTTTCTTTGGTGCTGGTATTCAACCCAAAAAACTTAAAGCTTTTGTTGCTGTAACATATCTTTATATAGTTAAAGAACAGGATAAAATTGTTGAGTCTGCTGCAAAAACAGCATTTCTTTCAACTGATGTGTTGATTGGCACTGAGATTCCACCAGAGCCTGATCCAAATGTTCCAACACCAACTCCAAATCCAGAACCTGATCCTACTTTTCCTGAAGGTAAGTACAACTTATCTAAATTTATTCATGAAATTACAAAAAATAAAATAAATCTTTCAAAGTCAGATAAAGCAAAACAAGCAAATGCTTTGGCCAAATCTTTTGATGGAATAGCTGCTGCTATTGCTGCTGGAACTATTGACGACCAAGAAGATATACTTAAAAAAACAGCAGAGGCTAATAGGTCTTCTATTCAAGCTGTTGGTGGTGATAAAATAAAATGGGAGCCAGTATTTACCGATATTCAAGAAAAACTTTTCGGTCTTTATAAAGATAACAAAATGGTAAGTAAGCAAGACTTTGCTATCGCTTGGCGTGAAATTGCTACCGGATTTAAATCTTTTAAATAAGGTGAATTAAAATGTCTAGTATTTCAGAACTTTATACAAATGGAAATGTTAATGGTTGGGCAGGAAAAGATAATCCAGAGTTTGTTAAAAATCAATTTGACTTAATCAAAGATGATGGATCGTTTAAACCATTAAAGATTTTTAGTGCAAGTCGTGACACTAAGGGCAAGAAACTTATGCTTTACGAAGTAACTCGTAAAGTACTTGGCAAAGATACAGAGAATTATCCTCAAGAAATTGGCGATTGTGTTTCTTTTGGGGCGAAGAATGCTTGTGAATATTTGATGGCTACCGAAAAGCTTATGAAGGGTGATAGAGAAGAGTGGCAACCAGTTTTTCCGCCTTATCTTTATGGAACTGGAAGAGTGTTTATTGGAAGAGGGCAGTTAAATGGTAGCGATGGATCACTGGGAAGTTGGATGGCTGATGCTGTTATCAAGTATGGTGTTCTTCGTGCAAATTTTTCTGATGTACCGAAGTACTCAGGACGAGTAGCAAGTAAATGGGGTGACACTCCAGGCCCAGATAAAAAGTTTGTTGAAGAAGGAAAGCTTCATCCAGTAAAATCTGCTGCTCAAATTAAAAACTGGGATGATCTTCGTGATGCAATTATAAATGGATATCCATGTACTACAGCTAGTGATATCGGTTATAGTATGGAACCATCATCTGACGGATTCCATCGCCAGACAGATAGTTGGGGTCATCAAATGTGTGTTATAGGTATTGATGATGGATACAAAAACGGTTCAGATCCTTATGCAATTATCCTCAATAGTTGGGGAGATTGTCATGGTCATCTTAAAGATTTTGATAATGGCGATTCTCTTCCAGTTGGTGTTCTTCGTGTTCGCCGCAAGGACATGGAAAAACATATCAGACAAGAGGAAACATTTGCGTACTCAAACTTTGATGGATTCCCAGAACAGTTAATTGACAAAAAACTTTTCATGCTTATTTAAGGAATTAATATGTCAGACAAAACAGAAGGTTTGCAATATGGTCGTCCAAAAAAAGATGACCCAAGAAAAACACCAGCAAAGCCAGAAGATAAAAAGAAAGGTTCAAAAAAGAACCCTAAAGATTCTGCTAGTAAGCCAAATAAAAACATAAAAATGTCTTCTGACACAGAAGATAAAATTAGAAAATTAATGGAAGAACATAATAAAAAAGACCCAAAATTTAAAGCTAATATGGCACAGCTTAAAGCTGTATTTAGAAGAGGTGCTGGTGCTTTTTCTAGCAGTCATGCACCAGGAATGGATAGAACCAGATGGGGATTAAATAGAATTAAGGCTTTTCTTTATTTGCTTCGTAATGGTCGCCCATCAAATCCAAATTATAAACAAGACAATGATCTTTTGCCAGAAGGTCATCAAAGAAGTTCTAAAAAAGCAAAATCTGGGTATTTATATGAGTTGGTAGATTTTTCTGAAGTTTTACAATCAGTTAAGGAATCTTTAGATATGTATGATAATGAACAAAAAAAACATACCTCAAAAGCAAAATCTGACATTGAAAATTATTATTCTAAATCCGCTGAATCATATGATGCTCCTCAAGCAGCAAGAAATAATGCAAGAAAAGTGTTAGAATGGAAAAGAAAATACGGAAAAGAGTGCAAGGGCATGACTCCTGTTGGTTGGGCTAGAGCTAGAGATTTAGCTGGTGGTGCTAAATTATCCGCTGATACTGTAAAAAGAATGGCTCAATTTAATCGTCATCGTGGAAATTACGAAAAGGCTAAATCAAAACCAGAATATAAAACCAAACCTTGGACAATTCCAGCTGTAGTAGCATGGTTGGGATGGGGTGGAAATACTGGTGTTGATTGGGCAATTCGTGTAAGCGAATCCCTTAGTAAGAAAAAATAATGCATGTATATTATAGACTGAGCGATAATAGCTATAAAAAGCCAAAAATGTGTGGTAAAGACAAGTGTTTGTCTAATTTCATGCATTTGTTTAAGAAATGTTCTAAAACTTTTTTAGCTGATAATGTTAAAGATGAAGATACATTTTCTTTGCTAAAAGATGTACCTTATCAAAATACATCTCTTGGAAATGCCGGTTCTTTTATGGCTTGTGTAGAAGACGCTATATCTAGATTTAGCGATGATAAAGTTGTTTATTTTTTAGAAGACGACTATTTGCATAATGGAAATGTAATAGAGGCATTAGAAGAAGGTTTAAGCATAGCCGAATATGCAACTTTATATGATCATCCAGATAAATATAGTCAACTGTACGAATTCGGAGAAATAACTAAGGTTTTAAGAAAGAAGTATCATTGGAAATATACTATATCTACAACAATGACTTTTGCTACTAAAGTAGGAACTTTAAAAGATGATTATGAATGTTTTTTTAAGTGGACTAGACAGTTTCATCCTTTTGACCATCAAATATTCTTAGATATTAATAAGAAGTCGAAAAAACTCGTAAGTTGTATCCCAGGAATGTCTATTCATACAGACTTAACAGTGTATAGTAATATAGATAAGTCGTACATAGACAACTGGGTGCATCATGTATGAAGTAATACTTTCTTTTGCGATAGCACTAAGTAAAGATTCTTTCAATTTAATAGAAGACAAAAAAATTTTTATAAAACAAGAAGAAATAAAATCAAACAGTCGTGAATGGATTTATGACAGGAACAAAAATACTTGGAAAGTATTTAGAGATAGGTGTTTTACCTGAAGGTAAGTGAATCATGCGGTCGCATGAAAAACTAAAAGAAATTTATTTAAAATCTGATATTATAAAAAAATATGATGCCATTGGCATTATAACAATACTTACTATTATAAGTTTGACGATACAAGCAATAAAAATACTAAAGGCTTGTCAATCTCCAAAAGGAGTGGCATTAATTATTAAAGCTGGCGGTCCTTTAGTTCGTTTATTTGTAAGAAGAAATATATATAAATCAATGATAAAGTCTGGTGTTTCTGCTGAAGATGCTAAAATACTATCTGAAAACATGACAGATCTTATACAAGAATTAAGTTTAGAAGAATTAGAAGATTTAATCACAATTGTTTTTGAAGAAAATGAAGAGATTGAAAATGAATGATTATTATATTTTTAATAGATATGCACCAGTAAATAAAGTTAGTGTTAAGTGTTCTTTTTGCAAATTATCTCATTTTATTGATAAAGAAATATTTGAAAAAAAAGAAGAAATAAATTGTGTTCATTGTAATTCTAAATTAACTTTTTTCTCTAAAGACAATTCTGTAAATTAGTTAAGAATTTTCTGATTTCTTAATTGCCATCTTTAAAGAGATGGTGTAAAAATTCCAGTCCAAACTTATTGTCGAAAACCACATTTAAGGTGAGTGTCTTATCATGTCAACAAAAGAGTTGCAAAAGTATACCGCTGTTTCTAAGTATGCAAGATGGATTGAAAAAGAACAACGCAGAGAAACTTGGGAAGAAAGTGTTGATCGTGTTAAAAACATGATGATTGAAGCTTACCCACTTCTTGCAAAAGACATTGAAAAATATTATGGAATGATCAAAGATCAAAAAATATTAGGTTCTCAACGAGCTTTGCAGTTTGGCGGAAAACCAATTTTTAAGCATAATGCCAGAATATACAACTGTTCAGCAAGCTATTGTGATAGATTACGCTTTTTCCAAGAGTGTTTTTATTTGCTTTTATGCGGTTCTGGTACTGGTTTTAGCGTTCAAAAACATCATGTTGAGCTACTACCGTCTTTTTCAGAATTAAGGCTTAATAACTCAATTATTAAGCACCAAACCTATATTGTAGAAGATTCTATTGAAGGATGGGCGAACGCTCTCGGTGTCTTGTTATCATCTTATTTTGAAAAACCTGTTAAAGAATTTGATCAATTTAAAGACATTAATATTCATTTTGATTACTCAAAAATTAGAAAAAAGGGCGAACCTTTAGGTTTTGGTATAGGCAAAGCTCCTGGCCATGAACCTCTTCAAAAAGCCATTGAAAATATAAAAAACTTACTTGATAGATGCATAGCTGATAAACAATCAAAATTAAGAACTATTGACGCTTTTGATATAGTTATGCACTCGGCAGACGCTGTTATTAGTGGCGGTGTTCGTAGATCAGCCACTATTGCTCTTTTCTCTGCTGATGATGAATTGATGATTAATGCAAAAACAGGAGATTGGTTTTTTACTAATCCACAAAGAGGAAGGGCAAACATATCCGCTCTACTTCATCGTAAACACACAAGTAAAGAAACTTTTGATAATTTATTTAAAGCAACAAAAGAGTTTGGTGAGCCAGGATTCTTTTGGGCGGATTTGTACGATGCTTTGTGTAATCCTTGTGTTGAAATTAGTTGGGTAACTAGATCTTATTATAAGAAAGATAGCGATGAACTTAAGCTTGCATTACTTGATTATGATGGTCCAATCACTACAAAAGAAAATTGCAAAGATGAAATGTCAGATAGCGATGTTGGCCTTTCAGGTTGGGGTTTTTGCAATTTGTCTACTATTAATGGCAAGACTATAACTTCAGTTGAAGATTTTTACCAAAGATGTGAAGCTGCTTCTTTTATTGGCACTCTTCAAGCCTCTTTTACAAACTTTCCATATCTAGGTAAAGTAACTGAAAATATTGCAAGAAGAGAGGCGTTGTTGGGCGTTTCTATTAATGGAATGCAGCACCACGCTGATATTTTATTAAATCCAGAAATTCAACAAAATGGTGCAAAAATAGTCAGACAGACAAATGAGAAGTACGCAAAAATATTAAATATTAATCCAGCAGCTAGAACTACATGCGTAAAACCAGAAGGTAATTCTGCTTGTTTACTTGGTTCTACTTCCGGCATTCATCCAGATCATAGTAAAAGATATTTTAGAATTGTTCAAGCAAACAAAGGCGAAGCACCTTATCAGTTTTTTAAATCTAAAAATCCACAGGCTTGCGAAGAGTCTGTTTGGTCTGCAAACAAGACTGATGATTGCATAAGATTTTGTGTAGATAGTCAAGATGGCACAAAACTTAAGAGTCAAATAAATGCAATTAATATGCTGGATACAGTTGTGTCTACATATAATAACTGGGTTGTTCCAGGCAAAAACGATGACCTTTGTGTTAGAAAAGAAATTAATCACAATGTTTCAAACACAATTCATGTAGATTCTCATGAGTGGGAAAGTGTTTGCGATTATATTTTTAACAATAGGAATTATTTGGCTGGTATTTCTTTAATAGCTTCTAGTGGCGACAAAGATTACGAACAAGCTCCTTTTACAGCTGTTTATACATACGAAGAACAAGAAGAGATGTATGGCAAAGAAGCTGTTTCTGTTGCTAGAGAAATACAAGATAAGTTTTCGGATTATGGTTTTCCATCTTTATGGACTGCTTGCTCTTGTGCTTTAGGATATTTTGATCCGAAAACAGAAAGCGAAAAAAGTTATAAAAATATAATTATAAATTTTTCTAATTCTCATTTTAATGGTGATATAAAAAAGACTACATATGCTCTTAAAGATTCTTATAACATTGTTCTTTGGAATTCTTTAAAAGAAAGTTATATTAATGTAGAATATAAAGACATGTATGAAGAAAGTTCTACAATAAATGTTCAAAGCGAACTAGCTTGTGCTGGTGGTTCTTGCTTAACTCAATAGAAAGATAATTATGGACATTAAACAATCGATTAGAAATGATCTTAGAAAATGGAAAATAGAACAAGCCCAAATAGATCCATTTGGATATTGTAATGCAAAATGCTGGTTTTGTCCTGTTAGATATTCTCCAAATCCATCTGAAGGAAAAGTTCAGATGCCGATTGAATTATTTGAAAAAATAATCTTGGAAATAATATCAGAAAGATCAAGGCCAGACGGAATAATCTCTCCAAAGTTTAATGGTTTATATACAGCACATTACAACGAAGTGTTGTTGTATAAACATTTTGAGCAAATGTTAGATATTTTAAGCAGACATAATTTATACACAATGATTTTGTCAAATGGTATAAATTTAACTCCAAACAAAACAGATATAATCAAAAAATACCAAAGAATAATTAGCGGTATATGTTTAAACATACCAGCTTTTGAGCCTGATCTATGGGAAAAAAGATCTGGTATTAATAAAGAGAAGTTTCCACAACTATTAGAGAATATAAATTACGCAAGAGAAAATTTAAAAAATATGGTTACTAACAAAGCTTTTTCTATTCAAATAAATGGTATAGATGAAACAAGTAAATTTCAAAATAATGGATGGCTTGAGATTGGGTTTGATGCACCTGATTTTAGACCAAACGAAAATGAAGAACAACTTAGATTGGCACAAAGACTTTTTCCAGAAGTAAACTCTTTTAAAGTTCCTCATTTAATTGATCGTGCCGGAAAATTACATCAGCTAGGAATTATTTCTAATAAAAAGGCTATAGACAGACATTTAAAAAAGAAGCGTGTAGTTGGATGTTTTCATGGTGGTGAAATAGGCGGAAGACCATTTGGTTATTTGCATGTAAACGCTGCTGGAAATTTATTTTTATGTTGTCATGATTATGATTTTGATACAGTTTTCGGAAATTTAAATGAAAATTCTATGAGAGAAATATGGTTCTCTGAAAGACATGTTGATGTAATTGAAAATTCGTTTAATAAGTTTTGTACCAATTGTGCTTCATCAAAATGGTCGGAGTAGTTTATGGAAAAATCATTTTCTATTGGCGATATAGTAGTTTTAAAATCTGGTGGATTGCCAATGACTGTATTAAATATACATCCTGAATCTCAAGAAGTTTTGGTTGCTTATTTTGATTTGGATGGTAATGTTATGCGTGATGGTTTTCCTCCAGAATCAATTGAATTAAGCGAAACACGATGGGATATAAATTTTTGTGTTGATGTAGATCAAGATGAAGATGAAAATGAGTGGGAATAAATATGCCTACATATGAATATAAATGCGATGCTTGTCAACACTCTTTTGAAATAGAACAAAGCATTCATTCAAAACATAAAAAAACATGCCCTAAATGCAAGAAGAAGAAATTATATCAAGTATTTGGAACTCCCTATGTTTATTGTTATAATGTTACTACAATAGGACAATGGGCAGAAAAAAACGCAAAAACCAAAGGAAAAGGAAAAGACCAAAAATCAATGCGAGAAAAAATCGCAGACGCTGGAATACAAAAAAAAGAAAGCGTAGGAAATAAACCTTGGTGGAGATCTGGTGAAGTTAAAGGATTGCAAAAAATGGATAAGCCATTAGATTTAAAAAAAGTTAAAGATACAAAAAAATATATAGAGGAAGGAAAATGAATAACAATCCATTTAAAATGCCAAAACCAGAAAGTGATCCAACCAAACCACATACAGCTATGATTATTGTTTATTATTCAACACATCAAAAAGATGAACAAAATAGAGTTAGTGGAATTCCTATAGAATATCAACACAAAGAATTTTATATTAACGCAGAAGATAAGTCTATTTGTGATAGAAAAGTTGGCGAACTACTAGAAATGATTGGTGGACTATGCTCAAAAGAACCGAAATAAATATTGGGTCAGAACCAGTACTAAGTGACAATGGACATGTATATTTAAGCTGCTCTTCTTGCAATAAGAAGTTAGTAGATTTATTTATTGTTAAAAAAGACGACACCTTGAATTGGAAAACAGTAGCAAAATGTTGTTACTGTGGCGATAAATCTTTTATTACAGAAGTAAGCGGTATGTTTAGACCTTGTGGAATAATGGAAATATCAGAAAAAGATCCAGACGAATCAAAAATGATAACAGAATTAACAAATGTAAAAACAGAAAATGACATAATTGTTTTTTATACAGTAAAGGCTAAAAAATGAACGAAGAATATATAGATCACAAAACAAATGTTACTGGTGTTAACTTTGAAAATAAAGAAGTTAATCCACAAGATTGGTCTTGTGTTGCTAAAGTATCTACAACTGAACCAAGTAATCTAACAAGATTCTTTATTCGTGTTTGCACAGACGGACCAGATAATGGTTTGTTTTATAATCCTTTAGTGCATCCACAATCAGATTTAAAAAGATTTGATGCTTTTAAGGGCAGAAAGAGATTTGATTTCAAATCAGTTAATAAAGAATCTTACGACTTATACCTAGACTTCTTACAAACTAAAAATCCAAGTTTGTTAAAAAACGCAGAAAGGATGAGTGTTTAATGGCTAAGAAAAAAAGTTTACAATTAAATGATGTGCAAAAAATTATCATAGAAAAGTGTTGTGATCAACTAACATTAGAACAACTTTCAGAAGTATTTAATTTTCATCCAGATGTTATAAAAGATTTTTATGATAAATCGAATAAGAAGAAAAGTCTTAAATTTGATGAAAAAAATGGATCTGTTTCTATGACACAGGCACAATCTATGAATGACGATGCAATAAAGCATGAAAATCATAGCATTTTTAATTCGCCTAAATACAAAGATTGCATTCACAGGACTGATCAATGATAACATTTGTAGAAGATGATTACATACAGCACCAAAACATTGTAAGTGCTCAATGGATAGCTGAATTAAGCGATGGAACTACAGTTTATCAAGATGATGGACATCCAGAAAGAAGCAATCAATCATCTTGGTTAAGACTTTCAATGTATTTAAAGCAAACTAGATTAAATATAGTTTCTTTAAAACTAAGATACAGATCAAATATAGCAGACACATTACCAAAAAATGCTGAAGGTTATTTTTTTTCTAATATGATGTACTCTGTATTTGGATCTCATAGTGGAAGCTGTTATGTAATTGGTTATAAAGATGGCAATATAATTAAAACAGAAGACTGGCTTGTGCCGAACTTGACTTTGTTAAAAACAGATCAAAGAGAACTTATATTTAATGATTTTTTAATAGTGAATAATCATGGAAGACCAATACAACAAGAGAACTGAAAAAAGATCATTTGAATCAAGATTTGGTGGCGGTTGGATTTCTGCTGCACAATATCTAGCAGAAACAATGTGTGCGAGAAACGCAAAGTTTAACCGCACAGAATTACCACCAAGATTTTGGAATGATAAACCTTGGAAAAGTTATTATCTTTATCAGATAAAGCTTGCTAATTCTTTGTTGAAGAACTACTCTCATCAAATAATTTTTCAGGCATTGAGAACGCCAAATGGCGTAAAAGTTATATCATTAAAATCTCCATACTTGAAAAGGGAAATACAATTCATAGAAAAGAAAAATAGCCAACAGCAAATAACCAAAACAGAAGCTTCTGAAATGGAACAGAAATCAACTTTTGTGCAAAAGAAATCTCTTAAAAGAAAGCTAGAGGAATTAGATGGCAAAGAAGAGTGAAAAAATAGATAGCAAAAGCGAAGACTATCTTGAAAGAGTAATGGCCGAAGTTAATAAGCAATATGCTGATGGAGTGGCTATTACTGCTGACAATTTATTAGATAATCCACCAGAAGTTGTTCCTGTAAGTCCTGCATTGGATTTAGGGCTACACGGAGGAATTCCAGAAGGTTCTTGGGTTACATGCAGTGGTCATCCAAAAACAGGCAAGACTCTAACCTCGTTATCTTTTGCTGCTGAATGTCAAAAACAAGGAAGGCATGTTTATTATTTAAATATTGAAGGCCGTTTAAAGTCCATGAACATTCATGGAATTGATGGTTTAGACCCAAAGAAATTAACTATATACCGTTCTGTTCCTGAGAAGATTCTTACGGCCAAAGATTATTTAAATCTTGCCATGAAAGCCATTCAGACACATCCAAGATCATTGATTATCATTGACTCTGTAAGTTCGCTTTGTGATGAACGAGAAATGGATGAAGGTATTGGTTATGAAAATCGTGGTTCTGGAAATAAAATGTTTGCTGGTTTTTGTAGACAGGCATCAAATTTAGTTCCGATTCAAAAAGTTATAGTCTGGTCTATTATGCACTTGACTCAAAACCAAGGTATGTTTGGTGGATTTATAGAAAAAGGATCAAGAGCATTGCAATATCAAGCAGATGTACAATTGAGGGTGAAATACGATAAAGCTTGGAATGTAAATCAAGAAGGCAAAGAAGTTCAAATTGGTCAGCAAGTACATTGGCTAATTGAATCTTGTGCTTTAGGATCTCCAGGCATGGAGATAGACAGTTATATTAGATATGGTGTTGGCATTGATAAAACATTTGAAATCATAAATTTAGGCATGGAACTTGGGCTTATAATCAAGTCTGGTGCTTGGATGAATATGGACTTCTTAAAAAGACATATTAAAGAAGATGAAATACCAAAAGTTCAAGGTGCTGAAAAACTTTACAAGTTGTTAAAAGAAAAGCCAGAGTGGCTATCTCTTTTGCAAAAAGAAATCAATGACATACTAAGACCATGAAAGTAATTGGACTAGATGGCAAAGAATATTCTTGGTCTATATGGGGAAAATCTTCTGATTCTCAGCAAAAATCTTCCTATCATTTAAAGGCAAGAGATTTGTTAAAAAAGCTTTTTCCTATAGATAGAATTTTAGAAGAAGTATATTTGCCGGGCTGTGATAGTTTATATGCCGACTTCTTTCTTCCTTTACGGAAGTTAATAGTTGAGGTTCATGGAGAACAACACTATAAATACATACCATTTTTTCATGGTAATAAATTAAACTTTGCTAAGTCTCAACTAAGAGATAGAAATAAAAAGCTTTTTTGTGAACAGAATGGAATTAAATATATAGATTTACCATACGAAGAGAGCGAAGATGAGTGGAGAAACAGAATTTTGGAACATAAACTGTAATAAAGAATTTTTTGATTCTTTGTATAATCCTTTTGAAGAATCTTTGGGTTTAAATTACACTCCAGACTCTCCAAATGAATGTATGAAATTATTAAACATACCTTTAGAAAAGTTAAGGGTTATGTCTTCTGAGCAGTGTGGCGAAGCAGCTTTGCTTTTGCACAATTTTTCTTTTAGACTTACAAAAGAAATCAGTTCTAAAAAAGCTTTATTGAATTATTATAAAGAATGTTTTTTTAAAACCATAGGCAAATATGTCGGTGAAATTAGATATTTATCTACAGAAGAAAGACTTGCAATAGCAGCTGATCAAGATGATTTTGCCAAGAAATTAAAATTTCAAATGGCCAAATTACAATATATTATTGATAGAGTAGAATATCTGCCGATGAAAGTTGATAAAGTTGCAGACATGTTTAACAGTTTACAAATAGCTAGGAGAAATAGAAATGACAATAATCGATCTTCTTAACAAGGCAATACAAGAACAAGACTTTATATATGTTGAACAAGCGTTATCAACATTAATCGGAACTAATGTTTCGGAAAAACCGGTAAAGAAAAAAACAGTAAAGAAAACTAAAGTTGAGTCGAATAAGAGTTCTGGAAGTGATTTTGTTAATAAATTTGTGGATGATTTAAGCATTCATCCAGAATTAATAAGCAAAACACCAAAGAAGATTAAAAAGCAGCACAGACCTGAATTTGTTCCAAATACTGTAGATGCTAGTTGCAGTAAATGTGGAGCAAAAGAAATTGTAGATAAAGATGAAATTAATTCTTTATCAAGGTTGGCCGAAGGTCAATACGCATTTACATGTGCTAAATGTCTTAAAAGGAATATATCAAGATGATGCATGATCCAGCAGCTGAAAGGGCGGTTTTATCTTCTTATTTTCAACATGGCAAAGATGCCTATATTGAATCTTGCGATATCATTGACGATGAATGTTTTTTAATAGACTCTAATAAAATAGTTTTTAAATGCTTAAAACATTATTATCAAGATGAAAATAGCAAAATAGATATTCCAACTTTTTTATCTATAGCCAATTCACTTGGTTATAAAGATTTTTTTGAATCTAAAGACGAAAAAAAGTATTTAAACAGTCTTACTATACTTCCTGTAGAATTAAAAAATACAAGAAAATTAGCTTCTAAATTAGCTAAGCTAAAAATAGCTAATAATCTTAAAAAAGAAATAGATATTGCAAGTACAGAATTACAAACTGTTACTGGCGATGAAACGCTTTCTTCAATACTTGGAATAGCAGAACAAAGAATATTTGAGTTTACGCTAAATCTTTCAAACTCTGAAGATTCTACGCCAAAAGTTATTGGCGATGGATTAGATGAATATGTTGAACACTTAGAAAATAACCCAATTACACAAATAGGTATACCAAGTGGTTTTCCTATATACGATCAATGTATTGGAGGTGGGTTCAGGCCAGGAAGCGTAAATGTTATAGGTGCTAGAATGAAGACAGGAAAATCATTCTTTGGAGATGCAGTTGCCTTAAATGTTGCAGATAAAAATATTCCTGTTTTAGTTTTAGATACAGAAATGTCAAATAAAGATCATTGGCATAGAATGCTGGCTTGCCTCTCTGGAGTTAAAATAAATGATATTGAAAGTGGTAAATATTCTCAAATAGCAGAATCTAAAAACAGAATTCATCAAGCAAAAGAAAAGCTAAAGTCTATTCCTTATTTTTACAAATCAATAGCTGGACAACCTTTTGAAGAAACATCTTCTATTATGAGAAGGTGGATAATGCAAAAAGTTGGTTTAGATGAAAATGGATTAGCAAAACCATGTTTAGTTATTTTTGATTACATTAAACTAATGAGCGATGATTCTATATCTAAAAACATAGCTGAATATCAAGCTTTAGGATTTTTGATGACTTCTTTGCATAACTTCTGTGTAAAATATGGAGTTCCATGTTTAGCTTTTACTCAATTAAATCGTGATGGTATAAACAGAGAAGATACCGATGTAGCTTCTGGATCAGACAGAATATTATGGTTATGTAGTAATTTTTCTATATATAAAAGAAAATCTGAGGAAGAATTAGCCGAAGAAGAAGCTGCTGTTAATGGCAAAAGGTATAATTTAAAACTCATACCAATTGTCAGTAGGCATGGCAGTGGATTATCGCAAGGCGATTATATTAATGTTTTGGCTGAGTATGAATTTGGCAGAATTAAAGAAGGCCCAACAAGAAACAACTTCCATTCTTTGAGAAATACAAATACTGGATTTACTGTTTCTGAAGAGGTATTAAGAAATGAACCAATTGACTTTTTTGGATCAGACGAAGATTAACTTCATATCTGAAAAGATTTTTGAAAATATTCAAGTCTTTTTAGAAATGTTTGATGTTAAATATAAGAATATTAATAATTATATTTCTGGTCCATGTCCAATACATGGCGGAGATAATCCTACTGCATTTTGTATGTATTTAGATGGAAACACATTAAAAGGTAATTGGTGTTGTTACACACATCATTGCGAAGAAGTTTTTAAACCAACTCCATTTGGTTTTATTCGTGGTGTTTTATCTAACAGAGAAAATAATTGGACTGGCCAAGCAAAAGATATCAAATACAGTTTTGGTAAAACATATGATTTTTGCCAATCTATTTTAAAAATAAATGAATCAGATATTCCAGAGCTTAGCGATATTGAAAAAAAGAAGTTTTGTAATGACATGAAAATTTTTGAAAAGAAAAAGAAGCATTTTAAAGGCTGGAATCTTCATAATGTAATTTCAAGTATGATAATTCCATCTCCATATTTTTTAAGTCGTGGATATAAACAAGAAACATTGGAACATTTTTCAGTAGGTGTTCCTAAGAATAATGATGGCATATTTAAAGATAGATCAATTGTTCCTGTAATAGATAGAGATGGAATACATGTTGTCGGTTTTACCGGCAGATCAAACTACGAGAAATGCGATAAATGCAATCAATATCATCAGGCTTCATGCAATTCTAAAAATCCTAAATATATATATTCAAAATGGGCAAATAACAGTGGTTTTGCAAAAGAAAGGTATTTATACAACTTACATAATGCTTTGAACGCAGCTAAGTTCAATAAAACGCTTATTATATGCGAAGGGCCAGGAGATGTTTGGTCTTTGCACGAAAAAGGTATAGAAAATGCGGTTGCTATCTTTGGTATATCTTTAACGGATTCTCAACAAATTATCCTAGAAACATGTGATATAACAAAGATTATCTTGTTGTTAGATAATGATGAAGCTGGTATAAATGCTAAACAAAAGATTAAGTCTTTGCTCAGTAGATTTTTTAATGTTACTATTCCTATTTATGAAGGCAAAGACCCTGGATCTACCACATCAGATTTAAGGAATATTTGTAATGTGTAAAATACTTGGAATAAGTGGCAAAAAAGGTGCTGGAAAAGATACTTTAGCTAATTCTTTTTATAATCATTGTAAATTTGTTTTGGGCAAAAAAGTTGAAATTATTCCTTTTGCTTCTGCTTTAAAAGAAACATGTTGTAATTTATTTAGCATAAAAAAACAAAATATCTATGGATCAGAAGAGGATAAAAACAAAAAAACTGCATATAAATGGTCTGATATGCCGGGATTTATTGCTAAAGATATGTATTTTAAGCTAGAAAAAAGTGGAATTTATCCAGAAGAATTAAATCTCTTTACAAGAGAAGATTCCGAAATGTCAGCTAGAGAATTTTTGCAATTTTTTGGAACAGAAGTTTGCAGAAAAATTAAAGATCAAGTTCATATACAATCTGTATTTAATAAAATAAATTCATCTAAGAAAGATTTTTTTATTATACCAGATGTTAGATTTGAAAACGAAGTTAAATCTATTCAACAAAACGGTGGCATAGTAGTTAGATTAAAAAGAGAAATATCAGAAGATAACCATTCTTCAGAAAAAGTCTTAGATACATTCAATGAATTTGATTTAGTTATAGACAATTCAAAGTTGAGTGTAGAAAAAGAACTTGCATTGCTTAATAAATTTTTAAGCAAAAAAGGTTGGTTTAAATGATAATAACTTATCTTAGGTCTTCTTCAGCTGGCTCATTTGAATGGTGTCAGCATAAATACTTTTTGACTTATTGTCTTGGATTTAAAGATGATTCAAACAAAAAAGCTGTTAAGGGTAATATAGTTCATAAAGCTTTAGAACTATTAGCCAATAAACAACTTTGTTTGCAAACTAAAACTAAAACTTTTTCTGATGATGAATTAAGTTTAGAGTTTGACACTTTGCAAATATGTCCAGAAAAAGCAATTAAATCAGCTTTTGAATTTTACAGTTTAAAAGAATCTTCTTTTGAATGGACCGAAAAAGATTATAAGGAATGCGATAAATGGATGTGGGATACTTTATTATTTAATGACGGAATGTTTTCCCCTCTTAAAAGAAATATAGTTGAGCCAGAAAAGTATTTTGATATAGAGGTTGATAAACCTTGGGCTAAATATGATTTTCGTTTAATGAATGGAGAAACCGTAACTGGTAATTTAAGATTAAAAGGTACGATGGATTTAATAACTAGAATAGATTCAAAAACAATAGAATATATAGATTGGAAAACCGGAGAGAGAAAAAACTGGTCAACAGGAAAAGAAAAAGGATACGAAGATCTTTTTGACGATTTTCAACTTCGTTTATATCACTATGCATTAAGTAAAGTTTATCCAAACGAAGAAACTATTATAGTTACAATCTTTTTTGTTAAGGCTGGAGGCCCATTCACTATATGTTTTCATAAAGAAGATTTAGAGCAAACCGAAGAAATGATTAGAAAAAAGTTTGAATCTATAAAAAGATGTAAAACCCCAGTTAGAATATTAGATATGGGTAGGGATAAATGGAAATGCGATAGATTATGTAAATTTTACAAAGACGATTTTGATAATACTGGAATATCAACTTGTCGAAAAATACACGAAGAAATCATTGAGTTAGGTCTTGAAAAAGTATATGCTAAGTATGCTGATTTTTCTGCTGTAAAACAATATGGTAGTGGTGGTGGTAAAACTAATAGGGAGTAATCATGAGCGAAGAAAAAATTAACAGCCTTGATAAATTATTAAGTCTTTTTTCAAAACAAGATGTAGAGATTGCATCTGAAAAAGAAACAGAAAAAAATGAAGTAGTCGTAAACGATAAGTCAATAGATAACACTCCTAGTCCAGAAATATTAGTTTTTAAAACATCTTTACTTGATTCGTTGGGTAAATTTCAAGGATTATTAAAGGGCGAAGATTGTGAACTTTATGTAAATGAAATTTTACAACCAGAAAATTTTGAATGGATTCCAAGAAATTTAGCAGAAAAAGACCCATCGTATAAACAAATCATTCCATATTGCGTAATTGTTTGTGCAAATAAAACATTTACATATTCACGCAATAAAAACGGAAATGAAAATAGATTACATGGAAAGAAGTCTTTAGGTGTTGGCGGTCACATTGAAAAAGAAGATTCTATAAATTCAGAAAATTTTTATGAAAATGCTGTTAAAAGAGAACTAAAAGAAGAAATTTCTTTAGATTTAGGGGCAATTAAATCGAATAAGATTATAGGCATCATTAATGATGACAGTAACGATGTAGGAAAAGTTCATTTTGGTATTGTTCACAAAATAACTGTTTCTACAACCCACTGCATAGAACAGATTGAAAATAAGTTAAGTGAAGCCGGATGGGAGTTTACTGGCTTTTTAAATAAAGGAATTGATCAATGGGAAAATTGGTCATTCTTTGTAATCTCTGAACTTTTAAGCGAATTAAAGAAAAAGTAAAAGTTTATTTATGGAAGTTTTATTAGAAAGTATGAAATGTCAAAGTGGATTCCTTTGCATGTACATTCACAATATTCTTTGCTCGATGGATTATCTTCTGCTGAAAAAATAGCAGATAGATTATCTGAACTAGAATTAAAGGCTTGTGCTTTAACAGATCATGGCACATTATCTGGTTTGATTTCTTTTTATAAGAAATTAAAATCTAAATCTATTAGTCCGATTCTTGGTTGCGAATTTTATATTTGCGAACAAGACCCAACTATTAAGAATGACGAGAATAAAAAACTCAGTCACTTATGTGTTCTTGCAAAGAAAGATGCTGGATGGTCAAGTTTAGTCAAAGCGAGTTCGGTATCTAACTCTGTTGATAACTTTTATAGAAAACCAAGACTTGATCTAAAAACATTGTCATCAATTGCAAATGGCAATTTTATAGTTTTTTCTGGGCATCCAGGGTCTGATCTTGGAAACTGTCTATTCACAGATTTAAATGAAGCTTATAGGGCAGAGACATACGAAATAGCGAAGTCTTTAGTTCATAAAGATTGGGAAAAAAGAGCAACTGATCTTGCATATAAATATGCAGATTTATTTGGTAAAGAAAATTTTTTCTTAGAAATACAACTTATAGATTCTGAAAATATTCCGGCAACAAAGATTATATCTAAAGCATTAAGGCATATTGCTAAAAAGCATGGTTTTAAAACTGTAGCAACTCCAGATGCTCATTATGCAAGAAAAGAAGATGCTATAGACCAAAGAGTATTATTAGCCTGTTCTATGAAGAAAACTTTAACGGAAATTAGAAACCATATAAACAACGATGAAGACTTTGGTTTTTCTGGATTTTTTAAATCAAACAATTATCATATTCCGTCTGTAGAAGAAATTTCTGCTTTAAATCAACCAGAAGAGTTAGAAGCCACTTTAGAAATATTTGAGAAGTGCAAAGATTACAATCTATTGCGTAATCCGATGCTTCCAAAAATTGCTGGAGAAACATCTTCTTCTGCTGAAATTAAGAGGCTTTGTAGAGAAGGTTGGAAAAAAAGATTCTCTTTCAAAAAAGAAGATTCAAGATTTAATCAATATGGTGATCGTGTTACCAAAGAGCTAGAAGTTATAACAGGTGCTGGGTTAGAAGATTATTTTTTAATTGTTTATGATTATTGTAATTGGGCAAAACAACAAGGCTGGTTAGTTGGAAAAGGTCGTGGTTCCGGTGCTGGATGTATGGTTAGTTATTTATTAGGAATAACAGAAATTAATCCAATTGAAAACGGATTGCTTTTTGAAAGATTTTATAACTCAGGTAGAAATGCACCAGGTCGTATATCATTGCCAGATATTGATTGTGATTTTCCAATATCGAAAAGAGAAGAAATTATAACTTATATCAAAAACAAATATGGTTCTGATAAAGTTTCTCAGATATCTGTATTTACTAGAATGCAGGGTCGTGGTGCTTTAAAAGATGTGTTAAGAATACACGCAGCTTGTTCTTTTGAAGAAAGTAATTTAATTACTAAACACATTCCAGATGAAGCTGAAATATCAGAAGAATTACAAGAAATGCGTGATGAAGGACAAGAACCATCAATTATTAAGTGGGCTTTAGAAAATTGCCAAAAAGAACTTGAACCTTATTGCAAATTAAAAGATGATGGCAAACTTGAAGGCGAATATGCAAAGTTTTTTGCTCAAGCCATAAGAATGGAAGGCACAAAAAGATCTCAAAGCAAACATGCTGCTGGAATAGTCATAGCTTCTCAGAATTTACAAGATATATGTCCTATGATTTATGATAAAACATCTCATGAAAGCATAGCTGGTCTTGAAATGTCAGACTTAGAATCTATTGGACTTGTTAAGTTTGATATACTTGGAGTAGCTGTTTTGGACAAACTTATGGGAGTTCAAAAGCTTCTTGCTGGAGAAGATTTATGAAAAAGAAAGAAGACTTATTGGAAGAAATCAAAGCACTGGAAGAAATGCTTGAGTCAAAAGATGTAATAATAAAAGAATCAATTAATATTATGAAAGCTTTGGTTTTCAAATTTGGCGGTAAAGTTCTGTTAAAACCTGAGTTTATTCAAGCAGCAAAAAGTAAGGATAATTATGTAGATATAAAATATGACGAATCTGGGCGTTTGAAACTTGAAGTTAAAGAAGTAGATGAATTAAGAAAGTAGGAACATTGTGAATAATTCGACTATATTAGTTTTTGATTTTGAAACTGGTAGTGTCAATCCAGAAACTTGTGAAGTTATTCAAGTAGCTGCTATGGCACTGCATCCAAGAAGTCTTGCTGAGTTAGGGCAATACACAAGTCTAATTAAGCCAAGAGACTTTTCTAAGCTTGAAAAAGAAGCTTTAGAAATTAATAAAAAGAGCATAGAAGAACTTGAAAAAGCACCAGATTTATCTATTGTTTGGAAATCTTTTACATCTTTTATTAAAAAATATAACCCAAAACCTGGCAATACATTTTTTGCACCTATTGCTGCCGGAAAAAACATAAGACACTTTGACATGATTATCATTAATCGTTTAGCTAGAGAATTTGGCGATTGTGATAAATATGGAAAACAAAACTTATTTAATAAAAGAAGCGTTTTTGATTTGGATGATTTTGTTTTTTATTGGTTTGATAATTCAAATGAGTTGCGTGATCACAAGATGGACACTCTTAGAGAGTATTTTGGTATGTCTACTGAGAATGCACATGATGCTTTAGTAGATGTTAAGCAAACAGCAACGCTATTGAAAAACTTTATACAGCTTCATAGAAAAGTAGCTGCCAAAGTTAATTTTAAAAACTCATTAAGTGATAACATAGAAAGAACTAAGGGTTTCTCTGCTTAAAGGATATTTATGGAAGATTTTTATAAATTTGATTGTGGCTGTAAATGGCCAATACTTAAAAATTCTGAAAACGGCAAGATGCCAAAATTAAAAATAGATTTACAAAATCTACCAGATTGTGATTTAGCTTGGAAAATTTTTGCTAATGGTGACACAAAAGGCATTTTTCAATTAGAATCCCATCTTGGTAAACAATGGTCTAAAAAACTAAGACCCAAAAATATGGAGCATCTTTCTGCTCTTGGAGCACTTTTAAGGCCAGGTTGCCTTCGAGCATTAGACGAAGAAGGCGTTTCAATGACGGAGCATTATTGCAAAAGAGTAAATGGTTTTGAAAAAGTTCCAAGTTATCATGCGTCAGTAGATAATATCTTAAAACCTACATATGGTGCTTTAGTTTTTCAAGAACAGGCAATGCAAATTGCACAAGCTGTTGCAGGATTTAATCTGCAAGAGGCTGATGTTTTAAGAAAAGCAATTGGCAAGAAGAATACTCAAGAAATGGCCAATTGCAAAAAAATGTTTATTGATGGTGCTAAAAAAGCAGCTGTTATCTCTGATGAACAAGCAGAGGAATTATTCGGTTGGATTCAAGCAAGCCAAAGATATTCGTTCAACAAAAGTCACAGTTCAGCGTACGGATATACAGGATATGACACGGCTTATTTAAAAAGTCATTTTCCAGTATATTTCTTTACGAGTTGGCTTTATTACGCAAAAGACAAAGCTGATAGTTCACAAGAAGTTGCAGATCTTATAGACAATGCAAAACTTTATAACATAAATGTATATCCACCAGACATTAGGATGTTAAAGTCTAATTTTTATACTGACGGTGAATCTATATGGTTTGGCCTATCTGATATTAAAGGTATAGGTACATCACAAATCAATAAACTTATTAACTGCTTTAACTCTCAGTCAGAAAAGATTGATAGTTGGATAAAATTTTTAATAAATTGTTCTGATTCTATTTCTTCTACATCAGTATCTAAAATAATAGCAGTAGGCGGTTTTGATTGGACTGGTGAATACAGGCAAAAGTTAATAGCAGAATTAGAAACATGGAATCAATTAACTCAAAAAGAAAAAGAATGGATTAGAGAAAATTGCAAAGATTATAAAAATATAAAAGACTGTATACTTCTTCTTGCTAAACCGAAAAAAGAAGGTGGTGGTTGCAGTAATAAAAATCGTGTTTCATTAGTTAACGATTTGTATAATATGTTAGAAAATCCACCAACTACTTATAATGATCCAGTCACTTGGAAAGTATGGGCAGAAAGAGAAAGTTTAGGCATAGCTCTGTCCTGTTCATTAACCGATGGTTCAGATAATCAATCTGCAAATACAACATGTAAGGAATTTTATTTTGGAAAAACTGGATTTATGGTATTGTCAGTTGAAATATTAGATGTTAAAGAAATAATTACTAAAAAAGGAAAAGATCCCGGTAGAAAAATGGCTAGATTAACAGTTTCTGATTCTAGCTGTAAAATAGATAATGCGATTATCTTTCCAGATGCTTATGAGCTATTTGTAGACAAAATTTTTGTAGGAAACACTGTTTTAATTCGTGTCGAGCGTGACAGAAAAACAGATGCTATGGTTCTCAAAGATATTAACCAACTGTAAGGAGTTTTTTAAATGAATGAGTGTATCTTTTTGGGTAATTTCGTTCGTGATCCAAGGCTTGTACAAACAAGTAATGGAGAAACGGTAGTTAATTTTACATTAGCTGTTAATCCTCCTTATAAGCGTGAAAAGGGAGATAAAAAGGGAACTGCATATATTGATTGTGAAGCATGGGAAAAAACAGCCGAATTAATTAATAAAAATTTTTCTAAAGGTTCAAGAATTTTAGTACAGACATTTGCTAAGAGTGATTCTTGGAAAGATGAAACAACTGGAGCTAAAAGGAATAGAATTAAGTTTGTAGTAACAAGATTCCATTGGCCAGCACCAACAAGTCGTCAAGAACGAGAAGAAAAAGAAGAAGATGTTTTAGCAGAAACTAATTGGTATCCTGTTTAAAATGAAAAAACATAAATTACTCCTTGTCAATGATAGCACATCCTTATCAACAGGATATTCTGTCTATGGCAAGGAGATTTTTTATAGACTTTTAAAAACTGATCAATTTGAATTAGCAGAACTTTCTAGTTATACAGATTCTATTGATCAATCTATACCTTGGAAAATATATCCAGCTGTTCCAGCTAATTTAGCAGATGAACAATTAAAAGATTTTATATCAGATCATGAAAATTCATTTGGAAAATATGTTTTTGAAAATGTTCTTCTTGATTTTAAGCCAGATACAGTAATATCTTTCCGTGATCCTTGGATGGATTCTTTTATATCAAATTCTCCATTGAGATCATACTATAACTGGATATATATGCCTCCAGTAGATGGAGTTGGACAAACAAAAGAATGGATTTCTTTATATTCTTGTGCAGACTATATTTTAACATATTCAAAATGGGCCAAAAACCTGTTGTCAAGTTATCCAAATATAAATGTTAATGCTATAGCACCACCTTCAGCAGATAATTGTTTTGTTCCTTTAGAAGATAAAAAACAGTTAAAAGTTGAATTTGGCATACCAGAAAATGCATTTATTATTGGCTCTGTAATGAGAAATCAAAAAAGAAAACTTTTCCCAGATTTGATATTCTCATTTGCTAAACTGATAAGTTTATTGCCAATAGAAGTTTCTTCAAAAACATTTTTATACTTACATACTTCATATCCAGATCTTGGATGGGATATACCAAGATTATTAATAGAGTCTGGAGTATCTAATAAAATTTTATTTACATACACATGTGATAGTTGTGGTTGCAATTTTCCATCTGTGTGGAAAGGAAACTGCATTTACTGCATTCAATGTAGAAATCAAAGTTGTTTTACAGCAGGAACAAAAAATGGTGTTTCAAAAGAACAGATGGCAAAAATTTATGGAATATTTGATTGTTTAGTTCAATATTCAATATGCGAAGGTTTTGGAATGCCACAAGTTGAAGCTGCTTATTGTGGAGTTCCAGTATTTTCAGTTAATTATTCTGCTATGCAAGATATGCCAGAAACAATATTAGCTACTCCAATTAATTTTTCGCTTCAGATAGAATCCGAAACTCATAGAGGAATTGCAAATCCAGATAAAAACGATTTAATCAATAAGCTTAAGGAACTAATATTAACTCCAGAATTTATTAGAGAAAATAAAAAATACGAAATAGCTTCTTTGGCCAGAGAATCATATGACTATAATGTTTCTGCGAATACTTGGATCAATGCTATATTTTCATTAAAATCTGCTAAATCTTGGAATTCAGAACAGATTATTCTTAATGAAGAAAAATTTGATTATACAAATTTAAATGACGGCGAGTTTTTAGAAAAAGCATTTGAAAAAATTATTAAAATAAAAAACAAAAATATTTATCAAGTAAAAGGATCTTTCAAAAAAAGACTGTTTAATAAATTTGAAAAAAATAGAACTGAAACTACCAGAGAAAGCATAATTACAACTTTAAATAATATAAGAAAATCTATAAATCATTGGGAAGAAAAGAGAGTTTCTAAATGAATTTACTGTATATAAGTGATTATAGATCATTTAGTGGTTATGGAAAAGCTGCAATAGAATATATCAGAAGTTTATCGACAACTGAATTCAATGTATTTTGTCGCCCATTAATATTCAACGCAATTGATTTAACAGAAATACCAGAAGATATAAAAAAAATAGAAGATAAAGAACCAAAAAACATAGATGTTGTTATTCAACACACAATACCCGCTCATATGCAGTATGCATCAAAATATTGCAATATAGGAATGTTTGCTTGGGAAACAGATAGTTTTGTGTGTTCTGGATGGAAAGATAATTTAAATTCAATGGATTCGGTATTTGTTTTTAACAGGCAAATGGTTGATGCGTGTAAAAAAAGTGGCGTTACCAAAGAATTAAAAGTAATTCCACATGCAACAAATACAGATAAATATTTTAAAAAATATAAAATCCCTAATTTTATGTCTGAAATAAAAACAAATGACAAATTTATTTTTTATACAATAGGAGAATTTAATAAAAGAAAAAACATGGCATCTCTTTTAATGTCATATTTTTTAGAGTTTGGCAAAGACGAAAATGTATGCTTACTAATAAAGTCTAATTGTTCTCAGGAAGAATTTTTTACTTTTTGTGATCAAATTTCAAATTCTTTAAAATGTAAATACATACCAGAAGTTATTTTAATAAATGAAAAAATATCAGAAGATGAAATATGTTCAATACACTATTATTCAGATTGTTTTGTTCAAACATCGCATGGAGAAGCATGGTCTATTCCAGCTTTTGAAGCTATGTGTTTTGGAAAAACCCCAATCGTACCGGCTTCTTCGGGGTATTTAGATTATATGGATGATAGTTGTGGTTGGTTTATACCAGTAACAGAATCGCAAGTATTTTCTATGTTTAAGGATAGTCCTGGATTATATAGAGGGGATGAAATTTGGTGGCAAGTTGATATTTCAAAAACTAGACAACTAATGAGAGAGGCTTACTCAAATGAAAAAATCAGATTACAAAAAAGCGAAAATGGTATAGAAAAGTCTTTTAGTTTTTCCCATGCCGAAATAGGCAAATTACTCTCAGAGAATATAAAATGGGCAATCGAAAGAAAATCGTTAAGTGGAAAGACTTTGTAAATCAAGAGGAAAAAGAAAAACAAAAAGAAGAAAACTGGAAAGAAGAAAGAAACAAGGATGTTGCAAATAAAAAAAGAATAAAGCCAAAAACACCAAATCAAAGCATATTTTTTGATGCTATAAATCAATCTACTCTAACAATTTGTACAGGGCCAGCCGGAACTGGAAAAAGTTATCTATCTTGTGGTGTTGCTATCGGTTATTTGCTGGATGGTAAAATAGATAAAATTATCGTAAGCAGACCAATAGTAGAATGCGGTGATGGACTAGGTTATTTACCTGGTGATATTGAGCAAAAAACAGATCCTTTTATGGTTCCTATATTTGATTCTTTTTCTGACTTTATAAGTAAAGCAGAAATTAAAAAGTTAAAAGATGCTGGTGCTATAGAAGTTTGTCCATTAGAAACAATGAGAGGTAGAACTTTCCATAATTCTTTTATAATTTTAGACGAAGCTCAAAACGCCACTAAGAAACAAGTAAAAATGTTTTTAACTAGACTTGGTTTAAATTCTAAAATGATTGTTTGTGGTGATAAAAGCCAAAGCGATTTACCTCATGCCGATGGAAATCCACTAGATTGGATTATTAAAAAACTAGAGCATCCAGAAATATCTAAAGTATATTTAACATCAGAGGATGTTCAAAGACACGGACTTGTAAGATATATCGTAGAAAAAATTGGAGAATGATTTGATTTAGATAAGACACTTGCTACAATATTTTAATTGTAGGAGTTCTTATGCCAAATCAAATTAATAGTATATTATGGAAGTTGAGAGAAAATAAGAAAACTCTCAATATTGTTACTGAATTTTATGACGAAAAAACATTATTTGATTTATCTAAAACTAATCATAATTTTTTTATACTTCCAAAAAATAATCAAAATGGATGGAATAATTTTTTCAGAAAAAAACCAGATAATATATCAGTATTAAAGAATTACGAAGAATGTTTTTTTAGTTTATCTGAATATGCTTTTGATGTTTTTTTGTCATTTACTGGAAAATGGGATTATTTATCACTGCATTTTGGAATACCAAAAATAAAACCTTTGAAAACAATTGGAATAGATGAAGATCTTTTTTTGCCAAATGAGATTAAGAGTGAAGTGTTTTTATATGTAAATGGTAGTTCAAAAATAAATTTAGAAGATGTAAGATATATAACAAAAGGATTAAACTTTGTTAGTTTAGATGATAATAATAGAAGAAAATTTGAAGACTTATTAAATTTGTATAAGTCATCAATGGTTTATATAAATTTTTCAAAAACAAACAAACTTTCTCAATCAATGTTAGAAGCTATGTCCTGTGCTTGTTGTCCATTAGCATTTGATAGCGAAGAAAATAGGAAAATAATAAAACATGGAGAAAATGGGTTTTTGTTTAACAGTAAAGAAGAAGCTAGGGTTATATGCGAAAAGTTACTTGTTTCAAAAGATTTTTTGAAATCTATATGTAATAATGCAAGAAAAACAATAGTTGAAAAATTTTCATTTTCATCTTTTATAAACGAATGGAATGATCATATTAAAAATTCATTGAATTTAAAATGGTGGGAAACTATATGAAATTAAACTTGCTTATAAATCAAAAACATTTAGCTAAAGATGGATATTTAAATATAGATCCAACTGCTTTACCAGAAGAAGCACCTTTAATAGTTGAAGGTAATCCAACCATTTTAGAAAAACATGTTGAAGATGGAGAAGCAGAAGAAATTATAGCAATAAATGTTATTGATTATGTAGCTCATACAAAAGTATTTGATGTTTTGAAACAGTGGGCAGGAAAACTTGGTCATAAAGGTAAATTAATTGTAGGATTTACAGATATATTTTCTGTTTCTAGAAGATTTTATATAGGACAAATTGACAAAAAAGAAATCGCAAATATTCTATATGGAAAATGTTTAGAGGGTTGGGATGTTAAAAAAGCATGTCTATCTATAGATGATATGAAACAAAAATTTTTAGAATGTGGATTAACTATTAAAAACATTAAATTTTTAGAACATTTTATTGTTATAGAAGGAGAAAGACCTTGAGCGAAAATGACAAATTCATGGATACAGCTTGTAAATACTGTATCTTTTCAGAAAAACAAGGTAATTTACAAACAGGTTGTAAATATGGAAATTTAGAAAAATTTAAAAATGCCGGTTGTGAAATTATAGAAGCTGAAGATCAAGATGAACAGTTTTTTGTCATTAAAAATAGATTATGTATGGCTTTAAGAAGAAGTCCGTGGGGTGAATCTTTATCGGATGAAGAAAAGATAAACAAAGTTAGAAAAGATATAACTACCAGAATAACATGCATTTTGGTAGTTAAAGAAACAGAAAACAACATTGAAAACATTGTTAAAACTTTTAAATCTGCTATAGCACAAAAGATAAAGTTTCAAAATATACATTTTATTTTGGAAAAAAAATCTAGTATTAAAATTGGCTCATTAATGAATGCTATTAAACCTATTGAGTGCGATATTCAATGGTTTGTTAAACAAATGGTTCATGACGACTTTTCTTTTAAGGATGGAATAGATGAAATAGTTGAAAAAGAAAAGAGCGTATTTTCTGCTATATTCTTTTCTGGTTTTTCTATTCCAGAAGATTTTGTTCAATCTATAGATAAAAGCATTAATGATGATTTAAACAGATTTATTATGCTTAAACCATACAAAGAAAATGGGTTAGTTTTTCAAAACAAATCTTTTAAAATCTTTGGTGGAAACAAAGACGCTATTAATGAAGAATTAAAAGTTAATTTTTCTTCGATTTTAGAAAAAGTTGATTTTATAGCAAAAGATCAAAATTTAACCAATTTGATTGGAGACATAGAATCAATATGTCATTCGATAAAACAAGCGTAGGTATATTTGTGTGTTTGGAAGAACGATCTTTATTTATAAAAGATTTTATCAAAAGTTTGTCTCTAGCAGCAAATGATAACACTCATTTGCACATTGTAGATATAGATTCATCTTCTGATATAGATGAAAATATATTAGAGATGATTGGAGATATTCAATTTGAAGATACTAAAGAAGAATTTGTTTCATCGAAAGGTAAGCATGGAAAATTAAATATAACTTTAACAAAGATGTGCAAGCGTAAAAAAGATATAGTTAAAAATTATTATTTTTACGAATACATGACTAACTATGATTTAATAGGATTTTTTGAATCAAATGTAGTTTTTTACCCAGAAATATTAAAAAAGGCAGCTTCTTTATTAAATAATGACAGCTTTATTTTTGGTTCTTGTTATTTTGATAATGATGTTTTAACTAAAAGTAATTTCAGGTATACAAATTATCAAAAGTCTTTTACAGTAGACACTTGTATCAATACGAATTTTTTTATAAATAAACTAGCAGCAGAAAGTATAAAGCCAGTTGAGTTTTTTCAAAAACAAAAGAACCCAATTTCAATAATCGGCGAAAACTTTCTTTGCTATAAATTTTATGAAAAAGGCTTTATGGTAAAAGAACAATGAGTATATGCGTTATAATACCAGCTGCCGGTATAGGCAAGCGTATGAAATCTCATGGTCCAAAAGCCAATATTCAAATAGATAAAAATAATACTGTAATAGATAGAATATTTTCTATTGTTAAAAGAAATTTTGAAAAAACAGAAAACATTGTTGTTGTTGGTTTTCAAAAAGAAAAATTAAATTTTAAAAATCAATCTGCAAAAATAGTATTTAATGAAAATTTTGAAAATACTAATGTATCTAAATCAATTAATTTGGGAATATCTAATTCAAAAAGCAAAGATTGTTTGATTATATATGGCGATATAGTGTTCGATAAAAATATATTTAAAAACTTTGATTCATCAACAAGTTGTATTTGGGTTGAAAAAAGCGAAAAAAGAAGTTCTGAGGTTGGAATAAATTTTGAAAATGGTATTGTTGAACACTTTAGTTATGGAGTTTATCCAAAGTGGGCACACATAGTTTTTCTAAAAGAAAAAGACAAAGACATTTTTTTAAACATATCTAATAATGAAAAGACAAACAAATGGTTTGGTTTTGAGATTTTAAATAAGATGATAGATATGGGAGTTAAGTTTTCAATAAAAACAATAGAAGAAGTTGTTGAAATAGATACATATTTAGATATAAACAAAGCAAAAAAGTTTGTGAGGAAAAATGAAAATACTTTGCAAGCAAGATAATGGCAAGTTTTATAGAAAATTATCGGCTTTTGGAAAAATATTTTCCGATGTTGGTCATGAATTTGTTTTTTGGAATAATGAAAACAAGTCATCGTTTGACGCTTTTTATGAACAAAAACCAGATATATTTATTGCTGCTACATCGAGCATAGATGAGTCATTGATTAAATGTATCAAAAAATATAGTGAAACAAAAATTATATTAGTTGGTTCTTTTATTTATAGAGATATTAAACATAAAAAATTTGCTACTGATAAAGAAATAGAACTAATTAAAAAACTAAAAGAAGAAACTGGCAAACCAGACATATTAATCGGAAATTGCACAGAAAAAACAATTTTCTGCATAAAAGAGTGGGAAAAGATTGGGTGTAAAATATTAGCTTCTCCATCAGCAGCCGATTTATATACTTCTATATATCCAAAAAAAGATGAAAAATTTATTTCTGATATAAATTTTGTTGGTAATTTTACTGATTATAATTCAAAAAACTTAGAGAACATACTATACCCTTTGATAAATGATCCTAATTTAAGCGTTAAGATTTTTGGTAGAAAAGAGTGGCCAATAATTAATTATCTTGGTTTTATAAACAACAACTTTTTAAAAAATGTAATCTGTTCTGCAAAAATATGCCCAGTTATTTCTAGTTTGCATACTCAAGAATTTGGTTTTGATTGTCCTCAGTTTTTATTTGATGTTCTATCTTCTCACGGTTTTGCTGCTTGTGATTTTTCTGAAGATGCTAATTTTTTGTTAAAAGACTATGTTGTTTTTGCTAAAAACACACAAGATCAACTTGAATATATTTATGACTATTTAAACAAAGATGATCAAAGAGTAGAAATTTCTAACAATGCTTATAATTTTATTATGAATAATCATACATATCATCATCGTTTGATAGACATTTTAAAAGAAATTGATTTATCGGAAGTGGCAACAAGCGTAAATGATAAATTATTAAAGAGGAGAATTGCTTGATGTCTGTTTCTATATTATTAATTCCAGACAATAATAAAAAAAATTTAAAAAGATCTTTATATCATATATCTAGATTTACTAATGAATTAATAAAGCAAGGTAATAAATTTGAACTGGTTGTGGTTGATGATGGAACATGTGATATAAATGAAGAAGTTGAAGCTTTTTCTATTACATATTTTTGGAAAACGATTAGACCTCATTATAATTCATTAGAAAAAATTGGAATAAATAAGTTATATAATTTTCATTTGTATTCTGAATCTATAGGTTTTGAACATTGTTCATATGAAAAAATAATTAAAATTTCTGCAAGCACAATACCTTTTCAAGATACTTTAAAAAAACTATACGATTCAAGCTTAATTGATGGATGGAACTTAATAAATGTATATGGTATAGACCAGAGTATAGAAGATAGAATAGATTTATATGGAGTATTCTTTCCAAAAGAAACTATGGAATTAAGTTTTTCCAATCCTATACAAACATCTTCATATACAAAATATGAAAGACCAATATTTGGAATTACTAATAAGAAATCGTATTGGTCTAATAATTTTAACTACATAGAAAATAGCTATGCTCTTTCCTCTGTCGATTATTTTTTAAATGAAGAGAAAGAAATTAATTTAGATAAGTTTTCTATTTTAAAAAAAGACATAGAAGTATTTAGCAATATTATATGATTATAACAAGAACTCCATTATCAATAAAAATATTAGGTTTTTTCACAGACCATAAAAATTGGTATGAAGAAAATAGTGGATCAACTATAGGTTTATGTTTAAACAAATATGTATATGTTTTAGGAAGATTTTTTAATAATTATGAAAAAAAGCAAGAAGATAACTGCGAATACATCAAGGCGGTCAAAGCTTATTTAAAAATTATAAAAATAAGTTCAGAAGATATAAACATAGAATACTTTTGCGACTTGCCAAATAATTCAGGCTTATGTTTTAAACAGTCTTTAATTATTGGAATTTTAAAAACAATACTATGTCTTAAAAAGATTTACTTTTCTAATAAACAATTATCGTTAACCTGTAATGATATAATTATAAATTATTTAAAAGAAGAATGTTTTATTTCGGATTCATTTTTTTGTACAAATGGTGGTTTAAATTATTCCAAAATAGATAAATTTGGTAATGTTTTATTAGCTGCCATTAAAGTAAACAAAGACCAAATTCAAGCTTTAATAAATCGCATAGGATTGTTTTATTTGGGCGATTTTCAAATAAAGCACGAAATACCAAATAAACAAAAAAACAAAGAGATATGGTCAATTTTTAAGCATTGTGACGATGGCATATCAAATCTTTGTAATCAAATTGATATAAAATCTTTAATAAACAATATTTCTTATTCGGCAAAAATAAAGAATACATCTTTCATATTACAAAAAGATTCAATTCATGATGAATTTGCAAATAAATGCACTTTTTCTAAAGTATCTACTTATGATATAGATAGTGATGGAAAATTTGGGCTAATATATAACTCAGATGAAATAAAATCAAATAATTTAAATTTATTAAATTGTTTTAATAAAATTGATTTTTCTTTAGATTTTTTTGGGAGTTCAATAATTTTATGCGAATAGGTTTTGCAATAGAAAATGATTGTAATTCACAATTAATACATTCTATTTTTGAACAAACTAAATATTTTATAGGAGATGTAATACTTTTTTGCGAAAACAAAAGCAAGCCATTGTTAAATTATAACTTATCAACTTTTTCTATAGATGATTCTTTTTACTTCATAAATTCTCCATTAGTTGCTACTAATATTAAAACTGCTAATAGTATTTTAACGAATGGTTCTAATTCCAAAAAATACCTCTATCTTTATGACTTAGAATGGTATAAAAAAATAAATTCTTTGAGCTATGATTATTTTGAATCTATTTATAGAAATAGTAAAATCGATATTATTGTTGAAAATGAAGAATATGCAAAATTATTTTACAAGTGCTGGAATAGAGAACCTTGTTCTATCATACCAAATTTTGACTTAAACAAACTTTATAGGTTGTACTATGGACACACAAAAAATAATTAATTGTTACTTAAAAGAAAATATGTCCACCTATGAAATAGCTAGGAAATTTAAAACCTATCCTAATAAAATTAGGCGTGAGTTAATTAAAAATGGAATTGAAATTAGAGATCATTCAGAAGCACAAGCTAAAGCTTTGCAGACTGGAATTGCCAAACATCCAACAAAAGGTAAAAAAATTAAGCAGGAAACAAAAGAAAAAATTGGCGAATCTATGATGAACTCTTGGAAAAATATGGATTCAAAAGAAAGAAAAAGGCGGTCTGAAATATCCAGAAAAAATTGGGAGGCAATGCCAGAGTCAAAGATAGAAGACATGAGATATGAAAGTTCTTTAGCTATTAGAAAAGCTTCCATTGAAGGAAGCAAAATGGAAAAATACTTAATGTCTGGCCTAATACAGTTAGGTTATTCAACATCGATGCACTATCTTTTTGCAGAAAAACAGCATGTTGATTTATTTGTGTCTTTAAAGCTAAAACATTTTAAGGGAATAGCCATAGAAGTTGATGGGCCAACTCATTTTAAGCCAATTTGGGGAAAAGAGCATTTAAGTAAGCAACAAAAAAGTGATAATAAAAAAACCGGCCTTTTATTATCTAATGGGTTCGTTTTAATTAGAGTGATTACAAAAGGTGAAGATTCTGATATTCGCATGAAAAAAACCTTGATCAAGATAGATGAGACGATACAATTACTGAAGTCAGGAAGCAAAGAAAACTATTTTGAAATTTTTACTGAGGAGTTTTAATGTCTGAAAACGAAAAGCCAAGTTTTAATTCTCCAGAGTGGAACGACTATGTTCTATCTTTATTCACTAACGAAGAATTAGTTGATGGAAATCCTACTGTAGATGGATTACGAAGAGTAACTGAATTAGTATTAGGCAAGATAGTCAGTACTAGGGTTGATATAATTCAATCGCCAACCATGTCAAATGGCTATTGCTGTGTTTTAAAGTATAAAATAAAAATTATTACTGAAGACGAAGAAAAAAATATATTGTCTTATGAAGCTGCTGCTGATTGTAGTGCGTCAAATTGTGATGCTAGATTTGCAGTATTCGCTACAGCTGTGGCAGAAACAAGGGCTGAAGGAAGAGTTTTAAGAAAAGCTCTTAGACTTAGAAAAGTCATTGCAGCTGAAGAAGCTGCTGCCGTTCCTCATGAAGATTCACTTTCTGATGGAAAAATTACTCCTACTCAGATAAAATTTATTGAGGTGCTTTGTCAGAGGAATGATATTAATATTGTTAAGTATCTTTCTGCTGCAAAAGACTTTAAATTTACTGGACGATTAGAAGACATTCCTTATAAGAGTGCTGTAACTGTTATAGCACACTTAAGCGAAATGCAGAGGAATAACGCTTCTATCTCCCCCAAGTTCAAGGGTTTTGAACAAGAATGGAGAAAATGATGAAGGCTAATGTAAAAGTGCATTTTGGCACAATTGAAATTGATGGAGATAGCGTAAAAGATATCTTCAGGGAAATGGCAAATGTCCATGAAATTTTCAATGAATCAAAATGTGGTTGTTGCGGTGGAACTGATATCAGGCCAAGTACTAGAAATGTAGAAAAGAACAAGAAAAATTATGAATACTTTGAATTTGTATGCAACAATCCAAAGTGTAGGGCGAGATTAAACTTTGGCCAGCGTCAGGACGGCGGTGGCTTATTCCCAATTAGGCGATTAGATGAAAATGGAAAACCAGATCGTGAAAATGGACAATATGGGCCTCATAATGGATGGTCAAAATATCGTGGAGAAGCAAAAGAAGAGTGATTTTATATCAACTATTTTGCTAACTAATAGCTATATTGCCGATAGGCTTAAAGCTATGACTGTGGATGATTTAAAAGGGGAGATTGAATGGTTTGAAAAAACCGATCTCCCCTTCTCATCTGATATGAAATTGCTATTTGAAAATGAACTTAACAGCAGGATTATAGATACTCAAGGCTTACATAAAGCCCATACTGAGTCTTAGATCCAATTCCGGTTGGAGAAGCACTTAAAGCAACATACCAATCGTGTCTTGTTCCAGATCCAGTAGTATTTCCAACTGGATTTAAACCACTAGTTCCTGGATTATTACGCAAAGGTAAATATGTTCCAGTTTCAGTAACATTTGTCCAAGAACCAGATCCAGATCCAGAAACAGATTGGAATGGACTTGGATGAACTACTTCATAAGCAAATGTGCTAACACCGCTGGCTTTATTTGCAATACTATTACGATCATAAATAATAACTTTAGCGTTCTGTGTGCGAACAGATGTAGTTGGATGAGTAAATCTAATATTTAATGTAGATAAATAATTTGGTATTCCAGTGACTGGAATAGATGTCGAGCTTCCTGGTGTTTCCTGACCCAAAATAGCAGATCCAGCTGCTGTCCATTTAACATTTCTAGCTTCATGACCTTGGGTAACACCAGAGCTATCAGTTACAAATGTTCTTTCCTGAAAACTATTTACTTGAACAGATGTACCAAAGCCATTTCCATAAAATCCAAGACCACTACCAACAGCAGCATTTATGTTAAAATCACCACTAATATCTGGAACACTAGTGCCTGGATTAACATAAAACGATATGCTTGGAGTACTCATTATATTTCTCTCCTATTATTCATTAATAATTACACCATTTTTGAATCTTCAAACCTTTGAATAGCCTCTAAAAGTTCATGTGAATACATTTCTTTTGCAAAATGTTCAATTATTTCGCCACAATCTAATCCTAACTCATTCCATCCTATTAAATAATTAACAACTCTGTCAATAAGGTTTAATTTATAAGGAACTCCATTTGGGCGACCAAATCTATGTAACCACATTAAAAATGGTAAACATAAGGTTCTACCACCTCTTTGTCTTACTTTTTCTTGAATATAACCTTCTTCCGCACCAAAACCCTTAAACTTTCGATTAAAACCTGGCCAAGACGACTTTTTCATGCAAAACAAACCCATGCCTTGCATTGGTATGTCAAACGGCTGTCCTGATTGTACTTTAGGATCTGTTCCCCAAACGCCATACATATGACCAGACCAAACTGGATTAAAATGAGTGGCTAAATTGTCCATATCATCATAAATAAGTGGACCTTGTAGCAAATCTTTATCTGGCCTGTTTATTGCAATATAGTCTTTTAAATTTCTTATAGCGTTTGGATATAGTAAAATATGCGAATCTATACATAAAACATATTCTTTAGTGGCTCGTTCAAAAACAAAATTTTTAGCTTCTGATGGAGTGTGAGCAGCAGACGGTTCATGGTAATACTTTACACGCATAGAATTGCAAGTTTCTTCAAGTGTTTTACAACCTCTTTCTTCAGTATCTATAATTAAGATTTCACAATCTGATATGTCTTGATACATACGCAGTGCTTGAGTTGTAAAATAACAACCATCAAAATCTTTATATGTAGGAAGACCGATTGTTAACATTTTATATAAACTCATCTAAATAAAATTTTATCTCTTCATAACCATTTGCTTGATGTTCTACTATGCCATCAAAATCAAATGTCATTGTAACAGCATTATTTAATGACACTATACATTCTGCTGTTCCTGATTGAACTAAATTATTAGTTCCACCACAATTGTATGAATCTTCTATTATAAATTTAATAGTTTTTCCGTTATTAGTTATTAACCAAGGATTTCCATTTTGAGTTCCACTATATGATACTTGCCAATCTAATGCTATGTTTTCACTAAATCCAAAATTTGCTTCATAATATGCATTTTTATGAAAAAGAGCATCCCGAGTTGTAAAATAAATTTTTATTCTAAATGTTTGAGAAATTAAATATGGAAAATTCTTATAAAATGTTTTAGATGGAGGACCACAAAAACAACCAAGATTTTTACCTACAGATCCTCCTATTGCAATAAGAGAACTTGGATTTTCGCAATTAGTTATTCCTCCTAAAACAATTGGGGCTTCATTTCCGTCTGAATTAATCGGAAATAAATTAGAAATTTCATTTTTTACTTGTTTAAAATATGGATTTTGTTGATAGCTTCCACCTTTTCCAATTATATCTCCAATTTCTATTATTTTAGTAGAGCTTGAACTTTGAACCAATTGATTAAATAATCCAACATCATATTCATATAATTCCAGATGACTTTTGCTTGTTATTCCATTTGGAAATTCTCTATCTGTTCCAATAATTGGTATTGAATAGCTATATAGTGAATTATAATGAACAGAACTATCCATAGTATTTATTACTATAACAATTTCATTATTAGAATTTTGTATTTCTCTATATGAATCATAAATCCAATCTTCCATATTATTTACATAATTATTTATTTGTACAACTTTTACATTACTTAAAAGATTTAAACTGTAAATAAAGCCTTTAAATAAATCTATAGCATTTGGTTGCCATTGAGAATAACTAATACTTCCTGTATTGTCTATTATAATAATTATTTCTAATTTTAAATTTTTTGCTATAAGATTTCTGTTTGTTGCTACTGTAGTAGATTTATTATATAAATTTAAAAAAAGTAATTTTAAATCACAAAATGTAATTCTTGCTGTAGTTGGACCGCAACAACCACAACCATCAATTATTTCTATTGACATTATTAAACGCTCGGCGTTGTCGTGGTTGGGGATAAAGTAGTTGTTTGTGTTTCAGCACCGCTTCCACTAGCAACAACTTCTTTTAAAATTCCATTTTTAAATTTCATAACTTTCTTTTGTATCACCAAACTATTTCCACTACAAGATACACTATGTACATAAGGAACATCTTCTGTTTCACCACTAGGATCTATATCTATAGGCAAACCAAACCATGTATTTAAATTAGCGTCAAATAATCCCAATACATTATTAATTGAATTACTAGTTCTGTCATTCCACTCTCTTCCAGATCCATTAAATATTTTTACTTTAACATATTCATTACCTTTAGTTACTAAACTTTGCAAGTCATTTATATAAATATATCCAGAGCCAAACTCGCCAGCTTTAATAGGGTCATCTTCTGGATCTATATAAAATGTGGCTATACTATTATTTGTCCAAACACCTCTGGCTTCATCCCAAACTAAATCTACTGGTCCTGTTTTAAATGAATTAGCTTGTTGAACGGTTGATTCTTTATCATCGTTTTCATTTGGATATGGTTCACTAATTCTATCATTAGTAACTTTTGGAACTGCTTGCAATGTATATCTATCAAATCCCCATCCAGATAACATTAAAGGGCCACGCAAAGCAAAAGGTTTGATATTTTCAGTATCCGCACTTTCTTTCAAGTGACATTGCCCATCATTAAAAGAATTTGCAAATATACTTTGAACATCAGAGTATACATTAAATGGATTTAAATTAATTGAATTTAACATAGCCATTTCATTTTCTGGTGCTGTTAAAACCGGCATATATATTTCTTGGGCTTCAAGTGATGCTGGTATATCACCCACAGAACCATAATAATTATAAAACGGCCTAATTAAACCATCTAATGACATAGCTGCCATATTTGGTGCTTTTATACCATAATAACCAACTGAAAATCTTGATGCATCATCCTGATCGCCTGTTTCAATATTATTTGCAATAACTGGATTACCTTTGTCAGTTATTGAAGCACTGGTTTCTGAAAGAAAATATATATGAGGACTTTGCTTTTTTTTGTTAAGTTTGTTTGTCTGTTTTTTTGCACGAACAATAGCATCTCTTCCTGCTCTTGCAGATAAACCAAGTTCAGCTACTGAATAATCTGTCTGAGAAGATACTTCTAATATTCTTGATCTAGTATCTTTTAAGCCATCACTAAATGATTTTAACTGATTTATTCTAGTCTGATTTAAAGTTCCAAACTTTGGAGAAAATCTTCTAAATCTATATGTAGTTTGAAAACCAGATTTTGAATCAATATTAATGTTAATAGAACTTATAGAAACTCCAACAAACTGCATTATATTGCCAAACTCAGTATTAGGTAATCCAGTAACTGTAATATCGCCCTCTTCATTAAATTGCAAAAAACTCAAATTACTAGCAACCTTTTGTTGTCCATATAAATTCATTAACTCTGTACTTCCCCAATTCCAAGGAGTTAAAGAACTATCTAATTCAACTTCAGTTTTTCCTGCACGACCTATAACTGACCAAGGACCATAACTTAATAAATAATCTCTTACTGGAATACCAGCTGCAACTGGATTATTGGGTGTATCCATAAATCTAGAAGCTCTGTCTTTAGCACCAATTGGAGTTTTTAACTTTACTGTTTTTTGACCAGCATCCATGGTGTCTGATTTTAAAACAGCCATCAATGTGTTCCATATTGGATATGGATATTTTTGGAACTCCATTCCATATGTATATACAGTTAGATCATTAGTTACAAAAGCTGGTGAATTTGTATATGGAATTCCTTGATTTCCTTGGTTAGCTGGAACTGCCAAAACCATTTCTGCTGCACCATCAGTTGGAACAACATATCCACCTAAATTCCAAGCTACAGAATTAGAAACTGGTTTATCAGATACTAAAAATGGTTTAAATCTAAGGTCGCTCGCATTAATAAATTTATTGTTTTGAAAACCTCCAGCAAATTGAATTTGTCCAGCTTCAAATTCTGGAAACCAAGCAGAAGAAACTGATTCTCTGCTAAATTGCCATTTATTACCTTCATTGCGAACATATATTTGATCACCAATAGAAAAAGCAAAACCCATTTCAGAATATGTTTCATTTAATGCGTCTAATAATAAAGTTCTGTTTTCTTCGTATTCTGATATACCAGAAACACCGCCTCTTTCAGCAGCAAGAACTTTTCCAAATCCTGTATCACGATGAAGACCATTATTTCCTGGGTCACCACCCAAAACTAAATATAAATCATATCTAAACTTTTTTAAATATTCATCAAAGTCATTACCATCGTCATTAATTCCAACTTTAGCCTCATGAGCTATTTCTATTTCAAATAAAGTCGAAACTAAAACTGTAGTGCCTAATAAATAAGCCAGCTTATTATTTTTTATTAATACAGGAACAACATCTGTATAAACTTCATAAGTTAACCATTGATCTGATCTTCTAAGCCAACCATTATTTTCTTCTTCAGTAGAAGGTGAAAGTTTTCCATTATTTAATGCTCTTTTATGCAAAATAACTTTAGTGGGTTGTCCAAATATTGGATTACCGTTAAAATCTTTTCCGTAATACCTAGAACCTTTATTAGTTAATAAAATTTGTTCTAAGTTTGGACCAACTAACATCTTTGAAGTAACATTTTCTTTTGCCAGACTTATTCCTCTACTATAACTAGAAACATTATTTCCAAATCCACTGGTAACTAAATTTTGCAATGCTGTTACAGGAAATTGATTATAAGTAGAAACAACTCTTACAGTTATTACAAAACCATTTAATTCTACAAAAAAGTCTAAAGCCAATTGAGAACATACACTACTAATCATAGATAATAAATCTGTTTGAAAATCTGGTATAGTTATACCAGTAAAGAATGGTATTTGACTTAAATCTACTGCATATCTAATGCCATTAAAAACCATAGGCCCACCATACATAGATGAACCAGAAGCTGGATTATTTGTAAATCTAGCTATAGCAAGACGAACTACATCAAAATACATTCCATTCGCTGTCATTTTTGAATCTGTAAATCCAAGAGCACCATAAGCATTTAAAACATTTGGTGCTCCAACAGGACCGGGATAATCTTTACAGATGATAGAATAATTAGCCAATATAAATCTTGGATCTATGATTTTCGCTTCAAATAATGGATATCCACTTTGACTGCCTGTTTGATTAAAGCTTTCTAATACGCCTTGAAAAGAAAAACCAGTTGGTAAAGAAAAAATTCCTGGTGTTCCAACAATTGCGGATAAATCAGGTGCAGCATCTGGACTAACACCTAAAGGAATATTGCCTGGATCTGCGACAAGATTAAATGTCATCGAGGATTCTTGAGATCCCCAACCACAATCAGATTTAATGCTAGTTACTGAATATCCACCAAATTGTATAGATCCTGACAATTTATTACTCCTATGTAGCTACTATATATTTTGCTGTAGCCGAATATCTTCCAGATGTATAACTGAAAGAATCCTCAAAAGATGTAAGCGTCGTTAATCCACCAGCTAAAGCTTGCATTATTCCATAAACAGTAGCTGCATCTGGAGGAATATATCTGTTAGGTTGCTGCCTAATAAAATCTATTTGTACTGTACCCCCTCTTTCTGGAGCAGAATTAAGTGCTTGAACAACAGGACCAGCAACTCTTCCTAATACTGGAATAACAGCATACTGTCTTGGTGCACCAATATCTACTGGATTAGTTCTAGTTACAGTAGTATTAAAAGTTATAAAATCTTCAACATTAACTCCAGCTGGCAAAGATCTTTCTTGATATTCATATGCATATGTTATAGTTCCATTGTTTGTATTAATGCCAACACTTCTGCTGGTAGCTGATCTTTCTGGGTCTGATCCTGGAATGCTATTAGATGAACCGAGTTGAGTTATATAATTTTTAACACGATTCATTAAATTTGGTTTAACTTCATTCCACTTTGCTTTTGCGTTATCAATTCTACTATTTGGGTCTGATGTTTTTAAACCTTTTATAGTACCGTTTATTTTTGCACTAAAAGGATTTTCTCCGCCAATTGATATATCTACATTAAATTCTTCTGTTGCAGCACTTGTTCCTACTGGATCTGCTGTATTTTGAGTGTCATAAAGAATCCATGTTTCAGTAGCAGATACTTTACCACCGCCTTCATCAGAAATAATGCTTACGCCATAGTCATATAGTTTAATATTAGGCCCAAATATATTTCCTTTAAAATAAGTATCTAAGTCTTCATTCTCATCTGGACCAAGATCAGTTATTGTATCTCCATCTCCTTTTAATTTTGTTTCTATAGCTTTTTTAGCTTGGTCATATCCTTCTTTCCATTTATTTTCATTAATATCAAAAAATCTTTTTGCAGAAAGACTAAGTGAGTGAGTTAGCTTAAATGTTCTTCCTGTGTCATCACCTTGATCAACTTGCCAACTTTCTTGAATTTGTTTTTCTAAAGCACTTTGAGTAGGTTGTTCACCTATAATTTTTGAACCTATACTAATAACATCAGCTTCTAATTGAACTGTATAGTCTACATAATCTGACCAAGCACCTTCTTTAAAATCTATAGATCTAAATCTTGGTTTAAATTTGATTACAGATGGGCCACCATCCCAACCTTCTACTTCCATCCAACCTGGATCAGTATCTGATTTACCAGCATCTTGTTTAAAAAAATCTAATAACTCGCCCTGCTTTTCTTGTATTTTATTCTGTCTTTCATCTGGTTCTATGCCAGTATCTCTGGTTCTTCCCTCAGTACCACTATTCATTAAACCGCCCATATAAGAAAACAACTTGCCAGTAAGAGTAATGGCAAATGTAGTTCTTAATAGTGAGCCATCTTCTGCATAATCCTTGTTAGTAACTATACTTACTAATGGTGCTGGAACTATAGCTTTATCTTTATAAATAACTGGCATTTTATCTTCCTCTTACATACATAGTTATGCTACCGTTTTTTACACCTTCGGTAAATGGTATAGCCAAAAAGATATTGTTATTTAACTCAAGGTTATTAGCTGTATACAGTGTAAAAGGAGTTGCTGTAGAATAAGTGGTATAACCGCTTATATACATAGGTAAGGTTTTATCTAATCCAGGAACTTTTTCTATAAAAAGATTAATTCCTGAATTTATTGGCATAGCACCAGTAAATGTCTCATCAGTTTTCATACTAAGTGTTAAAGTATTTGATTTTAATTCATAGCTATTCTTTAAAAACAATGATCTTGATGCATTTGAGCTAGGAAGATCTGACTTTAAAAACATGTTAACATTAGAGCTATATTTAAATGTGTCGTTTATTTTTATAAACAAGTTCATCACTTTATTAAATACAGTTCCATCTATATACAAACTCTTTCCTGCTATTATTTGAGATATTCCAATTCCGGCAGAATTGATAAATAAAGGTAAAGAATTAATTACACTGACTGGTTCTTGAGCTTTTAAAAATAGTGGAATTTTTATATTTCTTGGTTCGCCACTTATATATAAATCTTTAGCATTATTAATACTATTATAGCCCCTAACAAATAATGTTCTTGTTGGACTTGAACTTGGATTTAATTGAGTTGAATGACCAGTAACAAATAAGGTTGTATCTACATTAATAGCACCATAAACAAATAATGTTTTAGAGCCAACTATGTCTGGTGGCAATTGAGCAATTAATGCAAGTCCAGGATTCGGATTAGTGTTTATAGCTGGGGTTTTATAAATATCGTAACCTTTTATAAATAAAGTTGTGCTATTTATAGTTCTTGTATCTTCAACAATAGTAATTGGAGATGTATAAACTTTTAAATAAAAAGGAGTATTTTCATTACTTACTGAAACTAAATCCCAATATACATTGTTTAATGCATAAGCTGCTGCTGGCTGTGAACCATAACCAGTTGCTAATCTAAAAAATGTAAACTTTGCAGTTCCAGATCCAGTTGATGTTAAATCTAAATTTGGATTTCCGCCAACAAGTCTTGCTTTTGAAAATCTTGGTTTTGAAGATGTATAAGGATTTGATAATTGTCTATAAATTCCTTCACGCCATGCTATAGAATTTAATCTTGGATCATTACTTACATTAGATTTAATCATAGATGTATAATAAACACCGTCTATTTTTGCTGTGTCAAAAAGTTCATATTCTATATCCTCAGACCAAATTGCTGGATCTGACGATCCAACATTTTTTAAGTCAATTAATCCATTCGGCAAATCATTGCCTTCAATTTTTACTATAGTGGAAGACTGTGTTAAATAATTATCTATAACAAATTTATTGCTTGCGATTTCTATTGCGTTATTTGCTATGTCTACAGATTCATTTAAATTAATTGTTACTTCAAAATTAACTGGATACTCATTAACAGTTTCTCTTTTCGCTTGAATGAAAACATCTGACTGACCCCATTGAACTGGATAATCATCATTAAATCCAAAATATTGAATTCTATATGGATAATCAAATGTAGTTTTTACAATATCGTTTTTATAATATGTAGTTGATATATCAAATATATATTCATAAAAAGGCTCTAAGGTTTGTGCAGTAACCCAATATAAAGGAAATAAATCTGGTTGTTTTGGTTCTGAAGATGTGCTTGGACTTATAGCTATATAACTAATGCCGTCATAAAAAACTATATCACGAATTGAATAATTAGAAGAAGATGACCAATCACCTTTCCAAGATGATAAATCAGAACTAAAAGAAGAAGAAAAAATCAATCTTATATCAAGTGATTCGCCTGTTGTTAGCGTACTCGATGTAAAATAAATATCTAAAGTGGCTTCTCCATTTACATAATTATATGTTGTTCTTGAATTGGTTGGAACAACAGAAATAGATTCTTGAGAAGATGGATTAACTTTTTGCCAAGATAGTATATAATTTAAATTATTTTGATATGCTAATTGAGAATCTACATCGTAACATCTAATACCTTCGGCATCCAACAAAGTTATTTTTATAGGTGGTTCTAAAAGAGGCACTTGTTGATAATTTTTAAGAAAGTAAGCTTGATTAGGAACATTATTTACTTTGATAAATTTTGGAGAAGAATAATTTCTGCCATTACCGTTATTGTATATTTTTGATAATTCTTCATCTGGTATATATACATTATAAATTCTTAACTCATCTATGTTTAGATCAAATACAATATCATCATCTATACCTCCAAAATAAAATCTATCAATATAAGCATTTAATATTCCTGAATAAGAATAAAATGAATTGTCTATTAAACTTTCAAATTTATAATAAGTAAAACCGTAATATGTGTAAGAAAATTTAACAGGTGAGTATTCGCCAAATTTATTTCCATTTAAATAAAACTCTGTTTTGTAATAAATGCCAGCTTGTGCATCAGAAAATTGTTTTTGTCTTATAGTAAATAAATTCCAAGTGTTAGGCAAACAACTGTTAATACCACTGTTTAATTCTATATCATTTAGTTTAGTTACTTGCCATGACCCATTTTCTAATGGCGTTCCTCTATAATGTTGTAAAATAACAAGAATAGAGTTATTTTCAGAGTCTTTTTGAATATAAATTGGATAATCTAGTGCTGATCCAGATGAGTATAATCTACCTATAACCGGAGATGATATTTCATCTTCCGTTAAGGTTTGAAACCAAAAAGATAATGTATACTCTTGTGCATATGCGTTCTGTTGAGAACCATATGGATTATACAAATAAAAGCCGAGAGATTGTCTGTCATATCTTGATCTAAAACATCTATTTAAATTAGTTAAGCCATCTTCAAAAGAAAAAGTTGGATCTGTAGTTGGAGATTGATAATTATATTGATATGTTCCATTATATGAAAGAACTCTAGATGCTAGAGGACCAGTATTAAATAAATTATCTTCACAAGCAAATCTATCTGTTAGTGCCATTATGCTGTTCCTATATCTCTGAATATATCAGCTTGAGATATCGCTCCGCCAGTAGTACTTTCTAAAGCCTTAACAATTTTAGACATAGTATTAGAAACAACTGTATTAACTTCACCAGCAAAATTAGGAGAATCTATCTTAATATTAGCATTATTTTCAACGGTTATATTACCATTAATTTCTTCAGGAATATTTATTTTCGCCAAATCATTAATCGCTGATTGTAACCTAGTTATTGATTCTCCCATAGACTTAATACTACTATCAAATTTATTTACTCCGCCATCAAACATTTTTACAGAATCCGAGAAAGACTTTGTATCTATTTGATCTAACTTTTGTGCAGAAGAAGATTTAGTGACTTTATCAAATAACCTATCTCCTCCAGCTATTCCACCGTCAAAAAATCTTTGTTCATTTATGGCGTTTAAATTGCCATATCCAATTGACTGAGCAGCTTGTGGATTTAATACAAACTCACCAGCACGAAGACGAGCCGGTATCATATCTCCATAACTAGCACCATTTACATATCCGCCAAAAGCAAAACCTTTTGGTTTATTTGCTGGATCTAACGAGTTTAAGAAAAATCTTTGATTAAAACCCAATCCTTGCTCTTCAGCTTGTCCGGCAGCCTGAAATGCTATGTCCGATCCTGGCAATGCATTAGCCATTTCGTCTGGAGTTAAATCTGGCATAAATCCCTTTCCTCTTATAAAATCGCCAGATATTTGCTTGTCCGTTATATCGCCAATAATATTTAGTCTATTTTTATTTTCTCTTCCGGCTGCTTCTTGAATAGAATCAACATCGCTACGCCTTAAAAAGATGGTTTGCGTTCCTATTTTGTTAAAAACAGTATCATCAAATCCTGTAACTCTTTGGAAATCATCGCTACCATAAAATCCTTTAATTTTTCTATTTTTCATATAATTAATTATCGATGCTTTTATTTTTTCTGGAATAACTACATTGCCTTTAATTCCAACAATGTCTTTAAAATAACTTGGATCTATATCCTTTCTGTCTTTTAAGGCAGCTGGTTTATTCTTTTCATCTGCAAATGCTTTGATTTCAGCAAGATCAAAGTACTTTTCCGCTTCTTTAAAACTGTCTCCTTTATTTCTTTTTCCAAATCTATCAAGGCTAACTAAACCACTTACAATTCCTGTATATCTCTTTTCTGCATTCACTAATCTTTGAATATCTCTAGCTTTTTCTATATTTTTTCTAGCTTCTTCTGGGGTTGTTTCAAAATCTTTGGCCATTCCTAAGTCAAGTTTATTATTATCGTTTGTTGGTAATCTCAACATTAATTTAAATATATCTACTTCTCTATCTATAAGCTGAGGTCTAAACTGACTCCTTCTATCTTTTTCTTGTTTAACAACATTGAATCGTTCCATAGCTTTTTCATCTTTAACATTGTTAGCTTGTATTGCATCTATATAATCCTTAAAAATATCAAATTCAGTATTAAATTGTTCTGATTTCACTATTCGTAAATTATCAAAACTCCACGAGTAAATATCAGTTTCCTCAAGTCTGTCTTTCTTTTCCTTGAATTTATTTGCAGCAACAGCTGTTAAGCCAGCTATATTTAAACCTGATTCAAGTGGATTAAAAGAAAAACCAGCAGCCACATCGCCACCTTCTGCACGATAAATAAGACCTCCATTTGCTCTAAAGCCAGCACCTAACCTTCTCTTTATGTCTTCCTCTTCTTCTTTTTTAGCCTGTTCTTTTTCTAATTTTTTAAAAGCATCATTTAATAAATCAAACTGATTTTTTTCTAAACCTTTTCCTCTGTTGCCAAAAGGTGGTTTTTGAGACTGCTCAGTTAATTGTTGCTGCTTTCTTGCTTGATTAGCTATCCATTCTCTTGTAAGTTGATCGCCAACCTCTTCATTAGTCATTCTTTGTTGACTAGGTGCTTTACCACTAAATAAAGCATTTAATCTATCTTGTTGTTCCTTAGATTGTTCTTGCTCAAGAAATTTTTTACCGCCTTCAATTAATAATTGAAATTGATCTCTTGTTAATCTTTTATTTTTATCAAGTTCTTTATTTTTAGCTTCTCTTTCATAAAACCCTATTGGCAAAGAATAAGCTAAATCTCTTCCAATGGTTGGATCATTTGCATACTGTTCTCTTAGTGTATAAGCTCTAAATAAAGGATGAAACGGACTATTTAATATATTTTGATCTTCTCTAGCTTGGAAGGCTTGTGCTAATAACCCACCACCCTGACGATAAACTACTCCTCCAGCACTCAAACTCTTTAACAACCCCATATTCTTTTCTGTAGATGCTCTATTAACTACATATGAACCAGCTTCTAAATATTGAAATTCAGTGTCCGTTCCTCTACTTAATGGATGAGATTTTCCACTAGATTTAACAATGTTAACTCCACCGCCACCTTTTCTATAATTAATATCATTCAAAAGAGATAGATTGTTTTTAGCAATTTGTGGTGGAATGACTGCTTCGCCTGGCGTAAGCATGGTTGGAATCATACCTCCGCCATTTCTTAATAAGAGATTATTTCTAAATTTCTCCCGAAATCCATTATCATCAAGGTATTTTAAATAAGATCTAAGCCTCAAGCGTTCTTTTGAAACAAGATCTTTTTGTTCAAGTTCATTCAAAACATCTATACCACTAACACCGTTATGTCTTTCAGCTAGAAATTCTTTATGTTCTTTTGATTGTATCCAAGCTTCTTTAAGTTCATAAATCTTGTCATACATTTCTTGTGAGTTTTGCGGAGCTTTCCATTCAAAAACTTCATCAACCTTTGGCTTTTCTTGTTGAATAGCAGCTGCGTTTGCTTTTTCTTTTGCTAATTCTGGTGGAATTTTAAGTTTAAATGGTTCGGGTGGAACCGAAGGTGTTATCAATTGTTGTGGAGCTTGAAGTTTGTCTTCAACAACTGGTTTTGGTTTGATTTGTACCTGTGCAGCATTTGCTTGATTTTTTCTAAAATTCTTTACTACTTCAGATCTAATAAAATTATTAATTTCAGAATTCATTTGTGAAATTAATTCATCTGCATCCTTTTTAGTTGCATCAAAATAAGGACGAGCATAACTAACCTTATCTGCATGTTTATAAATATTTGAATAATCACCAACTAGTTTATAAGACTTTTCATAGTATGGGAATAACTTATCTTTTAACTTTGTAAGTCTTATATATTCTGGATTATTTTCGTCTAAACCATTATCGCTCATAAAGTCATTTAGACCTATTTGAGAAAATGGAATAGGCAAATCATTACGAAGATTTTTTAATTCATAATCATTTATTGTATAGTCAGTGTTTTTAAAACCCTTTTTAAGTGGATCTTCACCTTTTGATAAAGCATCACTAAAAGAATAATACTGCCTATAATTTCTTATAAGTTTTTCTAATTCTTTTGATACTAACTCTTCTCCAACTGGCATAGCCCCATCTTTTTTAACAGCTTCCGGTTTAGCTAATTCAGCCTTGTTTAAAACTCTCATCGCTATTAAATTAGTAGCTTCAGCAGTTAATTCAGAAGCTAATTTATCTCTACCCTGAAAAGATGTTAATGGATCATTTGGATCTTTAAAACGAAGTGCATTTCTAAATTGATAGTATTTACGCAAAACACCAAGGGATGGAATTATAGAATCAATACCTTCTTTTTTATATTCATCTATAGATTTTTCGTTAAGATCAAATTTATCAAACTCCGCATAAATTCTTGGATCATCTATGTCAGAACCTTTTTTCTTAACAGAAGCTATTGTTTTTGCTAATTCAACATGAAATCTTTGAGACAAAGTGTTTAAATTATCAGCACTTGGATCTTTTGCTATTTGACTAATTTTCGTAGATAATTTAGCTCTATCTTCAACTATTTTTTCAGCATCATTTCTAGCTTCTTGATCTGCTATTCTCCTAGCTCTCTTCTCTTCAATTTCTTTTCTTTGTGCTTCCACTTTCGCTCTAGAAGGAATAACGAATTGACTTCTATCAACTTCTTCTATTCTGCCGGTTTTTGGGTCAACTTCAACAGCTGTAAGTTCTCCTAAATCACTAAAACTTTGATCGTAAATCGGGCCTATATTAGTAGTTCTACCTGTAAATTTTTTTGGTTTGCCATTCTCATCTATTACTATTTTACCATTCTTATCTTTTTCTATGTATTCTCTTTTTATGACAGATGGAGTATTTCCAGTTCTAGCATTTTCATCTAAGTGAAAATTGCCATCTTTATCTTTTCTGGCAAATTGCACTTTTGGTTTTAATTGCTTTTTTTGAAAAGCTAAATTCTCATTTTCTCTAGCTCTAGCTAAAGGAATATTCATCAATGGCATTTGTCTTGTTGCATTTGGATCATTATGAAAAGCTATTTCATTTTCTGCATAAGTAGTTGTACCAGTAAGAATTTCATTAAAAACTTGTTGCTGTTTATTTTTAAAAAATTCTCTGTATTTTAAAGTTTGCTCAATTAAAGCTTTTGCTTCTTTATTTGGATCATTATTAAAATTATCAGCTTGAATGTCGGCGAGAAATCCAGATGCATTTTTATCTCTTGGACTTAAATTCATCATTTCTGCTTGCCACCGATTAACTCTTCTGCGATTCATTAACCAAAGATAAGCAGCGTCTTTATTTAAATCATTAAGATTAACTTTTGTAGATGAGAATGGATATCTTGGTGCAAAAGAATCTATTTTTAAAATATTATTTTTTTCTGAATTACTAAGACCATTAAATACATCATTAATATTTTTAGCTGATGGTAAGTTATCGAATTTTTCAGAAGCACGAACATATAATTCCATCATGTATTCGTTTAGTAAGTCTTTATTATTGAAAACTTCATTAGCACTTAAATAATCAGAAACGGATCTCTCAAACTCATCTCTAAAATCTATTAATCCATACCTAACAGAATTTTTTAATTCAACATCTTTACTTGTTATACGATTTAAATAAGCTTTAAATTCAAAGTCTTTATATAATTCTGGATTTATTCTTTTAATGTTATACGGTGTTTTACTTTCAGAAGTTGTTTTTTTACCTTTATCAATATAAAATGCCACTTCATTTTCAACGCCACCCATAGATCTGATAAGCGGATCTATTCTAGGATCGTTTCGTTCTGCCTTCTTGGGTCTTAATTGTATTCCTCCTTCAGCCTTATAATTAACTCCGCTATTAATAGCATTTAATAAAGGAAGATTATTACGAGTTGCATTTGCATTAACAATAAATTCATCATTAGCAATCATTGCTATGTTATCTTTACCTTTTGCCAGTCCTCCTTCTGAAAAATAACTTACTAATCCGCCAAAAGCTTTTTCTTCTGGTTGAATGGTTATTTTTTTAATTTTTTTGTTTATTTCTTCTAATTGATTAACTAAATTAATAAGTTCTTGCCCTATTCTTCCAAATGGAATTTTTATATCTTTTAATTTTTCTAAATCATTAATAACCGATTCCATTTGATCGCTATCGCCAAAACCTGACTTCCTAGCCTCTCTTAAAATAGATTGTCTAATTCTATCTGGTATATTTTGTAACCCCAAAGAAGATTGCAAATTTTCTAAAGCTCTTATTTGTTCTGGGGATTTAAATTCTTCTTTTGTGCGATTTTGTATGTTTCCAAAATCTCGTATGTCTGCTAGTGCTTTTTCAAATAAATTTTTATCAAAATAACGATTTGTTATTCGCAAATCCTTATCATATTTAGATGATATTAATGAACTTTGTAATTTATTTAAGGCATCGATTACTCCTCCATCTTTAAAACCAGCTTTTTTTATAGATTCTTTATCAAATTCTTTAACTTCTAATAAATTTTTCGCTCCAGATTGAGCATTTAATGCAGTTTGAAGATTTGGCCCTCTTTTAAATAAAGAAGCAAAATATCCCTGTTCTGTTTCACTCATGCGATCAGCTTGAACATTAAAAGCATCTTTATTTGATAAACCTAATTCTTTATATACATCTTCTAAATTTTTTACTGCTGTTAAATTTTCTCCGGCTCGAATATCTGCAAAATCTTTTCCTTTGTCTTTTCCTGCTATAATACCAATTTGATTTTCTAGCGAAGCTCTTTGTGCTTCTAATGGCTTTCTTTGTTCTACAGAAAATGTTTCTTTTAAATCTTTAATAAATTTATCAGCTATCTCCTGCATCCTTTTCGTAGAATCTTGACCATTTTTGATTGCGTCAGAATATAACTTAGCTGCCTCTTCTTGTCTTTTGGCTATAGCAAGCATATCGGCTCTTGCTTGATTTGACTTTTCTTCTTCTGTTTGAATGTTTAGTTGTGGATAAGCTCTTTTTAAAGCCAAATTTTGAATTTGTTCGCCTGTCTTTCCTCCAAACTCTGGAAGTCTTACATTTTTAAATGTTTCTGTAAATTGAACAAACTCTTTTCTTCTTTTTAAACTCAATCCAGATATATCAGCACCAGCAGCAACATCTTGTGCTATGCCTCTTCCACGCTCTAGTTCCTTAAGCTGTCTCTTGTCCATAGTAAACATAGATCTTGCAGCACTTAACTTAGCCTCTCTTTGCTGCTCTGCATCGGCTAACCTTCCTTGTGCCTCTGTCATAGAAATTGTTTCATCTCTTAGATTCTTTAAAGCATCAGATAAATTAGAAATTCTATCTCTGATATTTTGATTGGCTAAAGCTAATTCCTGTGCTTTTTTTCTAGCGTTTTCATCAGCATTTGCCAAATCAGTAAAACTACCTTTTAATTCTTCGTCAGACTTTTTCAATTCATCTCTGGCAACCATTAAATCTTTGAAAATTGCCTGTGGATCTAATATATCTGCCTTATTAACATTGGTATTTTCTAAAAGTTGTCTTTGTCTAATCAATAAAGGCTGATTAATATCTTCAGTTTTTAGAAAATCGCTAATAGGTCTTCCTGTTTGTGCTGATTGTATTTCAGCTTCTATCTTTTTAACATTTAAAGATTTTTCATTTAAAACCACTAATTCATTCAAATATCTATTTTGTTCATCGGATATTCTTTTTAAACCGTTGATGTATTCTTGACCAACAGAATTAACAGCATTGGCTAATTGCTGATTTGTTTGATTAAATTGATTAGCGTACTGATCTAAAGCTTTTTTAGTTAATGCAAAAGGATCAAAATCTTTGCTTTGTCGTGTTAGTGATTGTCTACTTTTTTCTAATAAATCTTCTATATTAGCTGCAAATCCTGAAAACTCTGGTGCTTTAAGATCTATTTTTTGTTCTTTTAATATTGCCTGTAGTTCTTTAAACATTCCTTCGCCAGCTATTGTGCCAAAATCTTTATCTCTAGCTACTTGCAATGCAGCTGGAAGTGCTGTGTATAACTTATTTAGATTTAAAGCATTATTTTTTTGTTCTTTTCCAGCATCTCCCAATATTCCAAAAGTTTGATCTAAAGCTGATCCAAATAAATTTCCTGGAGTTCCAATTTTTAATCTTTCTGAAATAACAGGTGCTCTAAATTCAGATCTTCTATCCATAGCATCAACAAAATTTGTTGTGGCCCTGCTCATATTTTCAAAGTCTTGAACTGATAAAGCGACGGCATTACCAAAAAATTCTAAAGACAAAGCTAATTTTTCTACTGATGCAACTGCATTTCTTTGCACTTCAGCTAATCTATCTGATTCAATCTTTCCTTTTACTAAGTTAAAAGCAAATTTATTTAACTCATCTCCAGATTTTCTAGAAGCAGCACCCAATATTTCAAAAAATGCAACATCCTTCTTTAAATCGGCAAATATTTTTTCTGCATTGAACTCGCCCCCAACAGTTCTTTGTTCAACCCTAGATAACAAAATTTGTGTAAGTGGTTGTAATGCAGCACCAAATCTTTCACTTAATTTGTCAGCAACTATTTTATTTACATCTCCGCCTTCTGCTTTTGCTTGCTCTCTAGCTCTTGACTGAAGGACTTTAAAATCAGCAAGAACTCTTATTAAATCTGCTTCTGATCTAGCAGTAAATCTTCCTGCTTCAGCCACATCTCTTAAACTGTCATTAACTTTGTCTGCCGATTTTTGAAAATTTAATTTTTCAATTTCAGCAGCTGCTTTTTTAGAAGCACTGATAAAACTGGCTATTCCAGCACCGGCTATAATTAAGCCAGAAGCTAATTGACCAAGACCTGGTATAACATTAACAGCTATTGCTGCTGTGGCTGCTGCACCTAAACCAGCTGAAATACCAGAGCCAATAATATTTGTTGTCCTAGAAGTTCTTCCAGCACTAACATCTTCGGCAGTTCCAGCTGCATTTTCTAAATAATTAGCACCAAATGAAGCAGCGACAGAGGCAGCACCGATGATGCCTCTTCCGAGACTAGATCTTTGAAAACCTGCAAATGTTCCCCTTAAACCACCTCCAGCATTTCTAATTTCATCTCTTAAATTGGCAAAAGCACTTTTAATAGATTCAGCAGCGGAGTTAAATGAAACTCTAAATCTTCCAAAAAACCCTTTACCCTGAGTTAAGTCTGTTGATATACCACGAAGATCATCTGAAACTTTTTTGCCAGATGTATTCATTTTTTGAATAACATCTTGCTCTAAAGACTCAAGACCAAATACACGGCCTTGTTTTTCTACGAAATTTGCATTTTGTTGAACTGCTTGTGCATATTTTTGAGTAGCAGCTTCTATCAAAATTTCTTTATCATTAATGCCAGTTATAATTTTAAGTTGATTGGCTATGGCTAATACGGCCTGTTGTTTAAACTTATTTTCTTCTTCTGTCAAAAGTCTTTGTTGTGTATATGTACCTATTGCTTGTTGTGCTTCTCTTGATGGAGCAATTTTGCCCAATCTTTCTTCTGTTCTTGTGCTTAAAATATTGGCTAAGGACTCAGAACCTCTTCTGCCTTCTCCAACATTAAGAGGGGCTTTTTCTGCTGGTAAAAATCTATAAACCTGTTCTCCAGTTGGTAATGCTTGAGCTTCTAATGTAGATGCTAAATTTGTTCTTTGAGTTTTTAATTCTTCCAATCTTTTTTCAGCAGTAATAACGGCTGGATCTAAATTAGGATCTGCAAATGTAGAAGAAGTTCTTGCGGTTGCAACGGCAGAAGTTGTTGTTAATATTTTTTCATTTAATTTTTCGTACTTTCTCATTGTGGAAGTAGCAATGCCTTGTGCAGCTGACATAGCCTGAGAAGCACTGATATCTACTCTTTTTGCTCTTATTTGCTCATAAATAATATCTGTCAATATTTTAGTAGCTGCACTATACTGATCTTCTTCAGAGCCTGTTTGTGCAGAAACAAGTGTGCTTAAATCAAATTTTCTATTCTTAAAAATCTGACCTTGTTGTTGGGCGGTTATTAAAAGTCTAGGATCTATATCTCCACCAGCAGCAAATCCAACTCTTCCTCCTAATGCAAATTTTCCAAACTTATTCATTCTATCTAAGTTAGAAGAACCGATTGAAGAAGCAGAACTTGGGCTAAATACAAATTCGCCTGGAGTTAATAAAGAAGGAACTCTTCCTCCAGAAGCAAATCCTTTTCTTGCCATATTAGATAAATTATCTGCACCAATCTTTGATACAGAAGATTTTCTAATTACAAAAGAACCTTCTTCCAAATCCATTGGAACACTATCACTGTTACCAACTCCTGGAACTATGAATCCGCCATCAGCTTTTTTTCTTTTTTTAGGAAATGTAATAATATCAGAATTTTTTTCAAAATCGGCTGGTCTATTAACTTTTGCTATATTAGCTATATCTTTTGCATAAACTCTTGATTCCTTATTTATAATATCAGCTGCTGAAACAACACTTCTTTTTAGTTCTACATAAACGCTTTTTTTATTTCCTAAAATTTTATTAATAGCTTCCTGATTAGGTTTTCCATTTTCATCTTTTATAAATTTTGATAAATTTTCAGATGTTGAAAAAGAATCAATTGGGAAATTGGCTTCTGTAGATGCTTCTTTTGATTTTGTTCTTTTATTATAATAATATTCAAATATATATCCTTCTAATTGATTTTGTCCATTTGTGTCACTATTAATTATTCCTTTTACTATTTCTGGACCTCTTGTTTTTCCGTATCTATCATTTATTTTTTTTCTATTTACAATATCTTTTGATTCATTAATTAAATTTGTAGCTTCATTTTTAATCTTTTCACTTAACTTTGAATCGCCTATGCCTGGATTATAAGTAAAAACTGGTATATCAGTATCTTTGATAGAAATTTCTTGTCCATAAACATAAGCTTTAATAGCACTATCACTTTGAATTCTTCCATCTTTGACAGTTGCTTTTGGACTTTTTACTCCTTCTCCTGGTTTAAGTAATGTTACTTGTATTACATTTCTTAAATTTGGACTTTTTTTTCCAGACTGATAATCTTCTAAATTTATAACTCCACCAGCTGCAAATCTTTTTGGTATTACAACTTCACCTGGTTCAAGTAGTGCAGGAACAATATCTCCACTACCAGTTCCTGGTACTACTCCACCTCTTTTCATTTTTACAACGCCACCATCAGCAAATCTATTTTGATTAAATATCTTTGGGTTTGGACTTGCCGTGATACCAGTGCTAAAGCCCTTTACAAACTGGCCTATTCCAGTAGCAACTTTTACAGCTGCCAAAGCACCAACTAATGGTATCAATGGCTTTAAAGCATCTGCCAATTGAATTGCAGCACTAGCACCAGAAATAAATGTATCAAATAGTTTTTGAAAACCGGTAGACTGAGTTATAGATCTAATTAAAGCATTAAATTCTTCCTTTAATTTTTGTAATTTAACCGCATAAGCTAATTGAGCCTGACCAGCATTTTGAGTTAATGATCCAGCACCAGCAATCGCCACATTAACAGCTTTTTGACTAACAGCAAATTCTTGAATAAGAGGTATGACTTTAGAAATTTGTCTATAACCACCAAGCTCTTCAACTATCTGTGCGAATTTTGGATCTGTAGTTGGAAGTCCAGATAAAGCAGCAGAGAGTCTTCGTATGGCTTCGTAAGGACCAACAAATTGCTGTTCTAAGTTAGCATTTCCTAAAGCTAAAGCTTCTTCTCTTGTATATCTAAGTTGAACACCAACTTCTTTAAGGGCATTTACAGTATTTCCACGCTGTATTCTTGTAAATATAGTTCTAAGACCAGTACTGATAGTTTCAGCACTTTCTCTTGTTGTCTGCCTTACTGATGTAAATAAGCCTAGTAATTCATTAAGATCACCACCAGCAGCCTTAAAAGCACCACCAGTTTTACGAATGGCTTCTACAATGTCTCCAGCTTCAACAGCGAATTCGCCAGCAACTGCATTAACAGCACCTAAAGCTCCTTCTAAATTACTTGCACCAATTTTAAACTGATTGAGAATTGCAATTGCACCTTCAGTCGTATTAGTGAAATTTTCAAAGTTAGGAGCCAATGCTGCTTTAGCCAAAGCTTCCAAAGCAATTCTAGTATCTGCGATTGATAAGTTAGCTTGTTTTAATGTTACAGCTGCTTGAATTAAATCTTTGCTTGAAACGCCTAAAGATGTAGATAGTCTAGTTACTTCATCAACAACACCTTGAATGGCAGAACCAGTATCTCCAGAAACCTGAACCAACTTAACCATCTGGCGATCAAAATCTATAGCCTCTTCTGTACCTTTTCTAATGGCATTAGATAATGAAATCATAGATCCAGCAGCTAAACTAAAAGCACCAAACCTTTTTGCTGCCAAACCAGCTTGACGACCAAAGCTTTCTACGGATGTGATTGCACCTTCAATGTCAGCTTTAATTCTTTTGATTGAATCGGCATTAGCCATATTCAAATCAATATTGACCTTTTTATTTCCTAATTGTTTATTTAAATCGTTAGATATCTTAGTAGCTGCCCCAGAAGCTAGGGCAACATTCATTATAGCTGTAATATTAAAGGCCATTGCTATCCTCTATAAAAAGAAAGGGAGCAATCTCTTATTTTAAGAAAAGACTGCTCCCATTAGACTATCCTATTAAATATTACACCAATTTTTTATTCTTTATCTTCCTCAATTGGCTTGCCTTCATCATCCAAAAATGGAGTGAATTCAACAATATAATTACCTTCTTCATCCACTAAATTTCCTTCAATATCAACAAGTTTTCCGTCTTCGTTGATATATCGACCATCTTCATTAACAAGACGGCCTTCAGAGTCAACTCTACGGCCCTTCTTATCAATATAATTTAGCTGATCATCAACAAACTTATACTTCTTCAAGAATTCGTTTTCTGGAAGACGCTTTTCATAATCTGGGTCAATTCCATAAAGCATCATAGCCAAGTTAGAAGCTGCTGGCCCGATAGCTGGATCAATTTCTTTTGCAAGAAAGTCCTCATAAGACTTAAAGTATGGCTTGCCAGTATCATTAAATACAGTGCATGCCGAAACAAAGAAATTAAACTGGGCGTTGTCTGCCTGACCTTCAGCCGTATTATTATCAAGGCCAATACGGTCAGAATTAAGTGTGCGTAGTTCGGCCCTATAACGCTTCATCTGTAGGGCTACTTCTTTTGCCTCACTAAGCTTAATACCGCCAGACTTAATTTTTCGCTCAGACTCGGCGATCTTTTCCTGTAGATCACGAAGTTGTTTTTGCTTATTATCATCCCAAAGCTTCTGCTCTCGCATAACGCTTTCTACTTTAGCACGAAGAATACCGCCGGACTCAACGGCATCACGAAAGGCTTTATTATAAACCTTTTGTCCTTCTTGCTTTTGCTTGACAGTTGGACGCTGAACTGCAAGTTCAACTTCCTTATTATCAAGCGTTACTTTAAAAGTCCTCTTATTGTCAGGTGCACTCATGACGATCCTCCTTTAGAAAAATTTCGAGTGTAACCATCCCAAGAAACAGAGTATTGGTCTATCTCAGCTTCCATAGCCCTAAGCTGATTATTTCCGTTATTTAATATTTCTGCTCTACACAATTCCCAAACATTTTTCCAGAACTTTTTATCAGCAATTAAATCTTCTTCATCGTCTGGGAAAATCTCCCAAAGTTCACTGAAATGTTTTTCTACAGCAGAAAGAGCACCTATAAACGATGTTCGCATTTTTGTTTTAGAGACTTTTTTTAATTTATCCTTAGACAAAAAATAATGTTTTTGAGTTAACTTTTTTTCGTCTTCCTTATTGATCTTAGACGCTTTTTCAAAATTATCGTAAACTCCCATGTTTTCCTCTCACATTGAGTTTTTCTTTAATTGAACATCACGCCTAACATCGGCAAATTCAAGATCTGTAACTTCTCCCTTTTCCAAAATCGTCTTTTGCCTAGATCTTTTAATTGCCATAACTTCAGGAGTATTCATAGATTCTATCCGCTCTCTTTCTTTTTGTGAATGAGCAACTATGAAAATTTCTGAAGAATTTTTAACTTTGTCACTTAATGAACTATCTACTGAATTTTGACCCTTCTTTAAATCTCTTTCTTTCTTTTGAGATATCATCCATCCATCTAAAGCATCATCATCTTGAACTAAATCATCTGGTGGAACTTCTGGATGTTCAGCTATATTATCGTACAATTGACTCCAAGTTATTAAGGATCTCCGTTCGTCATCTAGATCAATGATAGGTATTCCAAAAATGGAACTTTCAGATTTTTTAACATTCCAATAACTTTTCCAAACAGAACTTTTAGCTAGTTGTCTTAGTTTTTCATCACCCAATTTACTTTGATTATAAAAAACAACCGCCTCATCTAATAAATCACTTCTGTTTTTCCAAAAAGAAGACTTGGTAAAAACCCTATCTCCATATTGATGATATAAACTACTGCCAACTAAATATTTAGTTTTTAAAGTAGATGCATAACCAGTAGCACTTATATGTATGTACGAATATTTTTCTGAAAATAAATTAACACGATCTATTTTTGCAACAAGAAGCACTTTCCTAATGACAGCACTTTCTTTGTCTTTATAAAAATTTTTATATAAATTAACTTTTAGTTCTTCTATTTCCTTATTTAGTTTTTCAAGAAGTTCTTCTTTTTCATCATTCCAAATACCATGTTCTATTAACATATCATTAATTTCATGATCTGTATAAAGACCTTCTACACTAGCATCAACTAATGCTTCTTGATATATCTCTTCTGCTATATATCTATCGTGTCTTTCTGGATGTTTAATTAAATAAATTTTATCTTTGTAATTAAATCTTATAAATCCAGCTATAATCCTAGCTATTAATAGTTCGTCCAAAAGTCCTCCTAAAATAAAAAAACCAAGAGGATTTTAACCCCCTTGGTTTTATTATAATCAGTTTTCCAAATTATTACATAGGATCTGATGGATGTGTTACAGTAAAATCATTGAAGGTACGATAGCTATAAGTAACAGTTCCGTTACCGCCATCAGCACCACCGCCAGCATTGTTTACTGAAGTCAACTTACAGCTAGTTCCAAGATCTACTGCAAGACCTTCTTCAAATACAAGCTTAATAGATTGATCAGTAATGTTATCTTCAATTTCGTCGGCTTCTACTAAGTCACCAACTTTGTTCATAACTTCAAACTCAGCGGTAACTTCAACAGGGAACTTGACATAGCGGAAGTAAGGAGCCTTACGACCCAATTCAAGCATCTGTTCACGACCAAGATTTGCACTAACGCTAACAGATTGAACACTAGCTCTAAAGCAACCAAGAGCAGTATCAATTTCATTAACGCCATTGCTGCTAACACCTGGAATACCACCTTTTTTGGTAGCACCACTGTTGCAAGGAAGCAAGCTAGAAGCAAAAACAATATGCTGCCTACGATTAACACCACTGGCATTATTGTCAGTAGCTTTTTCTTCTGCACCAAGACCAGTTCCATCAGCAGTTGTTTGTGTATAACCTGTAAAATAACTTGCGTCACTAGCAGTGATTCTATGCCACTTCTTGTTATTAGCCACTAAAGTCACGCTTTCGGTAGCATTTCCTTCAGTTGCAAGCTTATAAGAAATCTGGCTTACGAATGCACCAGAAACAATAACTTCAGAAAGTGGAGTACCACTAGCTAAACCCTGAGTGTCATTATAAAACTGCATAGCAACTTTACACTTGGCATTGGATCGACCAACCAAAGTTGAGTCAGCACCTTCTTGAGTTGCCAAGCAATAAACTGGAGCAGTTCCATCAAGAACACGCTCAACAGTGATCTCAATATCAGGAACATTTTCAACGATTTGATAAAGAGCAAGTTGGCCAAGTTCAAAAATGTTTTCAAGATTAAAAGTGGTATTCATACCAACGCTTTGAACGCCATGTACGAATGCGTAATTGTCAGTTGCATCTGGAGAGATGCTGAGTGCTTCTACAGCATAAAACATTCTTCTATTTGCCACGGTTATTCTCCTCTAAGCAGTTTAGGTAATTACCTATATAAAAGTTACACCAAAATTGACATTTTAAGGCAAATCACTTTCACAAGTTAATCTTATCTCACATCCAACTAATGGATATGGCAAAAGAACCTCTCTAGACTTAACATTTTCAAATCTAATCTGTTTCCAAGCATAATCGCCACTAACCATAGCTGGATATTGAATTCCGCTACTAGAAACAGAACCGTCATAATTTAATGGGTATTTCTTATCATTTACCAATTTATACCTATCAACGCCCATAATTCGTTTTTGCCATTGATATGTAACTATGTCATGTATTTGATTACGATCATAAGATGTTTCGCTCAATATAGTTATAATTACTTCTTGTTGATGTTTTCTGCTTAAATTGCCCAATTCTAATGGATAAAAGTTAACTTTTGGCATTGCCTCAATAATCATAGCTGGCAATTGCACTCTATTTTGAGACAAAACATCCCAAGTTCCAGATCCATTTTGTAAGAATTGAGGATCAGCTGCATTATAACTATTAAAAACTAATTGATTAAACCAAGGTTGATTTCCTTTTAAAATCTTAACGCTTCTATTAGAGTACTCACACTGGACTTTACTTCCAGAAGCTACTGGTGAATTAAAGATAATTTTTCCTTCTGGATATGATATTTTGTAACCAGAAGCACCAGTTTGACTGACTGGTATAAAATTATTATTTACATAAACACCGCTTATATTAATTGGCTGATTTGTATAACTAATACCTGTTTCCCAAACCCAATCAGATCTAACGCCTTCCCAAACTCTTCCAGAAGCATATCTTGGATCTCTAGCCATTCTTAATCTAGAAGGATCTGCCGAATGAGAAGCTATGCCACTAGGATTATTATTAATTCTATTATTAGAGAAAGCTCCAATATTTAACATCGCCCATTGTGCAAAAAAAGTGAGGGATGTTTCTAAATTTTCAGATGCTAATGGCTGGCCATAATGATTTACGCCATTAAATTCAGTTATCATGAAAATCTACCCTCTCTATTAATAATTTCATTTATCTGAGGTATAGCCCGATCAAAAGACCTAGTTATCCAATTATCTTCTTCTGTTCCGCTAAACTCTGGGCTAATATTAAAACCATCTACACCTTTAAAGTATCCGCCATCGTAAAATTTTGAATATTTAACTCTAGCTGCTATAGTTGTCGGTTGAACCATAAGGGCAAATCTACTTCGTGAGTTTTTCTGTATAGAGTTATAATATCTAACTTCATAATTCTGTATAAGTATGCCAGAACCTTCTAATAATAACCACCTCAACCAAGGTATTGTTCCTGCTTTAGACTCATAACTTCCCAATGGATGATCTGCTACTCCTTGTATACCTTCTCTGCGTAATAAATAAAGTGCCATTCCGCCCAAAGAATTTGCAGTAGCATCTTTTTTAACAAAGTTAATTTTACTAGTTATATAACTGGCTATAGTAGGAATAATACTTTCTGGGTTTTCGACACCAAGATCTAATCTTAATCGCCCCCTAAGATCAGTTAAAGATTCAGCTTCTGGAGCAGTTTTAATGTAATAATCTATTATGCTAACTATAGAAGGTCTTATTCTTTTAATTAAATCACTTATATACTTAGATGTGATTTTTCTAAGTTCTTCTTTTAATCCTTTTTCAAGTTCTTTGCCGTCTAATGATATAGACCATTTATATTCCATAACTAAGCACCAACTCTTGTCCAGTTAGCAACCCAGTATTTGCCTTGCACTATATTACCTTGATCTATAGGTTCGCCCAAAAGTTCATATGTATATCTAATTAAGCCTTCAATATCTAACTGAAAGACCATCTTTCTTGTTTGCAAAACATCAGGAAGATCTTTCATGTAGCCTTTTGTTTGTATACTTCCGTCTGGCAATTGAATATGTGCTGGAAGTTTTTGAAAAAAATCTTTAGGAGAGTTAGCTACTAAAACTTTTATATCCTTAGTCATTGAATTAAAATGCAAACCGCTGCCATCACACATTGGACATGTAGATCCATTTTCAAACGGTATTGGGCCACCATTAGTCCATGTATTGGAAGATTTATTTCCTATTGGGTCGAATAGACAGTTTACGCAAGGAGAAGCAATAGGTGGATATATAAGTCTACAAGTTTTTCCAAGTTGATCTATAAGATCATCTATGGCGAATTCCGCTATTTGTTTAATATCATCAGTTAATGAAAATATTTTTGCCATTATTTTGTCCAGTATATTTTAATGGGTCTTGATCTAAATCTAGTGTCAGTAGAAGTTACACTTAAATTTGCTACAGCTATTTGATTTGGATTTATTCCATAATTACCAGATAAACTCAAAGATAAATCTTTAAACACTGCTATGCCATCGGTTGGAGTAACGGTAGTTGTTCCATTAAGAGAAACCGTTGGATTACCATAAATATTTTCAACTCCAGCAACACTGATTGATATTGTTCCTGTAATATTTTGATATGTCATATTGGCTTGACCATCAGCAGGAACATTAACTATAGATCCTGTAAAATTATCTCCATTGTCATAAACATTGTCATATCCAGTTACAGCTTCTATAACTATTGGAATAGTAAATTGTTCGCCAGCTTTTTGTATTTGTGAGTTTTGTGGATAAATAACGGCATTAAGTCTGGCTGGTATACTTCTAGCTCTTGTATTTGTATAACCAAATATTCCTGTCGGAGAAGCTCTAAATGGGTGATGTGCAGCTGGAATACTATTCATTATGCTTAAATTATTAATGCTATTGTGAGAAATTAAAATATTGAATGTGGATGGATTTAAATAAGATTCCTGTGGTAATATTTTAAAATAACCAGATGATCCTAAATTATCATACTGTAATGTTAAATAATAAACTTTATCAGCAGCTGGTATTCCCCATTTGTTTGCAGAAGTAACAGCACCAAAAGATGTGTATAATGTTGGTTTAAAAGTAGCACTATTATTTGATGAGTGCCAAGAACAGCTGAAACTGGTATTGCTTAATGAAATAACATTGTCTTCTTTATCAAAAAATTGAAAAAAGTAAGTTATAAATCCTTCGGTTGGATAATTAGCTGGCCCATTTATTTCTACTTCGTACTCTGAAGGAATCCTTCCGTTAATAGGTCTTTCATAAGGTAAACTATTAATGGTTTTTGGTAAAACCTTAGTGACTAAATCTGTATAATTACTATGATAAAGTTTCATATAAGATGGATATATTACATTAGATAACTGGCAATTTGGGAGAATTGGAATCCACTTACTTAAATTATCACGCCAAATATAGATAATATTATTTAATGTGTTTTGCCACAACCCTCCTTGTTTATCGGCTAATGTTGGTGCTGTTGGTGCTCTAAATATTCTTTCTCTTTCAATTCTTTTCCACCCATTAAAATTACTAAAAATAAATAGATTGTTATCTACTTCATAAACTTCATTTTCTTGTGGATTAATTGGAAAAGGCATTTTAACCTCATGTACATTTAGTCGAAAAGTATGGTATCCAATTATTGTTTTCCCAAAAATAAATAACACCACCGTCTTCGTCAAACCAAATTGCTATTCTTGAAGAATCTATATTTTGAGTTGGTCGATCTGGTTGTGCAAAAAAATTGGTAGGTTCTTCTTGTACCCAGCCAATATCTTGTTTGTATCTAAAATATTTGTTTCCAATTACATGTATATCATCATTAACTGGATTTATAGGAAAAGGCATATTAGTTCCCCTTTAAATCGCTTAATATAGTTCCTGGAGGTTCATAATTTGCAAAAACATAAAAATATCTAGGTCCAGTGTTTTGATAAGACAATTCATGATCAGCAAACCCAAAATTTTGAACTCTTGTTTCTGGTAATTGTGCAGTTTCTAAATAACTCCATTTCGGCCCTTTTTCCATTCCGTTAAAAATAGCTGCGTCAAAATTTATTGGGTTTCTTACTTCTAGGTTTCTTTTGTCAATTGAACCTGTATAACAATTATGTGCACCCAAAGGAATTCCCTCTGGTAGTTCAAACTTTAAATAGTTTACATTTGTTAAATCGGTCAAACTTTTCCATCTATCAAAAGGAAAACCATTAGTTGAAGCACTAATAAATTTTTCTAAACTTGGATCTCCTAATGTATAATAGTACTGTTTACTTTTTGGATCTTTTCCTGCGTTACATTCATATAAAAATGATATGTATAAAAAAGGTTTTTCTTCTAAATAATAAAATTTAAAATAAATACTTGTTTTAAATCCGACTTCCTTAACTAATTCCTCTGGACAACAACCAATAGGATGTCCTGATGAAAAATTTTGATCGTAAATCATAATATCGACATTTGATTTTCCATAATTTGAATTTTTTATATACTGTTTTGTCTGTGGAAACTCGTAGTAAAATTGATGATTAAAATCTCTTGGGTTAAAATTTAAATTTTTATTTTTTAAAAAAAGCCAAGATGGACTTTGTGATCTCCAATTGAATCTTGGATCTGTAAAGAAAAATCCAGCTGTTAAATTATAAACTTTGTTGTTTAACATTATTTTCGTCCTGCTGCAACATAAGGTGGTTTATTTGGCTTGCCATTAAACTCTCCAGTTGCCCAATCTAAATAAGCTTGTTCTGCCGTAAGGTTTTTGCCTGGTATACTATAAAAACAAATATCTTTAGAGATGTTTTGCTCTCCGGTTACTTGATATTGTTTTTGCTCTCCTTTGACATTTACATTAACTGTATCTAATGAATTTCCTGGAATAGATTGCAAGCATCCATCTTCATCTATGTATGTTTTGTATTTAATAGTCATTTGTGCACAAAAACCAACTTCTTTTGGTTGTTGTACAACTTCACCATTAACCAAAGCATTTTTAACATTTGATTTACAAAAATTACAAGGTTCAAGTTTGCCTCCAAAATTATCTATGTTTGTATCTGTGTAAGGAGGAGTTGCAAATTTTTGTCCATTATAATCTCTTTGAACACAAGGAGGTTTTGGTTCATTACCACGCCTTAAATTATCTACAACTACAGCTGGATTGCCTGGTTGTGGTACTCCAGCTATACCTCCACCACCACCAAAACCACCACCACCTAAACCAAGACCTCCTAAACCACCTAATCCGCCTAAACCGCCTGGATAACCATATCCACCGCCAAAACCTCCTGGTCCTGGTCCTGGAGGCAAACAGTCTAAAAGACCTGGAGTTCCTCCATAAATAGCATGTTCACATATTTTTTTAATTCCACAAGCTGTATTTATAAGTATAGATTTACAACATTTATTAACTATATTAGTTATAATTCCATAAACACCTCTTATATAAAAAGTATATACTTCTTCTCCTGGTGGACATGATCCATTAACAGGATTAGTTCCGGTTGGTAATGGATTTGGTGGTTGTGGGCGTGTAGGACCAGTAACAGGATTTGTAGAATTAGTACCAATAACACCTGGGCCAACAGCATATGGTTCTGGTTTAACCAAAGGACTGTCTGGGTTAATAGCTAAAGCAGAAGAATTAAAATTATCATCTGGATCTTCAGCACCTTCTGGATTTGCTAAATCTTGCGAAGGAACTATTTCTCCAGTAGGATTTCCATCTTCATCTACATAAGGTCTTCCAGTCGCAGGATCTATTTGTAAGTTATAAGTTAAATTATTAAAATTTGAAACAGTTGTACATTTTCCATAAGAAAGCATGAATGGATCAACATTTTTAATGTTTGCTGACCAATGAGACATAATGTCAGCTTGCGTAACTGGTGCTATATTAGATAAAGATGTTAATAATTCTCCCCATTGAGCAGCACTAATAACCATGCCCTGACCTTCTGCCATAGCTGAAGGAGAACCATTAAATCCAATAAGATTTTCACCACAAGGACCATTCTTTTCTAGAATAGCTTGTTGTAATGAACCACTCATATTTGAACTACTGAATGGGCCTACAAGCGGAACATAATCGCCTTCGTTATATAATTCATTTGGCTTATTTATTGAAAAATATTTTTTAGGATCTGTTTCTTTTCCATGAAAGTAAGAAGAACATGCTTGTCCAACTAAACTAGCAGCACTATCAATAAACTTGCTTCCGTTATTTCTATTTAACCAAAGACCTTTTAACAAACACGGTCCAAAACCAAAGTTAACAGCTGAATTAGTTCCATTTAACATATTTCCTATTTCAAGCGTGTTATGATTACCTATAAGTGCTATAGTTCCATTTTTAAATCTATGTAAACCAACTTCTGATTCTGGATCTGGATAATAAACCTCACATCTTGGATTACAAATTGCACCAGCTACGAAATTTGGTAACCAACCAGTATCTCCAGATATATTTACAGAACCTCTATAGTATGGGTCTGGTCCATAAAGAAAACCACGCTCATATGGATCGTTATAAAAACCAATAGTATTAAAAGTTACAACTAAGAAATTAGAATAACCATCTTCTTCATTACCTCTTCTTGTAAAAGCAGGACTTAATATAAAATAAGCTGTTTGTGCAGAAAATGTGTAGCCTTCTGGGGTTGTATATTTACTTGTTTTACAACCAGTTTTTATGTGTTCATCAATTTTTATATTTAATGAATCAGTGATTGGATAAGAAGGTTTTCTACAATTTGTAGCATCTAAATGAGGAACTGGAAAAACATTGCTATTAGCTAAAACATTTGTTAACGCAAAATAATTTCTTTGTGCCTCTAATAATCCCATTGCAGACGCAGATATTGATGGTAACACAACGCCAAAATCTGGATTATTTTGTGCTGGAAAATCACCGCAATTAAAAAGATAAGATGTATCACTTCTGTCGGGACTTCTAATATCGTGAATATTTGTTCCATGAACTGAATGTTTTAACTGAGTAAATCTTAACCAAGATCTTCCAATTCTACCCTTTTCTTTTTGTGAGTAGTTCCAATAACAAACGGTATTCGACATAACTGGACCACCAGAATTATTTACTGGATCGCCAATGTCATTTTCAATAACTTTTCTTACATAACCACCAACAGTTATATAGATTTTACCATTTCTAAATGTAATTCCATCGGGCATTTTAAGAGCAGTACCAGAAGGACCAACGGTTGTAGTTGTTCCTCCCGGCCCTGTAGTTGTTGTAGTAGCTGTAGTCGTGGTTGTAGTTACAACAGGAGGTAATGGAGGACGATTAATACTTATTTTTGTTGTTGTTGTTTGAGTATTTGGTGTTGTTGTAGTAGTTGTTATTAAACCTGTGCAATCTGGTTCTAATGTAATTCTTGTGGTATTATTATATTCAATATTTGTTCCGCCTATATGCCTTATTTCTTTTAACATACCTCTGATATTATATATATTTCCTATAGAGTATGCATCTAATGTTTGGTATATAGAAAGAGGGTTTTTAGGATTATAACTTGCAGCAACATAGAAAATCGGATTTGAATTTTGTCTTGTCAAAGTTGATTCATGAACATAAAATTCTGGTTGAATATAACCATATTTTAAAAGCGATCTTCCATAAGGTAATTGTTTAAAAGAACATTCCCACCTAGATATAAAAGCTTTTTGTTGTTCTTCATTTTGATAAGGAACAATTTCTTTTATATTTTTATCATAAAATACTATACCAACTAAACAACCATGACTTGCATGCCAAGGATCTCTATTCAATACGACAGAATTAAGATATTGTTTTTGACTTGGATTTCTAATTATTATAGGAACAAATCTTTCATCTTTAAATATAGAGCCTGTTCCTGAAAGTTGATCGATTATTTGTTTTTGTGAATCATTTAATTGTGGATATGATTTTTTCCAAAAATAAAATGTTGTTCCTCCAGATTGATATTCTTCCTGTGTATCAAACCAAAGTTGTAATTGCCAAGTTATATAATGAAGACCTATATTTATATTTGATCTAGAAGAAAAACCTCTTAAAATAATACTTGTGTTTATAAATCTTTTTGTGTTTAAGTTGAAAAGACACTTTCTTGGAATGTTACAACTTTTTAAAAAGTCATAATATGGACCAGTTTCTTCAGGTGGATATTCATTGGTTAATGGATCTGTTAAAATAGAAATTGGTTTATAAGCAAAATAATATAAAGTTGGATCATTATTAGTAATAAAATCATTAGATGTTAATTTTTCAAATCTTCCATCTGGCAAATCTGTTACATAAATTCCAGTATAAGGACTAGTACTATATTGTTTATAATAATTTAAAAATAAATTTAATTCAGGACAACAATTATTTGCTGGTTTAGATAAATTATTTAAATTAAAACAATATTGAAAAGTTGATGTCAATTCTGCTTTAGCTAAATCGCATGGTGTAGGAGGTGCACTTGTAGTAGTGGTTGTAGTAGTGGTAGTGGTAGTTGTACAGATAGCTAAAGAAGCTGCCTGTAAAGCAGTTTCACATTCTTCCTGAGATGTGTATATTCCACTTCCATCAACTTCACAAACACAATCAAAACAATCTAAAGCTTCGTTATAAACAGATTTCCAACTTGGACATGGAGTTGTACTAGTGGTAGTTGTTGTGGTTGTTGTAGTAGTCGTAGTCGGAGGAGTAATACTACTACATTCAACATGGTGAACATGAGCATTGCCATTAAAGAAACTGGTTATTACAAATTTATCGGTATCGGTGTTTTCATTTTTTGGAAAGAATTCTATGTTATGAAATAAATAGTCTTCACCGAGATCATATTCATGCCAATTAAAACTATCAAATGTAAAATATATATATCTTTTATCAGTTAATGCTATCGCACCTATTCCATTTGAAACTACATCTATAAATTTTACTGGGGCATTAGCATTAATATTATTTATTATTACTGATTGCCACTGAGTAAAATTATTTGGATATGAAACTTTAAGATTACCATTATTATCTATTGCTAAATAATGCAAAGAATCAAAATCTATTCTTTTGTAAGTGGATTTGAGTGTTATGCCTTGGTTTTGAGCTATTATAAATGTATTTGAATTTCCTTTTTTAACATAAACATCATCCGATGAACTTGTTGATAATATAAAAATATCACTATTATTTGTAATTGGTTCTAAATAAGCATCTCCATTAAATGTACCTTCAAAAATTTTACCACTTCCAAAATAACACTTATATACATTGTTGTTTTTAGTTAAAAAATAGTTTTTTGTAACAGAAACTACATATTCTTCAGAAGTTTCAAAAATTAATTGTTCTGGAGGTAAAATACTTGGAGCAATAATCATAGAAGAATCTGTGTTTAAAACAGCTTCTATATTAAAATTAATATCAATAGGCGTATTAAAACTAGAATTATTTGGTGTGTTTATTAAGTTATAACCTAAATTATCAAAAAGATCATATCTAATTTCTGTATCAAATAAATTAATGTCATTTGTTTTATAAAATGTCTCTAAATTTCCAAGTATATAAATAATGGCTGTTTTATTTGTATTATTACCAATAGAAGATAAATAACCTTTTTTAATATATGGACTTGGAGAAGTAGCTTTTTCAACTTTTACTGTTTTCCAAGTTCCAAAACACTCTGGAGGTGCTTGAGTAGTTGTTGTAGTCGTTGTTGTGGTTGTTGTCGTTGTTGTCGTAGTAGTTGTGGTGGTATTTAAACTAGTAGTTGTTGTAGTTGTATTAAAATTATTTTGTAATACATGCACATCGCAAGAACATGATTCTGTTAAAAATTCAAAATTTGGAATTGACTGAAATTTATTGAAAGTTGTAACAAATTTAGGTTCTATTATTGAAGTGTTATTTTTATTAGTTGGACTATTAAAACTTCTATACATAAAAGGAAATTTTTGATCATCAGTATTTCCAAAATAAACCGGAAGAGTTTGATAAAGCAAAACAGTTTCTATGCCGGTTTTTAATGGAACAGAAAAATTATTTGAAACAAGAGATATTTTAAAGTTATCTAATCCTAGATCACCAAGTTCTGTTAAATTAGGTTCAAAAAGTTTTATATATGGTATTTTTATAATATTTAAACATTCAACTGGAGAACCAAAAAAAAGCACATCATTTAACTGATCGGTTAAGCTTTTTCCGGCTTCGCCAGGTTCATAAAATTCATAACATTGTTTTCGCAAAACAATATACAAACTGTGCCAATCAGCATCAGATGCAACATATTCCAAATTACATTTATTATAATCGGTATCCAAAAGTATTTTATAATCTGTAGCGTTGTCATCGCCTTGCTCAAGAATAAATTTAGAAATACTTGGTGCAGTTCCTGATGGAAGACCGTTATTTTGTAATAAATATTTAAATGTATAAAATTCAAATGGTGTAGCTACAAAGAAATTTGAAACAAAGGTTGTGTTTCCATTTATAATTTCGGTAGTACGATTTTCATGAATAAAAATAGAACCTTTAATGTCATATTTATCTTCAAATATTTTTACAAAGTTATAAGTTATAAAACCAGAAGCATTTTGTGTTAAAGTTCTGCATTTTGTTTGTGCTTCTTCTATTTCTTCAGTATTGGATTTAAAACCAACAAATGTTCCTGTATTAACTAGTCCTAATGACGCAGAAGGATTTGATGTAGAAAAATAACCTGTTAAAAATTCATTGTTATTAAATAATTTACCAGATAATACACATTGACCATCCCAAGCACCTTCTACTTGTTCTTGTGACCATCCAAAAATATCTGTCTGAACACTCTTATTTGCAAAAAAGTTTGGTATAAAAACTGATTTAATTGAGTTGTATAAATTTGGATCGTATTGTGGAGCGGTTGCGATTATATGCGTTCCATCGGCATATGTATTAGAAGATGTTTTTCTACCACCTGATAAAACATAAAATCTTGAATTAGAAGATACTATATTACTGTAATAATCATTTATTTTTGAAGTATTTAAAGTAAATTTTGAATTAAAAGAACTAGGGGCAGCACTATCAGAATATAAATTAGATAAAAATCTATTTTGTATATATAACTGTCTTTCGTTCTGTGGAAAGATAGTATTTTTTAGATCATATTTATCTAATCGAACAAAGCCTATTGATGGAGGTCCAAAATAATTATTTTCTATAATACTAGAAAATGTTAAAATTATACCGTTTCCAAACTTGCCTACAATAATATCAAAATCCCAATTGAAATTTCTATTAGAATTGTCTTTATGAGGAATGTAATAACTAGATGTTTTAAAGTTATGTCTAGTGTCATAAGTTGAAGCATTGAGATGTAAATTAAATCTATAGTCATTTAATTTTAATACTGCTGAATTACTTGTATAGTTTAAATCTTCAGATGTTATAAATACCGCAAATTCATTATTTTGTGGTGGATTATTAGGTCTTACAGTTGTTGTTGTAGTGGTTGTAGTTGTAGTGGTCGTGGTAGTTGTGGTTGTAGCAGTCGTAGTCGTTGGTGCTGTCTTTACATTAATTGGTATATTATGAATAATGTCTTGCAATGAATTGAATATAGAACCGTTTTGCCTAAGTTTTATAGAAGTTTTTACTGTGTCTAGTAAATAAGATCTTAAAATATATCCTAATGTTAATTTAAATGATGGTATTGAAGACACGCCATTAGTTACATCTCTAGAACCAAACGAAAATGTTTCAACAAAATCATTTTGGCCATTATCTATTACTTGTATAATTATTCCAGTAACTGCATTAGAAGCAGACATATTAAAATTATTAGCAAGTACTCCATTTTCATCTAAAAAAGATATATAAATATTATTTGTATTAACAAATGTTTCATATGCTTCTAAACTTAATTGATCATGTTGTGTGCTTGAATTTGCGATTGTAGCTGGATTAGTCATACTAGCTACAATTTGAGAAGCGACAGAACCTGGTCTTAAAACAGTAACTGGTGACCAATCTGGATCACTATTAGATATTTGTGCTGCATTATCTAAAGTCAAAGTAAATGTTAAATATACTATAATATTAGCATTATTCGCAAAAATAGATGGATCTGTTCCTATCCATTCTAATCTTAAAGAATTAGCATCTATAGTATAAGTAGAATTTGTGGATATAGATTTAGAAAATGTTCCACCAGAAGAATTTTTAATTAAAAAATTATTATTAGAAGAAGTAACTGTTAATGTGCCTACTGCTTTTATTGGTGATAAAGGTAATCCAGAATTTGTAAAAGTTAATACTATATTTTCTGAAATAAGAGATTTTCCAGAAGAATCTAAACTAATAGATGTGGGAATTCCAGCTGTTACACGAAGAGTATCTGGGTATACAGCAGTAGGACTTAATGTCGTTGTGGTAGTTGTTGTAGTAGTCGGAGCGGAATTAATAGATTTAATAGGAATCCACTGTTGTGAGTTTGGATTCCAAAAAAATGTAGCATTGCTTGCTGTATTATACCAAAAAGCAGGTCTTTTTCTTTCAACTATTTTTGGTTCATTGGGCTGTCTATATACTAAAGAATCTCTAGAAGGATTAGAAATTCCTGGCAATTCGTTAGGATTAGGCATATGCGTTTCCTGAGAATGATACCCAATTAGAACCGTTATTATCAGTTATCCAAAAATATAATACAGAATTAGTAGTGTCATACCAAACAGCAAAAGAATTGCTTGGTGGATTTGACGGCCTACTAGGCTGTTGATAAAAGTTTACCACAGCTAGTCCTGGAGTTCCAGCAGATCCTTGATAACCTTGAAATCCTTGTGGGCCAGTTGGGCCAGTAGGACCATTTTGGCCAGCTTGACCGGTTGGACCAGTTGGACCAACAGGACCAGATGAACCATTAGATCCTGGAGTTCCTGGAGTTCCATTAGAACCATTAGCACCAAAAATATCACGCAAAGTAAAGGTTCTATTTTTTGAAGATTGTGTAGATTCAAGTATCAAAGTTGTAGAAGATTCATTTATAGGAATATCCCAAACAACTATGTTTTTAGTTCCTGCTAATGGGTCATTATTTTGAGTTGTAGCTACAGTAGAATTTGATCCTGTCGCTGTTCTAATAGCTAATAATTCTGGAGAAGATGTGAAATCAAAGAAGTATCTTTGACCCCTTATAATTGTGATCGGTTCTGTATTACCAAGACCTTGTATTTCAATTAATGAAGAATTATTTGTTACTGTATATAAAGTTCCGCCTCTATCTCCTTGATAACCTTGAAAACCTTGAAAACCTCTTGGGCCAGCAGAGCCAATTAAGCCTTGTCTTCCTTGAGAACCTTGTGACCCAGCACCACCTTGAAAACCTTGAAAACCTTGTGGACCAGTAGAACCATTAGATCCAGCATTACCTTGAAAACCTTGTGATCCTGTAGTTCCAACATTTCCTTGAAAACCTTGCGGACCAGTAGAACCAGAACTTCCAGATAAACCAGTAGAACCTTGAAAACCTTGTGGGCCTGTAGAACCAGATGTTCCAGTAGACCCCTGAAATCCTTGAGGACCAGTAGATCCATTTGTACCATTTGTTCCAGCAGATCCTTGGAAACCTTGACTTCCTTGGTTACCTTGAAAACCTTGATCTCCCTGAAAACCTCTAGATCCAGACGAGCCAACAAGTCCTTGTCTACCCTGAGATCCTTGCGGACCAGTTAAGCCAGTTAATCCTTGAAAACCCTGAAATCCTTGGGGTCCATTAGAACCACCGGTAGCACCAGCTTGTGCAACAGTAGCCCAATATAAAGGATTTAAATCTGGCTGTTTTGGAGAAGAACTAGTACTTGCAAGTATAGCTATATAACTAGTGCCACCATAATAAACTACATCGTTAAGAGAGTAATTAGTAGAAGATGACCAATCACCCTTCCAAGATATACCAGTATTACCTTGGATACCTTGAAAACCTTGAGATCCTTGAGGACCAGCAGCACCTTGAGAACCTTGGGAACCATTATTTCCAGCAGCACCTTGAGAACCTTGAGATCCTTGGGAACCATTATTTCCAGAAGCACCTTGAGAACCTTGAGATCCTTGAGGGCCAGAAGATCCAGCAGCACCTTGACTGCCTTGACTGCCTTGTGAACCATTACTACCGGCAGAACCTTGTGCACCTTGAGAACCAGTAACTCCTACTGGACCTTGAGATCCTTGAGAACCTTGTGATCCAGAAGAACCAGTAGATCCTTGAGATCCTTGTGGACCAGAAGAACCTTGAAAACCTTGAGAACCTTGAGTTCCGGCAGATCCTTGATTTCCTTGAGATCCAGTAGATCCTTGATCTCCTTGAGAGCCTTGAGAACCTTGATTACCAGTAGACCCTTGATTTCCTTGAGATCCTTGTGGTCCAGTAGAACCAGTAAAACCTTGATTGCCTTGACTACCAGAAGAACCTTGTAAACCTTGAGATCCAGTAGAACCCTGTGGTCCAATGACACCAACTACACCCTGAGAACCCTGAGAACCTTGAAAACCTTGAGTACCAGTAGATCCTTGAACACCTTGGACTCCGTTACCACCCTGCAAACCTTGCAAACCCTGAGAGCCTTGTGATCCTTGAGATCCTTGTAAACCTTGAACACCTTGATTGCCTTGAGGACCAGTATAATCGGTAACGGAAATAGATCTTATAATTGCAGGATTAGTTATTGATTGAACAACTATACCGCTAGAAGGAGCATCTAAAGGTATTTCATAAGTAATGATTTGACCTGTACTTCCAGAAGATTCATTATTATTAGAACTAGTTCCAGCAACATTAGTAGTTAAACCATCTCCATTTCTAATAGCTACAAAGTTAGATGTTAATGCGGAAAAATCGAAAAAGAATTTTTGTCCACGACAAACAGTTATTGGATCTGAATTGTTAGAAATGCCTTCAACGGCAAATTGATTACTTACTATAGAAAAAATAAATTTGGTTCCACCACTTATACCTTCAGAACCCTGATATCCTTGTAGACCTTGAGATCCAGCCGAGCCTTGACCTCCTTGACTACCTTGACGACCTTGACTTCCTTGAGAACCTTGTGATCCTTGTGAACCCTGCGTTCCTTGAGATCCTTGCGATCCCTGTGTTCCTTGTGATCCCTGAGATCCCTGACTACCTTGAACACCTTGCGAACCGGTATAACCTCTGTCTCCCTGAGAACCTTGTGATCCTTGAGAACCCTGAGATCCTTGCGAACCTTGTGAACCCTGAGAACCTTGATTACCTTGCGAACCTTGAGATCCAGAAGTTCCAGTTGATCCTTGGGAACCTTGTGATCCTTGAGATCCCTGAAAACCCTGACGACCTTGTGCTCCTTGTGCTCCTTGTGCACCAGTAGCACCGTCTCCAAAAGCTGCCCAATAAGTAGAAGCCGTTTCTGGATTTTGATTAGTAGATGACTGAATGGCTATATAAGTAGATGAATTATATTCAACTATATCGTTTGCAGTATATGATGCAGAAGAAGACCAAGTGCCCTTATAAAGAACACCTATAGAACCAGTATTAATTAACGGCATTTCTTATCCCTCTTTTGCAACAAATTCTTTTCCAGAAGATGCACATATTACACTAACAGCCCCATTTGGAATAAAACCACTTTCAAAACTTAATTGACCACCAGTAAGAACTGGGTATGAATTTGTATCTGTAGCAACACCATCTATATTTACATACATAACTGTATCGGACAAATTAACAAATAATAAATAATTTCTTTGTGGTCTTGCAGCAAAAACAGTTTGAGCCACATTGGCTTGAGTTATAGTTCCAGAGCCATCTGTTAAAGTACCAAAAGTTGAAGCGTCTACATAATTAATGCCAAAAGTTTCTTCTATGGCTGGTTGTGGTAAGTCTTGATATATTTTTGCACCACCAAGATAAGTTCCTCTATCAGTACTTTCAACTCCTGGTGGAGTTTGAATATAAGCACCGCCATAAACAAAATTTCCACTACCATCAATCCTATTTAAATCTGCCATTTCTCACCTCATCTAAAATATGAATTTCCACCTTGATTATTTGGATAGTATGTCTGATCACTGTAACCAGCAAATACTCTAAATGGTGCTATGATAGCTGCTCCAGCTATAACGCCACTTCTACCAGTTTGATAGTCTAATTTAGCTTCGTCATAAACGGCACACCAACCTTTTTCAATAAGTTTTAGTCTGCCGTCCATTGATCCACGCAAATCTATAGAAGAACTACCATCTCTAATAGCTATGCCTTGACGAACACTTGTTCTTGCTTCAGATCTTTCAATAATGCAAGCTGCTTTAAAACATACTAAATTTATAAAGTTTTCATCTCTAGATACATTACGAACAGTAGGATCTGGACTTATTGTTAGTCCTTGAATATCAACACTATAGTTTACAGGAAAGTCTATATCTGTAATAACAATTTGTGCAGCAACTGCTAATGTCTGAACTAATCTACCATCAGTATAATTTGGATTTGCTGAAAGATCATCTATCAAAACTCGCAGCAAAGTTGTCATTTCTGACTGCCACAACATAGATAACCTCAAGCAAAAGGAGTAATCTTTATCGTACCAACAAATAAAGTAGAAATATGGTTGTTAGGAAATAAAGCTCTTATTTCAAAAAACCATCTTCCATAACCCATTTGTTGTAATTGATTTTCAGTCAAAACTAACGAAAGTTCTGTTGGAGAAACAACCGTCATATTTACTGAAATATCTCTTACAATAAATATTACACCAGCATTAGTTATATATGTGCTTTCATCTAATGTAAAAGTATCTGTAATCGGAATGTAATTGGAATCTAATATTTTTTGCAAAAAAACATTTTTAATTATAGTTTTATTTAATAAATTTGCCATTTTAGTCGCCAAAAGGTGGAACAATTATCATATTTGCCACCAATAGCGTTAATACATGACCATTATATAAAGTGGCTTTAACTTCATAAGACCAACGACCAGCACCTATAATAGCAAGTTCAGCAGAAGAAAGTTCTAGTCTAAGAACAGTATCATTTATAATAGTGAAGTTTTTAGTAAATGTTTCTTTGCCAGCAATAATAAACTGAACAATAGCACCTGATAAAGTAGGCCATTGAGAAGATGTTAAATCTATAGACCTTCCTTCAGCAGCAAAATAATCATCTATTAATCTTAACTCTATTGGTTCTGTTATGTCTGCTGGAACAGGACTCTGTTGGGTTATAACAGAAACACCACCAGCACCAGCCCTAGTACTTACTTTGACATCTACATATTCTAATTCTTCTGGATTTATAGCTAAAAAACCAATTATTTCAGTTCCAGATTTAAACTTAACGCCACCTCTAAAGTTTTGTGGATAAGCTGAATATGTCCATAAATAATTACCATTTCCTATTTCAACAAAACCTATTGATATAGGTAATGTTATATCTGTTCCATTAGTATCTACTAAAGTGGCTGTTAAATTAGTCAAGCCAATATATCTTTTGCCTAAATCTAAAGATATAGAAGCTTGATAAGACATTAAACAACCTCATAATTTATTTTTTGTTCTGATTCACTTGAAATAGTAGAATCAGAATACACATGACCAAATACAATATATTCATTAAGCATTAAGCTTTCTGAAATTTGTACAATGCCACTGTTTGCTAAAATCTCAAAATTAACTTCTTGCTGGCTCATTTTCTTCCCTTATTTGTCTTTTTAAAGCTTGTATCTCTCTTGTATTTAAAAGAACTTGATTAAGAATTTCAAGGCTTTTATTCTGAGTATTTACTACAGTTTCTATTCCAGCTTCAAGTTTATCTAAAAACTCCAAATGCCTTTCCTGCATTGGTAAAATAACTTTTTCACCCAACCACATGCCTGATTTATATGCACACCATACAAAAAACACTAAAAATGAGAAAGAAACGCCAAATCTTTCAACTAACTGAATAAATTGGTCGCTCATTTGATTATCCTCTTAAGAAGTTGTGCAAATTTATATACACCATTATAGAATACCTTTATTTTTACCTATCTTATCAATTGCATATAAAAACATACCTACAGATTGAGCCACTTCTGGATCAGCAGCAGCTTCTGCATAAATATCATCTATATTTTTATACACCGTCAATTTCTTCTATACTTGTGGCATTTTCAACAGCTTTTCTTCTACTTGCAAACACACTTGACAGTTGTGCCCTAGCAGAACCATACTGTAATAATAATTGTACCATTTCGTTTATAGAAGTAAAACTTATAGCTGTATTATCTAAGGCTATAATTTGAGGTAGTGGCAAATTTAAAGCAGCAGCTTCTTTTGCAAGAGCGAATACGCCAGATATAAGAGCCACATCATTGGCTGATAAACCAAGACTAAATCCTTGATTAGAATTCCAACCTTGAGCAATGGCAGCTTCCCATTCCTCATCAATCTTGGCCAATTTTTCAAGTTTCTTTTCTTGTAGTGGCCATTCACTAATAACTTGTTGTGCAGCTTGTTTTTGCTGGTCTGTGGAAATATCTGGGTCTTTATAAACTATTCCTATAAGTCCATCTTCTTGAAAATAAACATTTTCAATAGGGCAAACTGCCATTACTTTTTCGTTCAAAATTTGCATATTGTTATTCATGTTTCACCTAGCACCACAAAACAATTCCACAATTCACTCCATACCAATTTGCTGTTGATGATGCGTTTTGAATAGGGGTTACATAATGGTAACCAATACTGCTGGTATATCCATGTGTTGAAATAGTTCTTACAACATATCCTGAGATTTGCGAATCAGTATAAGCTGTTCCAAAAAATGATGTTGTAGAATCCAATCCGAAACCAGCTTGAGCAGTTGATCCGGCAGCACCGGTTCCAACAGCCAATACCCCAGTTATTAAAACTGGAGACTCATTAAGTCCATTAATAAAATTAAGTCTGGTAACGCTTGCTCCACCATTCCATTCTCTACTTGCACCACTCCATGCAAAATTAAGTGAAAAAGCGGTAACAAAACCATGCCTTAAAATTCTGTTGTGATTGTTCCATAGGTAACGATTGGCAGCAGAATCTTCAGTTGTAGTTGCAGCAGTTGCCCTAAATGTTCCAAGATACCTTCTGCTTAAATCTGTTGTTTTTACATAAACACCATTTTGAAAAGATATTGCAGAACTTCTTGAAGAAGTAGTACCCCATGCTACTGGAGGGTCTAATGCTAATGTTCCAGAACTTAAATAACCAAATACATCATACAATGTTCCAGAAGATAATCCTGAAAGTGCTAATGTTTTTTCTGTGAAAGAACAATTTACCCAAGAAGAAGATGATGTGTTATATAAACTTATTTTATCACCATTATAAGGTGTGTAGTAGACATTAGATGCTGATGTGACATCAGAAGTTGTTACTGGTGTACCAGATGTTAATGTCAATCTTCCACCTGAAAATAATCCTTGTACTTCCCAACTAGGTGCTGCTGTTCCGTTAGAACGCAAGACCTGACCAGATGTTCCAGCAGCAAGAAATGAAGTCGCTCCTGAACCTGTGTTGTAGGGAATCTGTCCTGCACCACCGCCAAGCAAATTGGTAATTCCGTTTGTCCAGCTTAAGTTTCCGCTACCATCTGTTTTTAAAACATAGTTGTTGGTTCCAGCAGTAGTAGGCAATGTTAATGTGTAATTGGTGGCTATAGTTGCTGGAGATTGCATGGCAACATAATTGCTGCTATCAGCGTCTGCAAATCTTATGTCTGTCTGTGCATTTAGGTAAAGATTTCCGGTGGCATCAAAATAACTGTATACAGTAGTTCCTAGATAATCTCTGAACTCTAGTAATGGGTATGTCTGACCACTTGCACCAAAAATTCCAAAAACACCAAATGCAGCATTATTGCTGTAAAGAGCTAATTGATCATAAGCTGATGAGCCATATGAAAAGGAGGAAGTAGCTGTAAAACCAGCAGAACCATCATTGTATTGAATATCTCCAGTAGAGCCAGCAGCACTTGCACCAGCAGCACTAGTCCAAGATAATGTTCCTGCACCATTAGTTGATAAAACTTGTCCAGATGTTCCATCGGCTGTTGGATAAGATAATCCAGCAGCAACAAGAGTACCAATAGTAGCTTGTCCAGCTATTCCAGCACCACCAGCAACAATTAATGATCCAGTACCAGTAGTTGTACTAGCAGTAGTATCATTGATAGTAGTAGCACCAGTTGGACCGATAGAAAACAGAGTTGCTGTTGTACTATCTTTTAATATAACTAAATTTCCAGTTTGTGATGCAACAGCATTTATCGTTAAAGTATTGTCTGTTGTTACAGTTTCAGTAATCGTTAATCCACTTAAAGTTCCAACACTAGTTATAGAACTAGTATTCATCCAACTTGGTGCTGAAGTTCCATTGCTTTTTAAAATTTGACCACTTGTGCCAGCAGCAAGAAATGATGTAGCACCAGAGCCAGTATTATATGGAAGTTGTCCTGCACCACCGCCAGCAATATTTGTTGCAGATGTAGCATTACCGCTTAATGAAGCAGTTATAGTTCCAGCCGAAAAATTTCCCGAAGCATCTCTTTGTACTACATATGAAGCAGTATTTGTTGAACTGGAATTAATTCCTATTGTTCCAGTTGATGTAATAGTTCCACCAGTAATTGGCGAATTTGTGGCAATCGAAGTTACTGTTCCATTACCTGTACCAGCACCGATAGAAGTTCTAAATGTAGATGCAGACTCTGCTGTAACAGTATTGTCTGCATTAACTTTTAAAAATGTTACTGCTGAAGGATTTGTTAGCGTAAATAAATTACTTCCTACTGTTGTACCACCAAGACTAGTTCTTCCTGTAGCAGCTACTAAATTTGTTGAGCCACCATCCCATTGACGGCGTTCAGAATATGCGGAATCCCAGTTGGTCTGACTTGCCGAAGTTGGTAGTGCATAGCCAGTATCCATCGCAATAGCGATTGTTCCACTAGATGTAATCGGAGAATTTGTAACTTTCATTCCTGTTGGAACAGATACGCCAACAGATGTTACAGTTCCACCTGAAGATGGAGACGAGTTAGTAATTGTAAACGAAGGGTAAGTACCAGTAACCGATATGCCAGTTCCAGCAGTCAATGTTACAGTCTGATCTGGTGAACTATTGGTAATAGTGAAATTTGGATAAGTACCGGAAGTAGAAATTCCTGTTCCAGCAGTCAAAACAACAGTTTGATCTGGTGATGAATTAGTTATCACACCAGTCGTATTATTGTATGAAATACCAGTTCCAGCAGAAAGAGCGGACCTAGCCCTAGTATCTGTGTAATAAAGATTTGAGCCTTCACTTATACTAGATGTTGATCCAGCTACATTTTCCCAAACTTTAGAAGAACTATTGTATTGAATAATATCATTATCAGCTAAAGTTCCACTATTAATGCTGACATTATGTAATTCTTCTAACTCATAACCATTTTGTATATTTACTAATATAGAACCTTGATTAACACTTACATTTACTACAGTTCCAATAAATACAGCATGATCTGGAGCAGTTGGTTTAGTAGTAGTTAAACCACCAGCAGTAGTTGGCGATAACCACAATGTATTTCCAGCAGAAAAGCTAGAAGTGTTTACATTTTCTAAAAGTCCTTGAGCTACAACAAAACCATCAGCATTATGATTTATTGTTTCTGCAACAAGGGCATATGTTTTACTAGAATCAGTCTCTGTATTTGCTTGTGCTAATGCTACTGTTGGTGTGCTACCACTTGCACCGTTTACATAAACAACTTGTTTTGGACTTAATGTAGATCCAGTAGAATTTTTAACTTTAGTTCTAAAATTTAATACTTCTTTAAATTCTAATTCACCAAAACCATCTGTGCTTAAAAACTGTCCACCTATTCCATCAGAAGGTGGTAATGTCCAAATTGTGTTTGCAGAAATTGAATCAGGAGCTTTAAATCCAACATAATTACTTCCATTAGCCACCAACTCTAAAAAACGAAGTTCGCTAGTATTTCCAGCAGAAGAACCATATGGGGCGATGCTTATTTGACCAGAGCTATATGTGAATTCAGCAGTTCCATCAAATGATCCTGCGTTATTATATTGTAATTCTCCAGAACTTCCTCCTGGCGTAACAGTAGCTGGATCGCCTTGAAACCCTTGGTTACCCTGATCACCTTGGAAACCCTGATTACCTTGGTCACCTTGGAACCCTTGGAACCCTTGGTCACCTTGGAAACCCTGATCACCTTGATCACCTTGGAACCCTTGGTTACCCTGATCACCTTGGAAACCCTGATTACCTTGGTCACCTTGGAACCCTTGGAACCCTTGGTCACCTTGGAATCCTTGGTTACCTTGGTCACCTTGGTTACCCTGATCGCCTTGAAACCCTTGGTTACCCTGATAACCTTGGAACCCTTGGTTACCTTGGTCACCTTGGAAACCCTGATTACCTTGGTCACCTTGGAAACCTTGATTACCTTGGTCACCTTGAAACCCTTGGTTACCCTGATCACCTTGGAATCCTTGGTTACCTTGGTCACCTTGGTCACCTTGGAAACCTTGACTACCTTGGTTACCTTGTAATCCTTGATTGCCTTGGAAACCTTGGTTACCAGTATCGCCTTTATCACCAGTTCTAGCGAAAGTTAATAAAACTTCATCTTGATCAGAAAAAGAACCACTACCAGAAAGATAAGAAACATCTATATCAAAATAACTTGGACTAGAATCAGATAAAGAATTTATTGCGTATATAGCAAAAACATTTGGTGAAAACTTTTTAGATATCTTTACATGACCTTTAATAGTACTTGTTGAATCATCTATTGTATTTAAATAGATAGACAAATCTATATTTGCATTGTTTGGATTATCATCAATTAATAAATGTGTTGCAGAAGAAATATCAGAATTATTAAATCTTATATAATTATCGCCTGGATCGCTTATAGATGTATTTAATCCATCAAATTTATACTCAACAGTTACACCGCCGAAATTTCCATCATTACCTTGTGAGCCTTGCGATCCTTGAATTCCTTGTAAACCTTGTAATCCCTGATTACCCTGTAAGCCTTGAGTGCCTTGATAACCTTGAGATCCACGATCAACAATCATATCCCAAAAATATTCTTCTGGTGCATTTCCAGCAGAACCAATCGTAATCATCATTACCCATAATTGGCCGTTATAGGAAACTGCATCTCCAGCATTATAAACTATGCCACTATTATAAGTACCAACATAATTAAATGGTTGTGATCCTTGATAACCTTGATTGCCTTGGTAACCTTGAAAACCTTGATCACCCTGAAAACCTTGTTCGCCTTGATAGCCTTGAAACCCTTGGTTACCTTGATCACCCTTGCTTAATACTAAATCCCAATTGCCTGGATAAGCAGGAGGAATGTATCCTGCTGCACCAATGTAATTACTCATTACATAAAGAGAACCATCATAAGTTACTGCTTGACCAACAGAATATGTGACTCCATTATTATAAGCACCAAGATAATTAAAAGGTTGAGAACCTTGATCGCCTTGGAACCCTTGGTTACCCTGATCACCTTGGAACCCTTGATTACCTTGGTCACCTTGAAAACCTTGGTTACCCTGATCACCTTGGAACCCTTGATTACCTTGGTCACCTTGAGAACCTTGGTTACCCTGATCACCTTGGAACCCTTGGTTGCCTTGGTCACCTTGAGAACCTTGGTTACCTTGATCACCTTGGAACCCTTGATTACCTTGGTTACCTTGGAACCCTTGGTTGCCTTGGTTACCTTGAAAACCTTGTCTACCTTGAAAACCTTGGAACCCTTGGTTGCCTTGGTTACCTTGAAAACCTTGTCTACCTTGAAAACCTTGAAAACCCTGTATACCTTGAAAACCCTGCGGTCCTTGATTACCAGCATTATTTGGTTCAAAAATAGTATGTATAATTCCATTACTGTCTAAAACAAAACCTTTCTTATCTACAACATTTATAGCAAATTCATTTATTTGCATATCGCCAGAATTTGGTATAGATCCAGCTATGTAAGATCTTTTTGGTTTTATTGCTATATAAGGATCTTGTGTTGTATGCGTAGGTGCTACTGTTGTAGTAGTAGTCGTTGTAGTTGTGGTTGTGGTCGTAGTAGTTGTAGTTGTAGTAGATTGATTATATGCAGTTATTGATACATTAAAATTAACATTACTAATCCAAGAACTTGAATAAAAATCAAAATAAAAAGTAGATCCAGTAGGAACAACAAAACTTTCATTAAAACTTAAATTTATTGGATATACATATGGTTCTGGAGGTTGACTAAAATTTGTATATGTACTATCTGAAATTGGATAATTAAAACTACCTTTATAAACTAAACCACTACCAGATATATTTAATGTTACGAATGGTGGATATGCATCTCCTGTTTCTGGATCATAAGAAAGTATCTCTATAGTTACATTTGAAGATGGCGTTATTGGAGGTTCAAGTGGAGAATGAATTGGACCTGGTCCAGATGGAGAAAGAACCATAGAAAATGAATCAGAACTAGCATATGGCCAATCTGTACTTGGACCACCAATAGAACTAAATGATGTTTGATAATTTAAATAAGATCTAAACTTAACAACAGATTGTTGAGGTGATTGCGTTGTAGTTGTGGTTGTTGTAGTAGGATTTGGATTGATATAGCAATCAAGTTTTGCAAATTGATCACCGCTAAATGTAATTAATTCAGTTATTATATATGTTCCACTTATATCTCCAAAACCACCACTTAAAATAATAAAATCATTAAATGATAATATATCTCCAACTTGTAAATCATAAGTAGTCCATGTAGAACCATTAAAAAAATTAATTGCCGGACCAACACCAACCATACTAGCTGTCAAAAGTTGATAAGGGCCACCAGTAAAATAAAATCCGTTATTTGAAGTTATTGAAGCTCCACTAGGGGTATTACTAGCAGAAGAGCTTGAAACATCTATGCTCCAATTGGCAAAACAATCTCCTGAGTTATCTGGAACAAAATAAAAACTACCACTAGAACCCACTTCAATTCCATTAGCAATAATTGAAATTTGTGATCCAGCATCAATATATATAGGAAAAGAAAAAGAAAAAACATGAGGAAGCATTGAAGCTGTTTCATTAATATAATCTATAGTTCCATTAGGACCATAGACTCTTAATATTAAAGAAGCACCAGTAAATTGAGCAAAAGCTGAGTATTGGGCTAATAAATAACCAGACTCTGATGCATTAAAAGAAAATACAAAATAACCTGGATTTGGTTGATTGTTTGCCTGATAAACTAAATATGGATCTTGATATGTTCCAGAGCCTGTATATGTAGCATTTATTATAGATTGATCGATTGTAAATGACACTACCAAGTTCCTCCATCTACATCAACCCAAACAAGTTGATTAGAACTATTGTATGTTAATATTTGTCCGGTAGATCCACCAGATGGAAAACTTGCTTCACTGCCTTGAAATCCTTGATCTCCTTGATAACCCTGATCACCTTGATAACCCTGTTCTCCTTGATAACCCTGATAACCTTGTTCTCCTTGGTATCCCTGAAACCCTTGTGAGCCAGCAGTAAGAATTATATCTTCTTTTGCCCAATGATTTATAGAATTTGGATCATATCTATATACCCATAAAATTAATGGATCTGTGTCATCTGGAGCAAATGCCCATTGATAAACTTCTGGAGGACCACTCGGATAAGTTGTTAAAAGATGAGTTTCGTTTTCAAAAGTTCCTATAAATTCTGAATAATGACCATCAATACCTTGATAACCTTGAGAGCCTTGATAACCTTGTGTTCCTTGAAATCCTTGATTACCTTGAAGACCTTGATTACCCTGTAAACCTTGATTTCCCTGCAATCCTTGATTACCTTGAAGTCCTTGGTTGCCTTGATTACCTTGATGACCTTGAAAACCAATAGAGCCAACAAGACCTTGTCTACCTTGACTGCCTTGAAGACCTTGATATCCTTGTAAGCCCTGATAACCTTGTGGTCCACGAATCGGGCCAACATTATCCCAATAAACAGGGCTAGTGCCTGTGTATACAACTCCGTCTCCAATAGCAGCAGTTCCATTGTCTGGATTAGGACAAGATTGACTAGCAGATCCTTGTGCTGTAGATGTAAGTAACCACATATCTCCAATAGTGGCAGTTCCAGTTTGATTATTGAAAATATTTTGCCAAGTATCAGAACCTTTTATTTCAACTCCAGCACCTGTTTGTCCTTGATTGCCTTGACTTCCTTGATAACCTTGTAAACCTTGACTACCTTGATTACCTTGCAAACCTTGATTGCCCTGTAATCCTTGATTACCTTGAAAACCTTGATTACCCTGAAAGCCTTGACTACCTTGAAGTCCTTGATTTCCCTGAAGTCCTTGATTACCTTGAAGACCTTGATTTCCTTGAAATCCTTGTAAACCTTGATTACCTTGAAGACCTTGAAAACCTTGACGACCCTGAAGACCTTGTAAACCTTGATTTCCTTGTAAGCCTTGATGACCTTGTGTTCCTTGATTACCAATATCACCAACAAGGAGTAAAGATATTGTAATTTGTTGGTTGTTACTTAGTGAAAACCCAGAAGATGTATTAACATGTTCTATGTTAAACGAAGCATAAGTACTATTAACTGTATTTGAAGATGTTATTTTAAAAATAGAAAATTTAGAATTATCATTAATTGGTTGAATAACTATATATGATTTTACAAAATTAGTAGAATCATCTAATAAAGAATAAATAGAACTAATATTATTAGAATTTATATCTAGACCACTAAATAAGGCTATTGTCGCAAGAGAAAAATTAGAGTTATTTAATCTAAACTGTTCTGGAGTTGGAACACCAGATGTTAATGTACTAAATAAATAATTTATATGTAATGAACTAACGCCTTGATAGCCTTGAGATCCAACTTGTCCAGTTATATTAACATCCCAAACATTACTACTTCCAGTGCCAACTACATAATCCACATCAACAACTATGCTCGATGTGTTTGGATCAGTAGATAATATAAGACCTTCTAAAAAATGAGATGTATTATTATTATCTACTATCCTTACTCTAATACCAGCCCTAATAGCATCTATAGATAATACAGAAAGAGTTTTTAGTCCAATAGTTTTGGATATAGTTGATAAAGATGATGTAGCACCGAAAGAAATGCCTATTGAACCTTGATCACCTTGAAAACCAATAAAACCTTGGTTTCCTTGATTACCTTGATTACCTTGATTTCCTTGATTGCCTTGTGAACCCTGAATACCTTGAAGACCTTGAGAACCAGTAACAACTCCTGGAATAAAGTTAGTGCCATCAAATTTAATGACATTTCCAGAAGAAGGAACACCTACAAAATCGTCTTGATCTTGTATTCTTGATGGTCTTTTGCTGAAATGCATTTTTTATTCCAAAAATTTTGGTGTTATTCCATTTATACAACCGTCTATATAGAATACACCACAAAAAGCAGCTATTTGTTTTGCTGTAGATTCAGTATTTTGCATTAAGTCTGAGTAATTAACTATTAATTTTCTGCCTGAAAAATTATTAAAAATATTTTCAGCTGTATTATACTGTTTTTCTATAGTATCTGGAAAAGCTTGATCGCCCATAAGCATAGAATATTCAATATTGGCTTTGTTTATATTTCTTTTTGCCCATATTATACTAGTTTGTATTGAAGTTTCTGATATGAACTTATTCCATGCATCTTTTTTTAGAAATTCAAATGATCTTGTTCCAATTTTTCCTTGTTGAACTGTTTTTAGTTTTAAATCCCAGTAATTTTTTGGATTTGTATAAATATATCTTGTGTACTTATCATTGAAACTTCCTGTTGGATACCAGTCTGGATTATCATTTGCATTCTCTCTTTCTCCCATATTTATGCCAAGAGAGTTTAATATTTTGGCTATAACGCTAGTTCCAGATCTATAAGAACCAATTATAATTGTGCAATCTTTCATTCTAAATCCTCGTTTCGTTCTTTGAAATAATTCTCAATTGATTTTAAAAAGTCTTTATTGTCGCCTACATATCTATACAAACCTTGATCGTTAACTAAGTCTTTAGAAACATTAAAATTAGTATCTTTTAAAATTTTTTGTCTTTCTATATATTTTCTATTAACTTTATCGCCATGATTTAAATGAAAAATAGGTTGATCTATATAATCAAAATTTATTTCTACATTAGATTTGTTATTTAGTATATCTTTTAAAAAACAAATAACGCTATCTTGTTTTCTTTTTATAAAAGGTATTTCTATGTCTAGGCTTAAATTAAGCCATTTAAAAAGATTAATAGTGTCTCCGCCACCTATAATGCATTTATCATATAATGGATTATTCAAAAGTGTTTCTTTCTTTGTAATCCATGCCATTCCTGGGTTACCAAAAGTATAATCACTTGAATTAAAAGTTTTAATGTAATTTTCTTTTCCGTCTGATTTAATTATTTGCGATGAAACACTCGGAGTGCTATGACTATAAAAGCCATGATTTCTATAATGATTTTTTGGTAAATAATAAACATCAGAAAATGGTTGTATAAATAAATTTTCTTTTTGATCCAATTTATTTTTTGCTTCTTGCACCCAATTATCATCACTAAATAAAACATCACCATCAATAAAAGCTATATACTTAATAGAATCTGGCATTTTTTCGGCTAGATAATTTATAACTCTTTCCTTTTGCCAAAGTAATTGATCTGACTTTAAAGCAAAAAGACCTTGCATATTTAAGTCAAAACTATTATTTGTAGAAATTTCTATAGGAACAATTACACATTCATATTTAAGCATATGATTATAACAAACATTAAAATTTCTAAATAAAGATATTCTTTTAAAATGATTCCAATAATACATTATTATTGCAGTATCTAAATTTTTCATGCTTTTACCTTAATTTCTTGTGAATAAGGAATAAGTTGCATTTGATTTAATTCAGCTTCTTTTGAAGCTATGGATTGACCAAAAAATACTGTGTTTGGAAAATAAGCTAAATATTTTGTAAACATAAGTTTATCTATATCATCGTATGATGAATAAACAAAACAATAAGATTCATCTTCTGGATTAAATTTTTCTGGATCTACAAACTCAACTCTTTTTTCTAATCCAAATCTTTCTAACCAAATTTTTGTGCCAATAAAATTTATTTTAGTTTTAATTGGAAAAGCTATAATTTTACAAGCCGATTGTGCCAAGACAATAAGTTCTGCTGGAGATGAACCTACATAAACAACTTTTTTTTGATCAGCTAATTGATAAAGTTTTAAATAATCATCGGCTATAAAAGATTGATCTATTCCGTCTGGAAGAATTAAAGGAAAATCAAGTTCATCAAAATCAATTTTTTTATTATCAAAAAGTAAATTTAACTTAGGCCAAAAACAAACTAGGCTATAATAACGCATAAAAGAATTTATGCTTTCTGTTATACTATTTTTTACTTCAAAATTTTTATATAGATCTTTTATGTATCTAGATGAAAATAAAAATGGACCAAATGTATTTTTTTCTAAAAAATTTGTAATGTTATAGTCAGGGCTTCTAGATTGAAAAATTGGTCCTACATAAAGTTTTAAAATTGCTACATCTATTTGATATCTAATTAATGGTTTCCATGTAGACAGATTATTATAAAAAAATTTAGAAAGTTTTTGTTTTCCGTCTAAAAATAAAAAATATTCATAAGAGTCTAAAGATGAAGCTTCATATAAGAAACTTTCAAACAAATCTCTTCTGTTTTTTCCATTTATATATACTACTTTTCCGCCAAAGTCAGTTTCTTCTAAATTGCTTTTGTTTCTTGCGTTGTCAAAAACTACCAAATTGCTAAATGGTTTTGTTCCAACTTTTATTTCTGATACTCTAGGACTGCATATTTCCATAGTATATCCTCCTACTAATATATTATATAAAAAATCCATCAATGCAACAAAAAAGGGCAGAGCTTTCGCTCCACCCTTTATTGATTTTTATATTGGAAGCTTTATTAGAAAGCACCCAAAAGAACACGACGATTATCGAGAACTGCAAAGCCATGTTCGCCGAAACCGTACATGCCCATTCTACGCTGACGATGGAAAGTAGGATCTTCAAAGATCTCAATTTCCTGACGAACAGGCATTACAAAGCTGTCACGCTTCTCAAGGTCAAGACCAACAACCAACTCGCTCTTGCCAGACAAAGATCCAGACAAGGTAGAGGTATAGTACAGCTGGTATTCCTGACCAACGCCAAGTTCATCGATCTCATGGAGATTTACGCCAAAGATCTGTGCCAAACCATTTTCTGGAGATACAAAGATCTCACGGCGGGTAAAGTCGTCAACCTCATCAATATCCCAAGTGCGAATGTCTTCCATCGCCTCTGGAGATACATAAAGGTCAGTCAACTTACCACGATTAATCGAGGTGCTGTTACCACCAGCATTTCTACGCATTACGGTCTTCATCAAGGCAATAAGCCTCTTGCTGAAGTATCCAGAGGTAGCAACGCTGTCAGTTACAAGCAAGTTGCGACCCTTACCAGCAGCAATGATAACATGCCAGCCATCATTGTTATTCTTGCGGGTAAAAGAAGCTTCGAGAACTTGCATTGCACGACCTACGATATCCCAACGAGCATCACGAAGATACTTGAGGGAGAAGTCGATGGAAGCACCAACTTCATAAGTCTGAACAGTCAAATAATCGCCTTCTACATGGCGTTCAGGAATACGACCCTGTGAAGGAATAGTATAAGCGATGAAATCCTTCTCAGAACCAGGAGCCAAGAAATCCAATGGGAATTCTACGGAAGTACCTGGTTGGAAAACAACCTGTTCAAAGATGTTTCCAAGAATATCGCCCTTCAAAACGCCCTGACGCAAAGGAAGAGTAAGAGCCTTTGCAAGTTCTTTCTGAGCAGCTACAGCAACTTCATAATTGTTGCTACCAGCCTGTTCAGCAAGTTTTACCATTTCTGGAGTTGGAGTCTTCATAATTCTATTATCTCCTCTCTAATTATACGATTGGAAGGTCAATGAATACTTTTGCATACCCATCTGCGTCAACTCCGCCGAGGAACTGACCGACCTTTGGAGTACCAGAGGTCTGGGTATCGGTAAGATTACCGTTAGAAGTAAGATAAGCTGAGTCACCAGCTGCTGGTGAAACACCAGAAGCAATTTTATTGGTAACAACCCAACCTTTTGTGAGAAGAGGGAGCTTTTCACCAAGAAGCTGCTCATCTTTGTGCCAATTTCTATGCTGACGAGTAATGTCAATAGAAACCATATCGGCCAAAGAAAGACCAGCTGGAACAAGGCCGGAAGGATTAGAAGCCCTAGTTACAGTAGCTACATCATCGTTCAACGCACCGGAACCGGAAACGCTGAAAACGAGTACTTCGCCCTTTTCGATAGCAATATTGCAGATATTGCTAATATCAGTTACAACAATGTTACGATCTGGTTTAAGAGCCATGAGAGTTTTTCTCCTTATTCTTCGTTCTTGCCAAGGTTTTCAATTTCAACACCAAGATATGAAGCAATCTGAGAAGCTACAGTCTGAATTGGATCTACATTATTAAGAGCAGGAGCGTTTAAAGCTACCTCTTCCTTAACTTCTGCATTTTCCAAAACTTCTTCGGTAGCAACTACTTCTGCCTTGTCTTCTTCAGCCATAGCTGCTTTTGGACAGGAGCAAGTTTCTTCTTTCTCATTCATGTCTTCTTTAGGCATCATTTCTGCTGCCTTCTTCAACATCATGAGTTCTTCATTCATCTTCTTGGCAGCTGCTTCATACTCTGCCATTTTCTTAGAAAGATAATCACTCTGTTTGGCAACAACGCCAGCAAATGACTCATCTTCAAGGTTGTTAGTAAGAGCGACAATCTCTTCTGCTTCGGTCTTGGACATGCCAAGCTTTTCTGCAACAAGAGAAATTCGATCACTCTTCTTCTTTTCATCTTTCATCTTCTGCAACTCTTCGGTAGCTTTAGCAAGCTCCTGCTGCATAAGATTGGCCTTGGCAACAGCTTCAGAAAGTTCAGATTCAAGTTTTACTGTATTTTCAACAGCTACTTCAACCTTCTTTTCCATCTCAGTTGCCTCAACCTTTTCGACAATCTGTTCAGACATTGAAATATTCTCCTTAACTTCTGGAGTCTCAAGACTTTCATACCCCAAATCGATAGTTTTTGCTTCGGTTTGGAGTATCACGCTTTCGGGGTTAGCCGGTTTTCGCACAAGTCCTTTTCCAGAAAATATAATATTTCGTAAAACACGACCTATCTTCTGGTTACCGTAAACACCAGTACCGCCATACGCCCTTAAATATTTAGTTAAGAATGAAGTGGCTTCATTTCTAGCTATAATTCTAGTTCTTGCTCCATCAGTAACCGCATAATCAAAATTGCTAAACAAAGCTTCCATGGAAACAAACCAGCCACCTTTCGGTATTTCATTAACTATATTTTGTATTTGTAATTTTTTTTCTGGATTTTCCCATTCTTTATAAATTACAGCAGAAGTAACAATGTTGTAATCTTCAGGTGCAGATTCAGCATTAATCGGCAATCCATTTTCATCTGCTGGATAACAACCAGTAATATGACCAATGATAATATCTTGATTGTGTTCTAAATTAAACGGTTTGTCTTCTGGGGTATTTCTAGCAGTCCACATTTCTTGAGAATCAAAAACATCATCGTTTTTATTCCAGCCAGTACTAACCAAAATAGACTTTAAATAATATAAGTCTTCTTGGTTTTTGTTTTCTGCTTTTGCTATTTCAGCTACTGTTCTATTAGATTTGTTTTTAACAAACTCTTGTTCTTGTGCAGAAGATACAGAAGCCACCATATCAAAAGCAATAGAATTACTTGCTTTAACAAGTTCAGAAACACCGTCTTCAATTTCTGTTTTATATGCTTCAATCATGGTTCACCTCTTTTAAAAATTACACCAAACCAATTAAGTATTCTTTTATACCAAGGTATATAACCATTTATATATAAATATGTTGTGTCATTACAGTACTGAGGTTTGTCTTCAAATTCCGGTAAATACTCAGTTGTATTTTTACTTTCAAATAAAATATTATCTGAATATTTATTAACTTTTATTTTATTTTTTATATCATAACTTAATGACTTTGGCCAAGCAGATTCTAATACATCTCTATGATTATTGCTTAATACTGGTGGCCAAGAGTGTTTATTATTTGTTATTGCAAAAACAGCTGTTTTCCAAGCTTCTAAATAGTCATTATTCCATTTAAATACAGATGCTAAAAAACCATCATTAATTTGTTTTTCAAAAATTTTATAAGCAACTGGACTAACCCTTGTATCTGTAGCATGAACAATGATAAAGCAACTATCTCCGTGTTCTTGAAAAATAATAGGAAAAGCTTTTCTAAAATTTATACTCTCATAAAAACTGGTATTTCCTACTTTGTCCAAAGTTTCTCTGTAAATAATATCATGAATCAATTTCCTTTTTTTTAAATCGTCTAAAATCCATTTTTTAGAAATTTCTGGATCAGCCCACAAAATATAAATAATGGGGCTGTGTTTAAAGAAAATTCTACATCTATAGATATGCTGAACATTATCTATTAGTTCGTGATATCTACGATGCAGAGTTATCAATATTATCGGTCTTTTGTAAGCCGATTGTGTGCATTGCATATACAGAAGCTTGTATCTTTCTTGTTACTTCTGATGTTGGTAAATTTCCAGTTTTTTCTAAGTATTTAGCCATGCAAGTCTTAAAGAAATCTTCTACTTCAAAAGGTATTTCTATTTTTTCTTTTAATGAATTATGAACAAAAGCTTTTGTTACTTTTTGATCTGGTTCAACTCTGCAAAGCAAAGCAAACTTTATATGTTCAAATTCATTTATTTGAGCAACAGAAAGATCCCTAAGAGTTTTCTTGTTAACACTTTTTAAATATGCGGGCTGTACAATTTCAGCTATAGTTTTTTGGGTTTGCTCTGCCCAATTAAGTCTATCTACAAAATCTGATGCCATGGCTGGTTTAATAGTTCTTCTCTTCCTTGGTAGCGTATCTGTCTTTCCTTGAGGTCTGCCTTGTCCAGATTCGCCCTTTGGTTGCTCTTCTGTATTTTTAGTTGGACTTGTTTGTATAGATAAACTTGCATTTGGATCTTTTATTCCAAAATATTCTGGAGATAACATACCTAATTGAGCAAATAACTTTTCAACACTTTCTTTGTGCTGTGGACTATGGAATGGTGAAGCTTTAGGAGGAAGCATATCTTGTTTTCTATAATCTCGTTCTCTGCGTAATCTAACGCTTTCTATTTCTGGTATAAGATTAAATCTTTCCTGAACAGCTTCTTCGCTAATAATATCTCTATCTGCAAGTTCTATTAACAATCTCTTTTCAGCAGCTTCGTCGGATAAAGTTTGATGATCAAAGACTATTTGGGCTGGTAATTTAAACCCCATAGCCATTTGAACAAGTTTAATTTCTCTTTCCCAAAATTCAGTTACAACATCTCTGCCGTACTGAAGTCTTTCAATTAAAGTTCTCAAACTAATGTAGTTATTTGAAAATCCAGAACCTACTGGCAATCCTGTTAATGAAGGAGGAATACCAAGTCCTGCATAAATAGAGTTTAAGATAGGTTTATATTTTTCTTCGCCTAAGAAATTTACTAAATCTGTTTTTGTTTCAACAACATCTATTTCTGGACCCCAAATAAGATCCATGCTGCCACCACCAACATTGTTCATAAGCATATCAGCAAGTCTGCTTATAGCTTCCTCAGTTGGTAAAATACGATGTTCTAACGAACCCAACTTCCAAAGTCTAATGTGACTGATAGCACCGTCTAATGCTGCTAAATCAGCAAGCTTCATTTTTTCTAACATTTGCAAATCTTTTAGCAAAGCATATAACATCGGCTTTGCCCAAACTTGCCAGTCATCTCTTTTATAATAGAGGGCAACCGTTTTATTAACATCTAGTGGCATTAAAAAACCGCCACGAACAGCATAATCATCCATTTGAGTTGGCAATGATTTTATAATTTCTTTTTCAATATCAGACTTGGGATTTTTTAACTTCCTTGAAAAATTTTCTGTAACCCTAATGCCAAAACGAAAAGCTCTTGGTCCAATAAATGGGGCAATTTCTTCGCCGTATACCTCAATAGAGGTTGGATTATAAATTGTATATTCCCAAGGTACTTCTGATTGTTTGGGTTTTTTAATAAAATTCTTTTTGGTTTCAGCTGCCATTCCTTTTTGAATAATATCTATTTCTTCTGGTTTTAAAATTGCTGTTGCTCTTTTAATAATTACATTTCCAGCACGATAAAGTAAATTAAGTATTCTTTCTGTTCTTTCGTTACCACGAATTTTTTTAAACCACTCTTTATAAAACTTTTCAATCTTTGGGTTTGGATGTACTAAATCTACTCCTTGACAAGCAAACTCACTCATCATATCTATGGTATTACGAACTATACCTATACGCTCATACGCTTGCATACAAGCAGTCATAATATCTTTGTCTTTTACTGGTATTTGTTCATTCGGTCTAAAAAAATCGTAATCCCTACGATCAAAACCTTCACGCACAGAAATATTTGGGGATTCAACATTTTTAAAACTGCTAGAAGCAACTGTCTTCTTTACGACATGACCTTGATTATTGCTTTTTGCTATAGCTTTTTCTTTAGATTCAAGGCTGTTTTCTTCCCAAGTAACAAAAAGATCTTTTTTTTCGCTCATGATAATCCTACTTATTAAATTGTAATTGGATCATAATTGAATTACACCATTATTCTTCGCCGGTTCTCCTAACTGCTTCTCCATAATTTCCAACTTTTTTAATACCTTGGTTAAACCATTCTGGAGCTATATACATAGACTTGTTTCCTTTTCTGCCAGATAAAGTATTAGAAAATCCACCCAAAGCTGTATATTCTTGTTGAGTTACAGTTCTTTGAATTTGTCTGGCCGTCATATTAGCCATTAGCAAAGATGAATATCTATCTTTTCTGGTTTTGCTTCCTCTAATTTGATCCTTAAAATCAGGAGTATCCCAGCGATCTCTACCACCACCAGTTAATGTATGCACTATACTGGCAAGTTCGTCTTTCAGTTCTTCTATTTCCATAACACAATCTTCTAGTGTGTCATATAGTTGTATATCTTTTCCTGCTGAATTGTCATATACAATACGCCCTTTATCTCTGTCATCTTCAAACGCTAAACCTAAAGAAACGCTATCAAAGAAAGGAAATAAAAGTACTTTATCTTCCATATCTTTGCGAAGTCCATGATTGGCTTCTACAACCCACTTTCCATCAGCAAAATTAACCATATTAAGAATGTGTTTTCCGGGTTTATCGTCAGAGTCTTTTCTTTTCTTAATGTCTGGATCTATAGTTCTCCAAAAAGCCACTTCTCCTGATTGGAGCTTTGAGTCATCGTGTAAAGCTTCTTCTACAGATATACCACCACCCTGACTATCTATAGCTATCTCTCTACATGGAAATAACTTAGCTAAATCCCTTATTTTTCTTGCACAATAAGAGTAGAAGTTTTGTTCCTTTGTTATGCCTCGTTTTAATTTTTCTCTATGTGCTGCCCTATTCGTTGTCCAGCAATAGACAATCCTTCTAGTATTTTGATGTAAAGCCAAAATAATAACGGAAAAGTTATCTCTTTCAGAAGCTGGATCTACAGCCATCACATGTTCTATTCCTGGCTCACCAACTAAAGAGGCAGAAAAATTAATATCTGACAATGGACCATCAGGTTTTCCTACAACGCATGACTCTATCAAACTACGCTTGAAAAATCCTTCTGAATCAGTTGCAAATGTCGCCCCATACTCAATCATGTAATTCGCTCTTGTACTTGTCGCTTTCGCTGATGATATCTGTTTTTGATCCATGAAACCAATTGGTAGTAACTCTACTGGTATTCTTATAATTGAGTAGTCACGCCAGTTAAAACCAGCAGGTATTGGTCCTTGGAAAAACTCTTCGAGCTTTTTTGTATCTCCGCCACTATTGATGATTGTGCGATAAGAGTTCCAGTTCTTATAGAAATGATTAAATGAATAGTAAGCTGTTCCTGAGATTATGTTTTGGTTTGCTCTTAAAGTTCTACTTTCTTCTTTTTCATTTTCTTCACTCCATAATCCAAGTTGTTTCATTAACCTAATTCTTGCTTGATCTTTAACAGATTGAGCAGGAGAAGCAGCTACTGATGAGAAGCCCCTAACAACATTCTGGTAAATTTCTTCTTTAATAGATGCGAATTCGTCAGCGATTGTATAGTTTGCTCTTTGACCACGGATCTTATCGCCATTACCTAAAGGAAGTGCAAATCCAACACTATCGCCAACGATCATGTCAAAACGATCTACTGATCTGCTTGGTCCTTGTTCACGATTGTTTTTGCCACGACCAGTTCCACATAAATCTCTATAGATATGTCCATTTACCCAAAGATTTTCCATGTATTCAAAAATAACTTTGGCCTGTCTAAATGCAGCACCAACGATTGCAATTTTACAACCTTGTGTAAATAAAAGTCGTAACATTGCATATAAACCTAAGATAAAAGACTTTCCACTACCACGACCAGCAATAAGCATAGGGAAGGGGCGATTCCAAAGCTCTTTCAAAATCAAATGCTGGAACGGCATAATTTCAATATCGAATAATAATTTACATGTAAAAGGAAAATAATCTGGATTACGCATGATTTTTAAAAGATGCACATGCGGATTCTCTTTGTCATAATGCGTCATCACATTGAAAGGATGAATAGTTCCGATTGGCAAATCTAAAAGAGACTCTATGTGCGAAATGTCCGCTCCGGGCCGAATGCCCTGAATTTCTTTTTCAGAAAGCATCCAAGCTTTATCAAGAACTTTCTTTAGTTTGTCCATAGTGCTCACATACTCTCTTGAATAAACTAGATGCAACTTCTTTTCCGTATTTTCCTGCAAGGATAATCTTGGTCTTATACTTTACTTCTATATCTAAAAGTGCTTTGACAATAAACTGCGGAGTTATTTTTATATACTTATACTTACTTGGCGGAATTTGTGTCGATTGTGGAAATTTGTAAATGTCTTCCATAGTAAATTCTAAAACTATAAATGGTAATTCAAATTCTTCAAGCCTTAATAACTCGTCGTGAAATCTTTGTTGCGTAATGTTGTTTGAAAACTCGCTAAGATCACCTTTGCGTTCTATGACAAATTTATTTTCAAAACCCTCTAATGAATAATCGCCGGTTTTTAGTGTAGCGATAGTCATTCCATCACAAGATGGACCTGGGTTAAACTCCCAACCAAGCTGTTCTCTAGTGTCTTTGATTACTTTATATTTTTTGCTGTTCATAAAGTTGATAGTCAGACATAACCATGTCTTTAACTAACTCTTCAAAGGTGAAGGTGGGTGTCCAACCAGTCACTTCCATGATCTTTGTAGGGTTTCCACGAAGGTGTTTTACTTCAGATGGTCTAAAAAGAGACTCATCTATATCAACATATTGCTTGTAGTTGTCAATTCCTGCAACAAGGCAAGCTTCTTCTAGAAAATCTTGAACGGAATGGGTGTTACCAGTAGCTACTACATAGTCGTCTGGCTTGTCTTGATCAACAATTAGCTTCATCGCCCTAACATAATCCTTTGCATGACCCCAATCTCTTTTAGCTTTTAGATTTCCAAGACTTAATTTAGGTAAATGAAGACCTCTTTCATAACAATACATGAACTTTGCTGCCCACAAACTGATTTTTCTGGTCACAAAGTTGTGTCCTCTGCGTGGACTCTCATGATTAAAGAGAATTCCGCAGCTTGCATGTATGTTATATGAGTTGCGATAGCAGTTTACGAAGTTGTGTGCTGCTACTTTTGCTACTGCATAAGGACTTTCTGGTACAAATGGAGTAGTTTCGTCTTGAGTTCCGTCTTCTTCGACCATATTTCCAAATTGTTCGGACGAACTAGCCTGATAAAACTTCGCCCAAGGAGTAATTTCCTTGAAAGCTTGCAAAACATTGAAGCAACCTAGTGCAACTGAGTCAAAAGTTAGCTTTGGTTGGTCAAAAGATATGCGAACATGTGATTGTGCAGCTAAATTGAAGACATAGTCGGGCTTTTCAGCAGACAAAATGCTCTCAATCGAGTGATAATCGGTCACATCGCCATAAACTAGACTAAAATCGGACGAATTCATCGCATTTCTTATGCGAGAAATGTTTTCAAACGATGTTCTTCGTGTAACACCTACTGTTTTGATGTTATTTTCAAGCAAATGCTCGGCTAAATACGATCCATCTTGTCCTGTTACGCCAAAAATTACTGCTTTCATGTGCTTTCCTTCTGTTCTTCCATAGTGTCAGCGTTCAAAATTGGCAAATCGGAGTTCCCATCCTCATAAACATGGGCAGATCCTAGTCTTTCCATCTCCTTAGATGACACATGCTTCATGATTTCCATGTGTCGCCCCATAAGTTCTCTGTTCTCTTCGTCTTGTAACTGCTTGATAATAGCTAAAAAGCTCTGTTTTGACGACTCAATTCTTGTAACTCTCTGCTCTCTAGTGGCTTTTAGGTCTTTTAGTAGTGCCTGATGCTTCTCTTCAAGCTTAATGAACTCACTAGATCGTGCTTGCTCTGCCTGTTTTGCTGCCTGAATCTGTGCTTCGAGCGATAAAACATACTCTCTGTCTTGTTCTGACATTGCAGAACGGTCTGGAAAAGTAGAAAGATAGTCATTTTGCATAGAGACAAGCCTAGCTATCTCTTGTGCTGCACTGTATTTTGCTTTCGCATTACGGTGCATCATAATTTCAAACTTTATAAGCAGAGAAATTTGAGTTTGTTCGGTCACTAACACATCATCTTTGAACTGAGCCATATACTGAGCGTACTTTTCTTCATAATAAAGCAACTCATTGGGCGAAAGTTCTTCTGTTAACTGCTGCCAAGTCTTTGTTCTCTTAATATCCTTAGCTATTTCAACTTCTTTTTCGTTTAAAGAAGCCAATCGGCGATCAGCCTTGAGCATTAGTTCGCTCTGTTTAATCACTCTCTTTACTTGAGCCTCGCTCTTATTTAATAGAGTAGCAATTTCTGTAACGCCCATGGTTTTGGACAAGTTAAGAATTTGCTCCTTGTCATCACTCGTTACTGTCGTCTTCCTCGCCATTAGTTCTCCACTCCGAAAGAATGTCTTTTATATAAATTTCTAATTGTTTTTTCTTGGCCTTACTTATAGAAACACCCGCCCTCAGTTGTAAATATACCTGTCTTAATTCTACTGGAAGTTTTTCGTCTATTAATTCTAACATTTCTTGAGTGGCGACATCATTAATAATATCGGAATCTCTTTCTATACTTTTGTCGCTAACGCTTGTGATATCACATGGTCGCATTAAGTTTTGCTTAGAGGAATTTCTTTTTTTCCAAGCTTTATATTTATCGCAGTACTCGCCATTTCCATGATCGCCCTCTTCATGACAAATTTTACAGGGCGGATCTGAGCGGTGAAATTTATCTCTTTTAAAATTAATCAGTCTGTTTTTTATATGTGAGTACAAGAAATTTTCTAGGGGGCGTTTGTTGTCGTAACGAGCCATAGCCTCCAAGCCAAATATTCTGGCTTCTTGCCTAATGTCATTTATATCGAAATAACCAAAGGAAAACCCTTGGCCTAAAATTGAAACTATCTTGTCTATTATTGTAATTACTTCATCTACATCAAATTTTTTAGTTTTCAGTTTTAATGTTTTCTTCGATGATTTTTTCGGCATCTTTTGGATCTGTTTCTGTTAGTTCGGCCTTTGTTTTTTCTGCCAGATCTTCTTGTGCTTTCGTACTTAATACAGTTATAATATTTTCATCTGTCATTAAAACCTCCTGAGATGTAATATGGCTAGAGTCAGTTGGACGGAATCAATGTTGAAATTCGTAAGAGAAAATCATCATAGCATGACTGACAATCAACTTGCTCTTGCTTTATCTTCTATTATAGGCGTTCGTGTGTCAAGTCATAGCGTCAGAAACATTAGAGAAGAAAAGGGTTATACAAAATGGAAAAGGTCTTCAACCAAAGATCACCCCACATCGTAGTAGTTGACAACTTCTACAAAGATCCAGACTCTATAGTTCGTTTAGCAGAAGAACAGGAGTATCAGCCACAGAGCAAATACTACAAGGGCGTTAGAACGGCGGAACGCTTTTTATTTCCATATGTAAGAGAAGAGTTTCAAAGACTTCTCAATTTGGAAATTACAGATTGGTTAAACCAGCCAATGAATGGCATTTTCCAGAAGACTAGTAAGGATGACCCTCTAGTGTGGCATAGTGATAGTCAAGACTATGCAGCTGCTATTTATCTAACTAAAGATGCTCCTGTAACTATGGGAACATCATTTTGGCAAGATACAAAGTTTGGGTGTAGAAGACCGCCTAGCCATCCACTTGAGAATAAGTCCGTTCAAGAGAGTGAAATCTACACAGAGTACAATCTTTTGCATAAAGACAATTGGCAGTTAGTTGATAAAGTAGGGGCGGTTTATAATCGACTAGCTCTTTGGGATGCAAAATTAATACATTCAGCTAGTGAGTATGGTTCAATGGATCGTTTAGTACAACTTTTCTTCTTTAGCGTCAAAAGATAGGGCGAACTATGAGAGCCTTTTGGCAATTCTGGGGAAGTTATTTTAGCAAAGAACAATGTGATGAGATTATTAACAAGGCGTTAACTATTCCGTCTATACAAGCAAGTACTTATGGGGCGGTTTCCGACCTCCGAAGTTCAAGAGTCAGGTGGATACATAGGGGCGATTTGAGTTGGAATTGGATGTTTACGCATATAGAGAACATATTTAGAAGGGCGAATGGAGCTTTTGGGTTTGATCTTAACTATTTTCACGAAATCCAGTTCACAGAATACGATTCAGCCTATGGTGGCCACTACGGTTGGCATGAAGACCTATTATGGGTTCCCAGAAACGATTCAGCAATTCAGCGTAAGCTCTCAATAGTCATACAGTTATCAGATCCAGCTGAATATACAGGGGGCGATCTTCAGTTTGATATGGCAGAAGAAAAGCCTGACGCTAATCATTTAAAGTTTCAAGGATCTGCTATTGTATTCCCTTCTTTTGTTAAGCATCGAGTAACACCTGTCGAAACTGGTCGTAGATACAGCCTTGTAACTTGGTACGAAGGACCGCCTTTCCGTTAAGGGGCAACCGAGGAAGTTTAGGTAGTACATTTTGTTGTGTGGGTGGGGATTATGTTTGAACCGCCCACCCCCCCGGGGCCGGGCCGGGTCGGTAAGCTGGGCAAGATAAATACCCTAGGCAAGCCGTCGCCGTAAAGCCTTATACAATAAGCACTTAAGAAAAATAAAAAAAACAAAAAAATTTTTATCGCCATAACCCCTTACGCCATAACAACTTAAAATTATTTTAAAAATATTTTATAAAAAAAGTATTTTTGCTATTGTTTTTTATTTTATTGGACGATATACTAATTACATAAGCAATGCACTTCGCAATGCTAACAGTAGTGAAAAGGAATTAGAATTATGACCACTTCAATCGACTATGCAAAGATTACTGAAAAGCTTGTTTCCGCACTTGGCAAGAAAATACGCAACTATGCGGACTGCCAAGACATAGCTCAAAATATCCTAGTGTATGCTTTGCAAAGTTATAACCCTGCTATGGGATCGGCTTTTGAAACGCACTGCTTTACTGTTATGCGTGGCAAGTCCATTGATTTCCTGAGAAGTAAATCCCGCAAGGGTAATCTGGTAAGCTGGGATATCCTTGAAGCTAATGACAATAATTCAGAAAAAACACTAGCACAAGGTATAGAAATTGCCGAAAAAACCTCCAAGTATAACCTATTGGAGATTGCAGAAGAATACTGCAACGAACAAGAATATTTTATCATCCAACGCAAGCTTGAAGGCTTCGATGGATATGAAATAGCCAATATGCTAGGGGTTAGCCCAGGATATGTTAGTCAACAATTGTCAAGAGCAATAGAGAAAATGAAGGGGGGGTTCTAGGCCGAAATCGCCGATAGGCGATCTATCCGTTAGGCGGGTACTGATGAGGCCAGGAGTCCTTAATAGAAAAGGGAATTGACTATGTTGGAAAGTACTGAGAATGTAGCAACCATGGAATGCACAACTTGCGGGTTGACCATATCGGTAGAACGGTTGACCATGCGGGTCATATCTGAGAATGAAGTGCACCCCACATGCTGTATGTGCATGAGGGAATTGGAAGAATCTGAAACCCCATTGGGGGTTTAATCTAAAGGGTTTTAACCTAACCTGCCAGTCTTACCCAACCTGGCCGGACCAGCCTCGGTACGCACATAGGTAATTGTATTACTTGTACTATGCCCGCAAAAATTGGATATCTTTATCTTATTATCCAAATATCTTTTTAAAAATATTTTATTTTTATTGTAAATAAATCTGCAAGCGTAGCGAATAAGATTATATAAGAGAGAAGGGAATAAACAAAAGGAGAATAAAATGGAAATTACTTGCTTGTGCGGAATTGATAATGAGGGAAATATAAACGATGGAATTATCTGCCATATGTGCGAAGGTCAACTGGCAGGGATGATAGAAAAATGGAATATCGAACAAGCCCTAATGGAAGAATATGAAAATAATTTAGAAAAGTTCTAAATATTTTCTGGTACAGGACGAATAAGTATAAAAGGAGATAAAGATGAACGATTTTGATTTTTGTGATTCTTATGACTACTCAGCATATGTAGAAGCCTTTGAGCAAGGCGTGGATGATGTGGATTTCCCCGATGATATAGGGGAAGACATGTCCGAATATGAGGGGGATCTAACCCCAGGCGAAGGGGATTATTCGGATATCTTCGACCCAGGTGATGAGATAGTCGATGATGATGGTGATTATTCGGATTGCGAATAACGCCAAGGTTTCCCAGTATATCCATAAAACTGGGGGGCAAATAGTCAACTATATTTTTACAGAAAGGAAACGACTATGTTTACGATTACTGCCGGATGTTTTAATCAGCCATGTGACCTCCAAGAGCAAATTGGGAAGTCTATTGTTATAGCTGACTACGCAAGCCCTGATGAGGCTGGCAAACAAGTTGCCAAACGAATAGGTAAAATAGTAGCGTTTAGGCGGTTTTGGCCTAAATATGTAGAGAAGGATGGTAAATGCAGAATGACTAACCTGATAACGGTTGAATATCAAAGCGATAATCATTATGCAGAGAAAACCATCTCTTCCTATCATCTAGGTAAGATTAGATCTGGGGTTATCTTGCCAGTATAAACAAAAAAGTTTTTCCTGTTTTTTCCTAAATAAAAGCAGGGGGCAAGCGAATAAGAGTATATAACGCTAGGGCACTTGCTGATACAAGAGGGCCACTTCCTTGGTGAAAATGGGCTTATCAGAGTCTAAGTAACCTTAAGAGGATGGGATAGTTCGAGACTATCTGGCGTAACCATATAATGATAGGTATGTTTGGTGTTTAGGTGCAATCCTCCGTGAGATACGGCAAAACGAAAAACACCGTTTTTAAACCTGTTAGTGGGGATGTCTTATCCCTGCTAACCCTACCGAAATTGGATATCTTTATCTAATTATATTCTTTTAAAATTTTTTTATTTTGTTGTAAATAATTTTACCCTGCCAGCGAATAAGATTATATAAGCTTGGTGGTAATGCTTAAACCATCTATGCGAATGAGTATAGAATGAGGGGAGCCTGGACTATAATTGGATAATCTTATCTTATTATATTATTTAAAATAATTTTATTTTTTTTGTAAATAAATCATAAGCACTAGCGAATAAGTATATATAAGAGATAACGATAACAACAAAAGGAGATTAAAATGAGCAACTACAATCCATTCGTTTGCAATTTTGAAAGAGAAGTTGAGATTGCAAAAGGGATGAGTAATCAAGGTTTAATTTCGGCAATCGCCGAATGTCTAGAATGTATTTCAATAGGCTGTAATACAGATAAATATGTGGATCAAGCCAAAGTGTATAGGCAAGAGTTGGCCAAAAGGGTAAGATAAAATAATTTTTTTATAAATATTTTAATCTTACAAGCGAATAAGTTAGTATAAAGGAGAATGATATGAAAATGGAATTGAATACTGTTGAGATTAATACTTCTAAGACTCAGAAGATGCCATGGGAAAGTTGGGATTTACCAGCTTGGATGTGCAAGACTGGTGCTAAGTTAGTAAAGGTAAAGGGTTCTATATGTGAAGGATGCTATGCATTAAAAGGACGATACATATTTGGAACGGTGAAGAATGCAAACTTAAAAAGATTTGATCAAATAAAAGATATAAATAACTTGGAAGATTGGAAAAATTCTTTCATAAGCTTATTCAAGTCTAAGCTAAAAAGACTTTCAGCAGAAAAAAGGTTTTTCAGATGGTTTACTAGTGGGGATTTGCAATCCGTAGATATGTTAGTAGCAATTGTAAATATTGCAAAAGCTATTCCAGAAATTCAATTCTGGTTGCCAACAAAAGAACATGGCATAATAAGGGAATACCAAGCCATACATGGTGAATTCCCTGCAAATCTTAATGTTCGTGTTTCAATGTTCATGGTCAATCAGGAACCAAGTAAGGGCTTAGGTTTACCTACCAGTACAGTAGTTAATTCCCCTGATGATATGAATGATAAACATCAGAACTTGTGCCCTGCTAGTCTTGAACAATTCAACGGCAAAGCCGAGGTTAATTGTGGAGATTGCAGGAAATGCTGGGATAAGAATGTAGATAATGTGGCATACATATACCACTAAGAATTCTGGAAATAATTTTCTTTGGGAAACGAATAAGTAAGTAAGAGGTCAATATGTTTAAGTTAAGATTTCACTTGGCGAACGGTCCACATAAATATAAGTGGCAACTAAAAGATAGTGAAGGAAATGTTACCTATGTAGATCCTGAAAGTGTTAACTTCACAATGAAAAATTGTAAGTTGCATAATAGCAAAAAGATAGCAGAAAGTATTTATTCAGGCAAAGAGAAGACCGTATGTTCTTGGATAGAATGCCAAGATATATCGATAAGGTTAAGTAGCGAAGAATTTCCTGACGAATTTTTTAATAACGAAGTAAGTTATAATCCAAGGTTGGCCCCCTTCTGGAGAAATGTAGAAGGAGAAAATATTGACGGTAAATTCTTTGAAGTGCTAGAGACAAAAGGAAGGAAGGTTTACGCATGAGTGTTGAAGAATGGTCAATCGCTGGTATGTTACTAGGTGCACTAATGATGAGCGGATCTTTACTTGTGCTAGGACTATCATGGGCAATTCAAAAGCTTGAAGAATACTGGGGGCCAATGTGATCTTTGAACAAACTATAGGTTACTTGATGTTTTTTCTTTGCGTAATGATCGCTAATTTTTTTCTTCTATTCTCAGGAGATAACTAAATGACATTAGCAGTAACGCTATTTACAGTTTATTTAGTTATTATGGCATTCATGGGGGCAAACAAATGAAAAATAAATTTTTGTATAAAAAGTGTATTCCGTATAGCATTGCAGTTGTTTCAATAAAAGAAGATAAGCTTGTCTTAATTAAAGATAAAAATATGGAAAAAGAATTAAATGAAATAAATGAAGAATTTGAATCTGATGAAATAGAATATAATGAATTCATTAAACAAACAAACGAATGCTTAGATCATTATTTTAGCTTGTATTATGCAAGCTAGACTTGCCAAATTAGATATCTTTATCCAAATATAATTTTAAAAATTTTGTAAATAATTTTTTATATATAGCGAATAAGAATACAGAGGGTAAACCCGCCATGGGAAACTATGGGATGGGCAGAGCCTGGACTATAATTAGATAACTTTATCCGATTATCTTTTTATAAAATTTTTATTTTTTTTGTAAATAAATTATAACTAATCACGAATAAGATTATATAAGAGGAAACAACTAAAACGAAAGGAAAAGAAGATGGAACTTGTAAGGGAAATCAAAGATTGGGCTTTGGATAATTATGATGCTGGCGGTCATTGGATTGTTGAAACTTTTTCCGATGAGGAGATTGCCGAACAGTTCAAGACATTGAACGAAGCTAAAAAGTATTGTGGTTTAATACAAGATAGGCACGAAGATATCTGCAACGCATAAGGAGAATGAAATGGATTTTGTACTTGAGAATGTAGGCAAGATGGTAAAATTTTGGAACTTAATGCCAGAAACCTACCAAGGTTTTGGCTATGAAGTTGAAGGAGATTGGGATTACGATGCTGAAAAATTTCAGCCAAAGTGGTTTCAGTTGTATGACGAAGAACAGGTTTTGAGGTTAGGTTATTGTCCTCCCGACCTTTTGCAATATGTCGAAAGGGCTTGCAAAGAAATTGCTGCTGACCTTGAAGCGAAAGGTTTAATAGGTGATACATTAATCGAAGAAGACGAATACACATATGAGGATTATTTAGCTGACAAGGCAGACAAAGAATATTACGAAAGGAACTAATCATGTTTAAGTTTGTAGAAAAGCTATTTGGTTTTGATAGTGGTCGAATTGAGTATCTTGAATCGAAATGTTTGGAACAATCGGAGCTAATTAAAAACCTTGCAGAAGGATTTAAAGAACAAACATTGTTATTGCAAAAGATAAGTGAACGAAAGCAAGATATTGACTATGACAGAATTGATATAGATTACTACGATTTGGCAAACAAGATTAATTTAAAAGCCGTAGCTAGTGGAGTAGGTCTTAAATATCTAGCAGAAGAAATTGATCTTGGCGAATTAGCCAACAATATCAGCCTAGATGATTTAAGTAGTTATTTCAATGTGGATGAAGTAGCAGCTAACTTAGACTTAAATGAGGATGATTTTGTAGATACTATTGCAGAAAAAGTTTTGGAAAAACTTGTAAATAAATATAGGGCGAAAGCCGAATAAGTATATAGAAAGGAGATGGTCATGATTAAGTTTACTCTGACAACTAAACAATTTGAACGCAGAGGCGTTATGGCAAGAGGAAGCTCACGCTTTAAGGACGAAAGAAAAAATCCTAAAGGCGGTAGAAGTGGCGACAAAGTTAGATTTAAGAAGGGAGAATACTAAAATGGATGTTGATGTAACACTAAGTTTGGTTGAAATAAAACAAATTGTAGAATCTTTGAGATACGAAGTTAGGGTAAGCAATTACATGAGAAAACATCGTAGTGAATACGCAAACCATCTTATTGAACTATCCAATAGGTTGGAAAAAATAATGATCTATCATGCAAGGAAGGATGATAAAGTTAGATGCGAACAACCTTAGTCAAGGTTAATGTAGAGTTTATCTTGCCAGCATATCTAAGAACTAAAGAAGAAGTGGCAAGCTATATCAACACACATCTTAAGAACAACAACAATCTTAAGTATGTAATGCTTATCGAAGGCGATGTAGAAGATTTTAACATTCAAGCAGAAAGGTTTTAACTATGATTGATTTTCTTTGCTCAATGTATTTTGCTTTGGAGTTTTACCAAATGGAAGTAATCTTTAACTTGTTCGGTGATAGGATTTTGCTTTAGACTTCTTAGAGGAATATTTCCTCTGCTAAAGATTTTATCAACCCGCCCAAAATCCTGTCAAGAAAAATCCGTAAGGATTTGCAAAATAGATGAACTTTTATGAAACTTGGTTTGCTACTTTCCCAAGGGGCAAAAAAAGTAGCACTTTTAATAATGTGCTGACAGTAAGCACTTTGTTTTCATTTATTGATATAAACTCTTTGGGTTCAATGACTTATGTTTATTTTTTAAATTCTTCTTGTAAGGAATACTGGTATGTTTTCCTTACAAATATAGTGGGTAGGCTTGTCCTACCCCTTCTAAATTGACCGAAATTGGATATCTTTATCTAATTGTAATTTTAAAAAATTTTTGTAAATAATTTTTATTAGCTGACGAATAAGTATATATAGAGAGGAGTAACTATTAAAATTTGAGTTATGAGTGGGAGTTCCTGCTTTCCAAAAGGAGAGGATGAGGGGAGCCTGGAAACTAATTAGATATGTTTATCTTATTATCTATTTAAGAATTTTTTTATTTTTATATAAATAAATCTGTATGGCCAACGAATAAGATTATGTAAGAGGAAAGGAAAAGAAAATGAAATATGAAATAACAAGAGAATTCATCGGTGGTTTATTGAATGGGTTAATCATTACCCAAACCATGAATAGTGATTGTGGTTATTATGTTGGGCAAGTTGTGAAAAATCCATATGGTAACACTTCTCCATATAAAATTTTGGAAATTAGGAAATATTCTCCAATGGTCGGCGAATAAGTCTATATAGAAGAAAGGAAAGTAAAATGGAAGTTAATGTAAGGGATTCAAGAAGCGTTGCAATTGGGGTCAAATATATTGGCCCAACCAATACAAGAGGTGCAAAGGTTAAAGCCTTTGTAAGATCGGCGACAAGGATGATACATAAAATTGAAATGCCTTGGGATCATGAATTCGATAATTCTGTAAATTACTGCAATGCAGCAAAAAAATTGGTAGAAAAGATGCATTGGAGTGGAAATTTGGTCGGCGGTTGGTTAGGCGATCAATATGTGTGCGTATTCGAAAAGTGGAATTAATTTTGGAAATATTTGCCAATGGTTGGCGAATAAGTATATGTAAGGTTGAGAGTTTTAATTTATAGGGCTGAAAGCCCAAGAAAGGTTTGGTCATCATGTCTAATGGTAGCATCGGTATTCGTTCTGTGCGTGGTTTTTCCGGTTCGGCTTATGCTGGTGTAATCGAAAGATTCAACAATCGTAAGGATCATTATCATGACAGTCTTTGCACTGTTGCCGGTGAATCCGCTAGGGTTCGTCCAGTTGTAGTCGATGGTAAGTTCCAGCTTCTGGATAAGAAGAACGAAAAGTTCTATACTCCAACAAAACACGCTCTTAGTCAATTCGCTCAGAAGACTAAGTGGGGTTCTTATACAATCAATAAGTTGGCAGAGTCTAAAGATGTACGCCATCACAATATATTGCGTGACCTTCTTGATATTTCTTTCCAAGAGTTCGGAGGAGAATATCTCTTTAGGTTCAACGATCAGGATGATACCTGTCGGGCGTTTTTGAGTGATCGTTACGCAATCATTAATAATGGATGGGTATTGGATGAAGTCCAGAAGTTCCTACCAGCTGAATGCAAAGATGCGGTAGCTATGGATAAGTCCGGCGAAGACTTTATCAACTTCATGGTAGTGCTACCAAGTAGCCTTAAGTCTTCCGATGATAGCGACTATCAAGGTTTGATCAAGGTTAAGAACTCTGAGATTGGCACTCATCGCCTTGATGTTACTGCCGGTGTCTTCCGCACTATTTGTTCTAATGGTGCAATCGGTTGGGTTAAGCATAACGATGTAAGTGTAGTCCATCGTGGTAAGGTAGACTTCGAGCTTTTGGCTAATCATATTCAGTCGGCTATTAGCTCACATATTCAGGCTATGCCTACCATGATTGAAAAGCTTTTAGGTACTAAGCAAATGGGTTGGGATGGATCAATGACCCCCCTGTTTGCCTCTGTCGCTCAAACCTATAAGTTGAGCAAGAACGAAGTGGAGTCCGTTCATACGGCATGGGGTGTAGAACGCAATGAGACTCCTCAATATGCCAAGACCCTGTTCGGCGTGGTTAATAGCCTAACAAGGGGTAGTCAACGGATGGTTGAGTCTTCTTGGGAAAAGCTTAACGACATTGGTGGTGAGTTGGCCAATTACGATGAAAGTGATTGGACTGGCCTTAAAGCCAAGGCTAGGGCAATGACCTCCAAGGATGTTGAGAATGTCTTGGGCAAGGAACTATCCTTCGCCTAAGATAACCCAAGGGGATGTAGACCAACAGGCAGAGTCAAAGGACTTAAAATCCTTCCAGTATGGGTTCGACTCCCATCATCCCTAATCCCCGCCTTACCTTTCGGGCGGGTTCCCCCATCCAGCTTGTTTCGTTTCCTTTCAGGCTGGATGCCGTCTAGGGGTGGCCTTGACCTCTCCATCCCTAGACATTCTTATAAATATTTTTACCTCTGTATCGAATAAGATTATATAGAGGTAACCTGCTTGTCTTAGCAATGATAAGCGGGTCGCTGGGGTATTTTACCCATATTATCTAAGTCTATATAGGCGTACCTCATCCCCAATTCCCCTTATGGAAGGCCAAGTGGGCGGGTTTTCAGCGATTCCCTCACGCTCCTGTATATACTTATTCGTTATAGAAGCGGAAATATTTTTTTAATTTTATTTAAAATATTTTTGGTTGGTGAGCGAATAAGACTATATAAAGGAGAAAGCAAATGAAGACATATCCAAAAGAGAAAGTTATAGGCCAATTCAAGGTAAAAGCCGTGGATGGATGCATAGTTAAGCCTGAGAAATGGCCTTTTGGAAGGCTTTTGATGCCATCTAGCTGGGAACCGGCAGGGCATTACCTACAAAGAGGGTGGGGAGAACATGAAGGTAGCATAGCAGTTAATGTATATATAACAGGTAGAACCATAAAGTATAACTTTAAACATGGTCACCATATAGCTATCCTTTTAGAATTTGTCGGGGATTGTGAACCAAGTACCTACACTTACGGAATCCTAGAAGTAAGATTAAACAACGGAAGCATGGAGAGAATTGATGTAAGTCCTTGAGATATAAGGGTTTAAAAAATTTTAGAATTTTTATATTATGTGCGACCCAATTATATTGGAATATGCCCATAATACCCCCTTAAACCCTAGTCCTCTCTCCTCTGTATGGTATGTACTTACATATACCTTATATATAAAGGAGTTATGTCAAATGCTTATATTAAGAGGAGTGTTAAAAAGTGGAGAAAAGTGGTGAAAAAGCCCAAAGAAAACCCCTCAAATAATACATCGAACAAAGTAAATAATTCACCCTCATAAGCGAATAAGTATATAAGGAGATAGATATGAAGGATGATTTAAAGCATAGATGTGAAGACCTATATATAGTCGAAGGGGCATCTGCTGTTTTTGACTATTGCCAGTCTATTGACCATAAAGACTATGGGGATTGTGACCAATGCCAGACTTATGTTCCTATATATAAAGATTGTTGTCTTCTTTGCGGAACAGAATTAAAAAGAGTAAACAAAACTGTATAGATAACGAATAAGTATATAAGAGAAGTTATACATAAGGAGATTAGACATGGCTTTTACTTGGAGTGCTTCAGAGTGTGATGAGAACAATATTAAAAATGTTCATAATACAGATCAGGATAGAATAGCTTGGGCTTGTTTAGATATTGGCCTGAGTGGTATTACCCTTAAGAACTATAAAGAGTTCTACAGAAGAATGAGGCTTAGGGGCGAACTGTTCAATATCTATAAGGAGTTGACGCTAAATCACATATTTAACTGTATAGGTTTGGTCACATCTGCTGCTGATTTAAGCAAGTCTGATTTTCACAAGAAGACTATAGAGCTATTTAACTATCAGGTGGAAAGAGAAATAGCTTGTGGCCGTATCCCATAGTGTTTTTGAATTGATATAACTTGTTATTTGATAAGGAGTTATGGAAATGGTTACAAACAACACCAATACACATAGATACTTTGCCGAAGTCTTCTTCCGTTCTAAGAAGGGAAACCCCTGTGCATATCATCTGTATATGGATGGTAAAGATGAGGAGGAAGTATATGGGAATATAGTAGGGAAGGTAAAGAGACTTAAGTATTTTGACAGAGTAGATAGAGTGGACATAGTAAAAATGCAACCCCTTGATAAATAAGGACTTATATCAAATGAATAATGCACAATTCGACAATGATATTCCCCCAATGATCTTTGAATTTAGGTTCACTTCCTACAACAAACAAGGTCAAGCTTATGAATCCAATAGGATGGTCAAGGCTTGTGGTATAGATCATGCAGTAGAGAAATTTAACGAGGAATTTACAGATTGGGGAGAAGAAGTACCAAAGTGGGATTTAATGAACATTATGGCTATTGAAAGTAAATAAATAGCTGTTAGGGCGAATATGTAAATATAAGGATGTAGCAAACATAAGGAGGGTCAAACAATGGATGATTTCAAATATTACATTGGTGAAATTCTAGAGATTAATTGTGGTTTTGAATACGAAACAAAGTACATATTTAAAATATATGAAGATGAATCTACAGATGAACATACAGATAGAGTAGCAATGAATTGGAGGGGCGGTAGCAAGCATGATTGGGATGTAAATGAGGGCTGTTATAGATGTAGTCATACATTTATCTTTGATTCTGGATGTAAGGAAATAAGCAAAGAAGAATTCGATGTACTATCTGAACATCTTGCCATTGTATAGAAAGGCAAATCATGGATAAGTCTAAAAAAGAACTAATACATACTGTAATTAAACAGATAGTCGATGATACAAAACATAACTATTATGAGGGTATAACAGCATTACTTAACCATATAGATACATACAAGCTTATAGCTTTTTTACCAGAAGAAATGCATGAGAAATGGAGGGGCGATGACTTTTAAAATTTTTAGAGAAGAACTTGTACACGAAGTATTCGACATGGTTTTAAACCATATAGATAATGATGACTATTCAGTCATATGGAAGATATTAGATCGTATGGACATATATGAGCTAGTGGCTTTATTGCCTAAAGAACAGCGTGAGAAGTGGGATAGTTCTATTGTATAAAGGAGTAAACAATGTCTTTGAATTTAAGACAACAAGTGACATACGACATATGGAACAAAGTATTTTCAAATGTAGGTAATGAACACTACCAAACCATATGCAACATACTGGATAAACTAGATATCTTTGACCTGTTAGGCATCTTGCCCAAAGAACATCGTAAGAAGTTTGAAGGTTATGTTATTAATTCAGATGTAATGGAGAAATAACATGGAAAGACAAGAAAAAATCAACATTTTGATGGCCCATGACATTATGCAAATTAGAGAAGATATAGAAAATGGAGATTATGAGCTTGTTTGTTCTATTCTACAGGGAGAAGGATGGGAGCAATACAATAAGCTTACAGACTACCAAATAGATGGTGAACTTGAGGACAGATTTGTTTATGTCAATTTAAATGACAAGATTATTGATTTGGCTAATAGATTAAACGGCAAGCCTATCAAGTTAGAAACATAATACCGCCACTTATTAAAATATGGAGGTATTTTGACGAATATATAAATATAAGAAGGAGGACAGACATGAAGTTAGATATTAAAAATATGTGCGTAGTATCTGGAAAAAACAAATATCAAATTTCTTTTGATGATATAAACATCGGCGATCAAGTATACAACCCATTATCAGATGTTCTAATTCATATAGATGAAGATGATGACATTGAATATGTAAATAATAATTATTTTAAAATCTGTTAATATTTTTTAGTAAACTGCGAATAAATATATAGGAAAGGGGATTAGCAATGAATGAAAAGCTAGAAGATTTGAAATGGTTAGATGGACGAAAGGTTTTAAACTTTGTTGGTATTTTACCAGACGATGAGCATCAAGAATGTATTGACTGCAAGTTCACAGGACAAGTTCATGCTGAGTTTGAAGTAGAAGGATTGGAAGAAGCTGAAGTAGTTTGCCCAAAGTGTGCAAGCCTACATTACTACATTGTTTAGTACCTATACATGAAGGAAATCAATCATGAAAATCAAAGTATCGGACAGGGCGATATATGGATATATACCAACAGAAAATCCAAATGTATTTAATAGAAAAAGCGTAGTATTTATAAAAGACCGAGGTTATTTATTCCAAGAAAATTCAGTAAAGATCATTAAACAAATATTGGATGGCATCGTATATGAAATAGAAGAATCAACACCATATGATGCTAAAACGATTATGTTGGAAAATCCAAGAAGGTATAGCAAGAAAAGGTTGGGCGAACTTTTTGACATTCATGTAAAAGGAAATACCAATGAAGGAAATTAAGTATATCTATGTAGATGTAACAGCTAGGGTTTGTATATCTACATACGAAGACGATAAAGAGAACTCCATCCGTGGACTTAAACCAGATTTTGTTTCTACAGTTGGTGATTATGTAGAGTGGGTAAAAGTTGAAAAAGTTAATGAATTGAAAGTTTAAGGAGCAAACATGGAAAGTAATTTGAATGAAATCGCCCAAGGTGCAATTCATGGTGATTTTTTGGCTGATGTAAGTAAAGTTGGTGAAAACTTTGTTGTCAGCATTAAACACTATAAGCATGATGAAGACCATTGCCGTGGACAAAATCAAGTAGTTGGCGAACTACATAAGGCTATTGGGGCATTAAACCTCAATAAGCTTGAGAACATCACGCATGGTGGCGGTTTTGCTTGTGTAAAATGTAAGTAATAAAAGTTTAAAAGGATAGTATCATGGCTAAAGTTTCTATCAATGCTGAAAACGCTTCTAACGCTTTTTTTAATGTGGCTGATGTAATTGAGTCATTAAAAAGGTTTGACAATGTTTTGGAATCCCCTATTTCAGATGACGATGATAATGGTTATTCCATCGGCGATTGTCTAGATGACATAAAAGCATTTCTTCAACAGCTAGATGAAGAATGTATATCATCTGACAAAAACTAATAATAAAATTAGGGTCTGTAGCTCAATAGGTTAGAGCAAGCGACTCATCTGAGGTTGTCTTCTTGGTTCAAATGGTGTAATATAATTACAGTATTACACTATAAGGAGACAACATGAAAAGCGATGTAAGAATCTTAAATGGTTATAGACTTATATTTTTGCCAGAACACTCAAGAGCTATGAAAAATAGCAATTGGGAAGGATATGTTTATGAACATATCGTAGTTGCTGAAGAATGTGTTGGTCGTAACTTAAAAGATGAAGAAGTTGTGCATCATTTAAATGGCAAAAGAGATGATAATAGACATCAAAATCTATTAGTTCTCGAAAGAAGCCAACACGCTAAACTTCACGCTTGGATAGACTCAGGTGCTTCTGGTTTGGAAACTGCCAGAAAGAATCGGATGAATTCAATGAAAATGTCACATAATGAACCTAAATTTTGCAAAATTTGTTTTCGGACACTACAAGATAAACAATCAAAATTTTGTGGTATTGATTGTCAATCTTTAGGAACTCGTATTGTTAATAGACCTGAAAAAAATCAATTAAAAGAAGATATTGAAAAAATGTCTTTTGTAAAAATTGGTAAAAAGTATGGTGTTTCAGACAATACGATAAGAAAATGGGCTAAGCAATATGGAATTATGCCATCAACATTGAGCCAAGCCATTGGTACACCAATGGAAGGTGCAGAGACTAGCGGAGAGGTAAAGCCCTCTTAATAACCGCACTAGCGTCCGATATCCTTATGGGATAATGATATAGTCCATGGAGGGTAGAAATACCCACAAACATGAATCGCTAGGTTTTCGGTTCAAATCCGAACAGACCCATTAAATAAACATTCTTTATCAACGGAGATAAATAATAATGCCCAGAACATTCCAAGCTAAGATTGTAATATTTGTCGAAGTTGATGTTCCTGACAATATGCCAGAATTAAATGTTGAAAGCTGGGTTAATTATGAGGCTAAACTTTTGGCAAATAAAATGTTGTGGGATGAAAAAACTAAATTTGAAATAGTTCATGTGGAATAAAAATATGACAAGAAAAGATTTCTTAGAACTGGTAGATAGATCAAGGATGACAAACAGCGAAAGAATAAATGCTGGACTTCCTCTTGCAGAAGAAGATATTAGGCGAGTTCTAGATGAGTGTTATCCATATTTAAAGAAGTCAAAGGAATGGGAAAATGATAGAGATGGGTAATGGCTGGACTGTTAGCTTAAAAGACAATTCGTGTTTGAATAAACTATCATATCAAGAAAAGAAAAAATGGTGGAATGATATAAAAAAAGTAACACCAATTCAATTTTCAGTAAAGGAAAAGGCAGATACAGCGAAGATATTATTAGAGAGAAGAACGAAATTTGAGTGGATTGTTACTAACACTCTTTTTCTTGGTCACTATCACGAAAAGAGACAAAGGGGCGTGTAGACCAATGGCAGAGTCAAAGGACTTAAAATCCTTCAAGTATGGGTTCGACTCCCATCACGCCTATCCTATTAAATGAAAGGATTAATTATGGATGATTTTGTTTATGTGGTTAGACTTTCAGATCGTTACTACTTTGTGGGTTGGTGCAAAGTTGATGTTGTTAATTTCTGGAGAGAAATAAAGAGCATTGTAAATAAATTATATTTTGAAACCTATATAGAAGCAGAGGAAGTTGTAAAGCTTTTAAAAAGTAAAACAACTTTAAGTTGGGAAGTTAAACAAGTTAATCTGGAGGTCAAGCTATGAAAATTGATGACGCTATTAAGATGTTGCAGGAAGCAAAAGCGGAAGGGAATAAAAATATTATTTTTGCATTCTGGACAGCAGATATATTTACAAAAGTAAACGACAAGGGAGTTACTAAGAGTTATAAAGAAGGAGAAGTTTGGAAAAACTTGGTTGAGTTTATTGATAAAAATATGGATTGGGGTTATACGCACGAAGCATTACAAGAGATTATTAATGCTGTAAGAGGTGCTAAAAATGCATAAGAAACAAATTTTAGAATTTCTTGATGCAGAGACAGAGATAGAAGCTAGATCAAATATGTTTAGATATACAGAGTGCGGGGCGTTCATTGAATTCAAGGATGATCGTATTATAATTGGCTCAATTGTTGAAGGATCGGAAAATGGAACTGAATATTTTGAATTTGAATATGGCAAATTTACTGCAAATGAATTCCTAGATGCAATACAAGAAATTGAAAGACAGGCTAGTATAATCTGGGATTGGGCAAATAAAGAAGATGAGAATGGTCTTACAAATGCCGAGAAAGGATATGATTGGCCACTACTATGATCAAAGAAGATTTTTTAAAATACCTGAATGCCAGTAATGAATACAGAGCTAGTGTTAATTTCAATTCTTATACAGAATATAAAGTATTCTTAAGATTTGATAAAAACTCTATTTGTTTACATACAGCAGATAATAAAAAATCTCATGTATTAGAATATGGTAAATTTACTAAAGAACAATTTGATTTGCTCGTAGATGAACTGGAGAAGTAATGCATACATATTATGCAATTAAACATTCAAATAAAAAACCATGCATTGTTGGTATGGTTCAAGCGTGGAGAAGGGATACAGCTAATAAAATAGCAGAGGTTTGTTTTGCAAAAAGAAACTCTGACAGAGTGTATTTATATGTACAACCAAAGGGTTTTGTAGATAAAAATACAAAAAAATATATTTGGAGTAAATTTAAAAAGGTTGCTGACGAATAAATATATATAGCAAGAAAGGAGTTTGATATGACCAGCATGGAAAACAAGAAAGATTCAAAAAACAAGAAACCAAGATTATCCGATGAGGATATTCTTACTCAAGTTTTTATTCAATGTGGCCGTCCTAAAGACATAATCAAAACTGCTGTCGTTAATGTTTTTGATAATAGATATAGAGTTAATGTATGGCAAAGCATTAACAATCCATTTCTGCCAAAAGCCGGAAAGATTGTAGCAAGTTTTTTTGTGGTTGTTACTGACGAACTAGAGGTGAAAGTAATTAAATAAAGGAAATACAATGATTGAATCGCATGGAATGCTTTTAAATTATTTTTGTGTTGACCCATCTAATTATAAAAACGAAGTTCAAATAAACAACGATCTGTTTCCAGATGGCTTAACCATTAAAAAGGTTGACAATCTAACTGTTTTGTTAAAAGCAAAACACGCAATGAAAATCTTGTTTTATCCAATTAAACTTAAAAAGTTAGAAACTGCTTGTAATAACTTAGCAAAAGAAATGAAGGAGGAATCCAATGAAATGGTTTCAAGATCATAGCAATGTTTGTGCATTAGCACGATGGCTGGCCGGACTTGGAGAGTGGGAAAATATTGGAGATATTGAACTTCCAAATGGACAAACTGTTGAGGACAATCCAGCCGATAGGCTTATTTACTTCTTTGAAAAACCTTGGAAATGGGATTCTGAATGGGAAGAATTTAAGAAATCTGGGCATTCGTAAGACGAATAATATAATATAGGAAGGAGGATATAAAATGATTATACAAATTGATAACCAGTCTAGGCATATATTTGCTGTTGCTGCAAATTACCTTGTAGTAGACGAAGATAAGATCATTGGTGCTTTTATTACTAAGCGTGAAGCTATTGCACAAGAAAAGGTATATAAAAATGCTAAAGATGATTGCATTGATCTTGTGTCTTATGATGCTTAATGGGTGTGGAACTGTTGAGCAATCTGTATCAACCAGCATATCTCCCTATGATTCTAGAGAGATAGAAAAAGTAAATGTGAGTTTTAGATATACTTATACTTTTCCAAAATAAGGAGAATAAAATGAAAATGTATCTTATTAATGGTTATAAAGATAACCAAATTCGTGCCGGACTTCTTGAAAAAGAGTGGCAAAGTAAAAATGGCACTCCTCTTGTAACATTAAAAATTATTGACCATTACAATGAACATAAGACTGTTTACAGGACTTATCATAAAAATAAATTGGCGGTAATGAAAGTTCTTGAAATGGATGACAATCTTTTATCTAAATAACTGTACTACTCATACTAGAAGGGTTGAAAATTAAATGGCTAACAAAGGACAAAGCTGGAAACAAAATCGCTCTATTACTCCAGAAGAATTTGTAAAGGTATTTACCGAAAAGGATTCTTTTGAAGAAGTGGCAGAATATTTTGGCCTTAGTGTTTCTTCTGTAAAGAACAGGGCGTACTCCTTAAAAAGATCTGGCGTAAACCTAGTGACAAAAAAGAAAAATGCCAAACCATTTTTTGGAACTCAGGGATTTGATGTGGATTCGCTAAATAAAATCATTCAGAAGGCGAATAAATAAATAGAGGAGACTAAAATGCCACTAAAGCCAACTGCCGGTGCTGACTATTTTTTAATCTTTGGTTGTATCTTAACTTTTGTTATAGGTCTTTTTAGGAGTAATAGATATGTATAGAAGGTTCTTTATTACAACTGTAGCGTCTGTTCTTACAGCTGGCTTTGCTCTTGCAAAAAAGAAGGTTAGGCAAACTGTTAGCGGTTTTGGAAAAAGCCTTTCTGAAGCTATGACTGATTGCTATAGAAATGCTAGACTTGTTTCTACTTCATATCAGACTATTACTAGAAGTTCTTCTGGTAGCGGTTCTTCTTGGACTTACACTATGGTAATCGAATATGAAGACTAATTTTGAAAAGTGGGTTTTACCTAGATCAAACTGGACAATGTATGTTATCCATGTTTGTTCTAGGAAAATGCCAGAACAAATCTGGATTGAAAGATGCGGAAAAGACAGGAAATTAATGTTTGCACAAGGTGGTGCAGGAAAAAGAGGTGACATATTAACGGAACAGAAATTGCGGAGTATGGGCTACACACTATTAAAAAAATAGCGGTTGTAGTAGTTAATGAACACGGAGAAGTTTTTTCAAAAAAAGATAATACTCAGTTTAGCATTGACAAAAACAAGGCATTCGTATTTCATTGTTTAAATGAGGTTCATGCCGATATTGTTGTAGAAAAAACAAAGGAGCATACAGGACTTCAAAATTTGCAATGGAGGGCATATGACGAGACAGGCGAAAGCTAAAAAGACAGCAATAAAAATAGCTAAAGTTATGGCTCGACAACTAGGAAGAAAGATAAAAAACATAAGTTTTGACGATGCTGACACTATTCGTGAAGATTATTTTTCTATTTTTGGAACAGATAGATTGACACGAAGATATGATTTGGTAAGTATTGTAGCTTGAATTTTTAACACAAACCCAAAGGAGAGAATGATGGAAAGTTTTAAGAAGATTATGCCAGTTAGCCTTTTGCTTTGTTCTTTTTACATTATGGGAAGCACATTTTATATTGTGTATCAAAATGCACGATATAACTTTATGGCAAGCATTTATAGTGCAGAATCTAGGATTTTGCGTGACGAACTAAATGAAGTTAGATACAAGCCAGATTATGAAAGTGGTTATCGTGATGCAGTAATTAAAATGGGTACTCCAACAAGCCCAGGAGCCTATACCGATGGATTTACTGCTGCTGCAAAGATTTATCAAAACTCTAGTTATGCAGAAGGATATCACAACGCAATCAAGCAGTTTGGGTATAACGAAATTCCAAATGCTAATACTAAATTGCCACTAGATAATATAAAAACATCTTCTATTAAAACAGAGGATGTTCCTGTGAGGTTGGCTGAAGAAAAGTAAAATATAAAGTTAATTAATGCCCCTTAATTGGGGCATTTTTTAATTATGGAACATCAATGGAAAATTAATAAAATGTATGTTAGTTTTATTTTCTTTTATAATTTTTGTTATGTATGAAAAGTCTGCTCCATATCCAAAAGATTTCCATTCAGTATTATTTACTAATTCCCTTTTTAAAAAATAACAACATAAATCAATAGTTCCATTTTTTGGAATTGGTTTTGTGGATTTTAATATTTTGTATAAATAAGGATCATTTTTTATTCTATGTATGCATTCAGATATAACTACATTGCACTCTTTTGTTAAAAATATATTATTCAATAAGTTTAATATTTTTGGATTATAGTAATTATCTTCATTTGTAAAACCAAGTATGTCACAATCTGTTTTAAGTGCATATTCTCTTCTATATTCATGGCCCCAATGATTTAATCTTTCATTAGACTCAAAACATTTTATTTTTTCCGATAAAAGTTCCAGTTCATAATATTTTTTTCTAATTTTTTCATCTGTTATTTTTCCATCATGAACTATATTTAATTTCCAATTTTCATAAGATTGAGATAAAAATGAATAAACTAAACAGTATAATTTATTGATTCTATTTGGTTCATCGTTTAAATATGAAGCTACTGAAAAACCAAAACTTAAATTTGACATATGCATCCTTGTTTTTTGGAATGTGAATGATAAATCATTTTATCGAAACTAGATTTAATTTAAAGTATTCTTTTATAAAATATAAGAAGCATTTAAATGAAAATTGGTTAAATTATAGATTAGAATTATTTAATAAATTCTGCGCCCCATCAGTTTTAGGACAAAAAAACAAAAACTTTTTTTGGATGATTAAATGTGATTCAGAAACACCAAATGAAATCTTAAACAAAATAAAAATAGATGATAGAATACATATTTATTTTAATAAAGATGAAAATTTAAATATAAGAAAAGAAATTTCTAATTTAAACCATCCATTTGTTTTCTCTAGATTTGACAGCGATGATATTTATAGAAATGATTTTACAGAAGAAATAAAAAATAATTCTTCAGTATATGAAGACGAATATCTTATAGATATAAATTATTCATCTTTTGATTTATCAAAAAATTTATTTTGTCAAAAAAATATTTATCCTTCTCACTTTGTAAGTATAAAAACAAATAATATTGAAAAAGACATTTATGAAGATAAACATGTTAATTATTCAAGTAAATATAAAATATTTAAAATAAAAGAAAATTTAGCACTAGAATTAATACATGGAAAAAATATATCTAATAAATTTAATGAAAATGCAAAAAAAATAGATATAAATTTATCTGATTATAATATACTGCTGTAAATAATTACTGACAATTGGCGAATAAATATTAAGCAACAAAAGGAGTTTATTATGAAGATAGAAATGGATGGCGAAAAGTATCTTCTTTTTGCAAGTGAAAATGTGAAGCGTGTTTTTTTAAGCAATAAGGTAGCCATATTTGATTTAGTAAAACTTTATAAAAATAAACCTTTTACTAAAACTGGCACATGTACAATTGTTAATGTTGGGAATACAAATGTCAGTATTTTAAATATAAAAGCTTTAGATTTTGAAACTCAGGAAAACATTAATTGTTTTGTGTTACATTGCGTAGGAAATTATAAAGAATTAACGCCAGTAGCAGCTAATAAATGGTCAGTAACTCTTTATTGTGGACATAAAGCGATTATTGATGAAACAGTTGATTCGATTGATAAAGATCATAAAGTTCATTGTTTTTTATGTGAGAAGAAAAATTAGGAATGAGCTATGTCAGAACTAATTATTGAGGAATTAAAAAAAAGAATTCAAGAACTTGAAGAAAAGAATAAAAAGCTGCGTAAAGCATGTCAAAGAGCGTTTGACTTCGTTGATGACGAAGACAACAATAAAATAGTAGTTAAAATGCCTTTCTCATTTGGTCTGCATTGTGATTTAGCCGAAGCTTTAGATATTCGTGACCTAAAAAATTTGAAGGATTAATATGGAAAAGGAAATGATAAATTTAATTTTTGCGATGTATCAGTTGTCTGGTGGGAATAATGGAGAATTGTTTGCGAAGCTAACAGTAGAAGAACAAACTGTTTTAAGGTCTATCGTTTTTTCAAAGTTATTTTTTAATACAGAGATAAAAAATGGCAATTAAAAGAAACTGCTTCTGCTGCAATAAAAAACTCAAAGGTTTATATACTAATATAGAAGATCCTCCGTATGACGCTGTATCTTTTTCATCAGATGGAAAATATGGAAGTTCTATATTTGATCCATATGAAGAAAATGCACGAATAGAAATTTATATATGCGATGAATGTCTTAAAAAGAAAGCGAAGCTTTCTTATTATTATGAACTAGAACAAAAAATAGAGATTAAAAATATTCAGTCTTTTGACAAGAAACTAAAACAGGATGAAGCTATTATTAAAGAAAGAACTAAAAAGTTAATAGCTGCCGTAAAGAAATTTAAGAGGATGAAGAAAAATGACAAGAGAAGAAGCTGAAATTTATTGCGAAGAAATTGGAGCAAACCCTTTGTATGCAAATGGTTATGACGATTGTATAATTGGAGTTGGAAGAATATTTCATGATTATAAAATAATCTATGACACTAATAAGATTTTACATAAAATGGTAGAAGAACAAGGCATGACAACTGAAGAAGCTATAGAGTTTTACGAATATAATATGGTTGGTGCATACATGGGCGAAGGCACTCCTATATTTTTGGAAAATCATAATGAACAATGAGCAGTTAAACAAAATAAAAGAAACATGGAAACCAAAAGTAGATAAGCATTATGGAGAATGCTATTTGGCAAATGCAAGATGTGCAATACATTTTCTTTTACTAGAAATAGAAAGGCTAAAAAATGACATTGCCACAAGAAAGAACAAGGAGTGTGATACAAACTAGAGATTTTTTAATAGATTTAATTAATCCCAAAAAAACGCCAAAAGTTCCAAAATACATAAGACTTTCAGCAAAAAGACTTTTAAGACATTTTCCTTGGGATTATCATTTAAAACAAATATCTAAAAAAAATCCTGATGTATTCGGTGACATAAATGACATATTTACTTTTTCTATTACTAATAATTTTAAGTTTTCTAACGATAAAAAGTATAAGAAAAAATCAAAAAATACTAAAAATCTTTGAAGAAGAGGCGAATAAGATTATAGATGAAAAGTGCGGTTTAGAAATATTAAAAGTTATTTGTTCAATAGAAAATAAAATACGGAAAATAAAATGACAGATGAAGAAAAAATTAAATTAGTTATAGAAACAAGAGATGTTTTTGGAGATCCAAGAAGATTGTGTTTGCTTCTTGTTGATGAGATTAAAAATCTAAGATTAGAACTGGAAAAAGCAAAAGCATATGACTACAGATCCTATGCACCGAATGTTTGGACGCAAGCAGGAGAAAAATATGTTTTCCTGCAATAAAAAAGATGGCAATGGATTTAAAATTGGTTTTAAGAATGGATATACTTTGTCAGTAAGATTTGGAGTAAGAAACTACTGCGAAAATTTAGGCAAAGAAGATAAGAAATTTTTAAAATCAAGTGATGCAGAAATAGCCATTATTGATCCAGCAGGAAAGCTAATGCAATTAAATGATCAAGATGCAATATTGGCAAATCAATCAGCAGAAGATTTAGTAGAAACGCTTTTTAAATATTTTATGATGAAAAATGAAACCTATTAATGTTTTTTTATTAGTGATTTTAGCATTGGTTGGAAGTTATTATAAACAATATATTTATCACAAGGAAATTGGTGAAAAATTAATGAATAACCTTTATGAGATGGAACAAAGAGTTATACCAGACGAATCTATTAATGATGTTCCTGCTTATTCAGAAAAACAAATGATAAAGATAAAAGTAATTCATGAGTGCCAACAACTTATTTATGAGGAGTTTAAGTTATGGAAGTAACAGAAGAATTTATTCAAGAGATTGAAAAAGACATGCAATCCAATAATGGAAATTGGGTTTCTAATGAAAATGTTACCAAGCTTATTGCAGAAATAAGAAGATTGAAAGGGCTTATTAAGCCATGTTGTCAGAAAAAGAATTGCGTGAAATAGAAAATAGATTATACAGAGCAACTCCTGGTCCTTGGGTTTCTTCGTATTCTGAAAATGGAAAAACAAGCATATATTCAGAAAGTAAGGAGCGAGCATATTTTTATCATGGAGAATGGATTGCAGATGTATCTACGGAAGAAGACTTAAAATTTTTAGTTAATTCTATAGAAGATATACAAAAGCTTTTGAAAGAAGTTTATAGGCTAAAGACTATTTTGGATAAAAACATGTATAAAGAAATTGTTGAAGCATTTTGTCATAAATTAAGTGGAAAAACAGATGACAAAAAGTGAGTTATTCAAAAGATTAAATGACATTCACATATCAAAAGTATATGTAATGTTTTCTTATGAAAATAAAGAAATATCAATAATAAGTAATGTAATTATCATGCAAGATCAAAGTTATGTTGTTGATTGGGGCGATGATGTTTATAGTGATAAATCATACATAGTAGAACCGATATATAAATATGATTTTCAAAATTATGATAGTGTAGATGGATTATTAACATGGGATGTATTAAAGAATAAAGTTATTATAAGTGGTGAAAAAAAGATTGTTACTCTAGAAAAATTTTCTGAAGAAGTATAGTAAATATATGGGCGGTAGTAGTTGATTCACTAGGCAGGGAAACTTCTACTAATTAGCCTTGTTGGCTAAACCGCCCACCAAACAAGGATTATCATGGAAGAAACTTTAAAAGTTTATGATATGTTTGCTGGTATTGGTGGTTTTTCTCTGGCTTTTCAACAAGCTGGTAATTACGAAATAACAGCCAACGCAGAAATAGACAAATATCCTAGCGAAGTATTAAAAAAGAATTTTCCATCTATACCAAACTTTGGCGATGTTACAAAAATAACATATCAATCAAATCAGTTTGATGTGATCGTGGGCGGATTTCCTTGCACAGACATTTCTATAGCAAGTAAAACAAAGGACGGTATTTATGGAAAAAGATCTATTCTCTGGAAAGAATTCTTTAGAGCAGTCACAGAAGTCAGACCAAAATATTGTGTCATTGAAAATGTCTTTATGCTCCTTAGAAGAGGGCTTAACACAATTCTCTCAGACCTTGCCAAAATCGGGTACGATGCGACTTATACGACCATTGATGCACAATTCTGCGGAACACCACAAAGAAGACGCAGAGTTTACATTCTCGGAGTCCGTGATGGAATCTCCGCCAACGCCGATATCTTCCAACTTGGAGAGCGTAGTACAACAGAATGTGAACGAAAAGTACAGTCTGTCAAAAAAAGCTTTAAGTGGTATTTTGAGCAGAGCGAAAAAAGGGAACAAGCCTTTGCCTACTTTACTCGCCAAAGAAGTGATCAATTTGATGAATGCGGAGTATCCTCCACATTAACTAAAAGAGATTATAAATCTTTTACAGATTTAGTAGTGTCTAAAGGAAATATACGAAGAGTAACGCCAACAGAAAGACTTAGACTGATGGGTTTTCCCGATGATTGGCATTTAACTAATGCCTCAGATACAGATAAGTATAAATATTGTGGAATGCATGTTCCTTCAGTTAAATATATTGCGGAATGCTTAAATAAATATCATAAGGAAACTATTAAGGATTGATCATGTTTGATTTTGCAAAAGCAGCGCCAACTTTTAATGAACACATTAAAGGTCAATTATTTTGGCATGAAGATTTTTTAAGACATTTCTTGCCAGAAATTGCATCTGTATATATGGAACCAGATAGTGTGGTATATGATTTTGGGGCAAGTACAGGCAATGTTGGATTAGCATTAAGAGATAAAATAAAAGAAAGAAATATTGAGTTTTATGCTATTGAAAAATGTCAAGAAATGGAACCGTACTATATTGGTGATTATCAAAGTCTAATAATAGGCGACATGCTAGATATATGTATAAGAGAGTTTTCTTTCGCAACAAGTATTTTAGCATTGTGCTTTATTCATCCAAGTAAAAGAACTGACTTTATAGAAAAACTTAAACACAAATGTAAGAATGGTGGAGCATTTTTAATTTTAGAAAAAATGATGCCTCATGGTGGCTATCTTGGTACTGCCTTAAATCGTATTACTTGGAGAAATAAATTAGAAAATGGCGAGTCTCTTGAACAAGTTGTATACAAAGAACTTTCTCTCAGCGGTGTACAATATCCATTGTGCGAAAAAGAACTAGAAGGATTTAAACTTATTTGGGCGTATGGTGATTTTCGTTCTTATATTTGGACTAATGGCTTTTAATATATGGCGTATTTATATACGCTATGGAATATAGACCTTATATAGAACTGTTGATTTGGTATATAATTTATTTTTTAATTATGTACTCTATGGAAGAAGTTCTAAATGAAAAGTAGTTATTGTCGAATAAACTAATATAACCCTAACTCAAGGAGGATTTATGTTCAAGTTTCTTAAGAATATATTTGTAAAGTCTGAAGATCAAATCAATTTAGCTATATTAAAAACAAAGTTGCAAGATCTAGAAATAGATAACAAGGATTTTGAAATAGTAAATAATAACTTAAAAGATGAAAATAAGGAACTTACTAATAGAATAAAAGAACTAAACATTAAGCTTGATTCAATTAAAATTATATTGGATTCTATTAACAAATAATTATGGGCGGTAGCAATTTACCGTGGTGGGATAAGTTGCGTGATCTTGTTGATCAAACCGCCCACCAAGATAGGAGATAAAATGGAAACAGGGAATTTAGTTTTTACAAGAAATTTTGGAGAGTCTTTTACTATTTTCACTCCATCTGGAAACATAGTAATAACACTTCTTGCAGATAAGATAAGCATAAATAAAGCAAAAGTAAAAATAAATGCTCCAAAAGATTTTAAAATTATGAGAAATGAAATTATCAATACAACGAGGGATAAAAAATGAACAGGCGACACTTTTTACAGCATACAACAGAATTTGCTTCTCTTGCATTAGTATCTAATCTATATGCACAGCAAGAAACCATAAAGAAAAAGGGAAAAAGACTCATTGTGCTTTGGATGAGTGGTGGCCCAAGTCATATGGATTTATGGGATTTGAAGACAGGAGAATCAACTGGTGGAGACTTTAAACAGATCAAAACTTCTGCAAACGGAGTGCAGATTAGTGAGGTATTGCCAACAGTTGCTGAACAGTTCAAACACTTGGTGGCTATTAGATCTTTGGTTACTAATGAAGGCAGTCATGAGCGTGGCACATTCTTAATGAATACGGCCAAGCAACCAAACCCAGTAGTGCAATATCCAGCTATGGGCGCAGTTGTATCTTCTATGATTGGCTCTAAAGAGTTGCCATTACCTAATTTTATTGGAATTGGTGGAACTGCACAACGCATTGGGCCAGGATTCCTTGGCGCAATGTACACTCCTTTTGTTGTGCAAAATCCTGGCGTTCCTCCAGAAAATATAAAGCCACCATCAGAAATTGGCAATGAAGAAGAGCGTCTTAGAAGAAGGCAGAGATTATTCTACGGAATAGAAGATGAGTTTGCTGCAAAGATAATGCCTCATGTAAAAGGTGCAAAAGACAGAGAAAGTTTAGGTAATGTCGCACAATCACATGCTTCTATATATGGTAAAGCATTTGATCTAACTATTTCGCCACTTAGAACTGTATTTGAAATAAAGAACGAAAGCCAAGCGACTATAGATGCTTATGGCGGTAGGATGAATCAGTTTGGCATGGGATGCCTTCTTGCAAGAAAATTAATTGAGAAGGGAGTTAGTTGTGTTCAAGTGGATCTCGGCGGATGGGATAATCATAATAATATCTTTTCTACTATTAGGAATGGTAATGGCCCTCGGCTTGATAAAGGTTTTGGAAACCTTGTAAAAGAACTAAACGATATTGGTCTTTGGAAAGATACTGTAGTTTTATGGATGGGCGAATTTGGTCGTACACCTAAGATTAATCAAAATGGTGGACGAGATCATTGGGCAAGATGTTGGTCTATAGTAGTAGGCGGAGGTTCCATTAAGGGTGGACAAGCTTATGGTTCTACTAGCAAAGATGGTTTAGACATTAAGGATAAGCCATGCTCAATAGGCGATGTATATGCTACTGTTTATAAAGCTTTAGATATGGATCTATCTGCTCAAATTAGAGACAACATTGGACGACCCATGGCTATTACAGAAGGAAAACCTCTAGATATCTTTTAAAGGAACAATCATGCTTAAAAAAAATGCAAGGATGACAAAGTGTTTAGGGTGGTGCGATAAAGAATTTTTATCACAAAATCCAATTTATTATAGAATTTGCCCTAAGTGTAAAGATAGGTATAATAAAGCAGCAGAAATTAAATCAGTTGCTAAATATAAAAAAGAAAAAGATTAACTATCTTATCAAATGTTAAGATGTGTAATATTTTTATTTTTAAAATAGTCATAGCTGATATTGATAAAAAAAATAAATCTGTTAATTTTTTGTCTTGGTTGTCGAATAAAAGAGTAGATGGTTAGTGTGTTGCTAATCGTTGTTTTTTCTTTAGGAGGAAGTATCATGTTGAGTTTTGTTATGGCTATTGCCATTGCTACGAGTTCTGAGACTTTGGATGGTATCAGGCTTCGTGGTGGTTCTTCTTGCTCTAATGGAAGTTGCGGTGTTGCTGCTGCTCCAGTAGTAGAAAAGAAGGCTGAAACTTCAACAAAGCAGGAAGTAGTTCAGAACTCTTGTGGTTCTGGCGGATGCAGTTCAAGGCATCGTGCTTTTAAGCTTCGTTGTCGTTAATAAATGCAAGAAGGGGGCGAAAGCCCCCTTTAAGCTTTTAAGGAGCTATAATGAACTGCAAAACATGCAATGAAGAAATTCCAGACTATATTTACTTAGAAGAAAGTACCATAGAATGGCAATGTTTTGATTGTTCTTTAAAAGAAAATATGAAATGTGAAATATGCAATGAAATTTTAAATATAAATAAGATAGATAAGGCGAATAGTATATTAGGTGACAGTTGGATAGAAATGTGTGACAGTTGTGCGGAGGAATTTAATGAAGGTAGGGAGACTTACAATATTAGAAGAAGTAGAATCTAAAAAAATGCCATCTGGACAGATTTGCAAGATGGTTAAAGTTTTATGTGATTGTGGAAAAGAAAAAATTATTTATTTAAACAACATAATGAATGGAAGAACTGTAAGTTGTGGATGTTACAAAAAAGACTCTGTTATTAAACAAAACAAAGCTAATAAAGAAACTACAATATGGGTAGAATACAAAGACGAAATAATAACATTCGTTGAATTTTGTAAAAAAAATAATCTTGATTACTTCTTTGCTAAGAATAGATATATTATGGGGTGGGATTTGGAAAGCATCATACAAATACCAAAACTGAAATAGCCATGTCATATTTTTTTAATGTTTGGATAGAATACATCGGTTGTGATAATGTAAAGAAAAGAAAGTTTTTAAAAAAAATTAATGATTATAATGATTGTTTACCATTATTATTAGAAAGCGAGTATATAAAAGAATACCTTTTTATGCCAAAATGCATTGTTATATTAGAGGATACATTTGGAAATGACATGAGACTAAAACCATTGTTTGAAAATGATAAGTTTTTTCTTTTGTGTGAATAATGAAAAATGTTTTTTTCAAATTAAATAACGAAAAGTTTTATGTTATAGCTGGAGATACAGCTAAACGAGAAAAAGAAAAATTAAAGTGTTCTTGGAAAACATTGCTTAGTGTTTTATGTAAAGAAAATTTTCCAAATATAAAAAAGGTGACAGAAAAAACAGAAAATAATCATATTGTTACAATACCATTTTTTGAGGAGTTAATTTTTTTTGTAATGACAATTATGTATAAAGATAAAAAAATTTTTGTCGTAACAGCAAATGAAAAGGTTAAAAAGTTTAAATTAAAAAAATTTGGTAAGTGGATAGCGGAATTAGAATGTGGGCATACTTTTTTAATGGATAGCGGAGTAGATGATTACAGATTTATAAAAAGAATATTTTGTCCTACATGTATGGAGAATACCGATGGTTCAGTTTTTAAATGAATTAAAAACATTTATAGAAAACAAAAGCGATGAATGCAAACTAAAACCAGAATTAAAAATTACTGAATCAAAAATTTTGTTTATTACATCAAATAACTATTTAATATCAAAATATTTTTTAGATGTATGCGAAAAGTTTTTGAATAATAAGAATTTAATAATTACTGAAAATAAAAAAACTTGTTTGAATTTGGAAAAATCATTAGAAGATATTGTTTCTATTATAAAAGAATCGTGTCATTATGGATTTGATCATGCAATATTATTGAATAATTATGATATTTTTTTTGATGATGAAACATGTATTAGTGTTGCAAAAGAATTAATTGATTATTCTAAAAATTCAAATGATAACTTAAAAATGATTATAATTTTGACAAACAGATCAAAAACTATAGAGCCGTTTTTAATGCACAGTCCAAATCATTTAAAAGTAAATCAAGCATGGTGTCTCGGTAAATATATTTGTAGGAAAATCGAAGAAAAGAGTATGGAGCAAATACTTTCTGAAACGATTAATGCAGTTAATGATACTCTTAATTGTAAATATTATTAAAGGCATTTCTATTGGTGTGTTTATTTATTTTATGATTAAATTTTTAAGGAGAGGAATATGAAGTCTCTAAGATCTGATCTACACAGCGAAATTAGTACAACCAGCGGTTCTTTGGTTTTAATACCTCTAGAAAAATTTCAAGAACTAATAGGTTTTTCAGACGATGAAGATTTTGAAATTGTATCTGAAATAATTGATAACGGCGGAGATATTATAAACATAAATCCATATGTAAATTTAGAGGTAAGAAAAAGATTTACTTTAAATGCAGACGGCACAAATGATACGGTTATTCAAATAGCACCAAAAAATGAATCTAAAGACTTTGTAAGACTTTTAAACAAGGATGAAGAGACATTAGAAGAATTTTCTTTGCGTAAGAAAAAAGAATTAAAAATGAATACCGAAGAAATGATTAAGTCATTTACAGATATTAGAAACGAATACTTAGAAAAGATGGATATAAATGATTAACAAAGAAAAAATAATGCATAGAATAAAAAAAGGAAATGAATTAGCAGAATATGTAGCTAAGTATCTGAATCATAGATATGGATATAATTTTAAAAAAGTGGGATTACAAGAAGATAAAGAATCAATGATTGATTATAGGTGTGATAAATATAATAAAACTGCTCAATTTAAATGTCGTGATAACCAATCTGACATAATTTATGAATGTTGGAAATTTATACCAAGAGAAAACAATCAATTTGAAAATGTTCCTGGTAGAGATGTAAGGACAAAAGCGGATTTTTATATTTGTTTAAATTCATCTAAGACAAAGATAATTGTTGCAGAAACGAGCAAGATTAAAGAAATAGCAAAAAATTCTATTAATGAAAAAACAATAGAAAGCGTTGCTAATATATACAAAGAGGCTAAATTAAAACCGACAAAAAGTAAATTTTTAAAATCAAATTCAAATTTGTCTGAGGTTTGTTTTAAGATAGATGAAGGAAAAGATACAAATGAATATGGAAAAATATTAATTTTTATACCATTTGATTCAATAAAAGAAGCAAAAGTAATCGACTTAAAACCAAAAGAAAACATATTAGATGAACGGAGTTGGAACTAATGCCATACTTTTCAATAGTAACACCTACGAATAATGGACAATATTTGCCAAGACTGTCTAGGTCTTTAGCAAATCAAGCTTTTAAAGATTTTGAATGGGTAGTTTTACCAAATGGCAATGCTACTATTGATTTGGATTCTTTAAGTTTAAAACCAAGAATTATAAATTCATCCAAACCAGATTCAAAACTAATAGGTTTATTTAAAAAAGAAGCGTCAATGGCTGGGAAAGGTCATGTTATTGTCGAAGTTGATCACGATGATGAATTAACTCCAGATTGTTTAGAAGAGTTGCATAAGTGTTTTAATGAATCTGAATCTATAGATTTTGTTTACTCAAATTGTGCAGAGATAGACTTTAATGGAAAACCATTTGTTTATTCTGATGTATATGGATGGAGAAATAGACCATTTGAATATAATGGAAAAAAACTTTTAGAATTGATTTCTTTTGAACCTTCAGCAGCTTGCTTTTCAAAAATATGGTTTGCACCAAATCATGTTAGAGCTTGGAAGAAATCTTTTTATGAGAAAATCGGTGGACATAATGAAAAAATGGATGTCTTAGATGATCATGACATTCTTTGCAGAACATATATACATGGAAATGTAAAACACTTGGATAAATGTCTTTATATATATTATAGGCATAAAGGAAATACATGTTATGGAGAGAAAAACGCTTTTATTCAAGAGGAAACACTAAATATACACGATAGATATATATATCAATTAGCAGAAAAATGGTCAGACTTAAACGGTCTTTTAAAAATAGATCTATGTGGCGGTTTTAATAGTCCTGCTGGATATAAATCTGTTGATCTAGAAAACGGAAATATCGTACACGATTTAAATAATCCTTGGCCTTTTGAAGACAATTCTGTTGGTGTTATAAGGGCGCACGATGCATTAGAGCATTTAAAAAACCCAATCCATGTTATGAAAGAAGCTTATCGTTGCTTATCTCCTTTGGGATGGTTTTTAACACAAACTCCATCAACTGACGGAAGAGGAGCTTTTCAAGATCCAACTCATATAAGTTTTTGGAATAGTAATAGTTTTTGGTATTATACTAAAGCAGAAACCGCAAAATATATTGGAACACCAGTAAGATTTCAATTAAATAGAATTAAAAATTTCTTCCCAACAGAATGGCATAAAACTCACAACATCTTATATGTTAAAGCGGACTTATTAAAAATATCAAACGATATAAGAATACCAGGAGAAATATCTATTTAGCAATTTTTAAAAATGCTTCTTGTTGTTCTTTCGGGCCAGCAAATTTAATTGAATTTGATCCATACTTCCTTATTAAAACAAGCATGTGTTTGGCTATATAATTTATTACAGATTTTCCTAATTCTGAATCAGATGCATTTTCCCACACTTCTTGACCTAGCATGTGGGCAAAACCAAGATCATTTTGTTTTGGTGCTGGATAAAACATTAAACCAAGATTATTGGGTCTAATGGTTTCATCGCCTGGCAAAATACCTAAAACCCAAGAACAAGACCACTTTCTACATATTTCCGGTCTTGTATCATAAATCATACAGCCTTTGTTTTGGTGATGACAATTTGTATATTCTGGCTTGTTTAGTTCTTGAACAATTAAAATTGTGCAACAAACATCACAATCACTACAATGTCTATCAGCCAATGGTAAATTGATCATATATTATCCATGCCAAATTTTTTCTTCTGGACCCAAAAGTCTAGCCAAGGTAAACAAAAAATCACTCAATCTATTTATATATACAACTATTTTCTTTAGGTTTTGATGAACTTCCATTAATTTGACTAAATCAATTTCAACCCTTCTACATACTGCTCTTGCTAGATGAATTTCACAATGATTAAAAGGTATTATAAAGTTTTTCAATGGCTTTAAAAGCTTAGTCATGTCGTCAATTTTGCCTTCTATTTCTTTAATATGCTTGTCATCTATTCTTGCTTCGCCCGTAGCTATTTCAGCGCCTATATCAAATAAATGTTTTTGTATGTCTACAATAAAATCATAAGCGTTTTGAATTTTTAATTCTAAAACATATTTTTGATTTACTAAACCTATTGAAGCGTTAAGTTCATCAACACTTCCTAACAATTGAATGTGTGGGTCAGTTTTTGGAACACGCCCAACTTTAGGCAAAAAGGTTGTTCCATCATCTCCTGTTTTAGTATAAATTTTCATTCTTGCTCCATTCCATTATTTTTAATTTTGATTCCATACCTATTTTTGTAAATGGAAAACCATGAAAACCAAATGGTTTATCAAAAAACTCAGGTCTTTTATGTTCGATAGAAAATTTAAAAGCTGTTTTAATGTCTGGGAATTTAAAACCATTATCTACTAATTCATTATATGATTGATTGCATATTTCTAAATCTTCATTGAATATAATTTGTTTATCTTTATATTTATTAGATATAAACTCTAAAAGTTTTTTTGATCTTAAACTAAATCCGCCATTACCAACTTTATTTATGTATTCATCATTTTTCCAAGGTGCGCCTATATAATCATATTCTAAGAATGAATCATCCCATGAGTTTGGATTTATTATAAATCCATCGTGTTGAATCACTAAAACATACTTAGTATTAATAAATTTATTCAAATCTACTAAAATAAATTTACTATATTCTTCTTTGCTTTTTATTTTATTGACTTGTATATGTTTTATTTTGTTTGTTTTTACTTTTTGTTCATCAGATATAAAAATAGATTCTTTAAAATTAAAGAATTGCATACTATACAACATAGCTGCAATCGCTTTTTTATGATTAACGCAATCTACAGAACAAATAGTTATGTCTTCAAAAAAATTCATAAAGACATATTAATCTTTTTCTATTAGAGTCAATAGATATTTTTTCAAAAGTTGGTTTTATTTCAAACCATTTCAATAATGTATTTTCATCTATATTATGATGACAGTTATTTGGTTTATTCCACTTATATGGAACTGATATTATAGCTTTGTTAACTATTTTTTTTATTTGATTAAATACTTCTGTTTGTTTGTTTTTAAAATGTTCAAAAGTTTGTAAACATATTAATAAATCAAATCTTTCTTTAAAATCCCAAGGGGTTTTTGTGCAATCAAAAACATGATTGATTTCACTATTATATTTTGAATCTATTCTTGTTGAATTTAAACATAGCGGAAAAGATGAGCAACCTAATTCAAGAACAGACTGAGGACTTAAACTCTTTGCTAGTTCTATAGCATCATTATAATAATTCCATCTATTTATAAAATATTTATCTTCTAAACACTTTTTATTATAGTCTGCTTTTGTTATAAATTTAATCATTTTTTAGGAGATTTAGTTTTAATGCCTAATTTTTTATATACATTTCTAGCTTTTGGATTATCATCTATAGCTAATATAATTTTATCTTTTATTGATTGTGCATGTTTTCTTTTAGACTCTAGCTGATCTTTTGGACTTCCACCAATGTTATTCATCATTAAGCGATTGTATTTCAATCCTGCTTTTTTTAATGATTTAACAGTTTCTGATCTATTAGATTCTGGTCTTCCAGTAATCATATATATTTTATGATCTTTTGACAATTCATTTATATAATCAACCATTTTTTTTATTGGATATATACCATTTCTTAAAACGGTATTATCTATATCTACAATAACAACAGAAGATACAGAAAAAAACTGTTTAATTTGGTTTGCAATCGACATTTGTTCTTCCCATAGTTATATTTTTTGTTGCAACAACATCCTTATTAGTAAATTCCCATATTAAGCCATTATTTAATATAACTGTAAATATTTTTTCTATCTCAGTACCATATTCAGTTACGAGCCAAATTCTTCCTCTTCCTTTAGGTGTTTCAACTTCTAATTCTTGTCTTGGCTCATATATTACAATTGACATTTTTTATCTCTATTAAAGAATCTCTCCTGCATAAACTTTGATAAAGTTCTTTATCGCTTGACCATTCTTTACCTGTCCACCATTCAAAGCCATTAAACTGATTTTTATAAAGAGAACATTCTTCATAACCGCCCATCATATAATAATAAATACACCCAGATCTTTTTGCTAAAGTGCATTCTATTAGTGTACTTATACTTCCTAAAGATAAAGACGGTTTTTCATAATCCCAAGCAAACTGAACACCTATGAATGATTTTTTAAATAGTTTATAACAAACAAATCCTATTAGATTTGATTCATAAAAATATTGTATAGTATTTTCTAACATTAATTCATTGTCAAAAACATGTTCACTTATAAAACCTTTTTTAGATTGATATGAATTTGAAATTCTTAAAATATCTTCATTTGAAGGTTTTCCAATTTGATATTCTATTTTTTTTGCAAGTTTTTTTGTTTTTTTATGGAATTCGATTTTTGAAAGGTTGTATCTGACACTTCGAGATTGAAACCAATAATTATCCCAAGGCAACCATCCTTGCTCAAGCAAATCATCAAAGTTATCATTTATATCTGGGTAAGCAAAAATAGGTGTATAAATCAAATCTTGATTTGAAACTTTTCCAAAACCATTTATATGATCAAATATAATTTTCATAATAAATACTACACCCTAATAAGCGAATAAAATGTTAAAGGAGTAAGTTATGAACATATTTGTGTTAGACAAAAACCCAAGACAAGCTGCTGAATGGCATGTAAACAAACATGTTGTTAAAATGCCTTTAGAAACGGCTCAAATGCTTTGTACAGTTCTTAATCAAAATGGAGTTAAAACACCTTATAAATCAACTCATGTCAAACACCCATGCACTATTTGGGCAGGAGAAAGCATGGGTAATTTTGTTTGGTTATGTGAATTAGGTTTAGAACTTTGTAGAGAATATACTTATCGGTATGAAAAAGTACATAAATGCGAAGCAATAATTAAAGAATGTTTAACATATGCTTGTAAAGTTCAAAATACTGAAATGACAGAATTTGTTCAAGCTATGCCAAATGAATTAAAGCAAACAAACCCAATAGATGGATATAAGAACTATTATATAAAAGCAAAATCTCATATTGCTGAATGGAAAAATAGAAATCAACCAAATTGGTATTATTTTGCATAAAACCCCCATTATCTCCTAGATATTCTAAGAGATTTAATTAAAACAGAGCCTTTTACCATAAGCCTCTACAGGGTGAATAGTAAATAGATTTGTAAAATCATCTAGGTTTGAGCGGACAGGGGGTAAGTCCATTCTCAATTTTTGATTTACTATTACTTCTCTGCTCCATGTTGGTTTGGCTACCAACCAGAACCCTTGGGGTATTTACCCTTCGGTGATAAGCTTATTCCGGTGTAGGAATGGTCGAAAGAACCGGACATTTGAGTTTTTATTTAACGCCATTACCTTTTGCTTATCGTCTGATAAAAGTATGTTAGAATGATACGCATTAAAAAGCGTGGTGCAACATGAAAAAAATAGCAGAAACAAAAATCGCCTTAAAAAGAAATATAGTTGATTTAGTCAGAATAGAAGAAGATTCAAATCTAATAGAAGATCCTGATTTTGGGGTTTTAAAAACAAATAACGGCTGGAAAGAACAAGAATTTATTGATTATGTTAGAAAAAAGAATACATCTATATATATTTGTCAAGTTAGCAATACTATAATTGGATTTATTGCTTTTTCAAAAGAAGATGATTTTTTAATAATAAATAAATTAGTTATAGATCCAGTTTTAAGAAAAAACGGATTTGGTTCTACATTACTTAATTTTGTTGAAAATTTAAACTTTTCAAAAATAATTGCTTATGTTAAAGAAAATGATATGGAAAGTATAACTTTCTTTAAAAATAGAGGTTTTAAAGGAAAATTAAAGTTTGATTACTTTGGAAAAGATAAAGACGCAATAGTTTTTGAAAGAGAAACAAATGAAGAAAAAAAGTCAAAATCTGGCAAAAGGAAAAATGGTTAATTGTCTTGGTTGGTGTAACAAAATGTTTTTTTCTATAGATCCAATAAACATAAGATTTTGCAATAAGTGTAAAGACAAAAGAAGAGATATGGTTTTATCAAAATTTGAAACAAAAGAATTAAAAATAAACAATGATTAATTTTTTAAAATCAATATTCTTTGGAACTCCAAGATCAGGAAAATGGTCATCGTTAAGAGATAAACTTATAAAAGAAAGCGGTGAGTGCTTGTCGTGCGGAGTAAAAAAGGAACTTACTTGTCATCACATAATACCATTTAGCATAGATAAAACTTTAGAGCTTGAAGAATCTAATTTGGTAGTTTTATGCGAAACATGTCATTTTGTTTTTGGGCATTTGAAAAGCTGGAAATCATATAATAAAAATGTTATAAAAGACTGTAGAGATTATAGGTTAAAAGTGGAGTATCGACCATGAGCGAACCAGTACCTGGTATATTTCAAAAAGCTGTTAATTTTACAAAAGCAGTTGTTAAACATGCAGCTACTGGATTTCAGCGTGTTCCATTAAATGTATTTCATGACAGAATGAATATATGTAACTCTTGCGAAAATAAAACTCCAGAAGGAACATGCAAGCTATGTGGTTGTTTTTTAAATATCAAAAATACATGGGCTTCTGAAAAATGCCCTGCTGGAAAATGGGATATATTTAATGCTCCTATTCCACAAAATATAGCAGGACAGGTTAATCAAGTTAATCAAGCACAACCAAAACAAGGTGGTTGCGGATGCAATAAAAGCGCTGTTAATTTTAGTAACCCAATAGGTCCAACTTAAACAAGCAAATAATCCTCTAGTATAGTGTATTTAATACTAGGGGTATTATGTCTAGAAAAGCATATAATAATTCAACAGTCGGAGAAATATCTGGTAAATATTGGGCTTTAGCTAAAAAAAACGCAAAAAAAAGAAATATAGAATTTAATATAACTAAAGAAGAAGCTTGGGATATTTTCCTAAAACAAAATAGAAGATGTATTTACACAGGAATAAAAATAACTCATTTAAAATATTTATGCAGAAAAAACGGTAAAGAAATTTATCATTTAGGAACTGCTTCTATGGATAGAATAGATAATGATTTAGGATACACTAAGGAAAATATTCAATGGGTTCACAAGGATGTAAATGCGATGAAATCTAATTTTAAGGAAAAATATTTCTTAAAAATTTGTAAACTTATAGTTAGGAGATTGTTATGCCATTAAAAAAATGCAGCGACAATGGTAAAAACGGTTGGAAATGGGGCGATCAAGGCAAATGCTATACTGGCAAAGAGGGAAAGAATCAAGCTATTAAACAAGGCGTGGCTATTGAAGGGCCAGAAAAGTTTGCAAAAATTATGCGTGAAAAAGCTGCTGAATGGGCTGGAAAAAGTCTTTACGATAGTTTAAGTGATGATGAAAAGGAATTAGCTAATGCATTGCTTTCTCTTGCTGAAAAAATTGGTCCTTTAGATAAAGGCGAAGGTATTTGGGTTGGTTATGAGGGCGCTTCTACTAACTCAACAAAAGATATTGGCGTAAAATGCGGTAATTGTGCGTTACATAAATCTGAAAATGCATGTGCTATTTTAGATCAAGAAATAGAAATGGACGGAGCATGTAGATTTGCTGTAATACCACCAGGACTTGTTAAAACTAAACAGATAAATAAAGACATAGAGGAATATTTGAATGAGGATTCTAACGGAAAATCCACTTCTTAAGACAAAATGCAATTTTATAAACATAAAAGAAGGTAGAAAAATAGCAAGAAGACTTGTTGTTTTTATACAAGATTTTAATAAAAAAAATAAGAATAAAGCAGCTGGAATAGCTGCTAATCAGCTTGGAATTAATGCTTCTGTAGTAGTTGTTTTAATAAAAAATAAACCGCTAATTTTGATAAATCCAGTAATTACAGATTTTTCAAAATCAAAGTTTGCTCATGAAGAAGAGTGTTTAAGTTTTCCAGATCAAAGACTCACCGTTTTTAGACATGATTGGATAAAAGTAAAATCTGATTATTCAAAAGAAGAAATGTTTTTTGGTCAACTTGAAAACATGGATATAAACAAAACAAATCTTTTTGAATCGGCTTTAATACAACATGAAATAGCTCATCTTTTTGGTAAAACAATTCATGATTTTCAATGGGAAAATTCACCAAGTCCTAGAGAATGGTAATGTTTAATTTTAAAGTAAAAACAGCAGAAGAAAATAATGACATTACTTTGTTTATAAATAAACATTCTTATAAATTAAACATAAGTGATTTATATGAGTTTATAACAGATTTAAACAAAGCAAAGTTTGATTTTTTAAGAAAAAAACAAAACACCGAAATAGACAAACCATCTTAAAATTTCTATAATGACTTCATAACGGAGGCAATGTTATGAAGACACATTATGCAAAAAGAAATGGTAGAACTGGTCAAAAGTTTGATACATCAATCGAAAGCATTTTATATCAAATACTTCCAGACGATTGCCTATTAACTAAAAATGAAATACAAGAAAAGTTAAATTTATACTTTAAGCAAAAACCATCTGAATCAATTGGTCGTTTTGGATCAAAAGAGTTAGACTCTTGTATATTCAATTTGTGTCAAAAAGGTTATCTAAAAGAAATTTTTGGCATAAAGTTAGAGAAGTTCATTAAAACATTGTCATAAAAAAAAGTGTATTTAATAGCAGTCTCAATATAGGAGTCTGCTATGTCCGTATACTATGAAATATGGGGCATTCTCCCAGACAAAAAGAAAAGGTCTTTAATAATGACCTATGAAGAAGATAAATGGCAAAGAGCAGAAAAAAAAGCTGCTAGACTTATTGAAATGGAAATGTCTGGGGTTGTTTTGCTAGAAAAGAAGACGAATGAAAAAGATTAATATAGTATGTCCAGTTAACCAACTTGGATATGGAATAGTATCTACGAACATAGTTAAAGAAATTGCTAAAAAGCTCGATGTTTTTTTATGGCCAATAGGACAAATAGACAAATCTATAAATGATTATCAATTTTTTGAAGATTTAAATAAAAAGTCTGATTTTTATGATAAAGATGCTTCAAGTTTAAAAATTTGGCATCAAAATGATTTATCTATGCATCCATCTAAAGGAATTAGAACTGCATTACCAATATTTGAATTAGAGCCACTACAAAAACATGAAGTTCATCAAATGAATTGTATGGATATAATTTTTTTGCCAACTCAATGGGCTGTTGATATAGCTATAAACTCTGGTGTTAAAACAAAAATATTTAAAACTCCGTTTGGTGTTGATCATTCTATTTTTGATAAACCAAAGCAAGCATTAAACAAAAACAAATTTACATTTTTAAATGTTGGTAAATGGGAAATAAGAAAAGGTCATGACATTTTAATAAAAGCTTTTCAAAAGGCATTCCCATCTGACAATGATGTTGAACTTATAATGCATTGTGACAATCCGTTTTTAAACGAAGAAGAAAGAAATAATTGGGAAAGCTATTATTCTTCTGACAAAAGAATAAAGATTAGCCATAGATTTAAAACACAACAAGAATTATTTGAATTGATGTCATATGCAGATTGTGGTGTTTTTCCTGCTAGGGCTGAAGGATGGAATATGGAATTAGCAGAAATGCTTTCTATGGGAAAAAATTGTATAGCTACAAATGCTACTGCTCATAAAGAATTTATAAACAATGAAATATGTGAATTGGTAAATGTAGATAAATTAGTAAAAGCATATGATAATAAATGGTTTTTTGGTCAAGGATATTGGCCAAATCTTGATGACAATTTTATAAATCAATTTGCAAGTAAAATGATCAAGGTGAAAAACCTTAAAAATAATTTTAATAAAAAGGCATACGATGAAATGAAAAAATTAACATGGGAAAAAACAGCTTCGTTAATAACGGATTATATTTATGGAAATTAAAGAATTGTCATTAAATGATATATACAATGGCTATTCTGATTGCCTTAAAGAAATAGGTGTATTTTTTATAGCTAAAATAGAACTAGAAAGATTTGTTCAATATTTGTTGAAAAAGAACAGCAAAATATTTTGTTTTTATATTAATAACATAGTAGCTGGAACTATAACTATAGATTTATTTTCTAAAAAAAATAAAAATAGTTGCTATATTACAAATCTTTGTGTTCAAAAAAAATACAGAGGACAAAATATATCTTATGAACTATTAGAACATTGTTATAATTTTGCAAAAGATAACATGTGCCATGAATTGTGTTTACATTGTGAATCAAATATGATTTCTTTTTATGAAAAGAACGGATTTTTTTGTGAAGGAAATTGTATGAGGAGAAAAATAAATGTCTGATTTATCTTCTATAACTTTTTTCTTAGACAAAGAAGATGTTTACTGTAAAGTTAACCTAGAAACACTAGAAAATAATAAGGACGAGCTTGATTTAATAAAAAGAACTGGCGACTTTTTTGCTTTATTAAGTGTTGGGGCTTTAAAGCCAGTTATAGTTCATGCTTTAGCAGAGTATGGAATATTAACAAACAATAAAAGAATGACAGAAAATATATTAATTTCCTTTGAACAATCTTTGAAAAGAATATCAAACCAAAACGAAACAAGGGAAAGGCCAGTAGTATTACCAACTGAAGCTTTTTTAATAAAGGAAAAACAATGATTTCTGCTGAAATAGTAGCCGATTCAATAAGCCCGTCCAATCAAAGAATAACAAGTTTTGTTTGTATTTTTCCTAGATTTATATTGTCTGAATTTAATACGCACAGAATGTTATCTAGAAATGCTGCTAGTAGTCGTGCTATTCCAACAAAAAAGTTTTTAGAACAAATTATTAATGATCCTGTTTTTCCTGTTCATTGGGGAAAAAATCAATCTGGTATGCAAGCATTTTTAGAATTGGATGAAGAAAAAAAAGAAAACGCTAAAAAAATATGGTTAGAAGCAAGAGATAAAATGATAGATAGTGTTTCAAAATTACAAGAACTTGGCTTACATAAACAAATAACAAATAGATTATTAGAACCTTGGTTTAATGCTACTGTAATTGTTACTGCCACAGATTATGAAAACTTTTTTAAACTTAGAATAAATAAAAATGCTCAACCAGAAATATTTGAATTAGCTACTTTAATGAAAAAAGAAATAGATAAATCAATACCAAAAAAAGTTGACATTGGATGTTGGCACATACCTTTTGCAGATAAACACATCAATAATGTTCCAGAGGAAAAAAATCTTTTAAAAATTGGCGTGGCAAGGTGCGCTAGAGTTAGTTATTTAAATTTTGAAGGCGTAATAGATTATGAAAAAGATTATGCGTTACACGACCAATTAAAAAACGATGGTCATTGGAGTCCATTTGAACATTGTGCAACACCGTGTTCGGAATCAAATAGATCATATGGAAATTTTTCTGGCTGGAAACAATATAGAAAGTTTTTTAAAGAAGAAAATGGAAAATGCGAAAAATAAAATGGTTAAAATGGGAAGACCCATTAACTCCTAAAACAAATAACGATATTAAAAATTTTGAAGAGCAAGAGCAAAAAGATAGTTTTGATCAAGAAAATGATTTTATTAAACATGTTAGAGTTATATCGACTCCGCAAGGAGTAATACCTTTGGCAGAGCATGGTCTTTCCAGCAATCTTTATAAACTTTGGGTTGGCCATACAAATTTTGACATTACTGATAAAATTGTATCTGCTATTGAAAAAATTAAAGGCGTTGAAATATTAAAAGTTTGGACTAGATATAGATTTTGGATTGGCATAGGAAATATGTTTGATGTCGAGAAAGTTCAAATAGAAATAGAAAATAAACTTTGTCATAAGTCTTTTCCTGCTAAAAACTTAGTTGTTAAATCATTATTAAAAGCCGTTAAGAACAAAGATGTTTCTTGGGCTATATGTTCAAATAACAAAGGTGTCTTAGAAACAATAACTGGAAAAAATGATTTAGATGTTAAAAAAGAAGTGTTGAAAAACAATTTATATGTTATAAAATGTAGTTGGCATTTTAACTAACAGGAGTAATCATGTCTGATGTAAAAACTGCAATTAGTCCAGAACAAGTAGCTCGCTCTATTAGTCTTATTGTTTCCACTTTGAAGTGGATTACCACAATCATTCCTGGCGATAGCGATGACAAAATTGTTGCTGCTGTAGTCAAACTCACAGAAGAACCTTGGTTTATTTCTGCTCTAACTTTTCTTATTAATAAATTTGATGGCGATACAAATAAGATTACTGCCGATGACTTCATTCTTGCTGTAAAGAAGGCGCAAGGACAGAATTGATAAAAAAAATATTTTGGGAAGTAATTTTTGATATTGTAACTGTAGTTATATTTGGGGCAGCAATTACTGCCCTAATTTATATTTCTAAAAATTTTCAACCACATAAACACACGGACAAATGTTTGATAGAGGAAAACAAAAAATGAAGATTATTTTGTCTTTTGCTTTAGCACTTGTTTTTTCCTTCAATGTTTTTGCAGAAAAATTTGTAATTCCAGATCAAAAAATTGTTGGTGCTGAAACACCAATTGCTCTTGGAGAACTTGTTGATTTATCTGTAAGCCCGATCAAAAGCCCTCCTCAATATTTAGTAGAAACTACTTATACTTGGAAAGTTCTTGATGGATATACCGAAAAAAGAGTTAGAGATTATAATGGCGGTGTTTTCTTTGGTGCTGGAATTCAGCCGAAAAGACTAAAAGCTCTTGTTGCCGTAACATATCTTTATGCAGTTAAAGAACAGGATAAAATTACCGAGACTGCTGCAAGAACAGCATTCTTATCTACCGATGTTCTTATCGGCGATGAAGCTCCTCCTGCACCAGAACCAAATCCAAACCCCAATCCTAATCCAGAACCAGAACCAAATTTTCCAGAGGGAAAGTATAATCTTTCTCCATTTATTTATAATTTGACTAAAACGAAAATCAATTTATCTAAATCTGATAAGGCTAAACAGGCTAATGCTTTAGCCAAATCATTTGAAGGAATAGCTGCTGCTATTGCTGCTGGAACTATTGATGACCAAGAAGATATTTTGAAAAAGACAGCAGAAGCTAATCGCTCTTCAATTGCTGCTGTTGGTGGAGATAGGTCAAAATGGGAAATTGTTTTTAACGAAATCCAAGAAAAGCTTTATGGTCTTTACAAAGATAATAAGATGGTAACTAAACAAGATTTTGCTTCTGCATGGCGTGAAATTGCTGCTGGATTTAAAGCTTTTAAATAAGGTGAATTAACATGTCAGATATTTCAAAGTTATATACAGATGGAACAGTTAATGGTTGGGCAGGAAAAAATAATCCCGATCTTGTCAAATCAGAATTTGATCTACTAAAAGATGATGGCTCTTTTAAAGATCTAAAAATTTTTAGTGCCAGCAGAGATACTAAAGGTAAAAAGCTAATGCTTTATGATGTAGTTCGTAAAGTATTGGGCAAAGATACTGAAAATTATGGCCAAGAAATTGGTGATTGCGTTTCGTTTGGCGCTAAAAACGCAATTGAATACTTAATGGCTACAGAAAAACTAATGAAGGGCGATAGAGAAGAGTGGAATCCTATCTTTCCTCCATATTTATATGGTACGGGGCGAGTATTTATTGGGCGTGGACAACTTGATGGCAGCGATGGTTCACTCGGTAGTTGGATGGCAGATGCTGTTATTAAGTTTGGAGTATTACGATCTAACTTCACAAATGTTCCGAAATACTCAGGAAGAGTAGCCAGTAAGTGGGGCGATAAGCCAGGCCCACCTACTGAATTCGTTAATGAAGCAAAACTCCATCCTGTAAAGTCTGCTGCTCTAATTAAGAGTTGGGATGATCTTCGTGACGCAATTGTAAATGGTTATCCATGCACTACAGCTAGCGACATTGGATATAACATGGAACCATCTTCTGATGGCTTTCATCGTCAGACAGATAGTTGGGGTCATCAAATGTGTGTCATAGGAATTGATGATGGGTATAAAAATGGTTCAGATCCTTACGCTATTATTCTTAATAGCTGGGGAGATTGTCACGGCAATCTTAAAGATTTTGATACTGGTGATAGCTTGCCAGCTGGTGTTCTTCGTGTTCGCAGGAAAGATATGGAAAAACATATTCGACAGGAAGAAACATTTGCCTACTCGAACTTTGATGGATTCCCAGAACAATTAATTGACAAAAAACTATTTATGTTAATTTAAAATGATAGAACAAATATATAAAAATCATTGTAACTCTGCTAGCGATATAAATGAACATCTCCCAATACTTAAAAAGTATGGAGAAAAATGCTCGCATATAACAGAAATGGGAGTTAGGGGTATAGTATCTACATGGGCATTTGTTGTTGCAAAACCAAAAAAGTTAACATGCATAGATATAAAACATCCGAGTTCTTTTGGAGCAGAAGAAAAATTTAATAATTTAATCAATGAATGCAATTTAAATAATATAGATTTTAAATTTATACAAGGAAATACATTAGATATAAACATTGAAAACACAGATCTTCTTTTTATAGACACTCTTCATAATTACGAACAAATAAAAACAGAATTATCAAAACATAATATAAATGTTAATAAGTTTATGATTTTTCATGATACAGTAAGTTTTGGAAAAAGAAATGAAACTGGACATGGAAAAGGTATATTGGTAGCAATTAATGAATTTTTAGATGAAAATAAAAACTGGAAAGTTGTTGAAGATTTAAAAAACAATAATGGACTAATGGTACTAGAAAAAATTGGAGATAATAATGTTTGATCATACAGAAGGTTTGCAGTATGGCCGTCCAGATAAAAACGATCCAAGAAAAAAACCTGCAAAACCAGAAGAAAGAAAAAGGGGTTCTAAAAAGAACCCAAAAGATTCAGCCAGTAAACCAAATAAGAATATAGAAGTTTCTAAAGAAACTGAAGATAAAATTAGAAAATTAATGCAAGAACACAACGCAAAAAATCCAAAGTTTAAAGCTAATATGGCTCAGTTAAAAGCTGTATTTAGGCGTGGTGCTGGTGCATATTCCACAAGTCATGCCCCAGGAATGGATAGAACTAGATGGGGTCTAAATAGAATTAAAGCATTTCTTTATCTATTAAGAAACAATCGTCCATCAAACCCAAACTATAAACAGGACAATGATCTTTTGCCTAATGGTCATCCACGAAGTTCAAAAAAGTCAAAGTCGGGGTATTTATGGGAAGAGGTTGAACTTTCAGATGTTTTAGCAATTGTAAAAAAACAAGTTGAGGAACATTATATGTCTGAAGATAAAAAGTCAAAAGCCAAAAATGATATTGAAAATTATTTTTCTGAAGCTGCCGAAGGATATGATGCTCCTCAATCAGCAAGAAACAATGCTAAAAAAGTCTTAGAATGGAAGCGTAAGTACGGAAAGGAATGCAAAGGCATGACTCCTGTTGGCTGGGCTAGAGCTAGAGATTTGGCTGGTAATGCCAAGCTTTCTGCCGATACAGTAAAAAGAATGGCCCAGTTCAATCGTCATCGTGGTAATTACGAAAAAGCAAAATCTAAACCAGAATATAAAACCAAGCCTTGGACTATCCCTGCTGTAGTTGCTTGGTTGGGTTGGGGCGGAACAAGCGGAGTTGAATGGGCTATTAGAGTAAGTAATTCATTAAGCAAAAAAAAGTAAATGCATATTTATTATAGGATAAGCGATAATAGTTATAAAAAGCCAAAAATGTGTGGCAAAGATAAATGCTTGTCTAATTTTCTTTCTAAATTTAATGATTGTTCTAAAACTTTTTTAGCTGATAATGTTTCGTCAGAAGATACTTTATCTTTAATAAAAAATATACCACATCAAAAAACATCTTTGGGCAATGCCGGTTCTTTTATGGCTTGTTTAGAGGATGCTATTAATAGATTTGATGATGACAAAGTAATATACTTTTTAGAAGACGATTACTTACACAATGGAAATGTAATAGATGCTTTAAACGAAGGATTGCTTTTTGGAGATTATGTAACTTTATATGATCATCCAGATAAATATTCTAAATTGTATAATTTTGGAGAGGTTACTAAAGTTTTAAGAAAGAACTTTCATTGGAAATATACTATATCAACAACAATGACTTTTGCAACAAAAGTGGCTACTTTAAAGGATGACTATTCATGTTTTTTTAAGTGGACTAGAAACTTTCATCCAGAAGATCATCAAATATTTTTAGATATAAATAAAAAAGCTAAAAAATTAGTAAGTTGTATACCAGGAATGTCAATTCATACAGACTTAACCGTGTATAATAATATAGATAAGTCTTACATTGACAACTGGGTGCAACATGTATGAGTTAATATTATTTCTTGTTGTCGGTATAAATAAAGAGTGTTTCAACTTAATAGAAGATAAAAAAGTTTTTATTAAAAAAGAACAGCCGATAATTCAAAATAAAGAATGGATTTACGATAGAAATAAAAATCAATGGAAAATTTTCAGAGATAGATGTTTTACATGAAGGTAAAAAAATCATGCAGTTGCATGAAAAATTAGAAAACGAATTTAAAAAATCAGAAGTATTCAAAAAATACGAAGCGGTTGGAATTATAACTATACTAACTATAGTTAGCTTGGTTATAAACGCTATAAGGCTTTTAAAAGCTTGCCAATCACCAAAAGGAGTAGCTTTAATTATAAAAGCTGGCGGACCTTTAGTTAAATTGTATGTTAGAAGAAATATTTATAAAAAAATGTTATCAATAAATATCCCAGAAGAAGATGCAAAAATATTGTCACATAATATAATTGATTTAATTCAATCAATGCCATTAGAAGATTTAGAAAATTTAATAGAAACAGTTTTTAATCAAAGTTCTGGTGAAGAAGATGAGTGATTACTATATTTTTAATCGTTATGCGCCAATTAATAATGCAAGTGTTAAGTGTTCAAAATGTAAATTATCTTTTTTTATTTTAAAAGAAATTTTTGAAAAAAAAGAAGATGTTAGCTGTCCTCATTGTAAATCAAATTTAATTAACACATCTAAAAAATAATCTTTGAAAAATTCATATTTCTTGATTGCCATCATTCAAAAGATGGTGTAAAAATTCCAGTCCAAACATAAGATCATAAAAAATTAAAAGGAAAAAAACTGCCATGTCTATTACAGAGTTGCAGAAATATACAGCCATTTCTAAATATGCAAGATGGATCGAAAATGAAAAAAGAAGAGAAACTTGGGAAGAAAGCGTAGATCGTGTTAAAAACATGATGATAGAAGTATATCCAAGTCTTTCTGAAGACATTGAAAAGTATTATGGAATGATTAAAGATCAAAAAATACTTGGATCTCAAAGAGCATTACAGTTTGGTGGCAAGCCAATACTTAAACATAATGCAAGAATATACAATTGTTCAGCTAGCTATTGTGATCGACTTAGGTTTTTTCAAGAATGTTTTTATTTGCTTTTATGCGGTTCAGGAACTGGTTTTAGCGTACAAAAACACCATGTCGAACTTTTGCCCAGTTTTTCTGAAAACAGGCTTAAAAATCAAATTATAAGCCACAAAATACATGTTATAGATGACTCTATTGAAGGTTGGGCTGATGCTCTTGGAATACTGCTTTCTTCATATTTTGATAAACCGGTAAAAGAGTTTAAAGAATTTAAAGATTGTAATATTCATTTTGATTATTCTTCAATTAGAAAGAAGGGCGAACCTTTAGGTTTTGGCATTGGAACAGCCCCAGGTCATGAACCTCTTGAAAAAGCTTTAAAGAATATTAAAGCATTGCTTGATAAATGCGTTTCTGAAGGATTATCTAAACTTCGTACTATTGATGCTTTTGATATAGTCATGCATTCTGCCGATGCCGTTATTAGTGGCGGTGTTCGTAGATCGGCTACTATAGCTTTATTCTCTGCTGATGATGAATTAATGATTAATGCAAAAACAGGCGATTGGTATTTTACTAATCCACAAAGAGGCAGAGCTAATATATCTGCTCTTTTGCACAGAAAAGATTCTTCTAAAGAAGTATTTGAGAATTTATTTAAAGCTACTAAACAATTTGGTGAGCCAGGTTTTTTCTGGGCTGATCTTTATGATGCATTGTGCAATCCATGCTGCGAAATATCATGGGTAACAAGAGCTTATTATAAAAAAGATAGCGATGAATTAAAGCTTGCTTTGTTAAATTATGATGGTCCAATTACTACAAAGGAAAACTGTAAAGACGATATGCCAGAAGATGAAGTTGGTCTTTCTGGTTGGGGATTTTGTAACCTTTCTACAATTAATGGAAAAACGGTCACATGCCCAGAAGATTTTTATGAAAGGTGTGAAGCTGCTGCATTTATTGGAACGCTTCAAGCTTCATTTACTAATTTTTCTTATCTTGGAAAGATTACTGAACAGATAGTTAGAAAAGAAGCTTTGTTAGGTGTTTCGATCAATGGTATGCAGCATCATCCAGAAATACTTTTAAATCCAAAAATTCAACAGCATGGAGCTAAAATAGTAAGACAAACAAATGAAAAATATGCAAAAGCATTGAAAATAAATCCAGCTGCCAGAACAACATGTATTAAACCAGAAGGAAATTCTGCTTGTTTATTAGGTTCAACATCTGGAATTCACCCAGACCATAGCCAAAAATATTTTCGTATAGTCCAAGCAAATACTAATGAAGCTCCGTATAAGTTTTTTAAATCTAAAAATCCACAAGCATGTGAAGAATCTGTTTGGTCAATAAACAAAACAGATGATTGCATTAGATTTTGTGTAGAAAGTCAAGAAGGCACAAGACTAAAAGAGTCTTTAAGCGCCACAGAACTATTAGATAATGTTGTGTCAACTTATAATAATTGGGTAATACCAGGAAAAAATGAACAATTATGTGTTTGCAAAGAAATCAATCACAATGTTTCTAATACAATACATGTGAATGAAAATGAATGGTCTATTGTGTGCGATTACATCTATAATAATAGATATTATTTGGCTGGAATATCTTTAATTGCTTCTAGTGGCGACAAAGATTATGAACAAGCACCTTTTACCGCTGTTTATACAATTGAACAGCAAGAAGAAATTTATGGAAAAGAATCTTTAGTTATAGCAAAAGAACTTTTTGATAAATATAAATCATACGAATTTAGTTCTTTGTGGAGTGCCTGTTCTTGTGCTTTAGGTTATTTTGAACCTAATAGTGATATGCAAAAAATTTATAAAAATCATATTATTAACTTTTCCAAAATGTTTAATAATGACATTAAAAAAGCTACATATGCTTTAAAAGATATGTACAATATTGAATTATGGAATAAGTTGAAAGAAAGTTATATTAACATAGATTATAAAGATATGATCGAAGAAAGTTCTACTATTGATGTGCAAAACGAACTGGCTTGCGCTGGAGGTTCTTGCATTATCTAGAAAGATGTATTTATGGAAATCAAAGAATTAATTAATAACAATTTAAAAAAATGGAAAATAGAACAAGCTCAAATAGATCCATTTGGTTATTGCAACGCTAAGTGTTGGTTTTGTCCTGTTAGATATTCTCCAAATCCATCTGAAGGCAAAGTTCAGATGCCCATAGAATTATTTGAGAAGATAATAAACAATATTTTAGAAGAAAGATCAAAAGAAGATGGCATAGTTTCAAAAAAGTTTAATGGTTTATATACAGCCCATTATAATGAAGTTTTATTGTATAAACACTTTGAGCAAATGTTGGAAATATTAAATAAAAATAACCTTTATACAATGATATTATCTAATGGAATAAATTTAACTCCAGACAAAACAGATATAATAAAAAAACACCAAAGAATAATAAGCGGAATATGTTTAAATATACCAGCTTTTGAAGCTGAGTTATGGGAAAAAAGATCTGGAATTAAAAAAGAGAAATTTGGACAACTTATAAGCAATATAAATTACGCAAGAATGACATTAAGAGATATGGTATCAAACAAGGCTTTTTCTATACAAATAAACGGCATAGATGAAACAAGCAAATATCAAAACAATGGCTGGTTAGAGCTTGGTTTTGAAGCTCCTGATTTTTCCCCAAATGAAAACGAAAGACAGCTTCAGTTAGCGAAGTCTATTTTTCCAGAAGTTAATTGTTTTAAAGTTCCACACCTTATTGATAGGGCTGGTAAATTACACGAATTAGGTATTATATCAAATAAAAAAGCAATTAATAAACATTTAAAAAAGAAAAGTGTAGTCGGTTGTTCTCATGGCAAAGAAATAGGCGGAAGACCATTTGGTTATTTGCATGTAAATGCAGCTGGCAAATTATTTTTGTGTTGTCATGACTATGATTTTGATACAATATTTGGTGATATTAATGAATCTTCTTTGCGAGATATATGGTTTTCAGAAAACCATGTAAATGTTATAGAAAATTCATTTAATAAATTCTGTACAAATTGTGCTTCGTCAGAATGGTCGGAGTAAACATGGAAAAATCATTTTCTAGTGGAGACATTGTTGTTTTAAAATCTGGCGGTCTTCCAATGACGGTATTAAAAATAAATCAGAATTCAGAAGATCCAGAAGTTTTAGTAGCCTATTTTGATTTGGATGGAAATGTTATTAGGGATGGTTTTCCGCCAGAATCTTTAGAGCTTAGTGAAACTAGATGGGATATAAGTTTTTGCGTTGATATTGATGAAGATAAAAACGAATGGGAATAATATGCCTACATTTGAATATAAGTGTGATTCTTGTGAGTATTCTTTTGAAATAGAAAAAAGTATTCATAAAAACCACCCTAAAAAATGCCCAAAATGCAAACAAAATAAACTTTATCAAATCTTTGGAAGTCCTTTTGTATTTTGTAATAATGTAACTACAATAGGACAATGGGCAGAAAAAAACGCAAAAACAAAAGGCAAAGGAAAAGACCAAAAATCTATGCGAGAAAAAATCGCAGACGCAGGAATTTCAAAAAAAGAAAGTAATACTCCTTGGTGGAGATCTGGCGAAGTAAAAGATTTGCCAAAAATGGACAAGCCTTTAAATTTAAATAAAATAAAAAATGTTAAGAAATATGTGGAGGAAGGAAAATGAATGAAAATTTTTTTAAATCAGCAAAGCAAAACGATCCTACAAAACCACACAAAGCTATGATTGTTGTTTACTATTCATTGCATGAAAAAGATAATCAAAATAGAGCTAATGGAAATCCGATTGAGTATGAACATAAAGAGTTTTATATTGACGGTGATGATAAATCAATATGCGAAAGAAAAGTTTTTGAACTATTAGAAATGGTAGGTAGTATATGCTCGAAAGAAAAACAGTAAATATAAGCAAAGACCCTATTTTAACAGATAATGGTCATATATATCTTTCTTGTTCTTCTTGCAACAAAAAACTCGTTGATTTATTTATCGTAAAAAAAGATGAAAGTCTTAAATGGAAAGTGATGGCAAAATGTTGTTATTGTAACGATAAGTCTTTTATAACTGAAGTAAGCGGAATGTTTAGACCTTGTGGTATTATGAAAATATCAGAGACAGATCCAGATGATTCTAAACTTATCACTCAGTTAGCAAATATTAAAAATGAAAATGATACAATAGTATTTTATACTAAAAAAGGAGATTGTAATGAATGATGAATACATAGATCATAAAACCACAGTAAAAGGTCTTGATTTTAATAACAAAGAAATCAGTCCACAAGATTGGTCTTGCATAGCAAAAACATCTATTACTGAGCCAAGTAATTTACAAAGATATTTTGTTCGTGTTTGCACAGATGGTCCTGACAATGGACTTTTCTATAATCCTATGGTTCATCAACCATCAGACCTTAAGAGATTTGATGCTTTTAAAGGAAGAAAAAGGTTTGATTTTAAGTCGGTGAATAAGGAATGCTATGATTTGTACCTTCAATTTATAGAAACAAAAAATCCAAGTTTGTTAAAAAACGCAGAAAGGATAAGCATAAATGTCTAAGAAAAAATTGGTTTTAACAGATGAACATAAAATAATTATAGATAAATGCTGTCAATTATTAAGCATTGATCAATTATGTAAAGCTTTAAATCTTTCAAAAGATTTGATAAATAATTATTACGAAATGGCGAATAAAAAAGCAGGATTAAAATTTGATCAAAGACCCGGATCTGTATCTATGACACAAGCCCAGTCTATGATAGATGACACTATAAAATATGAACAAAAAAATATTTATGATTCTCCAAAATATAAAGATTGCATACATAGGACAGAATAATGATAACGCTTATAGAAGATGATTATATACAACACCAAAATGTATTTTCTGCTCAATGGATAGCAGAATTAAACGATGGAACTACTGCTTATCAAGATGATGGTCATCCAGAAAGAGATAATATCCCTTCTTGGCTTAGATTAAAGTTATATCTATTACAAAATAGATTGAACATTGTATCATTAAAAATTAGATATAGATCTAATATTGCAGATACTTTGCCAAAAAATGCAGAGGGGTATTTTTTTTCCAATCTGGCATTTTCCATTTTTGGTTCTCATAGCGGAAGTTGTTATGTAATAGGATATAAAGATGGAGACATAATAAAAACTGAAGAATGGCTAGTTCCAAATTTAACTCTTCTCAAGCAAGATGAAAGGCCAGTCATTATTAATGACTTTTTAATATTAAATCATGGAAGACAAATATAGCAAAAAATCTGAAACGAGAACATTTGAGTCAAGATTTGGTGGTGGTTGGATTTCTGCTGCTCAATATTTAGCAGAAACAATGTGTGCTAGAAATGCTAAGTTTAATAAAACAGAACTTCCTCCGAAGTTTTGGAATCACAAGCCTTGGAAAGATTATTATCTTTATCAAATAAAGCTTGCAAATAGTTTGCTTAAAAAGTATTCTCAGTCCATAATTTTTCAATCTTTGAGAACTCCAAATGGAGTTAAAGTTATTTCTTTGAAATCTCCATTTCTTCAAAAAGAAATAGCTATCATAGAAAAGAAAAGCGCTCAACAGGAAATAAAAACCACACAAGTAGAAAACTTGGATCAAAGACCTAATTTTGTGCAGAACAAAAGTTTAAAAAGAAAGCTAGAGGAATTAGATGGCCAAGAAATCTGACAAGTCAGAATCTAAAAGTAGTGACTATTTAGAAAGAGTTATGTCTGAAGTTAATAAGCAATATGCAGAAGGAGTTGCTATTACGGCAGACAATTTATTAGATAATCCACCAGAAATTATACCTATTAGCCCTGCTTTAGATTTAGGTTTACATGGAGGGATACCAGAAGGTTCTTGGGTAACATGTAGTGGTCATCCCAAAACAGGAAAAACATTAACATCTTTATCATTTGCTGCTGAGTGTCAAAAACAAGGCCGTCATGTTTATTACTTAAATATTGAAGGTCGTTTAAAGTCCATGAATATTCATGGTATAGAAGGTTTAGATCCTAAAAAACTAACAATTTATAGATCTGTTCCAGAAAAAATATTAACTGCTAAAGATTATTTAAATTTAGCAATGAAAGCTATTCAGACGCATCCAAGGTCTTTAATCATTATTGATTCGGTAAGCTCTCTTTGTGATGAAAGAGAAATGGATGAAGGTATAGGTTATGAAAATCGTGGTTCTGGCAACAAGATGTTTGCTGGTTTTTGTAGGCAAGCGTCCAATCTAGTTCCCATTCAAAAAGTTATAGTTTGGTCTATTATGCACTTGGCTCAAAACCAAGGCATGTATGGTGGCTTTATTGAAAAGGGATCAAGGGCTTTACAATATCAGGCCGATGTTCAACTAAGAGTGAAATATGATAAAGCATGGACTGCTAATCAAGATGGAAAAGAAGTTCAAGTCGGTCAACAAGTTCATTGGCTTATAGAATCTTGCGCTCTTGGATCTCCAGGCATGGAAGTTGATAGTTATATTAGGTACGGTGTCGGCATTGATAAAACATTTGAAATCATAAACCTAGGCATGGAGTTAGGTTTAATTATAAAATCTGGTGCTTGGATGAATCTTGACTATTTAAAACGGCACATAGAAGAATCAGAAATACCAAAAGTGCAAGGTTCTGAAAAGCTTTATAAACTATTAAAAGAAAAGCCAGAATGGATAGCTCTTTTGCAAAAAGAAATAGATGATATACTAAGACCATGAAAGTAACAGGATTAGACAACAAAGAATATTCTTGGTCTATTTGGGGAAAATCCTCAGATTCGGAACAAAAATCTTCTTATCATTTAAAAGCTAGGGCATTGTTAAAAAAGTTATTTCCAATAGATAGAATTTTGGAAGAAGTTTATTTGCCGGGTTGTGATAGTTTATATGCTGACTTTTTCTTGCCTTTGAGGAAAATAATTGTTGAGGTTCATGGAGAACAGCATTATAAATACATACCGTTTTTTCATGGCAATAAATTAAATTTTGCTAAAGCGCAAGCTAGAGATAGAAACAAAAGGCTTTTTTGTGAAAAAAATGGAATATTATATATAGATTTACCATGTAGTGAGAGTGAAGATGAGTGGAGAAACAGAATTTTGGAATGTAAATTGTAATAAAGATTTTTTTGAGTCTTTGCATAGCCCATTTGAAAATAATCTAGGCTTAACTTTTACTCCAGAAAATCCAAATGAATGTATGCGATTATTAAATTTATCGCATGATCAATTAAAAGTAATGACTTCTGACCAATGTGGCGAAGCAGCATTGTTGCTTCATAATTTTTCATTTAGACTGACTAAAGAAATAAGTTCTAAAAAAGCATTACTTAATTATTATAGAGAATGTTTTTATAAAACTATTAGCAAATATGTATCAGACATAAAATATCTTTCGGCAGAAGAAAGAATTGCTATAGCTGCTGAACAAGATGATTATGCTAAAAAGTTAAAATTTAGCATTGTTAAACTTCAATATATTATTGATCGTGTTGAGTATTTGCCCATGAAAGTAGATAAAGTAGCAGATATGTTTAACAGTTTACAAATAGCTAGGAGAGTTAGAAATGACAATAGTAGAATTGCTTAACAAGGCTTTAGAAGAACAAAGTTTTTCTTATGTAGAAGAAGCTTTATTTAATTTAACTGGTATTAAACCAGAATCTAAAAAATCGACTAAAAAAAGAGTAAATAAAAAGAAAGAACTGGCGAATAAAACTATAGACTCTGATTTTGTAAATAATTTTGTTGATGATTTATCAATACATCCAGAGCTTGTTGAAAAAAATATAAAAAAGGTTAAAAAAAATTACAGACCAGAATATACCGAATCCTTAATTGATGTTAGTTGTTCAAAGTGCGGTTCTAAAGAAAGGGTTGAAAAAGAAGAGTTTTATTCATTGGCTAGGTTATCAGAAGGATCTTATCTATATACTTGCCCAAAATGTATTAAAAGGAATTTATCAAGATGATGCATGACCCAGCAGCTGAAAGAGCAGTTTTATCTTCTTACTTTCAACATGGTAAAGATGCATACATTGAATCTTCAGATATTTTAAATGAAGATTGTTTTTTTATAGACTCAAATAAAATAGTTTACAAATGTTTAAGACATTATTATCAAGATGAAAATGAAAAAATAGATATTCCAACATTTTTATCCATAGCAAACTCGCTTGGTTATAAAGAATTTTTTGAATCTAAAGATGAAAAAAAATATCTTAATAGCTTAACCATTCTCCCTGTTGAGTTAAAAAATACACGAAAGCTTTCTGCAAAACTTGTAAAATTAAAGATTGCAAATTCATTAAAAAAAGAAATAGATCTAGCAAGCGGTGAATTAAACTCAGTTACTGGAGATGAAACGCTATCAAATATACTTGGGATAGCAGAACAACGAATATTTGATTTTACACTTAATTTATCAAATAGTGAAGATTCTGCTCCAAAATTCATTGGCGATGGCATAGATGAATATATACAACACTTGGAAAATAATCCTATTACTCAGATAGGTATTCCGAGTGGTTTTCCTATTTATGATCAATGTATTGGCGGTGGTTTTAGACCTGGCACAGTAAACATCATTGGCGCAAGAATGAAAACCGGAAAGTCATTCTTTGGAGATGCCGTAGCACTAAACATTTCTGAAAAACTAAACATACCAGTTTTAGTATTAGATACTGAAATGTCTAACAAAGATCATTGGCATAGAATGTTAGCGTCAATATCTGGAGTTAAAATTAACGACATAGAAACTGGTAAATATATATCATTGCCAGATGGTAAAAATAAAATAAACAACGCTAAAGAAAAGCTTAAATCAATACCTTATTATTATAAATCAATAGCCGGACAACCTTTTGAAGAAACATCAGGCATTATGCGAAGATGGATAATGCAAAAAGTAGGTCTTAATGAAAGCGGTCAAGCCAATCCATGTTTAATAGTATTTGATTACATTAAGCTAATGAGTGATGATTCTATAAGTAAAAACATGGCTGAATATCAAGCATTAGGCTTTCTGATGACTTCTTTGCATAATTTTTGTGTAAAATACGGAGTGCCATGTCTTGCATTCACTCAATTAAATCGTGATGGTATAAATCGTGAAGATACAGATGTAGCGTCTGGTTCTGATAGAATTCTTTGGTTATGCAGTAATTTTTCTATATATAAAAGAAAATCAGAGGAGGAATTAGCAGAAGAAGTTCCAGCAGCTAATGGCAAAAGATATAATTTAAAGTTAATACCAATTATTAGTAGGCATGGAAATGGCTTATCACAAGGTGATTATATCAACATTTGTGGCGAATATGAGATAGGTAGGATTTCTGAAGGGCCTACAAGAAATAATTTTCACTCACTAAGAAATACTAATAGCGGTTTTACTATTTCAGAAGAGGTGTCAAGAAATGAGCCAATTGACTTCTTTGGATCAGACGAAGATTAGTTTTATGTCTGAAAAAATATTTGAGAATATTCAAATATTCTTAGATATGTTTGACATTAAATATAAAAATGTACAGAATTATATTTCTGCTCCATGTCCAATACATGGTGGAGATAATCCTACTGCTTTTTGTATGTATCTAGATGGGAATACTTTAAAAGGTAACTGGTGTTGTTATACACATCATTGTGAAGAAATATTTAGGCCAACACCATTTGGTTTTATTAGAGGTGTTCTTTCTAACAAATACAATAATTGGACAGGGCAACTTAAAGATATAAAATACGGTTTTTTAAAAACATATGACTTTTGTCAATCAATACTGAAAATTGATGAATCTAATATTCCAGAGTTAAATAATATAGAAAAAAGAAAGTTTTGTAATGATATTAAAATATTTACAAAAACTAAAAAATTCTTTAAAGGTTGGAATTTACATAATGTTATTTCAAGTATGGATATACCATCACAATATTTTTTAAATAGAGGTTATAAAAGAGAAACCTTGGAACATTTTTGTGTTGGCACTTCAAAGAAAAATGACGGCATTTTTAGAGATAGGTCTATAGTTCCAGTCATAGCACAAGACGGAATTCATGTTGTCGGTTTTACTGGAAGATCAAATTATGAAAAATGTTTAAAGTGCAATCAATATCACGAAGGATCATGTGAATCTAAAAACAAAAATTATATATATTCAAAATGGGTAAATAACAAAGGTTTTGCAAAAGAAAGATACTTATATAACTTACACAATGCTATAGAAGCTGCTAAATACAGTAAAAAAATAATTTTATGTGAAGGTCCAGCTGATGTTTGGTCTTTATATGAAAAAGGTATTGAAAATGCCGTTGCTATATTTGGAACATCTTTAACTGATTCTCAACAAATTATATTAGAGACTTGCGATATACATAAGATAATCTTATTATTAGACAATGATGAAGCTGGCATTGAAGCAAGAGAAAAAATCAAGTCATCTTTATGTAGGTTTTTTAACATAGCAGTACCAAAATATGAAGGTAAAGATCCTGGATCATCCAATTCAAATTTGAAGGACATATGCAATGTGTAAAATATTAGGAATAAGTGGTAAAAAAAGTGCTGGAAAAGACACGCTAGCTAATGCATTTTTTAATCATTGTAGATTTTTTTTAAATAAAAAAGTAGAAATTATACCTTTTGCACTAGCTTTAAAAGATACATGTCAAAATTTATTCAGTATAAAAAAGAAATCTATTTATGGAACCGAAGAACAAAAAAATGAATTAACTTATTATAAATGGTCTGATATGCCTAATTTTGTATCTGAAAGTATTTATGAAAAAATAAAATCTTCTGGCATTGATCCAAAAGATATAGGTTTGTTTACAAAAAATGATTCATATATGACTGGTAGAGAATTTTTACAATTTTTTGGAACTGAAATTTGTAGAAAAATAAGCGATAACATACATATACAAGCAACATTTACAAAAATTAATTCTTTAAAAAGAGATTTTTTTATTATTCCAGATGTAAGATTTGTAAACGAAGTTAAATCAATTCAAGAAAACGGTGGATATGTAGTAAGATTAAACAGGGGTATTTCAAGTGATACACACTCTTCAGAAAAAGAATTGGACGATTTTAAAAACTTTGATTTAATAATAGACAATTCAAAATTATCTGTAGATAAAGAATTATCTTTGTTAAATAAATTTTTAACCAAAAAAGGTTGGTTTAAATGATAATAACCTATTTAAGGTCTTCTTCAGCTGGCTCGTTTGAATGGTGTCAGCATAAATATTTTTTAACATATTGTTTAGGTTTTAAAGATGATTCTAATAAAAAAGCTGTAAAAGGAAATATAGTTCATAAAGCACTAGAGTTACTAGCTAATAAACAGCTTTGTTTGCAAACAAAGACCAAAAATTTTCGTGATGATGAATTAGATAAAGAGTTTGATACCTTGCTTATTTGTCCAGAGCAAGCTATTAAGTCAGCTTTTGAATTTTATAGCAAAAAAGAAAATGCTTTTGAGTGGACAGATAAAGATTTTGAGGAATGCGACAAATGGTTATGGGATACTTTATTATTTAAAGACGGAATGTTTTCCCCATTGAATAGAGTAATAGTTGAGCCAGAAAAATATTTTGATATAGAGCTAGATAAACCTTGGGCTAAATACGATTTTAGACTTATGAACGGAGAAACCGTTTCTGGTAATTTAAGATTAAAAGGAACTATGGATCTTATAACCAGAATAGATTCAAAAACAATTGAATACATAGATTGGAAAACAGGAGAAAGAAAAAATTGGTCTACTGGAAAAGAAAAGGGTTATGACGATCTATTTGATGATTTTCAGCTTAGACTTTATCATTATGCTTTAAGCAAAGTCTATCCAAATGAAGAAAATATAATAGTTACAATATTTTTTGTTAAAGCTGGTGGGCCATTTTCTATATGTTTTCACAAGGAAGATCTTATAGAAACAGAAGAAATGATAAGAAAGAAGTTTGAATCAATAAAAAAATGCAAAACTCCAATGAGAATTATGGATTTAGGTAGAGATAAATGGAAATGCAGTAAATTATGCAAGTTTTATAAAGACGATTTTCAAGATGGAGTATCAACTTGTAGAAAAATTCATGAGGAAATAGTTGAGTTGGGATTAGAAAAAGTTTATACTAAATATGCTGACTTCACAGCGGTTAAACAGTATGGTAGTGGTGGCGGTAAAACTAACAGGGAATCAACATGAGCGAAGAAAAAATTAGCAGCTTAAACGAACTTTTAAACTTATTTTCTTTTAAAGAAAAATCAGATATTCCAGAACAAAAAGAAGAAAATTCAAAAAATATTTTGGTTTTTAAAACATCTCTGCTTGATTCTTTGGGTAAATTTCAAGGAATTTTAACAGGTGAAGATTGTCAACTTTATTTACAAGAAATACTTATTCCAGAAAATTTATTATGGATTCCGAGAAATATTGCTGAAAAAAGTCCTGAGTACAAACAAGTAATTCCTTACTGCGTTATTACATCTGCAAATAAAACATTTTCTTATCGAAGAAATAAAAAGGGCAATGAATCTAGATTACATAACATGAAGTCTATAGGCATTGGCGGTCATATTGAGCAATCAGATTTAGACAATGTTGATGACTTGTATAATAGTGCTATGTGGAGAGAGATAGACGAAGAAATTGCCCTAAATAAAGGTTTGGTAAAATCGAATAAAATTATAGGCATCATTAATGATGATAGTGATGATGTTGGAAAAGTTCATTTTGGAATTGTTCATAACCTTAAGATGAAGACGACTGATTGTATGGGTCTGTTAGAAAATAAACTATCTGATGGTGGTTGGGAATTTACTGGATATTTGAAAAATGATATTGATCAATGGGAAAATTGGTCAGTATTTGTAATCAATGAATTAATGAGCGAATTAAAGTCTAAGTAATTTTTATTTATGGAAGTTTTTTTAGAAAGAATTAAATGTCAAATTGGATTCCGTTGCATGTTCACTCGCAATATTCATTGCTTGATGGACTTCCTTCTGCTGAAAGAATAGCAGATAGGATATCAGAACTTGGATTAAAAGGTTGTGCATTAACAGATCATGGATCTTTATCTGGTTCTATTTCATTTTATAAAAAGTTAAAATCCAAATCTATTGATCCAATACTTGGTTGTGAATTTTATATATGTGAAAATGAACCTACAATAAAGAATGAAGATAATAAAAAACTAAGTCATTTATGTGTTCTTGCAAAACAAGATATTGGATGGAAGAACTTAGTAAAAGCTAGTTCTATTTCTAGTTCTCCAGAAAACTTTTATAGAAAACCAAGACTTGACCTTAAAACTCTTGCGTCTATTTCAAATGGTTCCTTTATTGTTTTTTCTGGTCACCCAGGTTCTGACTTGGGAAATTGTTTATTTACAAACTTAACAGAAGCATATAGAGCAGAAACATTTGAACACGCCAAGTCATTAATTGATCCTAATTGGGAAAAGAAAGCTACTGATCTAGCATATAAATACGCAGACTTATTTGGAAAAGAAAACTTTTACTTAGAAATACAGTTAATAGATTCTGAAAACATACCAGCGACTAAAATAATAGCTAAAGCTTTAAGACATATAGCAAAAAAGCACGGTTTCAAAACCGTTGCTACACCAGATGCTCATTATGCAAGAAAAGAAGATGCTGTTGACCAAAGAGTTTTGTTAGCTTGTTCGATGAAAAAGACATTAAATGATATTAGAAATCATATTCAAAACGATGAAGACTTTGGTTTTTCTGGTTTTTTTAAATCAAATAATTATCATATACCGTCTTTTGAAGAAATTTCTAAATTAAACTCTAATGAAGAGATAGAAAATACATTTGAAATATTTAACAGGTGCAAAGATTATAGTATTTTGAAATCTCCTATGTTGCCAAAAATAACTGGAGATAGTTCATCGTCATCAGAAATAAAAAGACTCTGTAGAGAAGGTTGGAAAAAAAGATTTTCTTTTAAAAAAGAAGACCCAAAATTTAATCAATATGGAGATAGAGTCACTAAAGAATTAGAAGTTATAACTTCTGCTGGCTTAGAAGACTATTTCCTAATTGTTTATGATTATTGCAATTGGGCGAGAGAACAGGGGTGGCTTATTGGCAAAGGTCGTGGATCTGGCGCTGGATGTATGGTTAGTTATTTATTGGGAATTACTGAAATAAATCCAATTGAAAACGGATTATTGTTTGAAAGATTTTATAATTCTGGTCGTAATGCTCCAGGAAGAATTAGTTTGCCAGATATTGATTGTGATTTCCCAATATCAAAAAGAGAAGAGATTATTAACTATATTAAAAACAAATATGGTAATGATAAAGTTTCTCAAATATCTGTTTTTACAAGAATGCAAGGCCGAGGTGCTTTAAAAGATGTTTTGCGTATTCACGCTGCTTGTAGCTTTGAAGAAAGCAATCTAATAACAAAACATATTCCAGATGAAGCTGAAATAACCGAAGAATTACAAGAAATGAGAGATGAAGGACAAGAACCTTCTATAATTAGATGGGCCTTAGAAAATTGCCAAAAAGATTTAGATCCATATTGTAAACTAAAAGATGACGGAACATTAGAAGGTCAATATGCAAAATACTTTGCCCAAGCAATAAGGATGGAAGGAACTAAAAGATCACAAAGCAAACATGCTGCTGGAATAGTAATTGCCTCTGAGAATTTACAAAATATATGCCCTATGATTTATGATAAAACATCTCATGAAAATATAGCTGGATTAGAAATGTCTGATCTTGAATCTATTGGGCTTGTTAAATTTGATATTCTTGGGGTTGCAGTTTTGGATAAAATGATGGGCGTTCAAAAACTTCTTGCTGGAGAAAGTTTATGAAACGAAAAGGCGATCTACAAGATGAACTTGTTTCTTTGCATGAAAAAATTAAAACAAAAGATGTTGTTATAAAAGAAACATTGATGTTAATGAAAGCTTTGGTTTTTAAATTAGGAGGAAAAGTTAATCTTAAATCTGAATTTTTAGAAGCTGCAAAAAGCAATGAGTTTTATGTAGATTTAAAATATGATGAAGAAGGCACATTGAAACTTGAAATTAAAAAAACCTTAGATCTAGAATAGGAAGAAAATGAATAATTCAACTATAGTTGTTTTTGATTTTGAAACTGGTAGTGTAAACCCAGAAACTTGTGAAGTTATACAAGTTGCAGCGATGGCTTTGCATCCAAGAAGTTTAACTGAGCTTGGTCAATATAGCAGCTTGATTAAACCAAGGGATTTTTCAAAATTGGAAAAAGAAGCTCTTGAAATAAACAAGAAAAGCATTGAAGAATTAGAAAAGGCTCCAGATCTTTCTATTGTTTGGAAATCTTTTACATCGTTTATTAAAAAATATAATCCAAAACCAGGAAACACTTTCTTTGCTCCAATAGCAGCTGGAAAAAACATTAGGCATTTTGACTTAATTATTATTAATCGTTTAGCAAAAGAATTTGGCGATTGTGATAAAAACGGAAAACAAAACTTATTTAATAAAAGAAGCGTTTTTGATTTAGATGATTTTATTTTTCAATGGTTTGATAATTCTAATGAACTCCGTGATCATAAAATGGATACTTTAAGAGAATTTTTCGGTCTTTCTACAGCAAATGCTCACGATGCATTAGTAGATGTTAAACAAACAGCTTTACTATTGAAAAGTTTTATTCAACTACATAGAAAAGTAGCTACGAGAGTTAACTTTAAAAACTCTTTAAATGAAAACTCTGGTACTGCAAAGGGCTTTATATCTTGAGGTAATAATGGAAGATTTTTATAAATTTGATTGTGGTTGTAAGTGGCCAATTTTAGAACCATCTAAAAATGGAAAAATACCAAAGCTTAAAATAAATTTACACAACTTACCATATTGTGATTTAGCTTGGAAAATTTTTTCAAATGGTGATACCAAGGGCATTTTTCAATTGGAATCTCATCTTGGTAAACAATGGTCAAAGAAATTAAAACCCAAAAATATGGAGCATTTATCTGCTCTTGGCGCACTTTTAAGGCCGGGTTGTCTTCGTGCATTAGACGAAGATGGAATTTCTATGACAGAACATTATTGCAAAAGAGTTAATGGCTTAGAAAAAGTTCCTAGTTATCATGAATCCGTTGATGAAATATTAAAACCAACTTATGGCGCTTTAGTTTTTCAAGAACAAGCTATGCAAATAGCACAAGCTGTTGCTGGATTTAACTTGCAAGAAGCTGATGTTTTGAGAAAAGCTATTGGTAAAAAAAATACCCAAGAAATGGCTAACTGCAAAAAGATGTTTATTGACGGTGCTAAAAAAGCAAAGATTATTTCTGACGAACAAGCAGAAGAGTTATTTGGTTGGATACAAGCAAGTCAAAGATATTCATTTAATAAATGTTTGTCTCCAGATTCTGTAGTAGAAACAAAAGAAGGCTTTAAAACACTTAAAGAATTAAATATTAATGATTATGTTTTAGCTCCATCTATCAAATATAAAAAAAATATTTTTATTAAAGTAAAAGATAAAATAAATAATGGAAAACAAGAAGTTTATGAAATAACAACATCAAGTGGCAAAAAGTTAAAATGCACATTAAATCACAAAATATTATGTTCTGATGGTAAAAAAAGAACGCTTTATGATATTTTAGAAAAAAACTATAGTATTATGTGTGACCTAGAATAATCGGTGTAATAAGTCATAGGTGATACTATGAAAATAGAAAAGAATTTTTGGAATAAATGTTTTCTATGTAATAAAAACTTACATGAAATTAAAAAATTTTATGGAGGCTCTAATGTTTATTTTTCTAAAGCCATGGCTCAACATATAGTTTCTCATAAAATCTCTTTAGAAGACTATTTTGAAAAAATAGTTAAAATAATAAGACCTATTTGTAAATGCGGAGAATGCAATAAAAAAACAAAAATAATTTTAAGAAATAAAAATAAAAACGGTTTTTTCTGGAAAGAATATGCATGTGGTAGATACGAAGGATCAAAAAAATGGTCTAAAGATGCAAAAATTTCTAGAATTGGTAAAAACAATCCAATGTTTGGCAAAAAACCTTGGAACTTAGGGATGAATAAGAAAAATTCAGAATATGGTAAAAAGATGTCTTTGTATAGGATTGGTAAAAAAACATCAAAAGAATCTAAAAACAAACAATCAATATCTGCTAAAAAAAGATTGATTCATGGTCATACAGGAATTAAACATTCAGAGTTTTCAAAAAAATTAATGTCTATAGCTACTTTAAACAGAATTAAAAAAGGAGCTTTTAAACATACAAAAACCAAGCCTCATTTATTAATGAAAAGTATTTTACAAAAATTAAAATTAAATTTTGAAGAAGAAAAGATTATAGAATGTTGGATTTTTGATTTTTGGTTAAAAGATTATAATTTATTTATTGAAGTAGACGGAGATTATTTTCATGTTAATCCAAAGATTTATCCAAATGGGCCAAAAACGAATACTCAAAAGATTAATTTTTATAGAGACAAAGTAAAAAATAAGTTTTGTCTTGATAATAAACTAAAACTTATTAGATTTTGGGAAAGCGATATTTTAAATAACGAAGGCATTATAATAAAGGAAATACAATGCAGCCTGAATCAATCGTGTCAATTAAAAAAATAGGAATTATTGAAACATTAGATATTGAAGTTGATAATGAAGAACATATCTTTTATGCGAATGGAATTGCGGTATCAAACAGTCACAGTTCCGCCTATGGCTTTACTGGATATGATACAGCTTATTTAAAAAGTCATTTCCCAGTACAATTTTTTACGAGTTGGCTTTTTTACGCAAAAGATAAAGCTGATAGCTCTCAAGAAGTTGCCGATCTAATAGACAATGCAAAGCTTTATAATATAAATGTATATCCTCCAGATATCAGAATGTTAAAGTCAAACTTTTATACTGATGGGGAATCTATTTGGTTTGGCTTGTCCGATATAAAAGGAATAGGTACTTCACAAATAAGTAAACTTATTTCTTGCTTCAATTCTCAATCTGAAAAAATAGATAGTTGGATTAAATTTTTAATTTATTGTTCAGACTCTATTTCTTCTACATCAGTAGCAAAAGTTATTGCTGTCGGCGGTTTTGATTGGTGTGGCGAGTATAGACAAAAACTTATATCTGAATTAGAAACTTGGAATCAATTAACAGAAAAAGAAAAAGAATGGATTAAAGAAAATTGCAAAGAAACAAAAAATCTTAAAGAATGCATTTTAGCTTTATCAAAACCTAAAAAAGAAGGTGGTGGATGCAGTAATAAAAATCGTATTTCATTAACATCTGATTTATATAATATGTTAGAAAATCCTCCAACTGAATATAATGATCCAATATCTTGGAAAGTTTGGTCAGAAAGAGAAAATCTTGGCATAGCACTATCATGTTCATTAACGGATGGAATAGAAAATCAATCTGCTAATACAACATGCAAAGAATTTTATTTTGGTAAAACTGGATTTATGGTATTGTCAGTTGAAATATTAGATGTTAAAGAAATAGTTACAAAAAATGGAAAAGATCCTGGTAGAAGAATGGCTAGATTAACTGTATCCGATTCTTCTTGTAAAATAGACAATGCTATAATATTTCCAGATGCTTACGAAATGCATCTAGATAAAGTATTTGTAGGAAATACTGTTTTGATTCGTGTTGATCGTGATCGCAAAACAGATGCTATGGTTTTAAAGGACATTAACCAACTTTAAGGAGTTTTTGATGAACGAGTGTATTTTTCTTGGCAATTTTGTTCGTGATCCAAAGCTTGTGCAAACAAGTAGCGGTGAAGTAGTTGTAAACTTTACATTGGCGGTTAATCCTCCATACAAAAGAGAAAAAGGCGATAAAAAGGGAACTGCCTATATTGATTGTGAAGCTTGGGATAAAACAGCTGAATTAATTAATAAGAACTTTTCTAAAGGTTCTAGAATTCTAGTTCAAACATTTGCCAAGAGTGATTCATGGAAAGATGAAACTACTGGCATGAAAAGAAATAGAATTAAATTTGTAGTAACTAGGTTTCATTGGCCAGCACCAACTAATAAGCACGAAAAAGAAGAAGACTCTTTCTTTCAAGATCCAGTAGGATACCCAATCTAAAATGTCAAAATATAAGATTCTCCTTGTCAATGATAGCACATCTTTAAACACGGGATATTCTGTTTATGGCAAGGAGATTCTTACTCGTTTGTATAGTACAAATCAATTTGAAATAGCAGAAATATCTAGCTATACAGACAAGGTAGATGAAACTGTACCTTGGAAAATATATCCAGCTGTTCCTGCTAATATGTCAGATGAACAATTATCTGTATTTTTATCCGATCAAGAAAATGTTTTTGGTAAATATGTTTTTGAAAATGTTCTTTTAGACTTTAAACCAAACACGGTTATTTCTTTTAGAGATCCGTGGATGGATTCTTTTATATCTGATTCTCCATTACGAGAATACTATAATTGGGTATATATGCCACCAGTTGATGGCATTGGACAAACAAAAGAGTGGATATCTTTATATTCTTGTGCCGATGCTATACTTACATATTCTATATGGGCAAAAAAACTATTATCTAATTATCCAGAAATCAATGTTATTGATATAGCATCTCCTTCAGCAGATGACTGTTTTGTTCCTTTTGATAATCCAAAAGAATTAAAGCTTGAATTAGGTTTACCAGAAGATTCTTTTGTAATTGGTTCTGTAATGAGGAACCAAAAAAGAAAACTTTTTCCAGATCTGGTTTTTGCATTTAATAGACTGTTATCTCTATTACCTATAGAGATCGCATCTAAAACATATTTATATCTACATACATCTTATCCAGACCTTGGTTGGAACATACCAAGAATGTTGATAGAGTCAGGAGTTTCAAACAGAATATTTTTTACATATCTTTGTGAGGAATGTAATTATTTTTTCCCATCTGTATGGAAGGGTAATTGTATTTATTGTTTAAATTGTAAAAATCAGTCATGTTTTACAGCAGGAACAAAAAATGGAATCTCTAAAGAATCTATGGCAAAAATATACAATGGATTTGATTGCTTAGTTCAATATTCTATATGCGAAGGTTTTGGAATGCCACAGGTAGAAGCTGCATATTGTGGTGTGCCAGTTTTTTGCGTTAACTACTCTGCAATGCAAGATATGCCAGAAACTATATTAGCAACACCAATAAACTATTCTTTAAGCGTTGAAAGTGAAACACATCGTGGAATAGCTAATCCAGATAAAATAGATTTAGCAAATAAACTAAAAGATCTAATTCTTTTGCCAGAGTTCTTAAGAAGTAGAAAGCGATTTGAGATAGCATCTACAGCAAGAGATAATTACAGTTATAATAAATCCGCTAATGTTTGGATAAACACTATATCAAAGTTAAAACCAGCAAAAAATTGGAATTCGCCAAAGATAAATATAGTGGCAAAAAATTTTAATTACTCTAAATTAGAAGATAACGAATTTATTGACGCAGCATTTGAAAACATTTTATCAGTAAAATCAAAAAAAATTGAAAAAGTAAAATTTGATTTTAAAAGAAAATTATTTAACAAATTTGAAAAGAACAGAATGAAAACAGATAGAGAATCAATAATTGCTTTTTTAAATAAATTAAGAGAATCTATTAATCATTGGGAAGAAATGAGAGTTTCTAAATGAATGTTCTGTATATTAGTGATTATAGATCCGCTACTGGTTATGCAAAAGCTGCTATTGAATATATTAGAAGCCTAAATACTATTGGTATAAATACTTTTTGTAGACCATTGATTTTTGATAAAAGAAACTTAGAAAAAATACCAGAAGATATAGAAAACATAGAAAAAAAAGAACCTAATAATATTGATGTAATTATTCAGCATACACTACCAAATCATATGCAATATGTTTCTAGCTATTGTAATATAGGTATGTTTGCGTATGAAACCGATAATTTTAAAGGTTCTGGATGGCAAGACAATTTAAATTGCATGGATTCTGTATTTGTTTTTAATAAACAAATGAATGATGCATGTATAAAAAGCGGTGTTAAAAACGATATAAAAATAGTACCTCATGCAACAAACACGGATAAATATTTTACTTCATATAAAATTCCCAAATTTATGGAACCAATTAAGAATAATAATAAGTTTATTTTTTATACTATAAGTGAGTTTAATCGTAGAAAAAACTTTGCTTCCTTATTAATGTCTTATTTTTTAGAATTTTCTAAAGATGAAAATGTTTGCTTATTAGTTAAAACTAATTGTTCTCAAGAAGAATTCTTCTCTTTTTGCGATAAAATAGCAACATCTTTAAAAATTAATTATTTACCAGAAGTAGCTTTAATAAACACAAGACTTTCAGAAGAAGAAATATGTTCAATACACTATAACTCAGATTGTTTTGTACAAACATCTCATGGTGAAGCTTGGTCAATACCAGCATTTGAAGCTATGTGTTTTGGAAAAACCCCAATTGTACCAGCCTCTTCGGGGTATTTAGATTATATGGATGATAGTTGTGGTTGGATGATACCCGTCATTGAATCACAAGTATTTGATATGATTAAGGATAGACACGACATATGGCGTGGGGATGAAATCTGGTGGCAACTAGATATATCAAAAACCAGAAAATTTATGAGAGAGGCTTACACAAATGAAAACGACAGACTAAAAAAGTCAGAAAACGGTATAAATAAGTCTTTTTCATTTTCCCATGCCGAAATCGGCAAAATACTTGCAGAGAATATAAAATGGGCAATAGAAAGAAAATCGTTAAGTGGAAAGACTTTGTAAATCAAGAGGAAAAGGATAAACAAAAAGAAGAAAATTGGAAAGAAGAAAGAAATAAGGATGTAACAAATAAAAAAAGAATAAAGCCTAAAACACCAAATCAAAGCATATTTTTTGATGCTATAAATCAATCGACTCTTACAATTTGTACAGGCCCAGCTGGAACTGGGAAAAGCTATTTGTCTTGTGGTGTAGCCATCGGTTATTTATTAGACGGTAAAACAGATAAAATTATTGTCAGTAGACCTATAGTTGAATGTGGCGATGGATTAGGTTATTTGCCAGGAGATATTGAGCAAAAAACAGATCCTTTTATGGTTCCTATTTTTGACTCATTTTCTGATTTTATAAGTAAAAACGAAATTAAAAAATTAAAAGAGTCTGGAGCAATAGAAGTTTGTCCACTAGAGACTATGAGAGGAAGAACTTTCCATAACTCTTTTATAATATTAGATGAAGCACAAAATGCTACTAAAAAACAAGTAAAGATGTTTTTAACTAGATTGGGTTTAAATTCAAAAATGATTGTTTGTGGCGATAAAAGCCAAAGTGATTTGCCACACAATGACGGAAATCCTTTAGATTGGATAATAAAAAAATTAGATCATCCAGAAATTTCAAAAGTTTTTTTAACATCGGAAGATGTTCAAAGACATGGCTTAGTAAGATATATCATAGAAAAAATTGGAGAATGATTTGATTTAGGTAAGACACTTGCTACAATATTAAAACTATTGTGGCGGAGATGTTATGCCTAATCAAATTAATGCTATAGTTTGGAAATTAAGAGAGAACAAACAAACTCTTAATATATTGACTGAATTATATGATGAAAGAATATTGTTTGATTTAGCAAAAACGAATCACAATTTTTATGTATTACCAAGAAAAAACAAAGAACCTTGGAACAAAGATTTTAGAAACAAACCAGACAACATATACCTTTTACAAAATTACGAAGAATGTTTTTATAGTTTAAATGAATATGCATTTGATTTATTTTTAAGTTTTACTGGAATGAATGATTATTTATCTTTTTATTTAGGAATACAAAATACTAAGTTTTTAAATGACTTGTCTATAGATACAAATCTGTTTATACCAGACTCTAAAAAAACAAATCTTTTTTTCTATATAAATGGAAAATCAGAAGTAAATCATAATGAGATCAATTATGTAACATCAAATTTAAATTTTCTTATGCTAGATAATAAAAATAGAAGAAATTTTAAAGATCTTTTAAATATATATAAGACAGGCATTGTTTATTTAAATTTTTCTAAAAATGAAAAAATGTCATTATCTATGTTAGAAGCAATGTCTTCGGCTTGTTGTCCAATTGCGTTTAAAACAAAAGAAAATGAAAAAATTATTATTCATGGAGAAAATGGATTTTTATGCGAAGATTTTAAACAAATGAAAACTATATGTGAAAAAGTAATATCTTCTAAAGAACATTTAATGGCTATTTGTAATAATGCAAGATCTACTATTGTTAATAAGTTTTCTTTTGATAATTATTTAAATAGTTGGGATATCTTATTTAAAAATGAAATTAAAAAGAACTGGTGGGAAAACATATGAAAGTAAATCTTTTGATAAATCAAAAACATTTAGCTAAAAATGGATATTTAAATATTGATCCTACCGCAACAAAAGAAGACTATCCATTAATAGTTGAAGGCAATCCAACTATTTTAGAACAACACTTAGAAGATAATGAAGCAGAAGAAATAATTGCCATGAATGTTATTGACTATGTTTCATATAATAAAATTGATTCTGTATTAACACAATGGATTTCTAAACTTGCTCACAAAGGATTATTAAAAATTGGCTTTACAGATATAGTTTCTGTTGCAAGAAGAATATATACAGGGCAAATCGAATACGGAAAAGCCCAAGAAATTATTTATGGAAAATGTATAGAAGGATGGGATGTTAAGAAAGCTTGTTTAACTATTGATTCTATAAAAGAAAAATTCAACAATCTTGGATTAAGTATTAAAAACATTAAATTTATTGAGCATTATGTTGTTATAGAAGGAGAAAGACCTTGAGCGAAAATGATAAGTTTATGGACACAGCTTGTAAGTATTGTGTATTTTCTGATAAATATGGAAATACCCAGACTGGATGCAAATACGGAAATTTAGAAAAGTTTAAAAATGCTGGGTGTGAAATTATTGAAGCTGAAGATGAAACAGATAAATTTTATGTAATTAAGAATAGATTGTGCATGGCTATTAGGAGAGATCCTTGGGGAAAAGATCTAACATTAGAACAAAAAATACAAAAAGTTAGAAAAGATATAACAACAAGAATTACATGTTTAATCATTTTAAAAGAAGAGTCTAATAACATAGATGATGTAATTAAAACATTTAAATCTGCTTTAAATCAAAACACTCAATTTGAGTGTATACATTTTATTTTAGAAAAGAAATGCCCAATAAAAATAGGGGCATTAATGAACGCCATCAAACCAATTGAATGTAATGTTAAATGGTTTGTAAAACAAATGGTACATGATGAATTTTCATATAAAGATGGCATAGATGAAATAGTTGAAAAATCTAAGTCCGTTTTCTCTGCTGTATTTTTTAGCGGTTTTGAAATACCTATTGATTATGTTCAATCTATTGATTTTAGCATTAATGAAAAATTAAATCGTTTTATATTCTTAAAAGCAGAGAAAGACAATGGAGCATTATTTCAAAATAAATGCTTTAATATATTTGGCGGTAACAAAGATGCCATAAACGAAGAAAACAATATCAAATTTTCTTTTATTTCAGATAAAATAGATTTCCTTGCTAAAGATCAAAATTTAACACACTTAGTGCAGGATATTAAAGATATATGTCCTTCGATGAAACAAGCATAGGAATACTTGTCTGTTTAGAACAACGATATGCTTTTATAAAAGATTTTATACAAAGTTTATCATTGGCATCTAATAAAAAAACAGATCTATATTTAATAGATACAGATATTTCATCTGATGTTGATGATAACATTATTGATCTAATGGGAAATATTGAAATAGAAGAAACTGAAGAAGGGTTTGTTCTAACAAAAGGTATTTTTAATAATATTAAACTAATACTTATTAAAATGTGTGACAATAAAAAAAATGCTGTTAAAAATTATATTATGTATACATATTTAAATAAATATGATATTTGTGGTTTTTTTGAACCAAATGTTATTTTTTATCCAGATTTTTTAAAAAAGGCATCGTCCATTTTAAATAATGGCAGTTATATAGTTGGATCGTGTTATTCAAACAATGAAGAATTATCAAAAAATGGTTATAAATTTACTAATTATAAAAAATCATTTTCTTCAGATGAAGAATCAAATGAATGCAATTTTTTTACAAATCGTTTAGTTATAGAAAGCATTAAACCTTATAATCTTTTTCAAAAAGAAAGAACTCCGTTATCAATTATAGGAGATAACTTTCTTTGCCATAGATTTACAGAAAAACTTTATTTGGTGAAGCAATAATGGATATGTGCATTATCATTCCAGCTGCCGGAATTGGAAAGCGCATGAAGTCTCATGGGCCAAAAGCAAATATTAAAATAGATGAAAAAAATACTGTAATCACAAGAATATTATCAATAATTAAAAAAAGTTTTGGAAAAACAGAAACAATTGTAGTTTTAGGATTTCAAAAAGAAAAGTTATTATTTCAAAATAACGATCCAAAAGTTATAGTTAATAAAGATTTTCAAAATACAAATGTTTCCAAATCAATAAATATTGGAATATCAAATTCTGTAAGCAAAGACTGTTTAATTATTTATGGCGATATTGTTTTTAATAAATCTATTTTTAGTAATTTTGATTTTTCGGAAAGCTTTATTCTTGTTGAAAAGAACAGCAAAAGAACTTCTGAAGTAGGAGTTAATGTTATAGATGGATATGCTGAACATTTTAGTTATGGAATATGTCCAAAGTGGGCGCACATAGTTTTTTTAAAAGAAAAAGATAAAAACATTTTTTTAAGAATCTCTAGCGATGTAAAAACTGACAAGTGGTTTGGTTTTGAAATATTGAATAGAATGATAGATTTTGGAGTTAAGTTAAAAGTAAAGTTTATTGAAGAAATAGTAGAAATAGATACATATTTAGACATAACAAAAGCAAAGAAGTTTGTGAAAAAAAATGAAAATACTTTGTAAGCAAGAAAACGGAAAGCAATATAGAAAACTCTCAGCTATTGGAAAAATATTTTCTGATATAGGAGATGAATTTGTTTTTTGGGATAACAATCAAAAATCGGCATTTGATGCATTTTATGAAAGAGAACCTGATTTATTTATAAGTTGCACTTCAAGTATTAATAAATCAATTATAAAATGTTTAAAAAAATATAATAATACAAAAGTTATATTGCTCGGTTCTTATACATTGGATGGGATTAGTAATAAAAATTTTTGTACAGAAGAAGAATACACAAATATTAAAGAGTTGATGGAACAAACTGGCAAGCCAGATGTACTATTACAAAACTGTACAGAAAAAACATTAAGTTTATGTTCGAGTAAATGGCTAGATTTAGGAATTAACACCCTTGATTTTGCATCTGCTTGCGATATTTATCTTTGTTTTAATCCTATTATACAAGAAAAATTCATATCAGATTTATCATATGTAGGTAATTACACAAATTATAAATCTAAAGAATTTGAAAGCGTATTTTTTAATTTGCTCAAAAATAAAGAACTATCAATAAAGATTTTTGGAAAAAATAAATGTCAATTATTTAATTATCTTGGCTTTGTCGATAACAAAGAAATAAAAGATGTTATTGCCTCTGCAAAGGTATGTCCAACAATTTATCAAAAACACAATTATGAATATGGTTTTGGAATACCTCAATTTTTATTTGATGTGTTTTCTTGCAATGGAATAACCGTCATGCAAAAAAATACAGATACTGATTTTATTTTTAATGACATTGGTATATATGCAGATAATCAAGAAAATTATTTAAATAAAGTCTTAGAGGTTTTAAAAAATATTGATCAATATAAAGATAGTTGTAACGCAATAAAGAAACATATTTATAACAATCATACATATCACCATAGATTAATTCGTGTTTTAAAAAATATAAATTTTGAAAACTATGAAAATAAAATAAATGAAAATTTATTAAGCAAAGGAGTTCTTTAATGACAACTTCTTTTTTGCTAATACCAGACAATAGTAAAAAAAATTTAAAAAGATCTCTTTATCACATAGCCAGATTTACTAAAAAACTTTTAGAAAAAAATGAGAGCTTTGAAGTTGTAATAGTAGACGATAATACATGTGATATTTTTGAAGAAGTTCAAGCTTTTAGAATTAATTATTTCTGGAAGATAGTAAGACCGCACTATCAATCTTTAGAAAAAAACAATTTTAATAAACTATATAATTTTCATTCTTATTCAGAAAAAATAGGTTTTGAAAATTGTGTTTTTGATAAAATAATAAAAATATCTGGATCTACTATACCAATACAAAATACATTAGAAATTTTATATGAAAATCAATCGTCTAAATGGAATTTGATTGATGTTTATGGAATTGATCCTGCCTTAGAAGATAAAATTGATTTACATGGAATATTCTTTCCAAAAGAAATATTAGATACATATAAATCTAATCCCATACAAACAAAAGACTATCTTAAATACAAAAGACCTATTTTTGGATCTGTAAAAAAAGACAACTATTGGACTAATGATTATAGCTTTGTAAGCGATAATTATGCATTTTGTTCATTAGATAAAGTCTGCGATGAGGAACCTACTATTCACAAAGAAAAATTTGAAACATTAAAAGAAAAAATAGAAATATCAAGTAATATTTATGATAATAACTAAAACGCCTATTTCATTTTCGTTGCTTGGAAACGGAACTGATTTAGTATCATGGTTCTCACAAAACTATGGTTTAATATTAAATTTTTGTATAAATAAATATGTTTATGTAATAGCTAGAATAAAAAATAAATTTGAAAAAAAAGAAACTGTAGATAATGAAATTGTTGAATTAGTATTTAAGCACTTTGAAAAAAATAAAATAAATTGTTCTGATATAAAAATAGATTTCTTTTCTGATCTTCCTGATAACAACGAACATAAATATGCTTTGATTTTTGGTTTAGTTAAAAGCATTTTTAGTTTAAAGTCTATATATTGCAGCAATGTTAAATTAATTAGTTTTTCGCAAGAAATAGCAATGACTCTTTTTAAAGATAAGTGTTCATATTCAAAAATATATGCTTCTTGTTTCGGCGGAATTTCTTTTGCAAAATTAAATAAAAACAATGATATTTCATACAGTCCTTTAAAAATAACAAATGAACAAATACATTTTTTACAAAAAAGAATATTTATTTATTTGTTAACTGAAAACAATCAAGACAATATAGAACTAAACGAAAAAGAAAAATGGACAATATTAAGATATGCAGAAGATGGTTTAGAAAGCCTTTTGTCATTTAATATTGATAGATTTTTAAACATTGTAAAAAACAATTTTAAGATAAAACATTTAAAATGTACTGGTCAAAACTCAATCGAGTTTATTAATAAATGCATGTTTTCTAAACTTGAATCATTTGATTTAAGTGATAACTTATGTTATGGAATTATATATTCAAAAGAAGATGCAGAAAATACAAACTTAAAATTACTAAAAGATTTTGAAGCTATAAATTTTAAATTTGATTTTAATGGGAGCCAAATAATTTTATGAGAATCGGATTTGCTGTTAATAGCGATTGTAACTCGCAACTAATACATACCATATTTGAAAATACTCGATATTTTATAGGAGATGTACTGCTTTTCTGCGAAAACAAAGGCAAATCTTTACTAAATTACAATATGCCAACATTTTCTATTGAAGATTCATTTTATTTTGTTAGTTCTCCATTGGTTTCTACAAATATAAAAACAGCTGAAAGTATTTTAAAAAATGGTTCAAAATCAGAAAAATATTTATATTTATACGATTTAGAATGGTATTTTAAAAATGACTTTAAGTATAACGATTTTGAAAAAATATATAGAAATGAACAATTAAAAATAATTGTAGAAAATGATGAACACGCAGATATTTTTAAAAAATGTTGGAACAGAGAACCGTGTGCAGTAATACCAGAAATAGACCTTAACAAGATTTACAGGTTGTACTATGGACATACAAAAAGTAATTAATTGTTATTTAAATGAAAACATGTCTACATATGAAATAGCTAAAAAGTTTAAAACTTATCCAAATAAGATAAGGCGTGAATTAATTAAAAACGGAATTGAAATAAGAGATCATTCTGAAGCTCAGTCAAAAGCTTTAGAAACTGGAGTAGCTAAACATCCAACAAAAGGTAAAAAGGTTAAGCAAGAAACTAAAGATAAAATAGGCGAGTCTATGTTAAACAATTGGAAAAATATGCCCTCCAAAGAAAGAAAAAGACGATCTGATGTATCAAGAAAAAATTGGGAAGCAATGTCAGATTCTAAGATTGAAGAGTTAAGATATGAAAGCGCTTTAGCTTTAAGAAGAGCTAGTATAGAAGGAAGTCGTCTGGAAAAATATTTAATGAATGGGTTAATGGGCATGGGATATTCAGTATCTATGCACTATTTATTTGCCGAAAAACAACATATTGATTTATTTATATCATTGTCAACAAAAAATCTAAAAGGCATAGCTATTGAAGTTGATGGCCCAACACACTTTAAGCCAATATGGGGAAAAGACAGTCTTGCAAAGAGACAGAAAAGCGATAATAAAAAAACAGGTTTATTATTATCTAATGGTTTTGCTTTGATTAGAGTTATTACTAAAGGTGATGATTCTGATATTCGCATGAAAAAAACCTTGACCAAGATAGATCAGACGATACAATCTTTAAAAGACAGCAAAGAAAATTATTTTGAAATTTATACTGAGGAGTTTTAATGTCTGATAAACCAAGTTTTAATTCGCCCGAATGGAATGACTATGTGCTTTCTTTGTTCACTAATGAAGAATTGGTAGATGGCAATCCTACTGTAGATGGACTAAGGCGTGTTACAGAGTTAGTTCTTGGCAAGATAAATAAGACTCATGTTGATATTGTTCAATGTCCAACTATGTCTAATGGTTATTGTTGTGTTCTAAAGTATAGGATAGACATTCTTCCAGATAATGACCCAGAGCAAGACATTCTGTCTTATGAAGCTGCTGCTGATTGTAGCGCAAGTAATTGTGATGCTAGGTTTGCAGTATTTGCTACAGCTGTTGCAGAAACAAGGGCTGAAGGTCGTGTGCTAAGAAAAGCATTGAGATTGAGAAAAGTTATTGCTGCTGAAGAAGCTGTCGCCGTTCCACATGAAGATGCACTTTCTGATGGAAAAATAACTCAAACTCAGATAAAATTTATTGAGGTACTTTGTCAGAGGAATGATATTAATATTACTAAGTATCTTTCTGCTGCAAAAGACTTTAAATTTACTGGACGATTAGAAGACATTCCTTATAAGAGTGCAGTTACTGTTATTGCACACTTAAGCGAAATGCAAAGGAATAATGCTTCTATCTCCCCCAAGTTCAAGGGTTTTGAACAAGACTGGAGAAAATGATGAAGGCTAATGTAAAAGTGCATTTTGGCACAATTGAAATTGACGGAGATAGCGTAAAAGATATCTTCCGAGAAATGGCAAATGTCCATGAAATTTTCAATGAGTCAAAATGTGGTTGTTGTGGCGGAACTGATATTAGACCAAGTACAAGGAATGTTGAAAAGAATAAAAAGACATACGAATATTTTGAATTTGTATGTAATAATCCAAAGTGTAGGGCTAGATTAAGCTTTGGACAGCGACAAGATGGTGGCGGACTATTTCCTGTTAGAAGGCTTGATGAAAACGGAAAACCAGATCGTGAAAATGGACAATATGGACCACACAATGGATGGTCGAAATATCGTGGCGAAGCAAAAGAAGACTGATTTTATATCAACTATTTTGCTTACAAATAGCTACATAGCAGAAAAGCTAAAGGCTATGACTGTAGATGATTTAAGAGGGGAGATTGAATGGTTTAATAAAACCGATCTCCCCTTCTCATCTGATATGAAAATGCTTTTTGAAGAAGAACTAAAGAGTCGTATTAGAGATACTCAAGGCTTACATAAAGCCCGTACTGAGTCTTAGATCCAATTCCTGTTGGCGATGCGCTAAGAGCAACATACCAATCATGTCTTAATCCAGATCCAGTAGTATTTCCAACGGCATTTAATCCGCTTGTACCAGGACTATTTCTTAGTGTTAGAAATGTTCCTGTTTCCGTAACATTTGTCCAAGATCCAGAACCAGAGCCAGCAACAGACTGTGATGGATCTGGATGAATAACTTCATAAGCATATGTACTAACACCGCTAGCTTTATTAGCTATGCTACTACGATCATAAATAATCATTTTAGCATTTTGAGTTCTAACTTGAGTTGTTGGATGAGTAAACCTAATATTTAAAGTTGATAAGTAGTTTGGTATTCCAGTCACATTTATTGGAGTTGAACTACCTGGAGTTTCTTGACCTAGTATGGCAGAAGCAGCAGCGATATACTTTGTATTTCTTGCTTCTGGTCCTTGTGAAACACCAGAACTATTAGTTACGAATGTTCTTTCTTGAAAATTGTTTACTTGTACAGATGTTCCAAATCCGTTGCCATAAAAACCAAGACCGCTTCCAGAAACAGCATTAATGGAAAACTCTCCACTTACTGTCGGAACGCTAGTGCCTGGATTAATATAGAACGCTATACTTGGGGTAGACATTTGTATTTTCTCCTATTATTCAATAATAATTACACCATTTTTGATACTTCAAACCTATGAATAGCCTCTAAAAGCTCATGAGTTTGTACATGTTTTGAAAAATGTTCTGTTACTTCATTATAATTTAATCCTAGCTCATGCCAACCTATTAAATAGTTAGCTATTCTATCAATTATACTTAATTTATATGGTACTCCATTTGGGCGAGCAAATCTATGTACCCATTTTAAAAATGGCAAACAAAGCGTTTTTCCACCTTTTTGACGAACTTTTTCCTGTATATAACCCTCTTCGCCACCAAACCCTTTAAACTTCCTATTAAACCAAGGCCAATTAGCCTTTTTCATGCAAAAAAGACCCATTCCTTGCATTGGTATGTCAAATGGATATCCGGCATATACTTTTGGATCTGTTCCCCAAACACCATACATATGTCCAGACCACTCTGGTTTAAAATGTGTGGCTATATTTTGTAGATCATCGTAGAGTAAAGGCCCTTGTAATAAATCCTTTTCTGGATTATGTATTGCTATATAGTCTTTTAAATTTCTAATAACATTCTGTGGAAGCAATATATGAGAATCTATACATAGTACATAATCTTTAGTCGCTCTTTCAAAAACAAAATTTTTAGCTTCTGATGGAGTATGAGCAGCTGATGGCTCATGAAAATATTTACTTCCTGTATTTTCGCATAATGTTTTTAAATCTTTACAACCTTTTTCTTCTGTATCTATTACAAGTATTTCGCAATTATCCATATCATGATATAGACGCAGCGCCTGTGTCGTGAAGTAACAGCCATCAAAGTCTTTATATGTAGGAAGACCGATAGTTAACATTTTATATAAACTCATCTAAATAAAATTTTATCTGTTCATAACCATCTGCTTGATGTTCTACTATGCCATCAAAATCAAATGTCATTGTAACAGCATTATTTAATGACACTATACATTCTGCTTTTCCTGATTGAACTAAATTATTAGTTCCACCACAATTATATGAATCTTCTATTGTAAATTTAATAGTTTTTCCGTTATTAGTTATTAACCAAGGATTTCCTTGAGTTCCACTATATGATACTTGCCAATCTAATGCTATGTTTTCACTAAATCCAAAATTTGCTTCATAATATGCATTTTTATGAAATAAATTATCCCAAGTTGTAAAATCAATTTTTATTCTAAATGTTTGAGAAATTAAATATGGAAAACTCTTATAAAATGTTTTAGATGGAGGACCACAAAGACAACTAAGACCTTTACCTACAGATTTTCCTATTGCAATAAGAGAACTTGGATTTTCGCAATTAGTTATTCCTCCTAAAACAATTGGGGCTTCACTTCCATCCGAATTAATCGGAAATAAATTAGAAATTTCATTTTTTACTTGTTTAAAATATGGATTTTGTTGATAACTTCCACCTTTTCCAATTATATCTCCAATTTCTATTATTTTAGTTAAGCTTGAACTTTGAACCAATTGATTGAATAATCCAACATCATATTCATATAATTGCAAATGACTTTTGCTTGTTATTCCACTTGGCAATTCTCTATCTGTTCCAATAATTGGTATTGAATAGTTATATAGTGAATTATAATGAACAGAACTATCCATAGTATTTATTACTATAATAATTTCGTTATTAGAATTTTGTATTTCTCTATATGAATCATAAATCCAATCTTCCATATTATTTACATAATTATTTATTTGTACAACTTTTACATTACTTAAAAGATTTAAATTGTAAATAAAACCTTTAAATAAATTTATAGCATTTGGTTGCCATTGAGAATAACTAATACTTCCTGTGTTATCTATTATAATAATTATTTCTAATTTTAAATTTTTTGCTATAAGATTTCTGTTTGTTGCTACTGTAACAGATTTATTATATAAATTTAAAAAAAGTAATTTTAAATCACAAAATGTAATTCTTGCTGTAGTAGGACCGCAACAACCACATCCGTCAATTATTTCTATTGACATTATTAAAAACTCGGCGTTGTAGTAGTTGGAGATAAAGTAGTCGTGCTTGTTCCTGCCCCGCTTCCACTATCTACAACTTCTTTTAAAATTCCATTTTTAAATTTCATAACTTTTTTCTCTATAACTAAACTATTTCCACTACAAGATACACTATGCACATAAGGAACATCTTCTGTTTTACCGCTAGGATCTATATCTATAGGTAAACCAAACCATGTATTTAAATTAGCGTCAAATAATCCTATAACATTATTAATTGAATTATCAGTTCTGTCATTCCATTCTCTTCCAGATCCATTAAATATTCTTACTTTAACATACTCGTTTCCTTTAGTTACTAAACTTTGCAAGTCATTTATATAAATATATCCAGACCCAAACTCCCCAGCTTTAATAGGATCATCTTCTGGATCTATATAAAATGTGGCTATACTATTATTAGTCCAAACACCTCTAGCTTCATCCCAAACTAAATCTACTGGACCAGTTTTAAATGAATTATTTTGTTGAACAGTAGATTCTTTATTATCATTACTATCTGGATAAGGTTCACTTATTCTATCTTCACCAACTTTTGGTACTGCTTGTAAAGTATATCTATCAAAACCCCATCCAGAAACCATTAATGGGCCACGCAAAGCAAATGGTTTTACATTTTCAACATCCGTTGTTTCTGCCAATTGATTTTGACCAGTCAAAAATGATGCTGCGTATATACTTTGAACATCATTAAAAACATTAAATGGATTAAGATTTACCGAATTTAATAAAGCTGTTTCATTTTCTGGGTTTGTAAGAACTGGTAAATAAACTTTTAAATTTTCAAGCGGACCAGGAACTTCTCCATAAGCTCCATAGAAATTTAAAAATGGCCTAATAAGACCATCTAAAGACATAGCTGCCATATTTTGAACATCTGTTGTTAAAAAACCAGTACAAAATCTTGCTATGTCTTCTTGATCTCCAGTATATATATTATTAGCTATAACTTGGTTATCATTATCTGTTATCGAAGCATCAGTAGTAGACATAAAATAAATATGAGGACTGTTTTTGTTTTTACCTAATTTTCCACTTTTAACTCTTTTTTTCGCTCTTACTAAAGCATCACGACCAGCCCTAGCTGATAAACCAAGTTCTGCAAGAGAGTAGTCTGTAGATGACGCTGTTTCTATAACTCTTGATCTAACATCTTTTAACCCATCGCTAAATGTTTTTAACTGATTAATTCTTGTTTGATTTAATGTACCAAACTTTGGCGAAAATCTTCTAAAACGATATGTGGTTTGAAATCCTGACTTAGAATCAATATTTATATTGATAGAACTTAAAGAAACGCCAACCATTTGCATTATATTTCCAAACTCAGTATTCGGTAATCCAGTTACAGTTAAATCACCTTCTTCGTTATATTGTAGAAAACTTAAATTGCTTGCTACTTTTTGTTTGCCATAAGCATCCATTAATGCGGTGCTGCCCCAATTCCAAGGTGTTAAACTAGGTTCTAATTCAACTTCTGTTTTTCCGGCACGACCAATTACACCCCAAGGACCATAACTTAAAAGCTTATCTCTTACTGGTATTCCAGCAGCTATTGGATTATTTGGAACATCAATAAATCTTCCGCCTGTTTTTTTCTGCCCTGTTCCTGTTTTTATTCTAACCGTTTTTAGTCCAGCATCCATTGTTTCAGATTTTAAAACAGCCATTAAAGTATTCCATATTGGATATGGATATTTATCAAATTGCATTCCGTATGAATAAATTGCTAAATCATTAGTTACAAAAGCCGGAGAGTTAGTATATGGTATCCCTTGATTACCTTGATTTCCTGGTACTGCAAGAACCATTTCGGCGGAGCTTTCAACAGGAACTACATATCCGCCCAAATTTGACGATATAGAGCCAGTAACTTCTTTTTCTGATATTAAAAATGGCTTAAATCTTAAATCGCTAGCATTTATTAACTTTGTTATATTATAACCATCACCAAATTGTACTTGACCATCTTCAAATTCTTTAAACCAAGCCGATTGAGTTAATTCACGACTAAATTGATATTTATCACCTTCATTACGAACATAGATTTGATCACCAATAGAAAATGCAAAACCCATATCTGAATATGTTTCATTTAAGGCATCCATTAATAATTGAACATTTTCACTATATTCATCTATTCCTTGTATGCCAGCCCTTTCATCTTGTAATGTTTCTCCAAAACCACTATCTCTAAACAAATTTGGCTTACTTGTTCCAGCCG